CGTCTTGACGCCCTCGGCGATGAGTTGCGCCCACGGCTGGCGGACGGTGATGGCCTTCGCTGCCGTCACGACCGCGACCCCGACCGCGACAGCGACCGCGACCACGACAGCGACCGCGACCACGACCACGACCGCGACCACGACCCCGACAGCGACCCCGACAGCGACCCCGACAGCGACCCCGACAGCGACCGCGACCGCGACCCCGGCCACGACAGCGACCACGACCACGACCGGTCGTAGCCCGTGCGGAGCACGGCTGCGGTCACGACGCACCCGACCGCGACCGCGACCACGACAGCGACCGCGACCACGACCGCGACCACGACCGCGACCGCGACCGCGACCGCGACCACGACAGCGACCCCGACCCCGACCCCGACCCCGACAGCGACCACGACCCCGACAGCGACCCCGACCGCGACCGCGACCCCGGCCACGACAGCGACCACGACCACGACCGGTCGTAGCCCGTGCGGAGCACGGTTGCAGTCACTTCACGCTCCGAGGAAGGTCATGCAGCCACTCGCACACATCCACGACGGCGCCGACTGCGACGAAGCAACGGCCGGGGAACGGTTCGACCTCGTTCAGCTTCCCGTCGCGCAGCGCCTCGTGGAAGCGGCCGTCGTCCGCGATCCACGCTGCGTCGTCCAGGGTGAGGAACTGGCCGTCGACAGCGGCGAGGCGTCCGGTGTGGTGGTGGGTGACGGTGCGGACGAACACGTTGCGGCCGACCAGTTCAGCGAGCGCCGACGACGCATCCGGCACCGGCACGGAGGGATTGGCACCGCGGATGACGTCGGCGAGTTCAGCAGGGGTGAGTTCCATGTGTGCTCCTTGGTTGATGGGCCTCGTCCGCCTCTGTCATCTGGCTGGCGAGGTATCGGATCGTGTCGGCAACCAGGGCGTCGTCGGACGCTTCGGGGTCAGCCCAGAACCCGACACGGACCTCGACCCACCGCTGGTCCCCTCGTGGCGACCGGGTGATGTCGTGGTTCGCTTGCGGCGGGTCGCCGTCGACGGGGAGTTGAGCGACCCACGCTGGCGCCTCGGCTGGTTCGACGGGTCGCAGGAAATACGAGATCACGTCGTCGTCGTTGACCGACTCGTACACGGCGTAGGTGCCGTCGGCGTGGTCGGTCCAGTCGTCGTCGGATGCCGCCCAGTGAACGGGACAGGCGAGCAGCCCGCCTTGTCGAGCCCGGCAGGCGAGCGGATGAGCGATCGACCACGCACCGCCACCAAACGTGACGGTGTGACCGGTCACTTGATCCCTGCTTTGTCGAGCACGCGTGGCTCGACACCAACCTCCCGCCACGCTGCCCGGGTCAACCCCTTGGACGCCGAGTAGTCCTTCGCGACCTTCACGAACTCCGCTTCGAGATCGGCGATCGACGTCGCCGGGGCGTCCATGGCCGCCAACTCGGCTTCGAGGTCGATCCGTTCCTGAGCGAACGCGAGCCGCTTGAAAGCGTCGACGCTGTCGTACTGGTCGGCGATCATGGCGAGCCGGTTCTCGATCGACTCGCGGGTCCGCTTCCTGCCCCGCTTCGGCTTGTGCTCGGCGAGCGCCGTCAGGTACGCCTTCACCGCTCGACCCTGGTCGCGTCCGACGGCCATGGCCTTCTTGTGGGCGTCGCTCATGGCGCGCCCGCTGTCCTTCCCCATGGGGGGTACCTCCGCTTTGTCGTTGTCGATGGACGATTTCGACACACACTACCCGAGTGTTGTCGCCAAAGCAACGTCGCTGTCAGCGGACCGGCATGACTACAGCAAACGGAACCCGAGCGCGTGGGTTACGGAAGACGATCCGCCCGAACTCGCCGTGCAAGTCAACCTCGACTTGCGTGGCGCGTGTGGACTGCAACGCACCGATGACGCGGCGTGGCGCTACACCGACGGTCATCTCGACGCCCTCGATCGACTCGGCTTCGACCGACGTCCGGTACTCCATGTCGGTGCTTGTCGCCAGAGCTTCGACGTCGATGAGGGCCGACTCTGGCCGGAACGTGAGGAAGCACCGGTCGTTCTCACCGAGGATGCGCGACGCGTTCGTGACCGCGGCGAGCAACGCCTTCGGGGAAAGGAACGCCGCGACTTCGGGGTCGACGCGAAGCAGCGGCGAGAAGTCGGGGAACGGCTCGTGGGAGAGGCGGGCACGGACTGTGGTGGTCCCGTCAGAGAACTCGACTTGGGTGTCGTCTGCGCGGAAGTCGATCGGTAGCCCACTGGTCAACGCCGACATCGCAGCACCCGCCGACGCCGCCGGGATGAGCGGTGTGCTGTCAAGGTTGAGGGATTCGCAGCGGACCTCCGCAGCGTGGAGACGGTACCGGTCCGTGGCGACGAGACGTAGCCGGTCCCCTGACGTTTCGAGGCGGACAACTGCGAGCGGCGGGAACGGTGCGGCCGCTACCCGGACCCGTTTGACCGCGTTCGTGAAGTCACGGCCGATGACCCCGACCAGCGGCAACGGCGGGAGTGCAGCGAACCCGTCAGGCGGCCGTGTCGGGACCCGCACAGTCGTGACGCCGTCGACGGTCAATGTCCACGCATGGTCGGTGACGTCCACCGTGACGTCACCCTTCGGGAGGTGGCGGCACACGATAGGGAACCGCATCGCTGAGAGTCGTTGCACCCGACCGGTGTCACCATCGACATGGCACGCGACACGGGTCGAGACTCGGGTGACGTCGTCGTCGCCGATCAGCATGACGCCATCGGGGGCGGTCGCCGCGTACAGCGGGATGCTGTCGGAACGGGCGGTCACCTCAACGGCTCGGGCCAGTTCCCCGCGGTCGACAACGAACTTCACTCCCTCGTCTCCATGATCTTGAGCCGCCCCTTCAACCTGTAGTGCGTCTCCGCGGCCCCGGGGGTGACGGGGCATAGCTCGACGACCAACTCGACTCCCGCTGCCGCTGCGACCTGTTCAGCGCGGCGCGTGACGACGTTGCGGTTCACCGGCCCATCCCACTCGAACCAGGTGCCCCGCTCGCCCGCGGCGACGATCTCTTCGACGAACCGGACGGCGGCACCGCGACGTGCCGCCGTCGTCCCCGGAGGTGAGGTCGGGCGAATCACTGGTCCCTCGGATGGTTCTGCGCGAGGCGCGCATGTTGGATCGCCCGGAACAGGTAGTCGTCGTTCCAGTGGGCCGCGACGATCGCGCACAGGGCGAGCAGCGTCCCCTCAGGGTTCTCCTCGGATTCGCCGACGGGACCGTCGCCTTGGGTGACGAGAACTCTCGCCATGTGAGCGCGGCAGTCCGGGCACGCGTACTTCCAGTGCACCCATTCGTCCGCTGGACGGTCGGGGTGGTCGCACGCCCACCAGTACCGCGGGTCCCGGTGGTCGTGGTGACCGATCTTCGGGATGCGCCGCACCCGTGTTGGCTGCGCGCCCGGGTCGGTAGTCACGTCGCCGTCGCCGCCTTCACGTCGGACCCCGCCTTCGGCTGCTTCACCTTCGTGAACGCCCGGTGGAACTCGTCCTTGGAGATCACCTTGATCCTGGCCTGGCCGGTCAGGTAGCGGACGACGACATCTCCCTGCTTCACCTCGACATCAACCGCCGCCGGGTCGGAGCGGTCGGTGAACGTCAAGGTGCCGTCGGGCGCGACGGTCACCGAACCGCCGACGACTGCGGCGACCTCAGCCGAGTTGCGGCCGGTCCACTCGGCGGCCTCGACATCGAACGTCAACGTCTCACGATACTTGCCCATGGGTGGGGTCCTCTCTGGTTAGCGGAACTGGAAGGTAGACCCGTGTTACGGGTGCCGGGTGAACACTTCGGGGAACTTGCGGATCAACCCGTTCCGTGCTGTCACGATGTACTCGGTGCCGTCCGGGTTCGTGACCCAGAGTCTCGGCCGGTCGCCGCTGTCGTCGTAGGACACGACCGGCCCGTCGTCGCGGTGCTCCCCGAGGCTCAACACCATGTCGATGATCCGAGTGGCGCCCGCAGCGGTGCCGTCCCACACGACCTCCGAACCGACCGGCCATTCCTTCTCGGCGACGAGCCGCCGCGCGACCTGCCTCGCTATGTCCTCGGCGTAGTTGCCGAGCGTCACCCAACCGCTGTCGTTGAACAAAACCTCGACCGTGACCCGTGGGTTTACGGCGGGCGCGATGAACCAGTCCGGCACCACCCTGACTGCCCGGATCGACTGCACGTCGACTGCGACGTTCGCCACTTCAACCATCATCGCCATCTATCTCAACCTTTCCTTCACACCGAGTGGGGGTCGCTACTTGAAAGACAGGAACACGGTGACCTTCAAGTAGAGGGTGAGCCCTCAGAAGGGTTCGTCGTCGTACTCCCAGCCTTGATCGGCGGCGGGTGCGGTAGCGGGTGCGGCGGCTGGTCGGGTGGCGGTGGCCTGTCGTCCGTCGTCTCGGGGGTCGCGGCGTTCGTTGCGGACGACGGTGCAGGTTGCGTACCGGAGGCTGGCTCCGACTTCGTCCGCGACGACCTCGACCTTGGAGCGCTTCTCGCCGTTCTGTGTCTCCCAGGTGCGCTGGTCGAGGCGCCCGGTCACGATGACCCGGGTTCCCTTGTCGACCGACTCGACGATGTTCTCGGCTAACTCGCGCCACGCGATGACGTCGAAGAACGACACCGCTTCCTCCCACTCGTCGGTCTGCCGGTTCTTCCACCGGCGGTTGACCGCGATCCCGAACGTCGCGACCGCTGACCCTGCCGGGGTGAAACGCAACTCCGGCGCTCTCGTGCAGTTGCCAATGACGGTGACAGTGTTGCTCATGTCGGTGGTCCTTCCTCGATCTTGTGGGTGGTAGTGAGTCGTTTCGCCGCGGCGCTGTCGACGAGAACGCACCTGCCGCCGTGGCCGCACTTGTTGCACCACCACGCGTCTGTGCCGTCGATCCGGGCGCCGAGATAGTTGCACCGGTCGTGGATGACGCCGCTGTCCGTCATCGGCCACGGTCCCAGGCGATCGCCTTCAAGTTCCCGTCTCGGGCGTCGATGACATCGCCGATCCGCATGACTGCGAGCGCGTTGCCGGTGCCGCTGTCGGTGATCCGGACTTCACCGACGCCCGGGTCGGACACGGTGTTCGTGTGCGGGACGAACGTGGTGCAAATGAACTCCACCCGGTCGCTGAGCCACGCCATGAGCGCTGGGATGTTGCCGTCGTGCCGGTAGACGTGGTCGTGGTGGTAACCGAGGTAGGCGAGGACAGCGACGACGGCGTCGCCGAGGTTGGCGGCGCCACCGCCGACGCTGTCCGTCCCGCAGCGCCGCCAGGTCCACCCGTCGAAGGTCGGGTGGATCGTCGCCCGGGAGTCGTCGGGGGTCGAAACGATGAGGACCCCGTTGGCGTGCCGTTCGGCGGTCACGACAGCGGAGGGGAACTCGACGCTCCGCAGGTAGGTGGCGATCTCTTGTTGGACGTCGACGATGAGGTCGGCGGCGGCGCGGGTGTCGTCGTCGAGGTTCCGCCATGCCCGGATGATCCGGATGGCGTGTTGGTCGTCGCCCATCCACGAGTGGTCGAGGTACGCGGTGCGGGCGTCGAGCCGGTCTGCGAGGCGGTCGCATTCGACCGGGGTGAGCGGAGGGTCGTTGTCGATGAACTCGACGCCCTGGTCGTATTCGGGGCCACCGGCGGGGGTGGAGGGATGTTCGACGGTCCAGAGGACGAACGGGTAACGGCCGGGCACCCCGGGCGGGACTGTGTCGGCGGCGAGCCCTTCCCACCCTCCCTCGTTGACGTACCGGTCGACGTCGCAGTCGTAGGCGACGCGGGGTTCACCGGTCGCGATGTCGGGTTCGATCCGCTGTGTGCACGACGACGGGTGTTCCACCCACCACCACGCCGGTTCGGCGCCGCCATCCACGAGGTCGTCGCCCATGTTGAGCCAGTGGACGGCAGTCTCGTGGTGAGGCCCGAGGCGCACGTCGAGCGATTCGGTCATCCGTGTTCCTCCGTGAACAGGCCAGTCGATACAGGTTCGGGGTGCGCGATCCCGAAGAACGCCAGATAGTTGTCGGCGAGGGTTCGGGTCATCGTTTCGAGCGCGGTCGGGTCGCCGTCGTCGTTGGTTGCGTAGTCGACGGCGTCCTCGAACGCGTCGGTGACGGCGTCAGGGTCGATGGCGTTGAGGGCGACGATGAGGAACCTGGCGATGCTGTCAAGCGCCTCGGCTCGTGTCGCCAACTCGGCGACGGCGTCGAACACGGCGAGCCCCTGCCGGACGAGTTCCGCTGTCTCCCGTGCCCGAGACGACGCTGCGGCGTCGCCGCGGTGCCAGGCGTCATGCGCGTCGGTGTCGATCGTCCCGTACGCGGTGGCGAGCAGTTCGCGTGCTGCCACGAACGGGTCGTCACTCATCACGGTCGCCGGTGTTGAGCCGGACCGCTGCGGCGGTGAACGCGGCGACGAGCGTGGTGACAGCCCACGCTGTCGAGACACGCTCGGGGAGCGGGACGATCGCCCATGTCCACACCCCGGCGAGGCCAACGGCGACCGCTCCGATGATGAGCGTCACCCACAGTGGCCGCGGCTGCTGCGCTGGGACGTTCCCCTCGCCGTGGGCGTCGGGCTCGGCCTCGTCGCCGCGTTGTTGGAGCCGGACGATCGACTGGTGGATGACAGCCACGTCGTGGTCGTCGAACGCGCCGGTGGTGAGCATGCGGGGGAACAGGTCGTTGAGCCGGTCCCCGAGGTCGTGGTCGGTCAACGCTTCGGCGGGGTTGGTGTCGCCGTCTGGTTCGTCGTCACCGAGGACGATGTCGATATCGGACATGGGTCAGGCCCGGTTGTCGAGTCGGGCGAGCGCGGCGGCGGCGGCGTCGGTGGCGTCCGGGAACTCGGCGTTCGTGGGGAGGCCGATCCCGTCGACATGTGCTTGGCTTCGCCATCCGTCGTTGGTGAGGAACAGGGCGACGGTTCGGCCGTGGTTGTCGACCCAGTCGCACCAGAACTCGCAGGCGCGTCCGGGGTCGAGGTCGACACGGGACTGTGGCGTCCAGGCGGCGCCGAGGAGGGCTGTGACTTCCCGGGCGGCGTCGTCGAGGCGGTCGCTCTTGGCCTGGTAGCCGTCGGGGTTGGTGTCGTGGGCGGCGCTGTAGTCGTCGGGGGAGAGCAGGTCGAGGACGTTGTGGAGGCCGGTCCCGTCGGGGTCGACGGTGTGGCGGTTCTCCCCGAACTCGGTGTTCCTTGCGTCGAGCGGACAGTGGGGGTTCGGGTAGCGGATGACTTGCCGGGCTCGGTTCGCTCGGTAGGTGCAGGAGCATCCGGCGATGATGGCGTTGCTGATGTCTCGGGCGGTTACGGCCGCCCAGGATTCGGGTTGGAGGTGGGGGTTGAGCCGGTGGAGGCGTTCGATGAACGTGGGGTCGGCGACGCGGGCATCGTCGAAAGCGATGGGTTCTCCGGTGTCGGTGTCGAGGGAGCCCCACTCGTTCCCGGAGCGGGCCGCCCCGCACACGAGGTGGGTGACGGTGCCGGGGAGGACGTCGGTGACGGTGTGGTAGACGCCGAGGGGGACGTGGTTGGTGTTCCCGTCGTTCGGCGCTGCGATGTGCCCGGCGGGCGGGGTGGACCGGTAAGTGCGGACCTCGTGACGGACGCCGCCGCCGTCGCCGATGGTGTAGCGGTGTTCGGTGTAGCCGCCGCGGATGATGGTGGACGTGAACGGCCACGGGTGGTCGTGTGGGACGGGACGCGGGTCGGGGCCGTGCCACCAGATCAGTTTCTCGGTGCGTTCCGCCGACCGGTACAGGGTGAGTTCCGTCTTGAACGCTCCGCCGTCGAGGTCGGGGATGTGGATGGGCGGCGCTTCGTACAGGTCGGAGGCGAGGGGAAGCCCCCCGGACGTCGTCGATCTTGTCATCTATGTGAGCCTGTTCGGGTCGGGTGGTGGAAGTTGGGCGAGGCCGGTGTCGAGCAGTTGCGCGGCAAGCGCGTTGCGGGTCGTCCACCGGTCGTGCGCTGCACGGTCGAGCCGGTCGACGAGGTCGGCGGGGACACGGAGCGTGATGCGAGCGTGGGGGGCGGCGGGTGGGCGGCAGTCTGGGCACAGCCAGGTGTGGCCGCGGGTGCGTTTCCACCCGGTGTCGAGCGCGGCGCGGCGAGCGTCGGCAAGGGTAGGGCGTATGGGGCCGAGCCGGTCACAGTCCCGGCATTCGACGGCGTTGTTGCGGGCGTTGTCACGGCTCACGCTGTCGTGAAGAGTTCGAGCGGCTGGTCACCGCGGACGTACAGCGGATGCCGTGGCGCCCCGCTGCTGGTGCATCCGAGACAGAGAACATCGTCGGGGGCGACGGCGTGGAAGTCGGACGGCTGCCAGGGGGCGCCGCGGCTCTTGGTGTCGAACCAGGCACCCCACGCGGCGACGATGATGTCAGCGGCCTTGAGGGATTCGGCCCATGCTGCGAAGTTGTCGGGGCCGCGGAGTGTGACGTTGAGGACGTGCGGATCGGTTGACCGGTAGGCGTACTGGTTGATGACGTCGATCGCGTCGCAACCTTCGCGTTTCGCGAAGCCGATGCACCGGCGGATGGTGGGGTCGTCGATGTCGGCGTCAGCGGTCGACGGGTTGAGCATGATGAAACACATGACGGGTCCGTCACCCCAGCGTCGCCCGAGCCGGTACCGGTAGCGTCCGTCGTCGGAGAGGACAGCGGTCCGTTCGATGTCAGGTGCAAAGCCGGGGAGCGGTTCAGGTGGCGTCATCGAGCCGCGTTCCCACTGGGTGGTGGTCGGCGGGGCGGCCTTCATGGCGTGGCCTCGACGTAGGAAACGGGCCATGGCATTGGGTCGGCCTCGTCGCCAAACTCTCGCCATTCGTCCTCCGTGCAGACCCACACGATGCGGAAGTCCTGGCCCCACTCGACCGGGCCGAGGGCGACCATCGGAACTCGTATGTTGTCCGCTGTCACCACAACAACCGGCTGCCCCAGTTGGAAGTTGATCTCGTCGCCGCTCACCGGTCAGCCTCCACGCCTGCGGCTGCGAGAGCAGCACGACCCGCCGGTGTCACCTCGACGTAGCCACGGCGGACGTAGACGTACCCGGCGGCCATGAAGGTGCGAGCGAGGCCGAGGGCGACCAGTCGCTTCGCCTGCGCCGTGCACAGGGTGTAGCCCCCCTCGTCGTGCCACCATCTGAACGACTCACGGTTCCACGTCACCTGGTCGGCGGCGATCGCTTCGAGCACGTCGAGCTGCCTGGGCGTGAGGCTCGGCCGTGCGCCGGGGTCCACATCGCCCCCTGCGGCGGTCACGGGGTCGCCTCAGGAAGCTGGATGACGACTCCGAGGCACGGGATCGGGAAGATGTAGATGCGCCGCTTCGGCTTGTCGATGAACACGCCGACCCACAGGTCGAACCACGCGAACATCGGCTTCACGGACCAGCGGCGCTCGCCCCCTGCGGCGGTCACGACGCACCACCGGGTGCGGTTCCAGCCAACGCCGTCTCAAGCCAGCGGCGGACCTTCGGCTTGTTGAGGTCGTCCTCGTCGAGCGCGACTTCGACGGCGGCGGAGAGAGTGGACCACCGGTCGCGCTCCTGGCCGACCTTGACTCGCAGGCCGTCCCGCTCGGCGACCAGGGCCTCGATGAGGGCGGTCACGTCTCGGGCCACCGACGAGAGGTCGCCACGTCCGGCCCGCCTACAGACCGCAGCGAGTTCTTGCAAGTCCCGGATGCGCTTCCGGACACTTCCGATGCTCGTGTCGCTGGGCCGTTCGGCGCTGGTGTCTGCGTCAGGTGGTTTGGTCGGGTGGTTGCCCATGGAGTTGCATCCTCTGGCGTAGCCGGGTGGTGAGCGCGTCGCGGTCGAGGTTGAGGTCGATGTCGTACGTTTCGATGATGTCTAGCACGACACTTTCGACGGCGTCGCGGATGACAGCGGTGTACCCGGAGTCGAGGACAGCTTCGGTCCACCATCGGAACACGGTGATGACGTCGTTCGAGGTTCGGAACGACACGATCGTGGTGCGGTTCGTCCCGGGGCGTGGCCCTCTCGGAACGATCCGTCGTGGGGCGAGCGGCCCCCAGTCGGTGAACTCTCCGGTCACCTGTCCCGGATCGCTCCGGTGACCGCTCGCAACGCCGCACGAACCGCGTGAAACGCCGCGAACGCCGAGACTGCCATGGCGGCGACGTCGGCGTTGGCGGCTCCCGTTAGCGCGACCGTCGCCAACCCGGCGAGTACCGCCCACCATGTTCCCCACGCCGCAGAACCGATGTGCCCGGCGATCTCCGAGTCGACGTCTTCCCGCCGCCGAACCTCACTACCCGACTGCGCCATCTATGTCTCTCCGGGGTGTTCGTCGTCGTCTGGGACGAGAATCTGTGCTGCGGCGGCTGCCAGGACGACAGCGGGCACCAGGTACCAGATGTACCCGGCAGCGGCAACCACCCCGCACACGGCCGCCATCCAGGCGAACACCATCCCTAACCCGTCACCCACACCGCGCAGCCTCCCCCACCCCACCACCACCGGTCAACTATCTGCCAGTCACCGTCACCAGCGCACCCCACCCGCTATCGTGCGCGGCGAAGCGACCCCCACCACCCGACCCGCCCACCGGAACGTCGGAGCCACCCGAAAGGCTCAACGACACCCCGAACCGGACCGACCGGGACCACCAGTGGAGGCCACTTCCCCATGCCCCAACCCAGCTACCACCTGGAAGGACACCACCTCATGAAACCACACACCATGAGACGAACCGTTCTCGTTCTCGTTGCAATCCTGTTGCCAACCACCGCAGCAGCCTGCACCCCCGAACAAGTCCTCGCCGCCGCAGCCAACCACGGCATCACCCTCACCCCCGACCAAGCCGAAGCCATCTCGCTCCACTACCGGGCGCAGAACCCCACAGGAGCCCGCGAGGTCGCCCAAACCCTCGCCGCCAACCGAGGATGGGCACCCAACCAATTCAACTGCCTCAACAACCTATGGGGCGACCACGAATCAGGATGGCGGTGGTGGGCAGACAACCCCAACTCCACCGCATACGGCATCCCCCAAGCCCTCCCCGGATCAAAAATGGCATCCCACGGCGCCGACTGGCGAACCAACGGCTACACCCAAATCCGCTGGGGCCTCGACTACATCGCCAACCGCTACGGAACCCCCTGCAACGCCCTCCGAGCCCGCCAAACAAAAGGCTGGTACTAACCCCCACCCCCACCCAACCCGTCATACACCCACCCACCACCACCCCACCACCACCACCAACCCGCCCCGAGTGAACGACGTTCGGCCTCTCGCGTGCGGTGAGGGTGGTTGTGGACCGGGGGCTCCCCGCCACTTCGCTGCCCTGGCGGCGGCTGGTTGTTGACGTGGCGTTAGCGTGACGGTAGGTTGGGTGGTCTGGTCCCCTCCCTTCCGGTTGCCGTGTTCCGCATCACGCTGTGGCCGGGGGGAGGGGACTGGTCGGCATCGGCATCGGAGGTTCGGGATGGGTTCGGGTGTTCGGGTGCCGGTGTCGGGGTTCGCTGTGGTGGATGGCGGGTCGTTCACGGCGACGCATGTTCCGTTCCACTGGTTGCCGTGTCCGCCGGATGATCGTGTGCCGATGCCGGAGGTGTGGCTCGGGTCGTGTGTGATCCGGTTCAGGATCGGCGCGGGGCGGGTGTCGAAACGGGTGCGGGCGAAGGCGTGGCCGTCGGACATCGGGTTCTCGTGGTCGCACAGTGACCCGTTGCCCGAGGCGGACGTCGCCCGGTTGTTCGACGCGATGGAAGCCCGGATGCGGTACCTGATCGAACGGCACGGCATCCCTGCACCCGAGGTCATCTCGTGGCAGACACAGCACGCTCCGGTCCCGGAAGGGGCGACCTGGTGACCGGGCCGTCGACCAGCGAAGTCGAAATGTTGATCGACCGTCTCCGCAGCGACGACGAACTCGTCGGCGGCGACCTCACCGCTGACGAAGTCGAATCGTTGCTGGTCGACCGCGACCGGTACGCCGCGGTCGTCGAGCGCATCAGGCGCCACAACCCTGAACTGGTCCTGTGCACGGCCGCAGCAGAGGACATCGAACGAGTCGCCCCCGAGGGGACCGTCACACAGTTCAACGCCAACGGTTACGGGACGGTCGTCGCGATCCTCCCCGACGGCTCTTACGTCGCCGTGATGCACGATGCTGGCACCTGGACGTGGGAGTACACCCCGATCGACGACGACGCTGACGTCACCGAGTCGACCGGCGTCTACCCGACCGGGGTCGCCGCCTACCAAGCCGCCGTCACCGGGAGAGGCCAGTGAACCGACGACAAGCCCAATCGGAGATCGCCGCCGCATACGAGGCCGCCGGGTACACGCACCTGATCGTCCGAGCCGACCGTCAACTCGGGATCGCGTCCGTCATGGTCACCGCCGCTGCGCCGTGGCTCGGCAAGTACCGGGCGGTCCTGCTCTACGACGGCTCCGCGTTCACCTGGCAGCGTCTCGTCGCCAAGACCGGAAGGCACGCCCACCGGCACCCCGCCCCCACCCACCGGCGCGAACCCGAACCGAGGAACCCGCCGCTCAAGCTCATCGAGATGACCGTCGCCGAGCTACACGTCCGCAAGGCGAAACTCGAACGCGACCTCGCCGACGCCCTCTCGAAACCCGGGTGCACCGAGTGCATCAAGAACCACTACCGGCGCCGCATCCGGCTGGTCGACAAGATGATCGCCCGCAAGTCAACCATGGAGGACCCAGCTATGCCTAACGTCATCGCAGTCAAGTACGGCATCCGCCACAACCCCGACAACCTGTCCGGAGCGTCGCTCGACGTCCAAGCGTTCTCCGACCTCTCCAACGGCAGCGAAGCCCGCACCGTGAAGAACAACGACCTCGTGTTGGTGTTCGACCCCGTCGACACCGCGGCGGTCTACCAGGTGAAGGACGGCGGCCGCGCCTGGGTGAAGCGCAGCCACAACGTCGGCGACATCGTCACGTTCACCGCGTCGGACCTGCCGCTCGTCCAGTGGGGCACCGTCCTCACCGCTCTCCCCGACAACAAGTGGGCGATGGCCGTCGGCGTCTCGTTCCTGCTCACGATGCTGCCCGGCGCCCACTGACCCCAGGCCCACCCAGGAGCAACGCCCATGCCCGAGATAGTTGCCACCGCGACGTACACGCACCCGTCGCTCGTTGACGGCGTCGACAACGACGTCGCCACGGCGGTCCTCGCGCCGCTCATCGACCTGTCCCCCGGCCTCGCCGGTGACCGCGGCGAACGCACCGTCACCGTCGTCTGCCGCGTCACCAACGCGTCCCTCGTCGGACTCACCCCACGCGTCGCAGCGGTCGACCTCGCACGGATCGACGCCGCCGTCCGTGCTGTCGCATCCGACTGGGAACTGATCCGCTGCACCGCACAGACCGGCGGCGACTACGACCGCTTCCACCTCAACCCCGAGGTCCGGCCACAGCATCGGACCTGGCCGACCTGTCCCCTCACCATCCTCGACGACGGCCGCGCCTACCGCTGCTCCCTGTACGCCGGGCACATCGGCGGATGCCTCCCCGACCGCGAACCGTTCTGATGGACACCGCCCTCGCACCATGGGACGACGGCCCCGCTGACGGCACCCGCCTCGCCGCCGACATCCACTCGACCGTTCCCGAAGCGAACGCCGCGTGGAACCGTGCCGCATGGCGGGCCAACCTCCGGCGCCGCATCCAAGCCCGCCTCACCGCCCGCACCACGGAGGAACCGTGACCGACTGGCCCGAGCACCTGGGGAACGAAGCGAACAAGGCGATGATCGCCGCCGCCCCGGAGATCATCGTCGCGCTGCTCGCCGAACTCGACGCCCCGACGTCATGACCGACGACGTCGAACCGGATGTGTCGCCGACAGCGGAACTCGTTCTCGAAGTCCTGATCGCCCGCCACCGGCTCGGTGAACCGTTCTGGCCGTTCACGACCCGAGTATCCCGCGCTCTCGACGAACTCGCTTCCCGCGGGTGGGTCGCACACTGGGACGGCCCCATTCCCCGCACGAGGAACGCGAAGCTCACCACCGTGGGCCGCGACCGGTGGCTGACCCCCGGCTACCGGCCCTCCGGCGCGCCGATGCCCGACGACCGGTCAGCGGTCCACGGGTGGGTATCCGCCGTCGCCGCCTCACCTCACCGGTCACTACCGGTCGTCGACGTCACGTTCTGGGTCGACCCCGGCGAGGCCCGTGTCACGGTCGGCGACTGGTGGACGCTTATCCCGCCGCTGGAAGCGGCTCCGTGACTGTCGCCAGCCGTATCGGCAACGCCCGTGCGGTCACCGTGATCGCCGCGTTGGCAGCCACGGCCGCTGTCCTGTGGACGCTGAGCGTGTGGTGGACGTGGGCGAACACTCTGGCCGCTGTTGTGACCGCTACCGTTGCCGCCTTGTCTGTCCGGCTGATGATCGTAGCGTCGCTCGACCGGATGGTCGCGAAGTTCGAAGCCGACCTCGCAGCGCTCCGCCCCCCGGGCCGCCCCGACCTCCGCCTGTTGACGCCGCCACAACACGACGAGTAGGGTGGGCGAATGGGCACCGACCCCACCTGGCCCGAGGCCAACCGTCCCGGATACATGATCCTGTTGATCTTCCACGGTCGACAAGCGCTCCCGTTCGAAGGCAAGACGGCAGACGGCAAGCCACGCGCCGTGATCTTCGCGAACATGGCCGACGCCTGGATCGTCGCTGACGGGATGCTCGCAGACCGCGCCAACCAGGCGTGGGACGGGTCGCCGCCGTTCGGTTACGAGATCGTCCACATCTCCGTCCACCCCGACGAACCGATGTGGCCCCACGACTGGAATCACGACTTCACAGTGAAAGCACGCTGATGGCACAGGTACTCGTCAGGTTCCACGATCGGCTCGTCGAACTGCTGGTCCCCGACCGCGGAGCGTTCCCACCGAACGACCAGGGCAGCGGCGACATCACCGCTCCGTTCGACCCGGTCGCGCTCGACGCCGACACCGCCGCGGGAGTGACCGTCTACTGGCACAACGACATCACCGGCGTCAACCTCCGCCCCGAGGACTTCGGTGTCGCCGACGCGCTACTCGACCAGGTCGTCACCCTGCCCCCCGGGTGGGGGTGGTCGCACCGTGGTATCCCCGTGAACCAGTCGATCCCCGTCGCCGTCCCTGGCTTGCCGCCGATGTCAACCGACGTCGCGCTCGACCTCGAAGCGTTCGCCGCGGTCCCTGCCGACGAACAGACCGTCTACCGGGCTCTCGTCCTGGTGCGCCGCCTGCTCCCCGCCGGATGGATCGCACGAGTCACCGACGAGATCGGGTCTGTCGAGGTGTACGAAGGCGACATCGACGACGACAACAACTGGCGGTTCGCGATCGCACCACACGGAGCCGACGGCCGGTGGGACTGCTTCTTTGTCGACGACGACGGCGAGGACTCCTCGCACGACACCGTCGAGGAAGCGGCCGCCGCTGGCCTCGCGAACTACGGGGCCGCCCCATGCACCGGAACCCCCTGACCCATGCAAGCCCTGACCCTTCACCTGGCCGACGCCTACCTTGTCGCCGACGGCGTCAAGTGGACACACCAGACAGCGAAACGCTGGGAGTACCGCGGGGACGTCATCATCACCTCGACCATGAAGCCGCATCTCCCCACCACAGGAGCGGTCACCGACCCTGTGTGGGGCGACGCGTCCGCGGTGGTCGGCGACCATGTGATCTGGCCCGACAAGATGATCCACCGGCACACCGGCGTCGAAACCATCCTGCACGGCGGCGTCGCTGTCGCTGTCGCTTCGATCCTCGACATCGTCCCCGTCAAAGCACCCGGCGACCCGCGTCCCGGCCCCCACTTCATCAGCGACTTCCCGCACGAAGGTGAACTCGTCCACCAGCAAGGCGGCCTCTGGCTCATCGGGTCCGGCCCCCCGAACCGTGGGCGCCCGACCCGCATCGAGGACCAACGCCCCTACGGCCGGTGGGCGCCCGGGTCCTCAGTGATCCTGTTCGGCAACGTGCGCCGCGTCCCCCTCGACGACCGGTCGACCCGCCGGTTCGACCCGGTCCGTGTCGCTGGGAAACCGAAGGTGTGGACCCCACCGGCCGACGTCGTCGACCGTGTCCTCGACCGCATCACCTGAACGCCAGGAGCCCCCCCCTTTGAACGCAGCAGCAGTCATTCACATCGACGGCGCCGACATCCTCGCCGTCCTCGACGACCACGGCTGGACACAAGGCTCGTGGATGGACGAAGAAGGCCGCGTGTGCGCCCACCAGGCGATCCAGTTGTGCTCACCGCAACCCGGCGACGCCCACCTCATCCAAGCGGTAGCCGAACGGCAAGGGTGGGGGACAGCGTGGAACGACGACCCCGACACCACCGAGGCCGACGTGCGCCACCGCCTCGTGGCGGGGGTCGACGTGTCCGACGCCGACCTCGCCGACACCTTCGGGCCGCAGTGGCGAGCCGTCATCCGCATCGTCCGCAAGGCCGCTACGCTGACCGACCACGAGGCCCGACCCGTGGCCGCCGCTTGGGACGCACAGCGGGGCGCCGCCTGGGCCGCCGCCGGGGTCGCCGCTGTGGCCGCCGAGTCGACCGCTCTGGTCGCCGCTCTGGACGCTGCTGTGGACGCTTGGGACGCTGCTGTGGCCGTCGCTTGGGACGCTGCTGTGGACGCCGCTGTGGACGCTGCTGTGGCCGCCGTCGTGTGGGACCTCGCCACCGACGACGGACCGTTCACCTTCGCCCACCGTGACCTACTCGTCGGCCCGTGGCTCACCACCGACCCCGACCTCATCGACGAGTTCGTGGCGACGTGACCGTCGTGGAGGTCGTGGAGGCCGTATGCGGGTGTGGGACAGCGATGCGCCTCGCCGCCGACAACGCCGTTGATGAGTGGCGGTGGGAACCGCTAGACGGCAGCCCCAGGACAGTCGAGATCGGACTGCCTGACGGGGTCACCGACAGCTACATGCTGGTCAACTATCTCCGCGACCGTGACATCGCCGCGTACTCGGCGCTCTCCGCTGCGCTCGACCTCGGCGCGAACCCGTTCCGTCACGTCCATCACCCAGCCGACGTGCCGTCGTTCGTCGGCCCGGTCCCCGAGCATTGCGGCTCACCGATGTGGATGCGGCCGTCGGGGTGGCAGTGCCGGGCTCCCGGCTGCGAGTCCCGGCTCCCGTGAACCGACCGATCGCCCACCCGGTACTCGCAGCGCTCGATACCGTGACCGACCCGGACGAACTAGCCGTCTACACAGCGTTGCTCAAGGTGGTCGGAGCGACGTCTCGACTCCCCGCCGCCGGTCAGAAACGAGTCGCACGAGTCCTTCAACAACAAGGATCGGCTCTCCGCCACGTCGCGAAGGTCGTCACCGCAACCGAGCGGCACAAGTAGCTTCTCCGCCCATCAGTTCGCGATGTCGGTCGCGTAGACGATCCGGGTCCCGTCCCACCAGGCGACCACACCGTCGTTGTGGTGCCAGGTGAACCCTGCCGCGATGTTGTTGTGGCGGCACCAGCAGCTATCTCCACCGGGGCACTCGATGGTCACCCATGCGCCAGGAGTGGACTCGCCGACGTCAGCGAGTTGGCCGAGCGTGACGACCTCCGCGATCACGTCGTCGACCGTGCGGCCCTCCGGGACGAACAGGACGTGGCTACTCCCGTCGCACCCAGCGGCCCTGCCGGTCGCCTCACGGAACCGGCCCATCGTCATCGCATCACGCATCGGGTGCCCCTGTGATGTAGCGGAACACGACCTCTGCTCGGCCGTTGATGTTCCTCACCTGCTGTTCGATGTCCCGCCCTCCGATCGTGCCAGTCTTGCATCGCATCCACCCGGGCGACGACGGCAGCAGCGGATTCCCGCACGACATGCACAGGCCGACCTCGACACGACCGGTGATCTCCCGGCACTCAGCTAGGTCGCGGGCGCGAGATGCGTCGTTGCGGTAGCCGTCATGCCATTCGCCGTCGTTGTCGACCCAGCCGAACCGGCCGGGGAAGTCGACGTCCATTGGCCGCAACCTGACTGCCCACTCGCCGGGGCCGACCATGGTCACCCGGTCGGCTGGCGGTTCGGCGGGCTTCACCGCGGTCCGTCGAGATCGAGACGAAGCAGGTGCCGTGCTTCGGCGACCCCGCACGGGCCTTCGGTCCACCCGTGTTCCTGGCAGGCGCCGTGGTGGTCGTAGCGGCACGGGGTGTCCTCGACGTGGACGAAGTCGTAGAGCAGTTCCCGAATCCGGGACAGCGTCCTCAGGCCGGGGAGCAGGTCGGCCGGGCCGCACGCCGCGTCACGGTCAAACCCGAGGGGTTCCACGGCGTCAGCAACCCCGTGCATCCATGCCAGGTTCTCGGCTTCGAGGGCAGCGGCGCGGGCGGCCGAGATGTGCGGTGTGTCGGTGCCCATGCCCGCACCCTACCGTCACGTTGTGGTCACGTCAACGGGCCAGTGTTCCACAGGGTGTGGACGAACCTGTGGATAACTGGTTGTGGAAACCGTTGGGGGGAACCGGTGGACAACCTGTGGACGACACGCCGCCGCTGTGGAAACGACCCGACGTTCCCCACCGCCCACCCACAGCCCCCCAAATTACAAGGGGACAACGGAACACCCCGGCAGCCCGCTCCACACCTGACAGCGCCAAATTACAAGCCGAGTTATCCCCAGAATCCCCATCCCTACTACTACTACCTGTGTAGATACAGCACGGCAGCAGCAGGCCCCCAGCCCCGCTTGACGCCACCGGTATCGTCCACCCCCATGCCGGGACCGCTCGACCCCACCGCCCGACAGGCCATCATCGACACCCGCCGCGATGGCGGCACCTACAACGACTGCGCGGCAGCCGCAGGCTGCTCCCCAGCGATGGTGCACCGCGTCCTGCACCAGGCCGGACTCATCCGCGTCGGACTCCGCGACCCGCTCCCCGACTCAGTGACCCAAGCCGTCATCGCCGCCAGGAACACCGGCGCCTCCTACCGGCAGTGCGCCCACACCGCAGGCTGCTCCCCGGCGATGGTGCACCGCATCCTGCACCGGGCTGGGCTCACCGGCCTCCCGACCGTCGACCAACGCGCCGACGCCGCCGTTGCCCGTCTACTCGCCCGCCTCGACGCCGCCCCCCTCACCGCAGAGGGATGCCGACAGTGGGTGGGGCGGCCCATCTACACCGTGCCGCCAGCGCTCCGTCACCGCCCCGAGTGGGCAACGGGACGGTCACACCAAATGCGGGTCGCCCGAGCGGCGCTCATCGCCCGAGGCGGTCTGCAACCCGGCAGAGCCACCCACACCCGTGACTGCGCCCTCGGCGCCGCGTGTGTCGCCGACCACCACCTCACCTGGACATAGCCCGTTGACGTGACCACAACGACCGTTGTAGGGTGCGGCAGCATGGGCAACGGCACACCACGCGACACCCCGACGTGCGACCACAGTCCCGGGCTTCTCGACAGCGACCACGGCCCCGGCGCCTGCGGCGTCATCCAACGGATCGCTGCAACGTTGCCAGCGACTCAGGTCGGCCCGACAAAGGGCAACCGCAACGAAGCGACAACAGAGTTGCGGTTCGCTGACGGCGGCATCGTCCGCGTCGACGTCACCCTGGTCGCCTACCCCAAGACCGCCATGATGAAGATGGTCACGGCTGTGCTCGTGCCACGCATGGTCCAAGCCGGGCTCGCCATCGACGACCTCAAGTGCCACGACAACCGCATCGAGATCACGTTCACGGACGGCACCAGCGTGTCCCTCGGCCATGTCCCCTCCGTCACGACCGACCTGTGGCGATGGGCCGACCACACCGACGGCTGGCACGTCGCCCCCGCAGTCGGGATCGGCGCAGCGTTCGACGCTTACCTGGCCCGCCGCCTCTCCAACCATTGGGCCGAACCCGCTCCGCCCCTGACCGACTTCGAGGTCATCGACGTCCTCGTACAGGGGACTCTGCCGCCGTCGCGGTGCCCGTGGTGCCGAGCGAACAGCGACCACCCCGAAGTCCACCTCCGCCGAGCCGCGGTCGCCACCTCGGACGTGTACTCGTTCGGGTCCGAAGCGCACATCACGCCCGACGGCCGCTACCACTTCCACGACCAACCCGTCCTGTGGGAACTGTGGTGCACCAACGGCCACGAGTGGCGTGAAATGGTCCCGCACCCCTGCAACGTGACCGGCTGCACCTACGGCAGCGACACCCCGATCGTCACCCCCGTCAACCCCGAGGTACTGCCATGACCGCCCGCGTCCACTCCGTCCGCTTCGGGCACGCCTGCAACTCGTCGTCGACCCACAGGACGCGGTTGGCGCGGTGACCGAACCAGGCGACGACCGACCCGACGTCGACGCCGTCGCACAGTCAGTCGCGGACGCTCTCGACGCCGTCAACGCGATCACCCTCCCCGACATCACCGTGCCCGCCGTGCCCGCCCTCGACGTCACCACCCCCACGGCTACGGCACCCGTGGCGCCCGACGTCGCAGTCGAAATGCTCGCCACGATCACCGGCACCCACCGGAACTTCACCTTGCACGTCACCCGAGCGTTGGACCGCGCTCACGCCACGATCGCCCGGACCGTCGACCGTGTCCTCCACCCTCCCCGCCGTGTCGTGATCCGCTGGCCGGAACGACGACACCTCACCGCGAAGGAACGAGAGCGCCGCTCGAAAGCGAACCACGCCGCCCGCGTCGCCCGGCGTCGCACCCGGAGGAACTGATGACTGCCCCAGCCCCCCGTGTCAAAGGAACGCGGCGGCACATCCTCGACTGCCCGCGAGGCTCAGTGAGCAGCGGGTTCCACTCGGTGCCATGACCGTCGAGGACAACGAGCGGATCGTCAACAAGATCGTCGGCCTGTGGGCCAAGGCGATGTCGACGAACAGCGACGCCGAACGCGACGCGTTCATCGACGGCGCCCGCCGCCTCATGGACAAGTACGCGATCGACGAATCCGTACTCGACCGCGACAACCCCGACCGCGACACTCCGATCACGCTCCCGTGGGTGTACTCCAAGACGAGCCGCCACCACGAAGCCCGCCGCGTCATCCTCTCCGTCGCCTGCGAGATCGTCGGGTCCGGCACCCGAGTCGGCTGGTACGACACCCCCGACAACGACGACCACCACTGGTGCCTGTTCCTCGGGTTCACTGCGAACATCGAAGCCGCCAAGGTCATCTACACGAACCTCGTCAACCAGGCGCTCAGGGAAGCGTGGAACCGTGGCGTCGTCGGCGAGCAACCGGTCCTCGACTTCTTCACCGGGTTCGGGTTCGCTGCCACCGAACGGGTCCGCGACGCCCGAGCCCGCGACGCCGCGCACGAGCCCGGCGCCGCGCTCGTGCTCGCCGACCGAGACGACGAAGTCCGAGCACTACTCGACCAGATCGACCACGACGAACCCGAAGAGTTCGAAATCGACGACGACAGCTACGCCACGAACGCCGGGTACACCGCAGGCAACCGCGCCGACCTCGGCATCCACCCCGCGATCGACCACAGGAGTAACCCATGACCACCGCCACCATCCCTCGGGACGCGATCACCCCGACACTCACCGCGACGTACCTCGCGGTCCTCACGGTCTACGCGGTCGACGGCCGTTGCACCGTCCGGTCCGTGATGGACGAACTCGGCCTCCGGTCGACGTCGTCGGCGCACCGTCGCCTCAACCGTCTCCGTTCGGCTGGCCTCGTTGCATGGGACCAAGGACGCACCGGGACGCTCCGCCCCCTCTACGGCCTCGTCCCCAGGGTTGCGTAGAACACTCGCCGCAACCCTCAGGTTGCGTTGGGCAACTATCCGCGTCCTCGGCGGTAGCGGCTCGTACGCTCCCGTGGCATCGACTGCGACGTGGGGGTACAGCGTGCTGACGAACCTGCCCGACATCGGAACCGAACCGCTACTCCCTCGGCGTCACCGCTGGTTCTACACCCTGTTCGGATGGCGTCCACTCAAGCGGAGGTGACCGACTGCGCCTCGTGCGCAGCACACGTCACCCACGACCACTTCGTCGTTGAACACCGGCCGACTGGTTGGCCGCGCGTCACCGTCTATCACCGCTGGCACACCCCGACCGGGTGGATGGTCGCCTGGCACCACCGGTACCCGCCTACCGAAGCCGCCCTCGCACGTCTACTCGCCCAAGCTCTCCCCATCGACCACGTCACGGAGCACCACCATGGATGACACCACCCTCCCCAACTCGTACCCCAACTCGTACCAAGAGGCAGTCGCAGCCGCCACCAAGTTCGCCCCGTCCGTCGTCGGCCGATGGGTCAACTCGCCGACCGGGATCGCCTTGATCCGCCGTGTCGACGATGACCACATCGACATGATTGTCGACGCGCTGACGCAAGCAGATGGCGCGGACAACGTCGTCATCGGCCGCACCCCAAGCGGAGAACTGGTTTCGATCGGAGTTGTCCCTGCCGGGGCAGCGTTCTGCCTGTGCGACGGCCGTGTCAATATCGCCGTGCCGAACTTCCGGGTGGGCGGGTACCTCAGCCGGTTCAAGGTGGTTGACCTCGCCGAGACGGCAGAGTCCCCCGTCGAGTTCCTGTACCGAGAGATCGACAAGTGGTGCATGGCAGTCTCCGCGGAGCCCCAGTCACGAGAGGACGGCGAGTCCATCTGTGCAAACGCCGCCGCCGAGTTCTCCGCCCGGACCGCGAGCGGCGAGCAGGTCACCATCAAGGTCAACGTCACCAGCGGTTGAACGGTCCACCCGCCATCATCCCGGCATGGGGGGAGACGAAGGCGACCTCTACGACGAGCAGGCCCGACCCCTGCACGGCATCCCTGACCTCGGCGCCACCGACGACGACGACATCGTCATCCCGTTCGTAGCGACCGTCCCCTACGGCGGCACCTACGACCTCGCATCGTTCGAAGCAGGGTATCTCGTCGCACAGATCGAACACGCCCTGTCGAACGACGTCGTCCGCTACCAGGCGCCGATCCGTGCCGCGCTCATCCGACAGGTCGACGTGCTCGCGATGCGCTACGGGTACCGGCTCGAAACCAGGCCGCTGAACCCGACCAGCGACCCGGACTCGTCACAAGAGTGGGTCGTCGCCGACCTCGTGTTCATCCCACCCGAGTACGACCCACAGACGTTGACGTGACAGCAACATAGTTGTAGCATCGGTCCGATGCGTCCCGGGTGCACCAAAGTCGAAACACGGGGCAGCCTGTGGTGGTTCGACGACACCGCCCACGAATACCTGCGCCTCCCACGCGTCGAGCAACCACGCGAGCGCCCCGAGTGGAGCGACGAACGAGCCGGGGTACTCCAAGACGCCGTGTGGCATCCGATGCTCGGCTGGCGCATCGACGCCCCCGATATCGACCTCGACGCGCTCGTCGCCCACTACGAGAAAGCGTTCGACCCCGACATCGCCTACCTGCTCGCATCCCGCCACGCCGCCGAAGCCAGAAACGTCACACCTGGCCTCATGATCGACCTGCCCGACGGCACGACGACCTGGGCGCCCGAAGCACGGATCGCTTCCGCCGCCGACCCCGGCCGCTAGGGTCACCGTCCGTGCGACCGGACCTTCCGCCTCGCCCATCGGACGTCACTGACACCGAGTGGGCGACCGTCCAGGAACTCACCCCGACGATCTGGCAGTACGTCCGGTCAACCGGAGCGAACCAGCCGCGACCGTGGCTCATGTCCGCCTACCGGAACTCCGTGGCCGCAGCGCTCGACATCGTCCGACGCCACGAACCGGGGACCCCGATCGCCACGTTGCGCGCAGACCTGAACTCGGCCATGGCCCGCGCGGTGTGGGGCCTCGGCCCGGACACTGCGCCAGGCCCCCGCTCACCGAAGCGACCCGCCCCTCCACCTCAACCTCAGGTCGAGGTCGCTGCCACCCCCGAACCTGAGGCTCAACCTGATGTCGAGAGCCGCCCGCTTCACGAGATCGTCGCTGAGGTCCCCTCGGGCGTCGACCCCGACGAAGCTGCGGCGTCCATCGTCGCGACCCTCCCCCCAGAAGCCCGTGACCGCTACCTCGCGTCCCTGCTCGCGAAATTCATCGTCGACCTCCGCACCGAGGAACCACGTCGCCGCCGCACCGACGGCCGCACCGGCCGCCGTCCACCCCGCCACCGGAACCGTGACGCGCTCAACGCCGACACGTTCCCCCTCCCGGACGGCACTCTCGTCTCGTGGGGAAGCGCGACCGCCAACCAGCACCGCTCCCGCGCAGCGTGGCTCCGTACCCGCGCCGCCTCTTACGTCGACCGCGCCGTCGAACACGAACGAGCCGCGGCGGCACTCGACGAAGCAGGTTTCTCCTGCCTCGATGAACTCGTGGCCGTAGACAGCGCCGCAAGCATCTACCTTCCCTGTTCGTGAACGACCTGGGGACGTCCGTCCTGACCTCGATGCCCGTTATGGACACGGCGACCCCCAGGTCGTTCCCTTGCCCCGCCAGCGACCTGCTCGACGCCGCCGCGATCGAAGAGATCGGTGCCAGGTTCGACCGGCTCCGCGTGTTCGCCGAGTGCTACACCGACGCCCAACAGTTCCGCATCAGCATCGGTAACCGTGTCGGTGGCGCCGCCCGCCGACACATCGCTGTCCCCCCCGACTCGATCGACCCGATCCTCGACGTCGCCGCCCGCTCCGAAGCCGAGTGGAAGAAGGCGCTCCGCAACGCTTACCGGGTCGAGGTGCCGGAACCGATCCGCCGCTGGCAAGCCGAGTCGCGAGGGATCGGCGAACACGGCCTCGCCCGCCTGCTCGGCACCCTCGGCCACCCCGTCCTCGCGTTCCCCCACTACCGCGACAACGGCGAACTGGTCGGTGGCGACCCGTACCTCCGTAACGTCGGCAAGCTCTGGGCGTACGCCGGGTTCGGCGACCCGACCCTCCGTCGACGCCGCGGCATGGCCGCCGACGACGCGCTTGCGCTCGGCAACCAGCGCCTCAAGACCCTCGTCTGGCTGCTCGCTGTCGCAGCGATGAAGCAAGGCGACACGACCGTCCCCGGCCACACAACAAGCGAAACCCACCGTAGGTCCGCTGGGGGTGACACCCCGGTGCCCGACACACGTCTCGGGTACCGGGGTATCTACGACCAGGGCCGCGCCCGTTACGCCACCCGCGACTGGACCGCGGGCCATCAACACGCCGCGGCGCTCCGACTCGTAGCGAAAGCGATCTTGAAAGACCTGTGGATCGCTGGCGTCGAACACTTGACAACGTGTTGACGTGGTGGCAACATGGGCGACAGCCCCCGGGTGATCTGGGAGCGGAACCACGCGGTCGTTGTCCACTTCCTCGAAGGTTCCGTCCCGTGACCCCGGGGGCCTCAACGCGTCCCGACCCAGGTGAACGGACAGCGACGGGGGGATGCACACGTCACCGTCACCGGTCGGCTACAAAGATGAGCTATGCCAGTTCTCAGCCGGATGACCGTGGCCGAACTCGAAGCGCACAAGGCGAAGCTCGAAGCGAACAGGGACGAAGCCATCGCCAAGCCCGGGTGCTCCGAATGCACCAAGAACAGCTACAGGCGCCGCATCCGCGAGGTGGAGAAGATGATCGACAAGCGCCGCAAGCAAGCCGCGCAGGAAGGACAGTGATGGACGGCGACCGTCTCACCGGCACCGTGAAGTGGTTCGACGCCGAGAAGGGGTACGGGTTCATCAAGCCCGACCACAACGGCGACGACCTGTTCATCCACTACACCGGCATCCAGGGCAACGGCTACCGCTCCCTCACCGAAGGCGCGAAGGTCGAGTACGCGACTCGTCAGGGCCGCAAAGGCGTCGAAGCCTTCGACGCCATCCAACTCTGACCGTTGCCGCCACGGCAACACTGCGGGTACCGTCAGCGGCTATGAGCACCGCCGCCGACGACGTCACCTACCTCGACGACCGCCGAGCCGACATCGCCGCCCGACGCCGCGCCCGCCTCGAAGAGGCAGCCAGGCAGGCTGCGAAGCGTCCCATCCCGAAGGACAAGCCGGAGCCCCGGTCACGCACCCCGCGGCCACCGGCAGCCCCGAAGCGGACGGTCCCGCCGCCGCCACCCGGGACTCTCACCATCGCCGAGATCGCCGCTCACCTCGACCTCCCCATCAAGGTCGTCTCGTCATACTCGTCGCGTGCTCTCGGCCCCGACGTCGGTGGCTCCAAGTTCCGCCGCTACTACTCGCCGCGAGAGGCAGCGGCGCTGGTTCTCGTCATCGAGAACGGTCGCGGTTCCGGGAAGTCGCTCATCGCTGGCGACGTCCGGGACCTGCTCGTCCAGCAGCTACTCGCATGCGGCGACGGCGAACAACCCGACATCATCTCTGTGTCTCCCGACGACGGCGTGTTCGGCATCGCCTACCGGCCGACGTGGATGGTCCCTCCGCGTTGACATGACGGCAGGTACCGTCACCGGCGCGCCGGGACGTGGTCCGTGAGCACGGGTGCATGGTCGCCGCAGCGGGCGGGGACCGCCGCGAACCCGTCCCGGCGCTCACCAGGTTCGGTTCGCTGTCACCCCGACCGGGTATGATCGCCTCCATGGGTGCTGCTGACGTGGTCCTGTGGAAGCAACTCCGGCGCCGCATCAAGCGGCTCACTCGGTCGTTCCACCTGTTCGCCGAGATGACGGCACTCGGTTTCACTGAACTCGACGAGAGGATCAACAAGATCATGTCCGACAATCAGGATGTCCTCGACCGCGTCGCTCGCCTCGAAGGCGTCGTCGACACGGTCGTGTCCACCGTGACCGATCTCCGTTCCGAGGTTGCTCGCCTCCGCGACGAGACGGACCTGAGCGACGAACTCAACGGCCTCGACGCCGTGATCGACCGCCTCGCAGAGGTCGTCGCCCCCGAGCCCACGCCGGAGCCCGAGCCGGAGCCCACGCCGGAGCCGGAGCCCACGCCCGAGCCCGACCCCGAGCCCGACCCCGAGCCCACGCCGGAGCCCACGCCCGAGCCCGACCCCGAGCCCACGCCGGAGCCGGACCCCGCTCCGGAGCCGGACCCCGCTCCGGAGGCACCGGTCGACCCGGAGCCCGAGCCCGCCGCCCCCGAGGGGGAGCCCACGCCGGAGCCCGTGCAGCCCGAAGCGCCGGTCGACCCGGTCCCGGGTGAGCCCGAGGCCCCTGCCGACCCGGAGCCCGTCGACCCCGCCGAGGGGGAGCCCGGCGACCCGATCGTCTGAGTTCCAGTTTCAGCGGGAACCTCGGAACGACCCTCGCCCTCACGCCAGGCGGGGGTCGTTCCGCGTCCCGGCGTCTGCCGTCCCGTAGCGTGCCGTCATGGCACAGAAGTCCACTCGCACCACGGCGACAGCCGTCGGTATCGCTGCCTTCCTGATCGCAGCGCTCGCTTACGCAGCGACATCGAAACCGACCCCGGCGCCGAAACCGACCACGACCACCACGCCGACCGTCGCCCCACCTGGCAGCCAAGGGTGCACGATCGCCCCGACGAACCCGCCGCGAGCGTGGGAACAGCCAGCCGCCGAGATCGCGACCGCCGGGCAGGCAGCGAAGTGGGCGGACCGCATCGCGAACTACAGCGACGAACGCGTCGGCATCCTCTCGGTCAGCCTCGAAGCCGGGATCAACGAGACACCCGGCAGCGACTACTCGATCGCCTACTACTGCACCGCCGACGCGACCACCACGATCCGCGTCTACCCGAGGCCCAACTATCCCGGTGCGTGGAACCAGCCCCGCGGTGTCAAAGTCCCGTGGAACCCGAAGTGGAAGCCGTCCGACGGCGCAGACGGGTTCCTCGTCATCTACGACCCCGCCACCGGACGCGAGTGGGACCTGTGGGTCGTGTCGACCCCCAACTCGTCGAGCAACGACCGCACACAGATCGCATGCCAGTTGGACGGCAACAATCTCCAACCCCAGTCCGTGTTCTTCCCCAACGGCCTCCCCTCCGGCACCCCAGCGTTCAACCCGAACCGTGACGCCTGCGCCGCCGCCCTCAACATCATCACTGCCCCCGACGGCACGTCCGCCGACATGCGCACCTACCGGGGCAACATGCCACCCGTCGGCGGCGGCGGCCTCCCGAACACCGTCGGCCTCGCCACCCCCGATGAGGTCGCGGCCGGACGCATCCCCCACGCCCTCAAGTACGCGGTCGGACGGCAACTCTCGATGACCGGCCCCGCGTGCCCGCCCGACACCAGCGTCGACGACCCCGCCGTCGGTACAACCTGCGGCATGTCCGTCGCCCCCGCCGGACAGTTCGAATCCCGAGCGATCACCGCGAAGCCTGCCCCGTGCACCGTCGTCCCCGGCGACGACGACTGCCTCGCAGGCATGGTCCCAGACGGCACCCGCTACGTTCTCGTCAAGACCGACGCCGAGATCGACCGGTGGCTCGACGACGGCGGCTACACCGGCAACACCCGCTCGACGCTCCGAATCTTCCTCGTCGCATGGCGCGACTACGGCCTCATCCAGACGTCGACCACCGCGCAGAAAGCAACGATCCAAGTCGCCGGAGGCACGAACACAGCGGCCGGGTGGGAAGCGCTCGGCCTCGGCGACGTGAAGCTCGACCACATCTTCACGATCGTCAAGTCCGCCGCCGACGTCCGTGTCCTCGCCCCCGCCACGAACCAGTGCGCCACCGGCGGCCCGTCCCGTTCCGCCTGCTGGGCGGCCGACATCACGAACCAGGCAGCATGACCGACCCCGACCTCCCCGAACCGCCCGAGCCTGGCAGCGAAGTCGTCGCCCCCACGTCGGCGCCGACCGTGCCAGCCGAGGAACTACAGCGCCTCGGATACCTCCAAGAGGCGAACCGCAGATTCTTCCACCCGATCGGCCTCTCCCTCGCCTACTTCCCGGAACTCGGCTACCTCATCGACGTCCTCGACCAACGCGACCTCCCCGAAGGACCCGGGTATCTCCCCGGCCAACTCGACCCCGAGTTCGCTCGCATGCGCGCCGACTACATCGACGGCGAGATCGCATCCCGAGCCGCGGCCCGCACCGCCGCGTTCGGCGCCCCAGTCCAACCCCTTCCCGGCGACACGCCCGTCACCGCCGAGACGATCGCACGCCGCTTCCACGAAGCCTACGAACGCCTCGCCCCGACGTTCGGCTACGAGACACGCGTCGAATCGGCCGTCCCGTGGGAACAGGTCCCCGAGCACAACCGGCGACTCATGGAAGCGGTCGCAGCGGAAGTCCTCATGCCGCTGCTCTCACCGTCAGCCAGGTAGCGTTCCACCATGATCGCCGACCGCATCCTGACCTGCGCTCTCGAAGTTGTGCACGGCTGGTGGAACAGGCGGCTCGACCCGCGCCACAAGACCAGCGGCCAGCTACGCGTCGAAGCCGCGATCTACATGGTATGCGGCCGTCCCGAGATGGCGTCCCGCCTCTGGAACGCCGCCAGCGGCGGCCGCTCCTACGTCGACACACAGGAACCGACCCCCGCCCAAGCCGAGTTCATCGACGCCGAACAATCGAGCATCTGGTGCGCCGAACACGGGGCTGGCAAGACGTGGGGACTCGTGTACGAAGCCGTCACCGTCGCCCGCTCCGGTGGCGACGCACTCCTGTTCCGCTTCGACTACGACTCCATGCAGTTGCCCGACGGCATCTACGACACCACCGTCCGGATGCTCACCGGGATCGGCCACAAGACGGTCCGACTTCCCGGGATCGGATGGCAGTTCCGGCTCAACGGCGGCGGCACCGTCTACCTTGTCGGCCTCACCGGCTACTCGACCGACCGACTCTCGGTGATGTTCCGCGGCGTCGACCTCGCCATGGCCGGATTCGACGACTGCCCCCACACCATCACCGGACCAGTCGCCGACCTCATCCGGTTGCTCCTGTCCCGGGTGCGGAACTCCCCCCGCATCCGGTTCGTGTCACTCCCCCCGCTCCCGGCGTGGATCGGCGCGTCGCACGCCGACGCATGACCCCGACGCCCCCCAACCGGCGCGACAGCATCCTGCCTGCCGTACTCGCGCTTGTCGTCTGCCTTGCCGTCGTCATCTGCTCGATCGTTTCCGCCGTCCTCGCCCGCTGAATTGTTGACGTGACCGTAACGCCCGCGTAGGTTCGGGTGGATGGGCAACGACTGGCAGGATGAAATCCCCGACACGATCCGAGCGGCGGCTGCCGCCGTCGCCGAGTGGAGAGCGAACACCCCCGCTGCCAGAAAGCTGATCGACTCGCTCAGCATGCTCGACAACGGCATGGTCCGAGTAGCCCACCAGCCCGATCAACTGCCCCGAGTCGTCACCGTCTACTGGTCGAAATCCGACAGCGGTTGGCGGGTCCTCGGCCCCGCCGCAACCGGGCTCGGCCGGTACACCGCGCCCGGCGAAGCGATCCACGAAGCGTTCACCGCACTGTGGATGCTCACCCACCCCGACCCGGAGGTCACCCCAGCATGAACCTGTACGTCGCCGCCGCATCGACGGCGTTCGCCGTCGGGGTCGCCGTCGGTGTCCTCATCCACCGGTCCGCCCGCGGTCTGCTCGACGCCTCGGTGACCGCAGCGTTGACGGGGCCGCACAGCTACTTCGCCGACTTCGAGCACCTACTCGCGTCCGTCGTCGCGAAGAAGGCCACCGTGTCCGCCGTGTACTCGGCCGAGCGTGGCCTCTACGTCACCGTCGAAACGGACGGCATCACCGTCAACTTCTCCCCGTCGTTCGACGCCCGCGCTGGCAGCGACTCCGTGTACTTCGTTCCCCGCAACGACGGCACCTGGCAGATCAGCAGCATCATGTCCACCATCGGTCACCCAGCGTCGGACCGTCTCGACGACGCACACCTGTTCATCGGCCCGGGGTTCCCGATCAAGCAGATCATCGACACCCTGGACGCCGTCCTCGCATGAGCGACTACACGGCCGGGGCGGCGCTCGGGGGACTCGTCTACGCGGCGGTCGTCGCCACAGCAGTGCACCTGGACCGTCGTCGCCGCCGCCGTTACCGCCGCCCATACACAGAGGACACACACCGTGACCAGACCCGCAGATAGATGGTCGTCCACCGACCGGGCCGAAGGCTGGCGCGGTCTGCTCGCCCACCTCGACGACTACCAGACCCGCGGGTCGACCGTGCACGTCGGGTTCCAAGCCGGGGCGCTCGCCGCGGTCCTACGCGCCGCCGCCGACGCGCCACCCCACATCGAGGTGTGCATCGCTGTCGACGACTCCGGTCCCGCTCTCGTGATCCACGCCAAGACGGAGTGGCGGATCGTCCCGGTCCATATCCACCCGAGCCTGGAACGCTGGACGATCCTCGGGGTCGACGGCGACTACCCGTCAGCGGAGGAAGCGATCAAGAAAGTCGAACACCACATCACAACGTGTTGACGTGACCACAACGCGGCGGTAGGGTGTGGGCATGGACAACGACCCCAACTCCCCGACCGCTCAGCGGCTCCGAGCCCAAGCCGACGCAACCCACGCCCAGTACCCGCAGTACGCCGGTCACTGGGACGGCTGGATCGCCGTCACCTGCACCCGCCCCGTCAAGTCCCGCGGCCGCGTCATCGTCGCGAAGGGCGCACAGGTACTCATGGACCCGACCAGCCCGCGGCGCATCCCCCACGACGCCCGGTTCGCTCTCCCCCACGCCCGCGGCAAGGTGTTCGCCACCTTCTACTGCCCCGACAACCTCGGTGGCTGCGACACGTCGCTCCGAGTCGACTACTTCAACGTGCCCGCCGACCTCCTGGTCGACGTCCCCGACGACGAGACGTGCTGACCATGGACACCACCTGCGCAGCGTGCGGCGCCATCAACCCGCCCGGCGGGCTCCGGGTCGGCCACCAAGGCTCCGGCGCCGACTACATGTGGTTCTGTACCGACACCGTCGGATGCGCCGACCGGTGCGCCCGGCTGCTCGGCCGACCACGCGGCCAGTCCGGAGTCACGGTCGTCGAACTCCTCGTCGTCATCTCGATCCTCATGATCCTCGCCGGAGTCGTCATGTTCGCCATCGACAGCGACGGCAGCAACGACGACGACCGTCAGGCGTGCCTCGACTCAGGCGGCCGTTGGGCCGACTACCCGAACACTCCCGCTCTGAACCACTGCATCGAAGGACCCGACCGATGACCGCCACCTACGACGTCGACGTGCCGGAGAACCGAGGCGACCCGGCAGGCGACCCGCCGCCGATCGTGGCGCGAACCGTTGCCCGTCTCTCACGGCACGACCCTGGCCGCGCCGCGATCGAGTCGTTCCTCCGTTGGCACGGCCCCGACTCGGGTGAGGTCGTGAACCCCGAGGTGCCGACCTCGCCGCTCGTGTCCGACCGCGGGAAGGCGGCGCTGCGGTCGATGCTGCAACGCGACTTCATCACCCGCGAACGGGTCGACGACGCGATCCGCTGGGTCGGCATCGTCGAAGAGTGGTGCCACACCGAGATCGCCGAGTTCACCATGCACCTCGGGTCGACCGACGACACCGGGTTCGGTCGAGTCGGACCGATGGCGACAGCGATCGTGGAAGCCCGCATCGACGCCCTCCGCGACGTCGACGCTGTCCGCCTGGTGCTCGACCGCCTCCACGCCGCAACAACGCTCGACAACTACAACGACACCGAGGACGACGATGACTGACCTTCCAGCCCCCCTCGCGCGGGTTCACCTGTCGCCGATGAACTACACCGTCGCCCACTACACCGAGCACCGGAACCTCTCCAACGGGGTCCTCATGTTCGACCTCGACGCCCCCTACCAGCGGGGTGCCGTGTGGACCGGCGACCAGCGCCACGCGTTGATCCGCTCCATGCTCGAAGGTGTCCCCATCGGGTCACTCGTCATCGCGAAGCTCGGCGTCGAGACTGTCCGTGACGGCGTGTCGCCGTACCGGGTGATCGACGGCAAGCAGCGGATCGAGACGCTGCGAGCGTTCCACGACGACCAGTTCGCTGTGCCCGGCTGGTGGTGGGAGGAAGCTGACCTCACCGTCCCCCGCGACCGTGACGTGACCTACTCGAACCTGTCGAACCGCGGGCGAGCCCGTTTCGAGAACCGGGTGATGCCATCGTTGGAGTTCGACTCCGATGTGGTGTTCCTCGGCATCGAGCCCGGCACCGAGAACCGCCTGTGGGGGACCCGCACCAACGACGAAGCGATCGCCGCCGAAGCCGACCTGTACCTGCGCGTCAACTTCGGTGGCGTCGACCAGACCGACACCGACCGCGACCGCGCCACGGCGGTCGCTGCCAAGGGGGACTGATGGCCCTTCATCGACTCCCCCTCTCCGGGTTCTCCGCGAACGTCATGGATTTCACCCGTGACAAATCTCGCTGGGACCTCAACCCTCCGTACCAGCGGGGCAGCGTGTGGAACGACGACCAGCGCCGCATGCTCATCCACTCGTTGATGATCGGCCTCCCCATCGGAGCCATCACCCTCTCCCTCCGCGACGCCGAGAACCCGCACCCGGACCCGAACGTGCAAGGCGTCGTGGTGGACGGCAAGCAGCGCATCACCACGCTCCGAGCGTTCCACGACAACGAGTTCACCGTCCCGGCACGCTGGTTCGAGAACGACCCCACCTACAACGAGGGCGGCATCTATCTGCCCGACGGGGTCGACCTCGACGGCATGGTCCACTACCGGGACCTCACCGACCTCGGGCAACGCCTCTGGTTCCGGTCCTGCACCGTCACCGTCGTCGAAGCCGTCGGCCTCGACACCGCCGCCGAAGCCGACCTGTACCTCGCGATCAACTTCGCTGGGGTCGCACAGACCGACGACGACTACGCCCGCGCCGCAGCGATCGCCAACGGAGCACCGACGTGACCACCCGACTCACCCGAGCCGAAACCGACGCGGTCATCACCGCGCTCAACCAGGTGCTCGCCGGGGAAGTGGTCGACGGCTACACCGAATCCGAATCCGAACAGGTGACGGCCCTCATGTTGAGCGCTCTCGCCAAACTCATGACAAGGCAAGGAACCCGATGACCATGGGTATCACCAGCAACCCGTACACGGGGGACCGGCCCCTCTACCGGGACCGACTCGCCGAACTCCGCGGCGTGGTCGAACCACAGACCCGCGACGAGACGTTCGGGCACCACGACGTCGTCGGCGTGTCCGCCGCTGACGTTCTCGCGCTCATCAACGAAGCGGACCACATGCGGAAGGTGCTCACCTACTGCGCCGAATGCGTCGGCGTCCAGACGCTCGACATGAAGAACCTCGCGAACTACCGGCGCGAATCGCTCGAAGCGATCATCGCAGCGATGTTGAACGTCGCCGACGACCCGCACTCGACCACCCTCCCCTACCGTGGCAACCGACTCGGGTATGACCCGTTCGACACCAGCGTCGTCCGTGACCGACTCGCAGCAGACGCGTACCGTCCGTGACCGCCGCCTTTCCGCCGACAGCGTCGGACATCAACCGGTTGTGGCAACGTCGTGTCGACGAAGGCGCCACCGAAGAGATCAAGACGGCGCTCACCGACGCAGCCTACAGAATCCACTCGCGACGAAGCCGAGCCGACGTCGCCGCGTTGCTCGATCAACTCGATGGGTCGACCCGCGAAGCCGCCTGCTGGTGGGAGGTCATTTGCGGGTGGCCGTACGGGTTCCCCCCGCAGCCGGTACTCACCCCCGCCCACCTCTACCCGCTCTCACCCCCACAGGAGGATTGATGTTCGTCCACGTCCGCGACGTTCCCGTCCGCCGCTACCGCGGCCTCGACCCTGACCTCGACCCGGTCCGCACGTTCGAAGCGGTCACTGTCGGGGTCGAACCGACCCGCGACCACCACACGGTCGCCGTGTACGAGGTCGACGCCGCCCGCGACACCCGACACGCCCTCGCGTGTGTCATCGCCTGGCTCGAACAGGAACAGCCCGCACCGCGACGGCGAAGTCGTCGTCCGCCTCCCCTAGCAACGTGTTGACGTGACACCAACAACCGGGTAGGGTGTTGGGCATGGACAACGACATCACCACCGAGCGGGCAGCGCAGGTCGCCCACGACGAGCACCTGCTCGAACTGCTCCGCGAATCCCACGCCGCGCACCACAAGGTTGGATTGGCCGCCGGGAACCTGTGGTCGCTCACCGGCGCCAAGGTGAGCCGCAACGGCTACCGCACCCACCCCGACGGCAGCCTCTACTCCCTCGTCCAGATGCTCGACCACGTCCGGGCCATGGCAGCAGGGAACGTCCCGAAGCCGCCGACCCACACCTACTGGGACGTCCCGCAGATGGTCGCCGACTACGACACCGCCCGCGACGCCGCCGCCGAGATCGACGGCCTCATCGTTGACCACGAGCAGAACTACACCGGCTGGAACCGCTACTTCCTCGTCGTGTCGTCGGCCGGGCACGTCCACCGGACCCGCAGTTGCCAGACGTGCCGACCGTCCACCCTGTTCGCCCCGCTCCCCCACCTGTCCGGCCTCGACGACACCGCCGCCGTTGCTCTCCTCGGTGAGACGCTGTGCACCGTCTGTTTCCCCGCAGCACCCGTCACCGGGTCGCCCCTCAAGTTCCCGAAGGCCCAAGCGGAACGGCTGCTCAACGACGGCGAAGAGGCGTTCCTCGCCGCTCTCGCAGCCGCCCGGGACCGGCAGGCGCAGGCCGCCGCCGAACGCTGCCCCGGTTCCGGGACCCTCGACCACGACCGCTCCGGCATCCACTACTACTCGAAGCGAGCGAAGTGCGATCACTGCGGTCAGGTCATCTCTGTCACCTCGACGCTCAAGCTCCGCCAGCACAAGGGGGCGAACCCATGACCGCCACGATCCCGCCGACCCGTGCAGAGGCGGCACGAGACGCTGCGCTCGAAGCGATCGCGACGCTCAACACGATCCAAGGTGACATCGTCGACTACTACATGGACGGTCGAACGATGGTGTTCCGCTTCGACGGCCGGAACGGCATGAACGGGCACGGCCCATGGTCGGCTCGGCGGCCGCTCGGCTCTCGCGCCGACATCATCTACGAGTGGGACCACGGCGGTGACGTCGGCGCAACCGACCCCACCGACCATCTCACCAGCAGCCACATGGCGGTCATCGCCGACGCGTTCGTGAAGGCGAACCGGTGGATGTACGCCGTTATGGACGCCGCCGTCCGGGAGGCGTGCCAGTCATGACAGCGACCCTCAAGGTGACGGTGTCCGGCAAGACCTACGACGCCTGCCTCGACGACAAGGTGTCGTCCGTGCCCCGCGAGATCGGCCTCGACAAGGTCCCCTCGACGTGGGCGAAGATCGGCCGCGGCTACCAGGTCACCTGGGCAGCGATGCCGGTCGCCGTCGCCGAAGCGCTTCACGATCATCTCGTCACTGTCGGCGAAGGGTTCGCCGCGGGCGACGACCCCGACACCCGAGCCGAGGGCCGAGCGATCCTCAAGGACGCCCGCCGTCTCGGCGCCCGCATCACGGAGGCAACGACATGACGACTGTCATCGACCGCGACTCGACCGCGACGATCACCGCCCCCGGAATCGTCGACGACGTCATCCACGTCGGCACCGGCGACCGAGTCGTCCACTTCCACCCGCTCTCCGACGACCTGTTCGAGGAGCAGCACCTCACCGTGTTCGCCGTCGCGAGCCCCCGCCAGATCATCTGCTGGGCTTCTGACTCTGCCCCCACCCTGGTCCGTGTCGCCGCCGCTGACGTCGCCGGAGTCATCGACCGCCGCACCCACCCCGAAGCCCCAAGGACGACCTGACCATGACCGACCCCATCCGCTACTACAGCAACTCCCACGCTGTCGAGGCGATCCAACTCACCGAAGGCGACGCCATGAAGGTGTGGGATGCCGTCGCCGTGTTCCTCGGTAGTGACGTCCACCCGGACACGGGACGCGGTGAGGATTTCACGATGCGCCGCCCGCGAGCCGGGAAGCGGGGCTGCGTCGAGGTCATCATCCACCAAGTCGGCAACCCGTCGAACAACGGTTACGCCGAGTTCGGCGACTGGCTCGTCCGCCTCCCCACCGGCAACGTCATCGCCGTGACCGACCACCGACATCACGGTGATCCTCGTCGACCAGGTCGAAGCGTCGATCGTCAAGGCGCTCGCCACCCTCGCCGACATCTACGGCGACGACCCCGACCAGGTCGCACGCCAGCGGGCGAGCTTCACCGACATGGTCCGCACCGCCGCCCGCGTGCGCCTCGCAGGTGTGTCATGACCGCGGCCGACGACCAGTACCCGTTCGACCCTGACCGGGTGACGTGGCCCCCCGACTACCGGGTGATCCCGGTCGGTTCCCATCATCGACCCGATGAGACACCCGCAGCGGTCGGCATCATGTATGTCGACGGCCCCGTCCGCCCCGACGCGTCGATCCCCCCGCAACGCGACCACCGCGGCAGAGTCGTCGTTGGCTACAACTGCCTCGGGACCGGGTGGCTCGTCGGCGCGAACTGTCGGACCGCCGAACAGTTCGCGGTGGTCGGCTCAGCAGCGATCCTCACCGACATGGTCCACGAGGTCATGGAAACGGTCCGGGTCGACGGCCACCGAGTGTTCGACCCGCACCCGGGCGACGGCGCAGAGGAGCAGTGGTCGTGGCTGCACCGCCGCATCGAACGGTTGCTCCGCGACTACCGCCGCGAGTTCCCCACCCCCACCAGAACGGTGACATAGATGGCCTACCACCTTGAACACGTCGAAAGGCTCGCCGACCGCTGGCAGTCCGTCGCCGAACCGATGCTCCGCGCCGACCATTGCATCTACGCGGCCCGTGTCCTGACCGACCTGCTGCTCTCGGACAGCGACCCGCTCGTGCTCGTGATGGACGCCGTCGCCGAGAACCGGCTCGCCCACCAGATCGGCACCACCGACCGGAACGGCAACCTCAAGCCGGGCACCTGGACTGTCGGTGTCCAGTCGACCGACAAGGTCCAACACGGCGGCTACCGCGGCCATCTCGTCGTCCTCGCCAAGGTCGCGCTCCCCGACGGCAGCGAAGGCGCCCGCCTGCTCGACATGTCCGCCCCGCAGTTCGACCGTCCCGCCCACGGCATCCGAGTCCGCCGCCCCCTCGTCATCGACCCCGCCGCCACGGGGGAGCCGTCACGGATACTGCCAGGGTTCGCGTTCGACTTGACCGCCCTCAACGCCGGGGTCGGCTGGATGAACTACGCAATCCAGAAGCACCCCGACGACTACCGGCACGCGGCGAACTGGCGGAACCCCGTAGGGATCGAACGGTTCCACGAACTGTGGGACACCATCGCCTCCGAACCGTTGACGCCCCGTCAACACACCGGGTAGGGTCGGACGCTATGGTCAACGACAACGAGGAAGGTTCCATGAACATCCCCGACATCGACGACATGATCCCCCTCACCGGCGCAGACCTGATCGAGTACGAACGTCTCCGACAGCGAGCCGTCGAGGGCTGGACTTCCGAACACGACGCCGAGCACGTTCAAGGTGAACTGGTCGACGCCGCCATCGACTACGCCCGGTTCGCTGCGATCCTGCTTCGCGACCCGACAGCCTCGGAGGTCAGCGAGTTCATCGCCGGGCCGTCCGACAACTGGCCGTGGCACCCCGACTGGTGGAAGCCGTCCCCTGACGACCCGGTCCGCAACCTGGTCAAGGCAGGCGCCCTGATCGCCGCCGAGATCGACCGCATCCTCGCGGCAGCGCAGAACGATGCCTGACCAGCCCGGATGGGTGATCGACGTCCTGTCGATCGGCCGTGGCGACATGCGCCTGTCGTTCACGGGCGACACCCCGGAGGAACGCGGCAAGGCCGAGCAGGTCATCGGCGACATGCTCCGCGCCGGATACTCGATCTTCGTCGAGACGGACAGCGGCCTCCGCCGCGTCAAGAAGTACAACCCGAAGCGGCAGACGTACATCATCGTCGACACCCCGTCACCGACCGCGGCCCAACCGGAGAAGGAACTCCCCGCACAGGGAACCCGGTCCCGTGCCGTCGGCGCCACCGCAGGTGGATGACCGATGCCTGAGGAATCGAGGTGTTTCTCGATCTTCGCGTCATCGGCGCAGAGTTCGGGACGGTCCCCGATGGCTGACGACGACATCGCCGCACGCTGGGATGCTCTTGCCGTGCGGGCCTTGGGCACATGCGAGAGCCCGGCCGCGCTTGCGGAGGTGGCGGGCCTGCCGGAATCAGAGGTCGAGGAACAACTCGGAAAGCGCCGCATCGAGGTGTGTGAGGGGTGCGGATGGTGGTTCGAGGACCACGGCGGCCCTGGTGACCCGTTGCTCTGCGAGGACTGCCGTGCCTGACGACGACGACATCACCGCACGCCTGCGGGTCCTCGCCGAGCAGATGGGCTGGCAGGACGACTCCGATGTGCTCCTGGTCCGTGAAGCCGCCGACCGCATCGAGCAACTGGCAGCCCGCTACGAGGAGTGCGTAACGGACGCCCGCCGCATGTCCTGGCGGCTCGACGCCATGGATGACGCTGCGGAAGAACGGGACCGCTTGCGCGCCGACATCGCCCGCCTCACCCGCCAGGTCGCGTTCGACCCGGTCTACGCCCGGCTCTCCGCCGCGGGCGTCGCGATCGAGGACAGCGGGAAGCTGCCCGAGGGATGGCGACGGACGATTCGAGACGGGATGCTCCGCTACGCCTGGGCCGACGGCAGCGCGCTGGCCGTGTCCTATTACGTCAAGCCCGCATTCCAGGCGTGCTTCTCCTCTGGGGCGCAGTTCGGCGTGGTCGAGGCCGACGACCCGGTGGAGGCTGCTGTCGCGGCCATCGCCGCCGCCACGGAGGGCGCGTGATAGACAAGCGCGCTGAATGGGTGGCCCGTCACGGCTGCTACGAGACTCCCGGTCGGCGTCTCGGCGACGATGACTTTGAGCGGTGCGTCGTGGCGATCTGTTCGATCGGCGCCCCGTACAACATCGGTGGGTCGACGGGGAGTAGATGGCGCATCACGCCGTGGCATGTGTCGGTGCGGATGCCGCGCAAGCCGCTCGCTTCACACGACATGAACGAGTTGACCCGGCTCGTGATCGCGGCTCACAGGCACCTTGTCCGCATCCAGGTCGAAGGCGCTCCGGGTGGACCCGGTGGGGCAGCGACGCTGGTGTCGGCGTGGCCGCGAAGCGCCGACGGTGACGCCGTGTTCGAACGCCACCCCACACTCGACGACCTCGTCGCAGCCATCGCCGCCACCACAGAGGGGGCGACGGGTGACTGACGTGTCCGACTCGTTCTCCATGCCCGACTTCCGGGACGTCCTCACCGCGGTCGCCGAGTACCGCGGCGACTACCAGGGCATCCCGGTCCCGCTCGGTGACGACACCCCGCTGATCCTTCATTCGCGTCATCCGCTCGCCGACGTCTACGACTACACCCACTGGGCGCCCGCAGCAGACTCCGACCCCGACCCCGACGATAACGACGACGACGGCGAGACGTTCTCGTTCGTGTGCTCGGGCGTGAACGACACCGAACGGGTCGTGAACCACTGGTGGGACGGCCGCCGCAACCGGTTCGTGTACGTCGTGGACACCGACGGCTGCCGCTACGCGTTGACCGACACCGTCTCTCCTGACCGGTCGATGGAACGCCTCAACCTGTGGCTCACCACGCTCGGAGCGATGGACGCGTGGCGTCCCGAAGCGGAACACACCGCCCGCGCGGCGCTCCGCGAACTCCTCACCGAACGCCAGTGGAACCAGTACGACCTCACCGGCTCGTTCCTCGAAACGTCGCCCCGGTCGCGGGTCACCTACCTGCTCCGCCGACTCCGCCCCACCGTCGCGATGACGCCCCGCGCCCGCTACACCGGCGCCGAGAACTACATGCGCGTCCTCGCCGTCCTCTGCCTTCACCCGACCGGCTACTACGGCGGGACGTGGGCCGGGAGCCTGACCCCGTCCGATGACGTCATGGCGCACCTGTTGATGATCCGCGGCGACGAGGCCCGCTACTGGGGCAAAGCGAACCAGCACCGCCCCCACGAACCCGAGGCAGGAATCTGATGCCCGACGACCCGATGCTCCTCTACTGCGGACCCCGCGAGGACAAGCCGCCGCTCGGTGAACTCGGCCCCGCCGTATCGCCCCTCTACCACGTCGGGACCGAAGAGACGGAAGAGACGGACTGGCTGAGAATCGTCGCGCTGAGCGGCGACAGCCTCAACGAATACCGCAGGGTAGTGATCTGCCGTCAATCCGCGGTCGTCGCGGTCCAAGCCGCGCGGTACCACTCGGACCGATGCCTACTCACCATCGCCCACGTCGGCGACTTCGTCGTCGAAGCATCCGTCGAGGAAGTCGGTTGGGTGCTCGGCTTCCCGCTCCCCACCGAACCGTACGGGGCAAGCAGCCCCGGCGGTCCTCTCGGATGGACGACCAGTGGTCCTGGGTGACAAGACCGAATCCCGAATCCGGAGCGAGGGCCAAGAATGCGCCTGCGGCGCGTGGATCGTCCAGGTCGACGGCGTGTGGATGCACACGAGCCGATCTGGTGTCGTGCAATGGCGGCTGTGCGATGGCCGCGACGCCGACCGTGTCGCCAGACCTCTCGTAGGAGTCGTGTGATGGGAGACAAGACGGGGATCGAGTGGACCGAGGCGACGTGGAACCCGGTGACCGGCTGCGATCGCATCTCGCCCGGCTGCGAAAATTGCCTCGACCCGGCGACGCCCGTTCTGATGGCCGACATGCGGTGGAAGCCGATCGGGAAGGTGGAGGTCGGCGACCTTCTTGTGTCGTTCACGGAGGCCCCGTCCGTCGGCCAGAACCGGGTGTACGAGACAGCCGCCGTCGAACATGTGTGGACTACGCGAGCGGAGGCGGTAGAACTAACGGTCGGGGACCGCTCGATCATCGCGAGCGCCGACCACCGGTTCCTTGCTCCCACCCGACCCTCCTGGCGGACGGCGGACTCGCTTGGCCTCGATTCCCTGATCGTTGACATCGGTATGCCCGGATGGGTCCCCAACGTCGACACCGAGGCGTACCGGGCCGGTTACGTCGCCGGGGTTATCGGCGGCGACGGGACCATGCGAATCGACGGGTCAGGCAAAGGCGGGACCAAACAGTCGTACATGAGGGTCGCCGACCCCGAAACGGACATGCCGCTGCTGGAACGGTTCGCGGCTTCGCTCGTGGCTCTGGGCTGCTCCAACATCGCGATCCGCCCGTTCGACCAAGGGCCAGGCAGCAGTGGCTTCGCTCCCAAGAGTGGCGTCAGAGCGCCGATGGCGAAGGTCGAAACTCGGCGGATGGACAACTTGTTGCTGATCGCCGACCAGTGCCTCCCCGAGCGCGACGACCCCAACTGGGCGGCCGGGTTCCTCGCCGGGTTCCTCGACACCGACGGCAGCTACAGCGGAGGAAACCTGAGGTTCAACCAGTCGAAGGACAACGACCTCCTCGACGTGACCGTCAGGTGTATCGACCGGCTGGGGTTCAAGGCGACACGGGAGGACTTCCGCAGCGCCGAAGGCCGAAGCGTTCGACTGGCCGGAGACGTCACCGACAAGGTCAGGTTCCTGTCGTGCATCCAGCCAGCGTTGACACGCAAGGCCGCCGACTTCTATGGCCGCCGCTTCCCAAAGGCGGCAAGCCCCGTGGATGGTGTGCGCCGACTCGGGGTGCGCGACCTAGTCGACATCCAGACATCAACTGGCACCTTCATCGCTGCCGGGCTGGCAACACACAACTGCTACGCGCTGGCGTTGGCGAAGCGGTTGAAGGCGATGGGATCGGCCCGCTACCAGACCGACGGCGACCCGCGGACGTCCGGCCCCGGATTCGGTGTCGCGACCCACGCTGACGCGCTCGATCAGCCGCTCCGCTGGAAGCGCCCGCGTCGCATCTTCGTGAACTCGATGTCGGACCTGTTCCACGATCAGGTGACCGTCGACTTCGTCGTGGAGGTGTTCGCGGTGATGGCGCTCGCGTCGCAGCACACGTTCCAGGTGCTCACCAAGCGGCCGCAGCGGATGGCGAAGGTCGTAGGCGATCCCGGGTTCCGCGAGAAGGTCGAAGCTCGGATCGGCGAGTACCCGATCGGCCAGCAGATGAACGCCGCCTGCGCGTGGCCGCTCCCGAACGTGTGGTTGGGGACGTCGATCGAGTCGGACCGGTACACGTTCCGCGCTGACCATCTGCGCGCCACCCCGGCCGCCGTGCGTTTCCTGTCGTGCGAACCGCTCCTCGGTCCGCTCCCATCGCTCGACCTCACCGGCATCGACCAGGTCATCGTCGGTGGCGAGTCCGGCCCCGGCGCACGCCCCATGCACCCCGACTGGGTACGTGACCTCCGCGACCGCTGCCAGGCCGCCACCGTGCCATGCCCCAACGACACGGACGGCGACGGCGACTGCTGGGTGTGCGCTCGACCGTCGCAACACGTCACGCAGGTCGGCCGTCACCCGCAGCCCGTCCCGTTCTTCTTCAAGCAGTGGGGCGCGTGGGTGCCCGTCCCGTTCGACGATGACGCGCCGGATCAGGCCCCTGCGGGTCGGTGGCTCAACGCCGACGGCGGACACGGGTTCCACGGCCGTGACGTCGTCCGGGTCGCCAACGTCGGAAAGAGGGCCGCAGGCCGCGAGTTGGACGGCCGCACCTGGGACGAGACGCCGTGAGGAAGTACCTCGTCACGATCGCCGACGACGACGGCCCAACCGTGGTCCTCCACGAGAGCCGCGACCGGCACCTCGCACAGACCGTGTTCGACATGCTCGTCAAGATGGTCACCGCCCCGGGGAACAAACGGGAAGGCGACGCCGTCGACCTGCGCATCACCACCAGGTTCACGACAGTCGCCCGCTACCACCGGGAAGCGACCCGATGATCCGCCCGACGTGCGCCCGGTGCGGCACCGAGTTGACCGAGTTCGGCGCGATCGCGTTCTCCCCGCCCACCCACCACGGCGGCAGCGACCACGTCGAGAAGTTCCATCTATGTGCTGACAGGTGCTGGCCGGGTTTCCTCGCATGGATGGACCACTGGACAAGCCGGGGATTCATCCAGCAAGCAGGGTTCTGGGTGTACGACCCCGGCGACTACACCCCGGGAGTGATCGCGAAACCAGACAGCGACGGCTGGTGCTGCGAAGTGTGGGCTGCCTCCGGCGCCGCCCCCATCGAGAGCTACCACTGCGCATCCGAGATCGAAGCCCGCACCTGGTGCTACGCCAAAGTCGACGCCATCTCACAGGAGAACCATGACCGCCCGGAATCATCGCCGTGACATCGCCCGCCGCGAACGCCGCCGGAATCGCCGGTGGGGCAAGGGAGGAACGATCGTCACGCTCGGCCCATACAAACTCGACCCCGCGCCCGACCGGCTGCTACTCGGCGGACCCCGCCCCAGCCACCTGCGACGCATCCACAACCGGCAGGCCCGCATCCGACGCTCACGGCAACGCTCGAACCGATGACCGACTGGCCCTATCGGATCGTCGGGTCGCCGTGGCCGGAACGCGAAGGGCTCCGCTGCCAGATCATCCCGCAACTCGACCCCACCTACCCGTGGGTCGGGCTTGGCCCCAACGAAGTCGTCGTTCTCGTAGAGAACGACCCCCACGCCGCCACCCTGTGCTTCGGCATCGCCCGCGACCCGAGGTGGACATGCGTACTCGACCGATCCTGTCTCGCCGCTGCCGCCGGTTCCTCGACCGAGCGTTCGACATCGTCACGTGGCTGATCGTGGCGGCAGCCGTCGCAGCCAACGGCTACTGCGCGTGGATCGCACTCACCCGCTAACAGGAGGCACAGGTGCCCGACATCTCCACAGGAAAGGCCAACCCCCAGTGACGTCCGCAGTCAACCTCGAAGCCGAACACGACGCGTTCATCGACGCCCTCAACGGCTACGCCAACAGCCCGTTCTTCTCGTACCGCGAATGGCTCGCGGCGTGCCCGTCGCTCGTCCAACTCATCGACCGTCTCACCCCGTTCCTCGCCGCCGCCGAAGTCCTCGCTCCCGTCGCGAAGCGAGCCCGCTGGAACGTCGCAGTAGGGCGCGAGCCCCACCTCGTCATCTGCACCCACCGCTCCACCAACGACCAGTTCCATCTCTACTACAACCCCGACGGCGACCCCGACAACCGGTGGACGTGGACCGTGAAGCGGCCAGGGCAACGAACCTCAGCGAAGCGGGACGCGGCGACCGCACGCCAAGCGTTCCGCGACGCCCGCCGCTGCCTGTACGGAGAGTGACCGTGGACGACGACGCCAGCTACACGTTCACCGTCACCATCCCCGCTGACGGCCGCACCGTCGACGACGTCACCGCGGCGCTCGCCGCCGCAGTCGCACCACTCGGGCCGTCAGTCGACTACCTCGACCCCTCCATGTTCGCGACCATGCGCGACTTCACCGGCCGCACCCCCGACGACTACCAGCAGTTCGACCAATCCACCGGTCCCGTCATCGGCGCCACCATGATCGTCGACGCACGCGCCGGTGACGTCGTCGAGATCGACCTCAACTCTGCGCAAGTCCACCATCACGGCTGGTACCTCCCCACCGAAGTCGAGGACCCCAGCGGGGAACGGTTCGACGACACCGCAGCGATCCTCGAAGCACGCGGCGCCAGCGTCGAGAACCGCGCACCCGCCCCCGGTGTCGACCCCGACACCGTGATCGTCCTCCCGAACGGCGACACCGCCCGCCTCGGAGACTGGGTTGTCGACAACCGTCGAACCGGCACCCTCGAAGTCCGCTCCACCGACCTGCGCCCCCTCCCCCCGCAACGCGTCCTCGACGACAACCTCCGCGCCTGGCTTGTCGACGCCTACGCCACCGAGGTGAAACCGGTCGACGACACCGCCACGATCCTCACCGGGTTCCTGGCGTTCCTCCAACGCGAAGGCGTCGCCCGACCGTTCTCCACCGAAGCCCTCCTCCTCGGCACCGGTGGCATCATCCAGGAAGGCTCGACGATCGACTTCTCCGTGTCGCCACCCCACTGGTACACGTCGTTGATGGCACGCATCTTCGGCGACATGCTCGCCGAGTCCGACGCCGCCATCAACTATGTCGAGCAAACCTATCGGGCGTCGTGGACGCGGCCGGACGGCACCGAGGAACCCCGCGAGTACAAGGTCATCATCTGTCGACCGAACCGGCCGTCGCCGCACCAGCTACGACGCGAAGCCGAAGCAGCGGTGCAAGCTCTCGTCGCCACCGGCGACATGCTCGCGTCGTGTGTCGGAGAGTCCGATGAACTCGACCAGTGGAACGCTCTCGCGGCCGAGCACCGGCCGCCGTCGACGACGCCCCCCGATTTCGGGGCAGGTCCACGCCGATCCGGGTACGAATGGGCTCGAACCGCTGGCGCCGCCCTGAACGTCGAAGGCTGGGCGACCGAGTTCACCATCGGCCGCACCACCTTCCACCCGGCCAGCCCTCACGCCCCAGTCACGGAAGCCGAGTACCAGGCCCGCACCACCTTCGAAGCCGCCTGGTCGACGCTCCCCGCCTGGCTCAAGGCGGCACGGTTCACGACCGAAGCCGTCGCGGTCCTCTCGAACTCGCTCGCACCCCTAGGTGTCGACGCGCTCATCCGGAACGTCCGCACCCGAGGCGGGTCACGGTTCGATGGGTGGGTCGACGACGACAGCGCCGACGCCGCGAAGTGGATCGCTGACGGCCCGTTCGAGTTCGACGACGGCGAGCGGCCGGGGTGGCGGCTCAGCCCCGGCGTTGGCAGCGGGCACGGCGGGCGCGGTCCTCGACCCGATGCCGCACCATCGTCACCGTGATCGGAGACGGGGCGTTCACTCCGGCCCGCCCAGCGAGGTCAGCCCACTCGACGTCGACCTCCCACGCGGCGATCACCTCAGCGGCGCACACGGGGTCACCGCCGCACGCGGCGATCGCAGCGTCCGTCAACGTGTTCGCTTTCCGGACTCGCGCCGCGTAGAGGAACCGCCCTCGTTCGGTTCGCCGGTGGCTCATCGGTGCCATACGCACCTCCTACCCCACCACGTCTCGTGTTACCCAACATAACCCTTTCCGGGTGGTGCTCCCCGATGAACCCTCACAGGAGCGGTAGATGGCGAAGTGGATCGAGTTCGTCGAAACGACTCCGGCCCCTAAGACGAAACGGTGGGACGTGATCCCCACTGACGGCGGCCCGCCCCCTCGGCCAGGTCCGTTGGTTCGGGAGGTGGCGTACCCCCGGCGTCTATCCTCCGACACCAGCGCCGCCTGAGATAGGCGGCCACACACATAGAAGGAGGGCGAGATGCCCCGAGAACACGTCATGGCCGACGACGGCCGCATCAACGTCGCGTGGGACAAGGGCGAGGTGTCCATCGGCGTCGGCAACCCCGACGACGGACCCGCTCTGATCCGACAGTGGCTCGGCAACGACCAGACACTCACCGAGGTCGGCCGGTTCATCCGCGACATCGGCCACGCCGCGCTCGTCGAGCAAGCCATCATCGACGAGGTCGTCGCTCTCCGCGAGTCGATGCCTTCGCCCGCAGAGAGAGCGCCCGGTGAGAGGCCGCGCGGTGGGTTCACCACCGCATCCGACTACAAGACGTGGCTCGCCGCGTCCGGGTTCACCGTCGGTCAAGCCGCGTTCCGGAACGCCGTCATCAAGATCATGGAACTGTCCGAGGACTCGTCCGAAGATCAGAGGTGGATCGACCGGGCGTACGGCGAAGCGCTCGTCGCGTTCCTCGAACAGCCTGGCCGTCTCTACTACCGGGACCAGTGGGCGAACCTGTCGGACCGCCAGTCGGTCCAGGCGTTGCTCCGCCTCCTCAAGAAGGCCCGCAACCGCGTGTGGGGCGCCGACGAATAGTCGTGGACACGGCCGGGACGGTGGGCGTATCGTTCCGGCCGTGATCCGTTCGTCGCTGTCATCGAGTTCCCCCGAGGGGTCGAGCTAGACGGCGACGTCACGCGCGACCCCGCAAGTTCTCGGAGGGGTCGCTACGGCTGGCAAGGCAGCCCGGTTGCTACCCGGGTGTGGGCTCTGTGGAGTTCACTGCGAGTTCGATCCTCGCCCCCTCCGCCTGGATGGATAAGCCGAGTGATGGACTACCGGCCGCCGTCTCGAAAACGGTTGGGGCGTTCGCAGCGTCCGTGTGGGTTCGAGCCCCACTCCATCCGCCCTCAGAGTCCAGGGTGTCGCGGTAGAGGACCCGGAAGGCGCGCACACTGTGCGGCCCGTTCGAGAACGGGAGCAGGATGCGCAGGTCGTCGGGGACGCCTCGAACGAACCGGTCCTCGGGTGTCGGCCGGTACAGGCCGCCATGGTCGTACCACCGCGGGTCCCAATCGAGATCGAGTCGAGCGCCCTTGTCTTTCTGGCACTTCCGGCATGCCAGCACCTTGTTGAGCCGCCCGGCAGGGATCGGGGCGAGGCCAGCACGGAACACGGCGCGAGGGACGACGTGGTCGAACGTCAGCGACGTGGCGTCTCGTCGGCAGTAGTAGCAGCCCGGACCGTCACGGTCGATGTAGTGGACGTGGCGGTCATTGACGACGATCCGTCCCCGCTGGTGAGGCCCGGGTTCGTCCGGTTCGCAATCCCGGCAGATGCCGTTCACCAGCAGCGAATGCTCGCATCCCATCTCACACCGTCACTGCTGCCGGGTGCCGCTGGTAGTAGACGACCTCGACCTCTTCGAAGTTCACCTGGACTGTCTCCTGCCCGAACCGGTCACCGAGCCGCTGAACGACGTCCAGGACCGCGGCACGCCACGCCTCCTGGTCGTCACCCCAGTGAGGGTTCAACGTTCCGGTCAACGTCACCACCTGTTCCGCCCGTTGACCGTCACCCTCGATCTGGTAGCCGACCGTCGCCACCTGCACGACCACTGACGGCGGGTACACACGGAACGTCGCGGCGGACTCGGCGGCGGCCTCGTTCCACTCCTCCGCCACGATCCCCTCCGTCCACCATGGATCGCGTCGCATGCTCTCGCCCGCACCACCCGGGTAGCCGGGGACGATCCCGAGGGCCGCGTAGAACCGGAGCGACTGCTTCTTGCATGCCTGCTTGTACGCCATGACGGGTGACCATACGCGAGAGAGCCCCCGGTTGGGCGGGAGTCCACCAGGGGCTCTGAATCTCGCCTTCGGGCTCCAAGACGGCAGTATCAACCCCCCCCCCGGAACCCTTCGGATCAGTAGGCGTTGGCGGCAGCCTGCGCCGCGGCCTCCACCGGCAGAGCCATGTCGTAGTCCAAGTCCTCGTCGTCAGCGAGGAACACCGCCACGGCGTCGTCGATCAAGTCCGGATAGAACCCGTCGAGCCCGGCGATCAGGTGAACCTGCTCCATGTAGGGCAGGTCGGTGAACCGGGTGTCGGGATGCTCGGCCCGCCACGCCGCACCGACAGCGTCCCAGTCCTTCCCGCGGGCCGCCGCGGCTGCACAGTCCGCCATGAAGGCGTCCCACCGGGCTTGCATCAGCGTGTCGTTGTCCATGTCCACACCCTACACGACTGTTGTGGTCACGTCAACACGAACCATGGTCATGTCTCGATTAGACCTCTGTCAGGAACACGCCGACGAACTCAACCCCGTCGACACCGGCGACCTCGACGAGTAGAGTTCTCTGCCGTGACCCGACGCTTGTATCGCCGCCGCCTACTTCCGTAGGGACCGGAGCGCACGAGCATTCAGCCGCGCCTTCCGGTCCCGGAACCGGGGAGCGCGCCACCGTTCGGAGAGGTGGGGCAGCCTGTAAAGCTGGCAGACACGCCGTGAGTAAACTCGCCATCCCAATGCACAATCCGTTCGATGTGGCGATCACAAAGGTTTACGGTCCGTACGTTGTGCGTCCGGGCGGCAGCCGACCACGACGGCAGGTCGTCATCCACTTGGCAAACGGTCGCAGGACCAGCATGTCCTACGCCCGCTGGCAGATGACACAGCATCTCGGGCGAACGCTGGCCCCCGACGAGCACGTCGACCACGTCAACGATGACCCGATGGACGATCGGATCGACAACTATCAGTTGTTGACCCCAGCGGAGAACAACAGAAAGACCAATCTCGGCAAGGCGAGCCCGTTCAGGGGGATCGACAAGGGGTTCGCCCACGGCACGATGTACGCGTGGCAGAAGCGGCGCTGCTGCTGCGACATCTGTAGCCGGGCGAAGCGAGAGTGGAATGACAAGCGAAACGCCAGTCGACGCCGGAAGGCGTGAGGGTTCGACTCCCTCCACCCGCACAACAATGTTGACGTGACCACAACAAGCCGGGTACAGTGTGCGCCATGGACAACGACACCGTCACCTTCACCGCTGTCGAGCCATCGTCGTGGGCGATCGCCGCTGGCGACAAGACCCACTACCGAAGGACCCACGGATGAGCAGACTCCCCGACCTCGCCGAGCCGTTCGAGTACCAGTGGGCGGCCCGACCGGCGCGCGGCCAGTCCGCCCGACGCGTCATCCACGTCTCCCGACCCGTTCCGCGGTGGCCCGACGATCGGTTCCCGCCGCTCGTTCCGCTCTGCGGCACCGCCTCCCGACTCGCGACCATCGCTGACGACTGGCTCCACACGGTCGACCCCGAACGGCTCTGCCCGCGATGCGCCAAGAAGCTCGCACAGGAGGCGACGGCATGACCATCACCCTCATCGACCGGTTCCGGTGCGCGACGTGCGGCGCGGGCGGTCACCGGATGGACTTCATGGGCGACCAGATGCACTGCTCGGCGTGCGGCGACGAGTTCTCCCTCGACGAAGCCGACGGCCTCGCCCCGCCGTCCGTCACCGCGACGACGCTCACGGTCGGCGTCGGCGACCTCGTCACCTACCTCCCGCGCCGCGGCCTCAGCGACCCGGAACCGGTCCCCGTCGCGAAGGTGAACCGGCGCACCGTCGTCGTCTACTCGCCCCGCTGGGGTCGCCTCATGCTCGACCCGAAGCGCATCACGTCGGCGGTCGAACCGTGACCGCCGACAACGCTGAGCCGTCCGTCGCCGATCTGGTCGCTGACCTCGAACGCTTGACCGCCGAAGCGGCAGACCTGGCCGACCAGGAGCACAGCACCGCGCTCGTGCACGTCACCAGCGATCCCGCGGTCGTGAAGGCACGCATGGCGGAAGTCCATTCCCTCGTGCGCCGCAAGCAGTCCGAAGTCGCCGCCGCGCAGCAGGCGCTCCGCGCTCGTCTCGACGCCGAGATGGCCCGTGCCAACCAGGTGCTCGAACCGCTCAAGAAGATGGTCGCCCGAATGCAGGAAGGCATCTGGACGATCAACCTGTACCTGGGCCGTGACGAAAGCATCGTCCGCCTCACCGAAGGCGACCCGGCCCCCGCCGACACCCCCATCACGATCCGCCAGATGACCCTCGCGATGGATGAGGAATCCCGGATCGCAGCCGAGGTCGGCGGCATCGACATCAACGACCTCCCCGAGTTCGACGCGTGGCTCGCCGCCGACCCCGCCCACGTCGAGCAGATCATCCCCGAACCGAAAGGGGTCGTTGTCCTCGTCGCGTCACGCCAGAACCGCGACTACGGCAACCCGTGGACGACACTCGCGATGAAGGACGCGAACACCGACTCGTACTGGCTGATCCGCAACGGCGACAACCTGTACCGGATGCACACCGACCTCCGCGTCGGCCACCGTCTCGTCCCCCTCGCCGACGAGTTCACCTCCCTGTTCCGCCGCCGCGCATGGTCACACGAACGCGCCGAACACGGCGACTGGGTCGACCTCAAGCCCGGCAGCCGCGAATGGGCCGAAGCCGAAGAGAAAGCCGACTCGAAGCACCGCCACTACATGCGGGCAGCGCTCGTCATCCAGGGGCTCATCGACCGCACCACCGTGTTCCACCCCCTTCCCCACCCCGGCCTCTCCGTCCTCCAACCCGACGACTACGACGCCGGACACGTCGCGATCATCACCGACGCCGAACGGGCGATCGGCACCGGCCGCCCCCCGTTCTCGCAGTGGCTCAAAGACCTCAACGCCGGGCTCCGCCCCGGGATGCGAGTCGTTGTCGCGTTCAACTCGACCGACTTCCGATCCGAGAACCACGTCGACCGCGACGGCTACGGCGGCCGCGTGTTCCCCAGCGACGCCCGCGGCCTCCCCGAGATGACCCCCGTCGTGATCGACGGCACCCGCCGCCACCAAGGCGCCGAGTACCTGACGGTCAAGTTCGACCGCACCGACAAACGATGGGGATGGGAACACCCCAGCGAACCGGCCGGGTGGCGTGGCGCGTGGGGCGAGTGGCCGTACAAGCATCGGGCCACCGTCCTCATCCACCCGGCCGACCCGTTCGTCATCGCGTTCGACCTCGTCAACCCCGACGACCTCGACTTCTACCTGAACGCCCGCACCGAGCGACACAACTATCTGACCGTCCTCCCGTTGATCCGGGCGACCCTCGAAGCGAAGCGCCGCGAACACGAAGCCGAGGCACCAGTCCGGGCGATGCTCGCCGGGGTCATCGCACGCGACTGCTCCGTCTCCGTCCCCGACGCCGAAGCGAAGGTGGGGGAACTCGTCGACTGGTGGAAGCTCGGGAACCGCTGGCATCGGCCCCTCGTCCTCGACGGCGACATCGACGACCGGGTCGCTGCCGCGGTCGTCGCCGAGTACCGGCGGCGCGTCACGAACGACGAACGCGGTGACACCGAAGCCGACAAGGAAGCAGCGAAGGTCGCCGAGTTCCAAGCCGCGGTCCCGGACCTGCTCGCTGTCGCCCGTAAACCGAACGGCACCTACGTCGCCTACTCGGCAGCGGACGACGGCAACGTGTGGGTCCACCGCTGGCGTCCCACCCGAACCGGGGTCGCCGTGGACACCGAATGGGCTGTCACCGGGACCGGGTGGCGCCGCTGGCGTCTACTCTGGCACTCCGACCGGTGGACCGGCTGGGACCACGACGCCCACCCCTCTGACCATCTCCGCCCCCACGAGATCGTGGAAGTCGCCACCCGAGTCGTCGTGGTCGCCGCACGGTACGCCGCCGACCGCTCCTGGTCCTACAGCAACGGCTGGGGGTCAACGATCGACGCCGACCCCCGGTTCTACGGCGTCATCTTCCGGAAGGACAACGAGCACAAGCGCGGCCTGTTCTACGCACACCTGTGGTTCCCGCCGCTCCTCCCGCCACCGGACCGTCCTGCCACCGGAAAGATCGAAGCGCCGGTCAAGACGTGTGTCGAGTACGAGTGGAAACGAACCCGCGACGGCATCACCCTGTCCCGGTTCAACACCTGGGGCGTCCCCCAGTACAGCCGTGACGACTTCATCGCGAAAGCCGCGTGGCTCGACCGGGCCGAACTCGACGCGCTCGACGCCGCCACCGCCGAGTACAACACCGCCCGCGACCGCGCCACGGCGATCGGGCGACGCGCAGGGGCCGCGTTCGACGCCCTCCGGGACACGCTTCGAGCCGAGTGGGAAACCGCCCAGTACCAACGGTTCATCGACGACTACGCCGACCCCGACCTGTGGGAAGGGCACCTCAAGACGCTCCGCTACGACGACGACCTCGACAGGGCCTCGGTCACCTTCGTCCTCAAACGAGCTATCGAGTCCGGTTGGGTCGACGCCAACCCCGACGCCACGTTCGCAGACCTCGCATCGACAGCGACAGCGTTGAACGACGGCGTCCAAGACGAATGGGGCGACCTCGTCGGTCTACTCGATCACGACTTCGTCGAGGAGCACGGTCACCGGCCGCTCAACATCCCCCCACCCGACAACGACGACTGTGACGACGACGACCGGAGGACAGCGTGAAGCTAGTCACTCCTCGCAAGCTGGTCGCTGCGTCGCGAGCGCTCGCTGCTCTCTCCGAGTGTGATGACCTCGCTGAGGTGCTGCACGCCGAGTGGGAGCGACGCCACTCTGACCTGGGGTTCATGTGCTCTGACGACGATCTGACCTGGCCGCACCCTGGCGACGTGGCCCGGATCGCGAACATTCTTGCCGCCATCGCCACCCCGAACGTTGACGTGACCATAACAGAACGGTAGGGTGTGGGCATGGACAACGACATGATCACCGAGTTCAAGGTTGGCAAGACGTACGAGATGCGCTGGGCGACCGACTCCACCCTTCGCACCCCGGTCACCGTCGAGGCCCGCACCGCGAAGTTCGTCGTCATCCCCGATGTCAACGGCGTCCTTCGTCGTGTCGGGGTGAAGGTGCGCGACGGTGTCGAGACGTGCCTGCCGCTCGGCAACTACTCGATGGCCCCTGTGCTCCGAGCCGACCGGGTCGCGTGATGAGCCGCGGTTGCGCCCCCCGCATCTATCTGAACCTGGGGTGTCTCGGGTTCGGGTGCCTCACCACTCTCGCCGTGTGGGCCGCGGTCACCGGATCGGCGGCCGTGATCCTCCGGCGGGTGCGCCGTGGTTGACGCCGCTGATCTCGACGCGTTCGCCGCGGAGCACGGGTTCACGAAAGTCGACCCGATCCCGCTCCACCGCATCGGCTACAGCGGCCAACGCGGACGGGACGCTCGACCGTGGACCGTCGTCACGTTCCAAGCGCCACGGGACCGGATCGTCTTGGGAGACGACCCCGGCGAGTTCAAGGTGTCGGTCCTCCTCGATGCCCACTGCCGGTTCATCATGGCGATCGGCACCCACCCCGGGTGGACCGACCAGCGGCACTACTCGCTGTCCGGAGCACGCCGGATGATCGAACACCGCGGCGTCCACGCGATCGCCAAACGCGAAGCGAAGGCTGCCGCCATCGCTGCCGAACGCTCAGCGCAACGCGCCGAAGCCGACCGGGTTGAAGCCCTCATCCGCGACCGGTTCGTTGGGCTTGTCCGTCGAGCAGCGCAGGCGGGGGCCGAGATCGGCCGCTTACGCGACACCGAAGTGGTCACGATGTCGTTCGATGACCTTGACCTTCTACTCGCTCGAATCGAGGAACACCCATGAGTACCACTGAGCCGACGATGGTCGACGTGACCGCGGCTGTCCTCAAGTCCCACGCTCGGGACAAGAACCCGGACACCGATACGGCACTCGATGTCCTGTCGTTCGTCGCCCGCCAACAGCAGGCCGAGGCGGCGTGGAGGGAGAACACGACCTGGGCGTACGTCCACGACGCCGAGGCACGCGTTCGACTCCTGAGCGACGGCCTGGCGTGGGCGCTCGACCAGGTCGAGTACGGCGGCACGACCGCACAGTACGAACGGTGCCTCGACCGCATCCGGATGGTCCACAGCCTGTCGTACGGCGGCCCGATCCTCGACTGGTACAAGCAGACCGAACGCGACCACCACGAACGGGTCTGCGCCGGTGGCGGCGCGATGGTGCCCGACGATCGGCCGGTCCACCCGATGTTCCGCTTCGAACGGGATGGCGCGCGATGACCGTGTGCCTCATCTGCGAACAGGCAAGCGGCGGCGACACGCTCTGCGCCCGGTGCGCAGGCTACGTCGGACAGATCGACCTGAACGCTGGCAGGGTGATCGACGCATGCCAGGCTGTCGCCCGCGTCGCGCACGCCGACGCCGTCGGCAAGTACGGGTCCGGCCCGTACATCACCGACCACGTCGAACCGGTCGCGACGCTCACAGCGTCCGTCTGCGGAATGTTCACCACCTTCCTCACCGCCACTGACCGTGTCCAAGCCGTTAGCGCAGCCTGGCTCCACGACGTCCCCGAGGACGTCCCCGACTGGCCGCTCGACCGTGTCCAAGCCACGCTGTGTCGCTTCCCCGGGTTCACCCGCTCCCCCCTGTGGATCAGACCCGTCGTCACCGCCGTCGGCCTACTCACCCACGAGAAGGGGACACCGCGCCGCCCCTACCTCGAAGCGATCGCAGCGGACCCGGTCGCCCGACCGGTGAAGCTGGCCGACACCCTCCGGAACCTGTCCGGCATCAAGACCGCGGTCGCAGCGGGCAGGATGGACGAACCGACCGCGGCCCGTCTCGGGTTGAAGTACAGCGAGGCGTTGGAGGTGCTGCTTCCGTGACCCGCCCCACCCCACCGGACGCGAACGTCTACTTCGTTGCCGACGCCCGGTTCGTTCGCCTCCCGAAGGAACTCGTTCCCGACTGGGTCGCCGCCGACTCCGTGATCGACGTCCAGGTCGTCACCCCCGGCAAGACCGGACCTGTCGTCCCGTTCCCCGTGGAACGCGCTGTCGGCGCGATCGACCACTACCCGACCCCGGACGACACGATGCACCTCATGACCCGTGTCCCGATCGAAGCGACCGTGGTCCTGCCGCCACGATGGAAGCAAGTTGACCGCGGCGGCTACGAACAGGCCCGCCGAGAGATCGAAGGCTGAACTCGATGCCTCCGTCAGTGAACCGCGAGAGCCGCCGCGGGACCTACCGCAGTCTGTGGGAACAGGCCCGTGCCGCCCACCCCGACGACCTCGCCGCAGCCATGCGCGAACACGCCCGTCTACTCGCCGAGTGGCGCAAGCAACACCCGATCGAACCGTGGCACGCCCGCGGCCACGCCCGCATCCGAGCGGGACGCGGGAAGCACCCCGCCCGCAAACCGCAAACCCAAGACCAGGAAGTGACCGTTGACCACCATCGAGTCCCCTTCGACGATCCCGTCCGATACGACTGCGACTGAGGACGGCCCGGTCGCTCACATCGTCAAGACCCGTCCCGGTGAGAACGCGGCGGACAAGGTGCTCACTGCCCGCATCGAGGGGACCCCGCTCGAAGCGTTGTGCGGCCACGTCTGGGTGCCGTCCCGCGACCCGCGCCGGTTGCCGATGTGCCAGGCGTGCAAGGACATCTACGACATGTACCGGTCGGCGAACGACGGCCTCAACGAGACACCCACCGACTGAAACGAGCACCGATGAGACGCGCTGACGAACTCGCCCGAACGTTCACCGACGACTACCTCGCGACGCTCCACGCCGAGTACGCGACGCTGAACGAGACGGGCTCCCTCCCCGCCGACGCTCAGCTACCCCAGTTCGCAGCGACGTGTTGGCCCCCCGCAGCGAACGGGGTCACGCTCATCTTCGCCCACCACGCTGTCGCGTCCGAACTCGCAGACCGGTACCTCGCCGTGGTCGCGAGAAACCGGTAGACGTTCACCGGTCGGGTGTCGTAGTGTCGCTGTCATGCGTTCGACGCTGACGATCAGGACATTCCCCACCGCCGGTCCCCGAGGTATCACCGATACCACCGGGATCGGCGGCGGACGTTGTCGCTGATCCCGTCGAGCAGGCTGGATCGGTTCTCGGTCCAGTAGCTCAGACTCGGAGAGAGCACTCGCCTGAAACGCGAGGGGTCGTCGGTTCGATTCCGACCTGGACCACGCAAGGCAAAACATCGTTGCCTGTGTAGCTCAGTTGGTAGAGCGCCGCTCTCGTAAAGCGGAGGTCACCCGTTCGATCCGGGTCACAGGCTCCACGCCCCCGTAGCTCAGTTGGTAGAGCGCATCCATGGTAGGGATGAGGTCCCCGGTTCGATCCCGGGCGAGGGCTCCAATGCCGGTGTAGCTCAACTTGGATAGAGCAGGCGTCTTGTATACGTCAGGTTGTCGGTTCAAGTCCGACCACCGGCTCCACCGATTGAAAGGAACGACGAATCGTGAAGCGAAGGCACAGAACAGGAACATCGACCGTCACGCCCTCGTAGCTCAGCGGATAGAGCAGACCGGTCCTAACGGTACGAGCCCGGGTTCGAATCCTGGCGAGGGCACCCTGACAACTTCATCTATGCCGCCGTAGCTCAGATGGTGAGAGCAGCCGCTTGTCGAGCGGAAGGTCGAGGGTTCGAGTCCCTTCGGTGGCGCCATGCGGGTCGGGTGTGAAGGCCGCACACCAGGACGCCACCCTGGAAGAACCGGTTCGATTCCGGTGATCCGCTCCAACGCACACAACCTCTGCGACCGTAGTGTGAACGGTTAGCACGCCAGGACCCCACCCTGGTTGTACCGGTTCGAATCCGGTCGGTCGCTCCAACGGCAGGTAGCTCAGCAGGTTTAGAGCGCACCCCTGATAAGGGTGAGGTCGAAGGTAGCGATGCGCCTCGGCACCGGACGGCGAGGGCTGCGCCTGCAAAGCGTGGAAACCGGGTTCGACTCCCGGGGGGCGCTCAAACGCTAGCTTGTGTCGTCTGTGGGCACCGAGAACATGGGACGCGCGGTCGGTACTCGACGTGGCGAGGCCAACCTCGGGACGGTCTTGGAGATGGCGTCCGTGCCGAAGGCCCGCAAGCACGACCGCCGCCCTGACGAGACGACGAGCGAATGGATCGCCCGCATCACCCCCAACGTTGACGTGACGACAACGGGCACGTAGGGTGTGCACATGGACAACGACACGATCTCTCTCACCGACCAGGCGGCCGCTCGGGCTCGGTGACGGTTCGGACGATCATGGACGCTGACACGATCGCTACGTGGTCGTTGGACGAACTGGCTTCGGAACTCGACGACATCTCCGCGGCCTGCGACGTGGCGGCCAGGGACCTCGTGGTTCTCCGCCAGACGCTCGTTGATCTTGTCATGTCAATCGTGGCTGTGTACGGCCAGGACCGCGTCCGGTGGCCTGCCGCGTCGGAGCACTGGCTCCGGGAGACGGAAACGGAGATCGCTGACGGGATGGTCAGGTTCGCCGAGTTGAACGCCATCAAGCGGGAACTCGCCGCCACCATCCGCAAACGTTGACGTGACCACAACATTCGGGTAGGGTGGGGTCATGGACAACGACAACGACACCACCCCGGACTCCGACACGGTCGTTCGGCTCTCGGACGCACAGTGCGACTCCGTCCTCGAAGCCGTGTGCGCCGCCGCAGCGAAGCTCGCTGTCGACCACGCCAACCTGCCGACCGTGAAGGCGCTCGCACAGGCCATGGCGGCTACCGGGATCGACGGCAACGTCATCGGCGGCTGCGACGCCTGCGACATCGGCGCCCACTCCCAACTGGTCGCTGAGGCCGCCGACCTGTTCGCCTCCACGCAGTACGACATCAACGGCGACCCGCTCGTGTCGGTCTGCGGGTTCTGTGTCGCCGACCACAAGCACGAACCCCCCGAGTACGTCGAGGACTTCGACGTCGCCGAGATGGACCGCCTGGTCCGCGAGGAGCAGGCGATGGCAGCGGAGGACGCGGCATGGGGGCACTGACCCCGCCCGAGGTGCGCCGCGCCCTGCGGATCGCCCGCGAGACGTTCACCGCCGGAACCCGGGTCGTCGCCAACGACGGCGTCACGGGTGTCGTCGGCGAGGACAGCAACGGATGGTCTGTGGTCGTCGACATCGACGGCACCGACCGGACTGCCACCTACGGATCGAACGCGCTCACCGTGGTGGAGTGACATGGCCCGCCCGAAGAAAGGCGGCGGCCGGGTCACCCCGAAAGGCACACAGCCGACCCGCCCACAGCCGACCGTCCGCCCACGTCTCCCACCGAAACCACGCGTCACGCTCCGCCGCGACCAGTTCGCTGCCGGGGCCGCCGCCGCTGGTGTCACAGTCGCCGAGTTCGCTGACCGGGCGATCGCAGCGATCGACGCCGAACTCGCCCGCCGCGGCTAACGTCACGCGGCGATGACCCGCAACACCAGTTCCGCACTCCCGCAAGAGACGACGATCACGTCGGTCAACGCAGACGGGACCGTGACGCGACGGCAGGCGTGGCGCATCCCGCTCCGCGAGGTCTACAAGATCGAGGCTGCCGGATCGAGCAGATGACGGTCCGCCCCTCCATCGAGGGGCTGCCCCGCTACGAAGCAGCGAAGCTCCGTTTGTTCCTCACAGCCGGGTCCGAGGTCACCGTGACCGTAGCGACCCGCCGACCGGCCGCCGCTGACGTCCGTCTTTCTGCGCTCGCCGCCGCAGTCGCAGACGTGGCATCTATGAGACGGGTCGGTCCCGTCGTTGCCGTGTTCACCCCCGGCCGTGGCGGCGACGGAGCAGGCGTGCGCGAACCGCGGCGCCCGACACCACCCCGAGAAATCGGTCGACACGCCGCACCTGTCCCGGTACCGTGTCGGGCGTGACCTCCGCCGACGCCTTCGCTGCTGCGCTCCGCGACAAACTTGTCGACGCTGCTGCGCGCCGAAAGCGACGGCGCGGGCTGCGACATCGCAACCCCGCCGGGGCCTGACCGCGTACTCGCTCGTCGTCTGGCCCCGCTCGTGGTGACCGTAGCTCAACAGGTAGAGCCGCGGGTTGTGTCCCCGTGCGACGTGCCGGTTCGAACCCGGTCGGTCACCGATTAGGCGTTTAGGCCGTCTACTGGCGGGCTAGGCCCAACGCCTTCCGTCTGTCACGATTCGCCTTCTTAGCCCTCGCCCTAGCCGCTCGGCATGGATCGCAGCGGCAACCGTGTTTGCCGTACATGTTGTCCGTTCCGTGCTGAGGTGCCCGCTCATGAGATGTCTTGCGGAGATGGCAGTTGTGGCAGCGGACGACGCACTTCGCCAACTCGGCGTCGCGGACTGCGGCTCGTCGCGACCAGACCAACGTGGGATTCATCACCTTCGAAGCGGGATCGGCGTGGTCGACTTCCAGGTCGTCGGTCCACGACCCGCAGTCGACACACGGGCCGTGAGCCTCGATCCACTCGCGGCGACGGCGCGCCATCCACTCACGCTGGTAGGCGCGTTGCGCCTCGCGGTCTTTGTAGGGCATCGCCGAGACGGTAACCAGGAGGTGTGACAGTTAGCGATTGCGCTCGGCCCCTACTGGCAGGGGGACCGTCCTGTTAAGGCGGATGTTCTGGGTTCGAGGCCCAGGGGCGCAGCGGGCAACACAGCAGTCTCGCTCTCGTAGCTCAGTCGGATAGAGCGTCCCCCTCCGGAGGGGAAGGTCGCCCGTTCGAACCGGGCCGGGGGCACCAACACGGGTGCGTTACCCAAGCGGTCAACGGGTCTGGACTCTTAATCCAGCGGCGCAAGCCTTCGTGGGTTCGAATCCCACCGCACCCACCTCGGGCCAGTAGCTCAGTTGGTAGAGCCACCGACTTTTAATCGGACGGTCGTGGGTTCGAGCCCCACCTGACCCACCAAGCTCCTGTAGCTCAGTTGGAGAGAGCAGCGGCCTACGAAGCCGCGTGCGTAGGTTCGAGTCCTACCAGGGGCACCATCTATCTTCGTGGCGTGGGACAACCGGACTGGTGGCGTCGCGACGAACACGGTCGGCTCTGGGTCCGCTGCTACCGGCCCGGCGGCGGGCTCGTCGAGGAACACCCAGCACCGGTCCCCCTCCATCCCGAAGTCCCTCACGTCGACCCGCAGGTGGACCGCGGTGGACTCACCCGGCTCGCTGACCGGCCGAGCCCGTCACGGATCACGATGGTTCTCGACCTCAACGGCATGGAAGGCCCCGAGGTCGACGAAGCGCTCGGCGTCGCCGACGCGTTCGACACGGTGGTCGACGGGTGGGAAGCGGGAACGATCATCCCGACCGTCGACGACGTCCGCCGTCTCGCGACCCTCACCGGTTACGCACCCCGCTGGTTCTACCTGCCCGACCCGGAGACAGGCGTCGGGTTCCTCTGCGGTGACGACGGATGCGAAGTCGTCGGCAAACCGGCAGACGAACCGCGGCCGCCGAAGCTTCGGTCCGTCTAGAACGGGGCGACGTCAGCGAGCCACGCTTCGAGCCGCCGCGGCAGGTCCGTCGGCCGCGGCCGCCACGCCGTCCGAGACACCAGGTTCGCGCACAGCCACGAGTCGATCCCGCCGCCGTCGACCAACCCGACCGCAGCGTGGTGGTTCCGCCGCTCGACAGGCGGATACCCCGGGTCGTCGACCCCGCCACGAGCGATGTCCGGAGCCTGCGCGACCTGAGCGTTGAACACGCCGATCAGGTCGTGGTCCCACACCCACAGCAGCCGCGCCCGGATCGCCGCATACCGGCACGCGGCGATCCACTCTTCACGATCCCGACGAGCCCATTCCTCCGGAGTGGGCCGCCACCGGTACCGCGGTTCGACCTCGAACTCGGGCAGCCATCGCAGATGGTCGAGAGCGTGACGGCCGACCGTCGAGTCGGGCAGCATCGCCGCCATCCGCGACAACCGGTCCTCGATCCGAATGTGGGCCACCTGGTGCGGCGCCCACCGTTCAAGCGCCGACGCCTTGTCGCCCTGGCGGCGGTCGAACACGATCTCGTAGATGTCCCGGCGATACCAGCCCTCAGCGGCACCGATGTTCGCGTAGGCGCGGTCCGTGAGATCGTCGCCGTCGAGGCGCGCCAGGTTGAGGCGGACAGCACGGCGGAGCCGCCGATTCGTCGTCCGCTTGTCAGCGCTCGCCGTCCGATAGCGGGACGACGGCAGCACGGAACGGATCATGTCGCGCCGCTTCGCGGCACCGTAGGTGGGCATCGTGAAGTTCCTCTCGTCTGGGGCAGTTACTTGCCGCCAGGCGGGAACCAATCCACGACCACCACCTCCCTTCCGACTCGGACGAACCTCGGGGCACCGTACCACGACCCCGGGAGTGTTGACGTGACCATAACGTCGGCGGTACCATGTGGTCATGGACAACGACGACACGGTCATCTTCAAGGCAGTCGAGCCGAGCACATATGCCATAGCCGTCGGCGACACGATCCACAAGCCCGCCCGGTACGAGGTGTACCTCAACGGCGTCCTCATCGGTCACGTCGAGAAGCACTCCGAAGCATCCCGCCGGAAGCCGAAGGGGCTTCGGTACACGACGGGTTTGATCGGTTACGCGGTCGAGTGGAAGGCCAATCTCATCCCCGAACTCCGGTCGCAGCAGCGCCGGACGTGGCGTGACGACGGTTTCGGGTACACCCGTGCCGCCGCAGTGAAAGAGTTGGTCGCCGCATGGCGCAAGGCGAAGGGAACAGACCGATGACCGCAGCGCTCACTCCGGTCGGGTCGTTGATCGCGACGGTGGTTCGCCCGGTGGGCGGGTCGCCGAGCACAGTCCGACACCTTGCCCGCGTCAGGCACTACTACGGCCCAAGCGGCGACTTGATCCACGTCGTGCCGATCTGTGGGGCCGCCCCCGGTCAAGCCGTGTCCGACGACGACGCCCCCGGCCGTGGAGCCCCGAGGGACTGCGGTCGCTGCGCCCGCATCGCCCCGGTCCACACCGCCCTCGACGGCATCGAAGGCCACGTTCCCCGCTACACGGCACGCCGTCTCGGCACCCGGTGGGGCAGCAACACCACCTCGTACGGGACGACCGTCACCTGCTCGTGCGGGTGGCAGACGTTCACGAACGAGAAGTCGCCGTCCGCCGGTGGGGAAGTCGCGATGCGCCGCCAGTTCCTCATCCACCTCGACAGCCTCGACAACCGGGAGGGGACCCCGTGAAAGCATCTGAGATCGTGGTGGGCGAGCACTACCTGCTCACCGGCAACCAGTCCAAGGTCCGAGCGCTCGCCGAGCCACGCGGACGCGACGTCCTAGGAGGAACACCATGACCACCACGATGCGCCGCGCTGCTGCTCTCGCCATCGTCGCGCTCGCCGCCACGGCCGCGTGCACCGACGGCTACGGTGACGACGGCTCCGGGTCGGCCGGTGCCGATCTCGCGTGCACCCACTTCCGCAACATCGTCGGCGACATCGCCGACGGGGTCCTCACCGACGCCGAGGCCCGAGCGAAGTTCCAAGAGGTCGAGGACTCCGCGTCCGGCGCCGAGGAGGCCGACATCCGGTCGTCTGCCCGTGAACTCGTCGCAGCGATGACGACCGGCACTGCCGACGACGTCGCCGCCGCGGCGATCGACATGGGCGCCGCTTGCGACGCCGCGGGGTTCTGACTCGTGGCTGAACCAACCCGCGACGACGCTCTCCGCCAAGTCAGCCGTCGGCTCGACGTCCTCGCCGACTGGTGGGACGGCAAGGGTCAGCGAGACGTCGCTGCGGACCTCCGGGTGCTCGCCGCCGAGTTCCGGCCATCCACGCCACCCCCACCGCCCCCGGCGTGGGTGCCTCGTGTCGGCGACGTCATCGTCCGCGGTGAGGGCGGCGACCGCCTGATCGTGACCGCCGCTGGGCGCACTGTCGAAGCCGACGCGCTGTGGCCCGCAGAGAACGAAGCGCAGTCGTTCCGCGGGATCACCTGGCACTTCGACACCGCAGCCGTGGCGAACGAAGACGTCCGGGTGGTCCACCCGACTGACCAAACCCTGTGGGAACGCGTCAAGGTCGCCGAGGTCGTGTGGGACCCCGACGACATCGACGCCACCAGCGGCCACCCTCTCGACACCGTCGAGGGCCGCATGCTCGCCGAACTACTCAACCCCGGCGACCTCGACGGCGGCTGGCCGTCGTCGATGACCGAGTTGATCGAGTGGGTCGCGTCAGCGCAGCAGGACCGCCTCGACGCGTTACAGAACGAGCCGGGCGAGTAGCGACGCCCACGCGTCGTCACCCTGGCCCGGGTCGAGGTGCCGTTTGAACACTTCCATCACCGAGTTCATCCCGACCGGACGGAACGTCTCGGGCAGCTTCCCCGGCGGGCGCCGTCCGTACACCCGTGTGAACGCTGCGACGATCTGGTCGGCGGTCGCATAGTCGATCTCGATTCGTCGGTCGACGCGGCCCTCACGGATCAGCGCTTCGTCCAACACGTCAGGCCGGTTCGACATCATGAACACGACGAGCCCTTCCGGGGTCGCCAGGCCGTCGATCCCGTTGAGCAACCCGGCGAGCGTCAACCGTTCGACCGCGACACCCGTCCCGTCGTCGTCGCTGCGGGCGTGGGACGCCCCAGCGATGTCGATGTCCTCCAACACGAGGAACCCGCCGGTCGTGCTCGACACCAGGTTCAGGAACGTGGTGTCCGACGAGATATCGGACAGCGGGATCATCCACACGTCCTTCTGGTAGTGCGACGCGAGGGTCGTCACGGTCGACGTCTTGCCGGTCCCAGGCGGCCCCGACATCAGGTAGCCGCGCCGCCACGGCAACCCGAGCGACCGGTACCGGTCCGCCGACGCGTAGAAGTCGTCGATGTCCGCTACGAGCCCGTCCCACATGCCGGGCGGCAGGAACAACGTCGACGGGTCACGCTCCCGGATCGGCCGCCCCCACTCGTCACCCCACCCACCCCACCGCGGCAACCGCAGCATCGGCGGGTTCGACCGCTGCCGTTCCTCGTCGGCCAACGACTCGACCCATCCGACGATGTCATCCCGAGTCGACGGGGTGAGGCAACTCATCACCAGCCACGTCTCCTGTCGAGACGACATCGACCGCATCTCACCGGCCGCCTCAGCGCTGCTCAACCCCTCGACGCGCAACACCGGCTGACCGAGGCCCGACTGGTCGTTCAGCACCCCGTCCGGAACCGCGAACTCGACCATCACCCGATGCCCGCCGAACTCGATGAAGTGCGGCCGCTTCCCGTCGTACCGCCACTGGACCGGCGGTGCTTTCACGTCCCGTTCGAACCCGGCGCGCAGCACCCGCCTCGACCAGTTCGGAACGTACGGCGCCAACTCCCGTTCCACCAGCCGGTACAGCGGGTCACGGTCCGACACAGCGACCCGGTAGGTGAGTTTCCGCGCCGCTGACTTCACTGTCGCGTTGACCTTCTCGCCGACAGCGATCAACGCCCGCGCCCCGACCAGGGACTCCCCCGCTTTCACGACCCGCTTGTTCACCTGCACCGGTCGCACCTCGACGTGTACCTGCGGCCGTCCCGTGATGTCGTCACCGGCTTCGGGTGACCCCACATCCCGTGGAACGCTCGCCGCAGCATCCGACCGATCGCCGAGCCGTTGTCGTTGCGCATAGTTGCCGGACCCTAGCCGCCCCATCGCCGCAACTGGTTGTTGACGCCACCCTAACGTCGGTCGTAGCGTGCGACGCCATGGACTCTGACATCGACGCCGTCCCGATCATCGGTTCGATCATCTCACCGTTCGTCGCCGCAGTAGCGATCTTCGGGCTGCCAGCCGCGGTCCTGCATCTGTTCGCAGGCGGGCTCGACTCGACCTACTCCTACGACCGGTGGCTCGACCGCAACCTGCTCTCCGCGACGACGACGACGACGACCCTGTGGTGGGTCCTCGCGATCTGTGCCCTCGCCGCGTTCGTGTTGCTCGTCGCGATCCAACCCGTCGGGTTCGGCCTCGCCGCCGCCGCCGTGGTTGGTGTGGTGTTCGTGTGGTGCGCAGTCAACGTCGTCACCGGCGAGTGGGACAACGACAAGGACGAAGCCCGCTACGACGCCGGGTCCGTTACCTTCGTTGTTCCCGACCTCGGCAAGGTCCCCGCCCCCCTTTCCCGGCTCGCCGCCGACGCGACCCACAGCAACGGACGATGCGCTCTCCGCGGCGTCCACGACGTCCCGTCGTGCATCACCGAAGGCTCACTCCCTGACACCGGGTGGGAGCCTCGCATCGGGTCACTCGACGGCGCCAACATCGCGATCGACCGCACCGCTGTCGACATCCAACGCGTGTCCCTCGTCGACTCGACCCTCACCTACCTGAACGACTGGCACGAGCAGCCAGCCCGCTGGTCCGGGGTCCTCGACGGCGGCAGCATCCAACAGCCGATCGGCGGGATCGCCGAATGGGTGGGCAGCGGCAAGCCCCACCAATGCCTCTTCGAAGGGAAGTACGCCCTCGACCGCGCCCTGCGCGGCAGCCGCATGAACAACCTGCGGAACCTCCTGGCCGAACGGTACCCGGACCTGATCTGGACCCTCGGCGACGTGTGGGGTTACTGCACCGACACCGACGAACCCGTCGTCGTGATCCCCACGGTCCGCCAGGCCGCCACCAAGTCCCGGACCGTGAACACCTACGGCGGGTTCATCATCGTCCGTGGCGACAACGGCAAGACGACCACGTCGCTCCACACGTCCGCCGACCCCGGCGAGTACCCCGGTCCCGTCTACCCGATGAGCCTCGTCGCCCGCCAACGTCGCAACTCGATGTGGGCCGCGGGACGTCAGAACATGAACCGCAACAAGTTCGGGTTCGACCCTGCGTCGAGCAGCGTCCAAGCCGGGAACGTCTCGGAGTACCTGCTCAAGAACGCCAAGACCGGCCGCCTGGAATGGGTCACCCCGCTCACTCTCCGGTCGTCCAAGAGCGAAGTGTTCGTCGCCTACGCCGTCACCCCCGCCGACACAGCGAACGCCGGGCGCCTCAACCCGCTCCGCGTCTACGTCCTCGACGTCAACGACCCGCGCCGCATCAACATCGACAACCTCGAAGTCGACGCCCGCAACTATCTCGCGACGAACGCCGGGCAGTTCGTCCCGAACGGCGGGAAGCTCGTCGAGTTCTCCCCGATCACCGGCACCCTGTGGCGGGCGTTCGGTGAACTGAACGGCCGAGTCATCTATCGGCTCGACATCTCCGCCGACGCCGAAGTCCCGACTCGTCTCGTGAAGATCGACCCGAACGGCACCGGCGCCGACCAGGACGTCACTCCCTCGACTGGCCCCGCTCCGACCGAAGGCCCCGCAGCCGCCCCGGCCGCAGGGTGTGGCGCACCTCCCGACCAGATCGCCACAGCAGACCTCGCCTCGTGCATCGAACAGTTCACCCGAGCGCTCGCCGGACGCGCCGGAGGCGGATCATGAACGAGGACAGCGCCTACAAGTCGAACCACCCTGCCGTACTCGACGGGTGGGCGAAACTCCACGCCGACCTCGACGCTTGGAACGAGGCAGCGTTCGGATGGGCTGCCGAGGTCGGCGCCGACGGCATCACCCGCAGCGCCGACCGCCTCCTAGGGTTCCCTGCATCCGACGACGGCACCATCCCGCAGGGGTGGCGGCGCGCCGGACCACTCGCCGACGGCAGCTACTACGTCGTCCCGGACCGTCGAACCAAGACGGGGAAGGCGAACGACCGGCGCCTCCGCGACATGCCCCCCCGGCCATCGGTCCGTGACCTCGTCGGGATGCCCGACGAGTTGTGGGTTCCGAGCGGTCGACGCGACGGCTCCTACACGATCCACTACCCCGCCGAGGTGTTCGACTCCGACGGGTACCTGTGGTGCCGGTGGCGTTGCGACCGGTCCACCGTCGAGAACCCCAACCCCCACCCCGGGTTCACGTCGACCGTGTTCGACGCGTCGATGTGGACGAACGTCCCGCTGTCCGAGTTCTACACCGTGCACGAACGACGATCTCCCGCCGTCAAGTAGGCACGGACGGATTCGAACCGTCGACCTTCACCATGTGAGAGTGCTGCTCTAGCCGATCTGAGCTACGCGCCTGCGAGTGGACATGCCCGGGTTCGAACCGGGGGCCTTCACCCTGTCATGGTGCTGCTCTACCGGCTGAGCTACACGTCCGTGGAGTTACCCGGAGTCGAACCGGGGACCTCTCGCAAGCCAGGCGAGCGCTCTACCGTCTGAGCTACAACCCCAAAGTTTCCTTAGCTAGTGGACCAGATGGGCCTCGAACCCACAACCGTCTGCTTGCAAAGCAGGTGCTCTACCAACTTGAGCTACCGGCCCATTGAGGTATCCACCTTGCCGGGTTCCCCCAACCCTCGTCAATCACTTTCCGAGCGTTGACGTGACGTCAACGCCGCGGTAGGCTGGTGCGATGGTCAACGACAACGTCAAAGCGGTCCTTCGTACGGGGTTCAAGGCGCCAGCGATACCAGCGGTCCCCGAGAAGAACCCGGAGGAAGCCCACGCCCGTAGCGACCTCAAGTACGCCCTGCTGACGCTGTGGGAGCGGTACAAGCCGACCGTTGCCCGCAACGGGTTCGTGGCCGACAGAGAGGCGCTGATCGGCGCCATGCGCCGTGCTCTCACCGAGTACGACGACGTGTACGAAGCGATGATCGGCGCCCTCGCGGCTGAGCGCATCAAGGCGTCCGAAACGGAAGCGGTCGTAGCGGACCTCTCGGATCAGGTCGCCAAGCTCACCGCGCACCTCGCCGCGTCGAGAGCGCAGGCTGGCGCGCTCGAAACAGAGGCAGCGTGCCTCGCGCTCGTGTTCGGTCCTTCGTTCGCGCCGGACGACCCGGCATCCACGGACGCCACCGTCACCCACAAGAACGTCTCGTGGGTGTGGCGCCCCGAGCAACCCGGGACCGTCCCCACCGCCCCGGCACGCTGGACAGTCGACATGACGACCGTCCACGCGACCGTCAAATCACTCGGAACCGAACCGACCTGACCTGCAAGGCTCGCCAGATGGCCCCCACCTTCATCCGCCCGAACGTCCTCTCCTGGGCAGCCGACCTCGACGACAAGACGATCGGCCAGGCCGCCGACAGCGCGTCACTCCCCGTGGTCCACGAACCGATCGCGCTCATGCCCGACGCACACTTCGGGTTTGGCGCGACCGTCGGATCGGTCATCGCGACCGAAGCCGCGGTCATCCCGTCCGCCGTCGGCGTCGACATCGGATGTGGGATGGGGGCCGTCGAGTGTCCGTTCACGGTGGACCTGCTCCCCGACGACCTTGGGAAGCTCCACTCGGCGATCGCCGCTGTCGTCCCTGCCGGGGCGGGCCGCGGTCACGACCGGCGCACCCACAGCGCCGAAGTTGCCGACCTGTTCGCCCGCCGCCCTGAGGGGATGACCGACCGGATGGAAACGGCGATGGACACACAGATCGGGTCGCTCGGGTCCGGCAACCACTTCGTTGAGGTGTGCGCCGACGAACGCAACCGGGTGTGGGTTGTGCTGCACTCGGGGAGCCGCGGGGTTGGCAAGCAGTTGGCAGACGTCCACGTCGCCGCCGCAGAGAGGGCGATGGGCGCTGCGCTCGCGGACATCCCCGACCCTGACCTCGCTTACCTCGTAGAGGGCACCCCGGAGTTCGACGCGTACATCGCGGCGATGCTGTGGGCGCAGGACTACGCCGCGTTGAACCGGCAGATGATGCTCGACGCCGTCCTCGTTCAGGTCGCCGGAGCGGTCGGCTACCACTTCGAACCCGTCCGCACGATCCAGTGCCACCACAACTACTGCACCCGCGAGCACCACCACGGTGTCGACCTGTGGGTCACAAGGAAGGGCGCGATCCGTGCCGGGGTCGGCGACCTCGGGATCATCCCCGGGTCGATGGCGACCGGGAGCTACATCGTCGAAGGGCTCGGGAACCCGGCCAGCTACGAGTCGTGCTCGCACGGCGCCGGGCGTCGCATGTCCCGCAACCAGGCGCGCCGCAACCTCGATCTCGACGGGTTGCGCGACGCGATGGCCGGGAAGGCGTGGAACGACAGCGACGCTGCAAAGCTGATCGACGAGGACCCCCGCGCCTACAAGGACATCGAGAACGTGATGGACGCACAGGCCGACCTGGTCCGCCCGTTGCACCGCCTCACCGCTCTGCTCAACTACAAGGGGACCTGATGAAGTCGAGGTACGGGCTCGCTGTGCCGTTCCACCGGTGCACATGCCTGGTCACAAGCCTGGCGTTCACCGACCCGTCGTCGCTCGCCGTTGGCGCGTGTGGAGTCTGTCGTGGCGTCGCCCCGACCGGTGACCTTCCCGTCTACCTCGCCGGAGAGGTGTGGGGCATCCGTATCCCTGCCGATGACCTCGACGATCTGGTCGTCCACAACGGGATCACGGACCTGGACCGACCGCTGCGGTTCTGGGTGCACTACGAAGCCAGGCCGCCGACCCCGATCGTGGAACCGATCGAAGTAGCCGGTCGCCGCCTGATCGACCCACCGGGACCATGGGTTCAGGAGATCGTGTCGGCCCGGTACTACCGGCTCTTCGAGGGCATCCCCGACGACATCGAAGCCGCCGACAGCGCCGTCCGAGCCGTCGCCCCGGTCACGACGTACGGGCCGGTCACCTGGACACAGATCGGCCAAGGCGCCTGTCTCGGCCGGATGGCGGAGTTGAACACCCCGAAGTGGAAATGACGAGTGACGAAGTGACGGAACCGCTATCATCCGTCGGAGCACGATGGAGCAGTCTGGTTGTGCTCGCCGGGCTCATAACCCGGAGGTCGGGGGTTCGAATCCCCCTCGTGCCACTTGGCAGGAACGCCTGCCATCCTCATACCAAATAGACACGGCGGGCAGAGCCTCCTGATCCCCACGGGGTGACGGAGGCTCTGCCATGTGTTGACGCCACGACAACGTGGCGGTAGGGTGCAAGGCATGGACAGCGACCGCTGCGAGCAGATGGTGAAGGAAGCACAGATCGAAGCTGCCCGGCACGCCAAGGCCGAAGCACTCGCCGACGTCGCCGAAGCGCTCGCCGACCACGACTACGCCGCCGCGGTGATCGCCACCTCCACCTGGGACGACCAGATGTGGAACTTCGCGGCCATGCTCGCCGACGTCCGCCCCCCGTCACCGGTGACCCGCCACCTCGTCTCCGGAGCGCTCGTACGTCGGGCGCGCACGTTCCGCGCTGTGAGCCGCCGCAGGCGACACCAGACGCTCATCGGGTGATCCGCTGCCATCTGCCGTCTACCGCTCTAGGGTGGTGGCATGGACATCGTGGTGACCGCCGCTGACGGAACGATCATCGGGTCAGTGTTCGACCTTGACGACAACTCTGACCTCGCGATCGTGTGGCGCAGGCCCGACGGCTCACCTGGCGAGATCGACCTGCCAGCCGACCGTCCCTTCGCCGCCACGGCAGTCAAGTCCCTCGCGATCAGCGACGCGAACTTCGGCGACGGAGTCGCCGGGGCGGCGTACTCGCCCGTCCCGCTGACAGCGACGGGCGGAGCCGCCCCCTACAAGTGGTCAGCGTCGGGCCTCCCACCTGGACTCACGATCGTCGAGGGCGTCGTCGGCGGGAAGCCGACCACGCCCGGGGACTACGACATCACGGTCACGGTCGTCGACGGTCGCGGTGTCTCCAAGTCGAACCACTTCACGGTCAAGATCGTCGCGCCCGCCCCCACCCCGGGCCAGGCGCCGCCCCCCAACGCTGCCCCCTCCGGGTGGCGTGAACTGTTCACCCTCGACTTCGGTTCGGGGCGCCCGCTTCCCCGCCGCGTCAACGCCCGCGACGGCCACTATCAGAACGGCACCGAGAGCATCAGTCTCGCCCGCAACGTGTACGAGGACTCGACCCTCGGGGCGCTCCGCCTCCAAGCCAAGATCGAACCGACCAGCGCGTCCGGGCGGAAGTTCCCGTACTCGTCCGCCTACATGAGCATCGGATCGAGCGCAGCCGACCGGTTCCCACTGTTCGGTCGCACCCAAGTGTGTTTCCGTGCGCCGGGCGGCTGGGCGCTGTGGTCCGACCCGGTATGGATGAACTACCTCGGTGCCGCAGCCAAACTTGAACTCGACGGCTGCGAACGGTTCCCCGACCAGGCTGACGGGGTCTGCACACGCTTCCAGGTGCACAGCCCCGACCACTACGGCAAGAACCTGGTCCGCGGTCCCGGCGACGGCACCTCCGGCGTCCGGTCGGCGATCGCCTACCGCAAGACAACCCCACGGCCGGTGAAGGCGGCGACGTCGCGTGCGTCGATCGCCGACTATGCGTTCTCTGACGGCTCCGAGAACGGCGCAACCCCAGGGCACTCCGGCTGGCACCTCTGCGAAATCGAACGCTACCGCATCCCCGTCGGCGCGTCCGGGTGGAAGCTCGGGGTGCGCTACTACCTCGACGGTGTCCTCTGCGTCACATGGGAAGAGACGTTGCCGCCGGGGCGCACCACCCCACCGTGGTACGTCTCCGGTGACGACGCTCACGCGTTTGACCTGCGCGCTGACCTGTGGGTCGGCGGCGAGTCCCGAGCCCGAACCGTTGTCGACGGTAAGCCGCTGCTCGACTACGACGGCAAGCAGAAAGACGGGTCGTCCCCGAGCTACATGTGCCCGGTCGGGAAGGAACTCCCGATGACGCTGTGGAAGCAGGACCCCAAGGCCGTCTACTCGCTCGACATCGCCTGGGTGCGCGAACTCACGAAGTAGCGTCCGTCGCCGCTTGCCCAGCGATGGGTTCAGCGAACGGCCCCCGCGGTGTTCACACCCGGGGGCCGTGACCGTTCCCCCCACAAGAATGCGGATGGCGGCGTTTGCAGACGCCGCCATCCAGCCGGAGACCGTTGATGCGGTCGCCGCAGTTCACCGCAGGGTATCACCTGCGATCAGGCGGGCCGCTTCGACGACGAACCGGAGACACCCCTCCCACTCGTCGACAGCGCAGTTACACAGGTCCCTCGCCCATTCGAGGACGCCGAGCGCCCTGGCTTCCTCGTGAAGGTTCGACACGTTGTCCATGCCGTTCCTATCGGCGCGGCCACCCCCACTCCTTAGCGTTGACGTGGCAACAACACGAGGGTATGGTGCGGCCATGGGCAACGACGAAGCAGTCCCCACCGAGGTGACAGACCGGGACCTGGTCCACGGCATGTTGCCTTTCATCGCCGACATCGCGGTCGCAGTGCTCGCAGTCGACGTTCCCGACGGCTGGGGCCTCACGATCGGTGTCGACCGCGAGGACGGCCCCCACGCAGTCCTCACCTCCGGCGACGTCGACATGCTCATCTGGCCCGACCCCGACGGTTGGTCACGAGACGACACCACCTATCCAACTCTCGACGCCGCCGTCGCGGCGCTCACGACCGAAGGGACCCATCATGGCGACGACACCGACCGTTGGTAGCCGCGTCACCCACCACAAGGGCCGCACCGGGACCGTCGTCCACGTCGGACGCTGCGGTCACCCCCCGTGCCCGTGGGGAGAGGCGTGCGTCACGATCCGCCCCGAGCCCGGCCAGCCCGGCTCGTTCACCACGATCAACGTCAACGCCGCGGAACTCACCGTGGTCGAGGCATGAGGATCGACAGCGACGGGTTGCACCGGTGCCATCCCGGTGAACCCGTCTACCCCTGGGAGTGCGAGTGGCACGACCCGCACTACTGGTGTGTGTCGTGTCACGGCTACTACGGCGTCCCCCACGACGGCACAGACGGCTGCCACTCGAAGCAGGTGATGCGCAGCCACGGCAACCGCTACCCGACCCACACCAAGGGCTGCGCATGCCGGTTCTGCGTCACGGCGAACACCGTGGGCCTCGACGCTGCCATCACCGAGTTCGCGGCCCGTGGCCCGATGCCCGAACCGTCTCGGCCGCCGAAGCCGACCAGCCCGTCGCCCGTCGCCGCTGCGGCCATGGCCCCGCCACGCTCGTGGAGGCTCCGCCGATGAGGCGACCCTCGACTCGTTCACCGACCGTCCACCATCCACCATCCCCGTCCGGCCAGTAGCCCCCCGGTACCGTCTCGCCAGATAGTTGCCCAACACAAGGTTCGTGATGCCGCTCCACGTCGCCCCTGACTTCACACTGCCCGACGAGGCCGCCACCGAGACGTTCGCCATCCTCGGGAAACGCGGCGCTGGCAAGTCCTCGACCGCGGTCGTGCTCGCCGAAGAGATGCACGCTGCTGGCATCCCGTGGGTCGCGATCGACCCCAAGGGGGACTGGCACGGCATCCGTTCCGACGGCGACCGCCCCGGCCTCCCCGTCCCCGTGTTCGGCGGCCTCCACGGCGACCTCCCCCTCACCCCCGCGGCCGGGCCGCTCATGGCCCGTCTCGTCGTCGAACGCAACATGACCTGCGTCCTCGATGTCTCCGACTTCGACACGAAGGCCGACCAGGTCCGGTTCGTCACCGCGTTCGCACGCGAACTGTGGAAGCTGATCCGCCACCGCACCCCCCAACCGCTGCACCTGTTCCTCGAAGAAGCCGAAGAGTTCCTTCCGCAGGTGCAACGCGAACGCGGCGGCGGCGAAGTCCCGGCGATGATCGGCATGTACGCGAAGCTCGCCAAGCAGGGCCGCAGCTTCGGCCTCGGCGTCACGCTCGTCACCCAACGGTCCGCGTCCGTGTCGAAAGACGCGCTCTCACAGACCGAGACGCTGATCCTGCACCGCACCACCTCCCCGCACGACAAGAACGCAGTCTCCGACTGGGTCGACGACCCGGCGTTCCGCACCGAGGTCAAGGCGTCGTTGTCGTCCCTCGCCCCCGGCGAAGCGTGGGTGCTGTCACCCGGGTTCCTCGGCCGCTCGTTCCGCGTCCAGTGGCGACGCCGATCGACGTTCGACTCGGGCGCGACCCCGACGCTCGGCAAGATGGCAGCGCCCCGGTCAACCGCGAAGATCGACCTCGACGAGATCGAGACGTTGCTGTCCGACGTCCGAGCCGAAGCCGAACAGGACGACCCGAAGGCGCTCCGACGCCGTGTCGCCGAACTCGAAGCGCTGCTCTCGGCCGCCGCCCCGAGCACCGAGGTCGAGGTGCGAGAGGTCGTTCCCGACTGGGTCACCATCGCTGCCGACGAGTTGCGGGAGTGCGCCACCAGGGCCTCCGACTACGCCGCAGCGGCAGCGAAGGCGGCAGAGGACGCCGTCGGGGTAGCTGCGAACGCACAGGTGGAAGCGACCCGACTGCTCGGCAAGCTCAATGAGCACACCACCGCACCAGCCGCGTCTGCCCCGCCGCGGCCACGGCCGCGACCGGTTCCCGCCGCCCCCGCGGAACGGCCCCCCGCCCGCATCAACGAATCGAGCGGCGAAGGCCGCATGCTCGCAGCGCTCGCCGAGTGGCCCAACGGCCTCACCCGCAGCCAACTCGCCACCCAAGCCGGGCTCAAGAAACGTGGCGGCACGTTCGGCACCTACCTGTCGCGGCTCCGCACGAGCGGCTACGTCACCGTCGACGGCGACAAGGTCGACATCACCGACGCCGGGCTCGAAGCCGCAGGCGGCCGACGCCCCCCCAAGTCCGCCGCCGAGCTACAGGACTTCTGGCGTGCCAGGTTCTCCGGCGGCGCGCTCCGCATGTTCGACCACCTCGTCGACGTCTATCCCCGTTACGTCACCCGCGACGAACTCGCCGAAGCCGCAGGCGTCGCCCGCAGCGGCGGCACGTTCGGGACGTACCTGTCGCGGCTCGTGTCGAACGACTGCGCCGTCACCGACGGCAACGAAGTCGCCGCCCACCCCAACCTGTTCCCGTGACCGCCCGCCGCCGACGACCCACCGGCCACGACGACCCCCTCCCCCTCGCCCGGCCGCTGCTCGCACCGTGGCGTGACGTCGTGTCCCAGTCGACCGGTGTCGAGTTCCTATCCTGCGGCCACATGTACCGGCCCACCAGCAGCGACGAACCGGCGACGCGGCGCCGTTGCGGACCATGCCACCAGGCCGACGACCTGATCGACTCCACCTACGAGGAACCCGATGTCTGACGACAACGACTTCAAGGTCCGGCAGATGTGCCTCGGCCTCAACGCCGCAGCACTCGCCCTGTTCGACCAGGTCGAAGCAGACGGCGACGACGCCCCGCTCTCCGACCCGACCCAACTGTTCGCCGTCACCGCGGCGTTCAACGCGATCCGGGTCTACTACCAGACGAGGGCGTTGCGCCGCCTCGCCCACCTCGACCCCGCCTTCCTGGCCCGCATCATGAGCGGTGACGACTCGTGACTGGCATGGTCGCTGTTCTCGTCCCGGTCCTCAACCGGCCGCACCGTGTCCGGCCCATCGTCGACTCGGTCGCCGCAGCGACCGACGTGCCGTGGACCATCCTGTTCCTCGCGTCGCCCGGGAAGAGGCAAGAACTCGCAGCGATCCACCAGGTGCTCGACCTGCCCGTCCCGGAAGGCTGCGCGGTGGACGCTGTCGTCATGGACGACCCGCCCGGCATCGGTGACTACGCCCGCAAGATCAACCGTGGAGTCGCTGAAACCGACGAGCCGTACCTCCTGTTCGGCGCGGACGACCTCAGCTTCCACCCCGGCTGGTTCGACGCAGCGCTCGCCCCGATGAACGCCACCGTCGGCGTTGTCGGCACCAACGACCTCGGCCCGTGGCGCCCCGACTCGCCAAGCCGCGACGCTGTCGCCGCAGGCGAGCACGCCACCCACTGCCTCGTCGCCCGCTGGTACACCAGCCTCGGCCTCATCGACGACCCGCCCCACGAGCCGACCGGGGTCCTCAACCCCGCATACCCCCACGAGTTCGTTGACGACGAGTTCACCGGCACCGCCCGGCACCGAGACGCGTGGGCGTACGCCGTTGACAGTCACGTCGAGCACCTGCACCCCAGGTTCGGGAAGGCCCCGAACGACGCCAGCTACATGGCATCCGGCCGCCGCATCCCCGCAGGACGCAAGCTGTACCGAAGTCGAGCCCACCTATGGGGAGAGGACCCGCCGAAACGATGACCGATGACGACACCCTGGGGCTCCCCCCAGCCCCAGACGGCGCCCGCATCACCATCACCGTCGTCGGCTACGGGTTCGAAGCCGAGTGGCACATCATCGTGAACTCGTTGCTGTTGCAGACCGACAACCGCTGGTTTGCGCACCTCATCAACGACGGCCCCGACCCGCGGGCGCGGCTCATCTGCGGCTCCTACGCCGACCGCTACCCCGAACACTTCGCATACGCCGAGACACCAGAACGGCACAACAACTGGGGGCACAGCCTCCGCCGCCACGGCATCGCAGCGACCACCACCGCATTCTGGGCCACACAGAACGCCGACAACTATCTGATGCCGCGCTACGTCGAGTTTGTCCTCGATGCGTTCGACAGGACCCGAGCGAAACTCGTCATCTTCCCGTGCGTCCACAACTACGAGCGGATCAACCGGCCGAGCGACCCTGCCTACTCCGTACTCCAAGTGGCCCCTAAGCGGAACCGCTGCGACGCCGGATCGCTCGTCGTCACCTCCCGCATCGCGAAGCGGGTCGGCTGGCGGAACCTCGACGCCAACAGCGACGGCGACTTCATCGAGGACGTCATGGCATCCTCGATCCCACCTCCCCGTTGCGCCGTCCTCAAGAACGTCCTCATGGTCCACAACTGATGGTCCCGTCGATCTGTCTCGTCGTCATGACCGATGGCCGCGACCGGTACCTCCACGAGTCGATCGCGTCCCTGCTCGACAACATCCACGGCCGCATCACCCGTCGCCTGATCCACGACGACTCCGGCGACCCCGAACATGCCGCGATGCTCACGTCTCGCTACCCGGGGTGGGGTGTCGTCACGACCCCTGGTCGCTCTGGTTTCGGTGGCGCTTACCGGCACGCCTGGACCCACATCGCCCGCCACGTCCCAGAACCCTTTGTGTTCTCCACCGAGGACGACTTCATCTACAACCGGGCGGTCAACCTCGACGCCGTCGCGCACCTACTCGAACTCCACCCTCACGTCGCGCAGATCGCGTTGCGCCGCCAGCCGGTCAACGGCGACGAGATCGCCGCTGGCGGCGTCGTCGAACTCGCCCCCGAGTCGTTCACGGACCGTGAGACAGCCGGGTGGCCGTGGCTTGAACACCGCCGGTTCTGGACGACGAACCCGTCGCTGCACCGCTCCATCGTCTGCCGTGAAGGATGGCCGCCCGACCCGCAGTCTGAGTCGGCATGGACGACCCGCCTGTTCGCAGACCCGACCATCACCGTCGGCTACTGGGGTGCACGCGATGATGGCCCGTGGGTCACCCACATCGGCAACGAACGACATCGACAAGCGAAGGGGTACTAGCGATGGCCGATACCGCACCGCTGTATAACGGCGAGTTCTACGACACGATTCGCTCGGCCGCCGTGAACTCCGCGGCGGCCGTCGCAAAGGAACTCGCGAAGGTGTTCGCCGCAGCGGCGACTCCGAAGCCGCTGCTGTTGCCGGGCTCCACGAGCCGTCCGTTCTACGTCGTCGACGTCGGTGGCGGTGAAGGCCACTGGGCCGCAGCGTTCCGTGACGAAGTCCCCGGCGACTGCGCTGCCCTCTGTGTCGACGGAGAACACGTCGCCGAGCACGTCGTCCCGTTCCTCCCTCGGGACCTCAACCAGCCGCTCGACCTGTACCCCGACACCCCCAAGTACGTCGACCTTGTCATCTGCTTGGAGGTCGCCGAACACCTGCCACCCGAACGGGCAGCGGGCTTCGTCGCCGAACTCGCTCACCTCTCCGACCTCATCCTGTTCTCCGCCGCTGTCCCCGGGCAGCCCGGCACGAACCATGTCAACTGCCAGCCGCCGACCTACTGGCGCGACCTGTTCGCACAGCACGGCCTGTCCGGCTCCGGCGCTCTCCGCCACCTGTTCTGGGGCGATCCCCGTGTCGAGTGGTGGTACCAGCAGAACCTCATGCTGTTCGCCCCCGCCGCGACCCTGACCGACGTCATCGAAGAACTGGGGCTCCCCGACGACCTCGACCCCTGCAACTATCTCGTGCACCCCACCCTGTACGAATGGGCGCTCAACCGGTGACCGTCGTCGGGATCACGATGGTCCGCGACGAAGCGGACATCATCGAGCCAGTCATCCGCCACATGCTCGGCCACTGCGACCGCGTCATCGTCGCCGACAACCTCTCGACCGACGACACTCGCCCGATCATCGACCGGATCGCCGACGGCTGCGACCGCCTGACCGTCGTCGACGACCCCGAACCCGGCTACTACCAGTCGGCCAAGATGACCGCACTCGCTTCCATGGCCGCAGACATGGCCGCGACGTGGGTTGTCCCGTTCGACGCCGACGAAGTGTTCGTCCCGCCGACCGGCCGGATCGCCGATGTCCTCGCCGCTCTCCCCGACGAAGTCGACATCGTCGAGGCAACCGTCTACCACCACGTCCCGACCGGCGACCTCGCCGCGCCCGGCCACGCGATCGCCCGCTACCCGTGGCGTCAGACAATCCCCGGTCCCCGCAACGTCATCTGCCGGGTTGTCCCGGGCCTCGTCATCGAGCAAGGCAACCACGCCGCCTACTCCACGGCCCGTGACCTGACGTGGACAGGGACGCTGTTCAAGGTCCACCACTACCCGTACCGGACCGTCGAGCAGTACGTCCGTAAGCTCCGCCAAGGGGCAGCCGCATATGCCGCAGCCCCGGACCTGCCCGACTGGATGGGCGGCCACTGGAAAGACTGGGGGAACCGCAGCGACGTAGCGATTGCCGAACAGTTCTTCCGGTACTACGTCGCTGACCCCGAGGCGTCACCGTCGCTCATCTACGACCCCCCGACCCTGATGGAGGCGCTGTGATCTTTGGGATCAGCATGGTCCGCGACGAGGACGACATCCTCGACGTCACCCTGCGCCACATGCTCGCCAACGTCGATCATGTTCTCATCGCCGACAACGGCTCAGTCGACGGCACCCGAGCGATCATCGAACAGGCGGCCGCCGACACCGGCCGTGTCACCGTCGTCGACGACCCCGAACCCGGCTACTACCAGTCGGCCAAGATGACCGCGCTCGCTGCCCGCGCCGCTGACATGGGTGCGACGTGGGTTGTCCCATTCGACGCCGACGAACTGTGGACCGCCGGACGGGGACTCATCTCCGACGTCATAAACGGCCTCCCCGACGGCATCGGGGCGATCGAGGCGGACTTCTACCACCACTTCCCCACCGTTCTCGACCCCGCCGACGGCACGATCATCGAACGGATGGGGTGGCGGACCACTGTCTCAGCGATCCCCAAGACCGCCGCCCGGTGTGTGCCGGGCCTCACGATCGAGCAGGGCAACCATTGGGCGACCGTCGACCGCGTGGTGATCCCCCACGGCGAACCTCGCTTGGTCATCCACCACTACCCGTACCGGTCACCTGAGCAAGTCGAACGGAAGGTGCGCCAAGGGGCAGCCGCGTACGCCGCAGCCCCGGGCCTGTCCCGCCGCTACGGGTACCACTGGCGTGACATGGCCGCCGAACTCGACGCTGGGGCAACAAACTTGTTCTCCCGGTGGGTGCGGCAGGACCCCGAGCACGAACAGGACGTCATCTATGATCCGCCGACTCCGTTGACGGTGTAGCCACCGCCGGTCCGGGGCGGCGACACACCCACCCGGTACCCTTCCCGCATGGCGAACCCGACCGCTCCCTACCCCGTCGCGAGCGTCGCGGATGAGGATGGCAACTACTGGTGGCCTGATCCTGACACCGGCGGCGGTGGCGGGGGCGGAAGCGACGACCAGTCGTACACGACCGTCGACGCGATCGCGCTCTCCTACGACGAGGGTTCAGACACGTTCGTCCTCGCGACCAACACCTACGGCGAGACGATCGAGATGACCGGCGACGACCTCGGCGGCGCCACCATCCTCGTTCTCTCCGTCCCGGTGTCGATCGTTGAGCCCGGCAGCGACGACGACCCACCCGACGTCGAGGACGGGTTCTATTCGTCCCTCGGCGTCGGCGACGGAGCGGAAGCCGCTCAGACCAAGTGGGTGCTCGTCGAGGTCACCCACTCCGGGTACGGCGTCACGCGGTTCCCGAACACGGGCGGCAGCATCATCTCCATCGACGCCGACGCCGACCCGAACGCCGGTATCGCCGCCGACAGGGGCACGATCGGCGTGCAGGTCGACGGCTCGTCGCGTGCGAAGGTGTGGTTCAAGTTCGGGGAGGACGACACCGACTGGGAACGGTTGAACGGCCCGGACGTGACGTGGTTCGCTGGGGAGGTAGCGGAGCAGAACATCCGGGCAAGCGTCGACGAACTGTTGGAGTTCTCCGACGACGACGTGGCGTGGGATTCGCTGCTCATCTTCTTTGTCGGCGGCAACCCGGCCGGGTTGCAACCCATCGAGGGCGGCGTCGCCGCGACCGGCGAGCCGTATGTGTTCAGCGTGCCAGCCGCCGGGCTCGGGGTGCTGTACAGGGCCGAGGCCACGATCCCCGAACCGGACGACGGCCGCACCCTCTACGGGGTCAGGTTCTCGGTGGGCCGCAAGACGGACGGCGTGTCGGGCACCCGTGGCGGCGGCATCGCTCTGGTCGACGGGAGCGGCAACCTGCTCGCCGGGTCACGGTTCATCGACTCCCTCGGCGTGTCCGTCGACGACAGCGTCGCGATCGGCACGTCCGGCAAGGCGTTCGCACAGTGGGGTGAGCCGTGGGAACCGGTCACCGTTCTGCTCGACACGCCACTCACCGACCCGGCCGACATCGCCGACGTGCACGTCACGATCACCGAAGGCAACCCGGCGGCGACGAACCCGGGCATGGAGTGGGAAGCGACCGTTGTCCCCCTCTGGGAATCGCCCGAAGCACCGGACGGTGGTGGTGTCACTCAGGCGCAGCTTGACGCCGCGGTCGAGTTGGTCACCGGCGACTTCTCCGACGACGCCGCCACGAACAACCTCAGGGCCGTCGCTGAGCATTCGCTCTACAACCCGTCCAGCGGGGCGGTTGGCATGGCGTCGGAGTACCTGGGCGACGGCTTGTACCGCTTCACGATGCCCGCTGGCGACCAGACGAACAACATGTACGTCGCGCAGATCGCCCACCCAGATCATCTGCCAGACCCGACCCGCTGGCTCAAGGGTATCTCGGCTGATCTGGTCGAGTTCCCCGAGCAGGTCGGCGGCACCCCCGGCGATCAGACATACCAGTTCGCGCTCATCACCGGCCTGTTCGACGGCGACCTCGTTGACCCCGACGCCGCTACGCAAGCGTTCGACGGCCAGCGTGTCGACCCGTCAGACCTGACGACGCAGGACCACGGGGCGATCGTCGACACCTTCACCGATTCGCCGCCCGGCTCGTTCTCGGGGAAGTGCATGACGATCGGCAATGGCAACGGGGCACCGGAAGCTGATCCGGGGGCGTACCTGCGCCTGACCAACCCTCGCACGACCGACGCCGACGTCGCCACCGTCCGCTACGCAGTCGGGCTCGCCGCCCCCTACGCCGCCCCCGTCCTCTCCGACCCGGTGACGTTCACGCTCCGGTTGAAGTGGCACTACGTCGATGTCCAGACGGTGGCTGACCTCGCGACGCTCATCGAGAATCTTGAGTACCTTGGGGCGCAGATCGCCGTCACCTACGAGGGGACGGACGTGCCGGGCTCCCCGAGCGCCGGGGAGACGTGGAAGAACCCGAACTATTTCGGGCTCGTCCTGACGTGGACGGGGACGCTCTGGTATCACCCGCTGCTGGTACTCGACGGCGACGGCGAGTTCCTCTCGTCCGCGCTCGGCTCGGTGGATTCGCACTACACCGACGGCAAGTCGTTCACGATCTCTCTCGGCAACTCTGAGGCCGGTGTCGTCGTTGCCCGCGACGACGACCTCGACGCAGGCGCGGTCCGGTTCGGCGACGGCGGCGGGTTCGGTTTGTTCTACGCCGATGCCGACCCCGGCAGCGCTGACCTTCCGGTCGGGAGCTTGTGGTTCAACACGACGAGCGGCGACGTGTGGCGCAAGCTCACGGCGGGAGCGGTGCCGTGGGTGCGGTGGAACGCCACGAACCTGGCAGGCGTGTGGCAGCGGGTCGCGTCGGTCACCCTGTCGGGCACGACGACCAAGTCCACGAACAGCACTTCCAAGACGCCGATCGACTCCACAAACTTGGGTTACCAGACCGTCGACCTGGCCGTGGGCGACCGTGTGCGATGCACCCTCGCGGGCTCAGCGGCGATGGCAGCGAACGGCCAGAACGTCCACTTCGACTACGAGGTCGACCAGCCGACCAGCGCCAACGTCTACATCGCCGGGTCGCGGTCGGGGGTGGTGCACGCGTCGACGACGGCCCGGCAGACGGTGTGCTGCGTCGCCGAGTTTGTCGCCACCGAGGCCGGGACGCACGGGTTCCGGCCGGTGTGGAAGGTGACCAGCAGCACGGCCTACCTCTACAACGACACCTCAGCCAACGACGACGTGTTGATCCTGTTCGAAGTGGATGTCTGCCGGGCGTGACGCCTTGCGGCTAGGGCGATGAGGGGCCGCTCGACCAGGCGGTATGAGGCGTCGGCAACGGCGAGGCTCGCGGCGAGCGACACCCACCCGGGCCAGCCGAGGCGCAACAGCAGGATCGACCACAAGTACAGGCTGTACGAGACGCGCCCGAGGTAGCGCAGCCACCGCCCCGTGAGCACCCGCTCGTGGAGTCCACCGGCGAGCGCAGCCGCACCGGCCACCGTCAGCAGCGTGAACGACACCGGCGAGTAGGTCACTTCGGCGAGCGAGAACCACCCGAGGACGGCAGCGCCCGCGACCCCGACCCACCGCTGGCCCCGAAACCTCGCCGCCGGATCGAGGACGCACGCGAGCAGGCAACCGACCAACAGGGCATCCCACCGGAGTTGCGTGTAGGCAATCTCGTGGGGCACGTCGGCGAGGTGACGGAACGCGATCGTGGCGACCATCCCCGCGGCGGCGAACAGGGCGACACCGCGGCGCCCCGACACCCGCCATCCGACCGCCACCAGCAGCGGCCAGGCAAGGTAGAACTGCTCCTCGACGGCGAGCGACCATGTGTGGCCCAGCCAGCCGTACCCGGTCGGTGGCGCGAAGTTCGCCGACCAGGTGAGCGCCGATCGCACGTCGGCACGCACAAGGTCCGACGAGAACCCGAGCATCCCCCCGATCGCGATGTAGCCAGCGCACACGACGGCGAGGGCGGGGACGAGGCGCACGAACCGGCGGCACCAGAACCCGACGAGCCGACCCCGGCCGCCGGTCGACCGGAGCAGGATGCCGGTGATGAGGTAGCCGGACAGCACGAAGAACATCTGCACGCCGACGAGCCCGCCACCGGGAAGCCAACCGGCAGACCACGACGTGAACGGCCGGTTCTTCGGCGACACCCCGGCGAACAGGTGCGCCCACAGCACGAGCGACACCGCGACGCCGCGGTAGCCGTCGAGCGCCGGGACCCGAGCAGTGGAGGTCGTGGCTGTCATGGGGTCCTCCTGATGCTGACGCGCTCGTCGAGTCCGACCCACGCCTCGTGGGGTGTCTCGGTGTCGACCGTGTGGATCGTGAGCCGACGGAGGCGTTCGTCGAAGTCGACGACTTTCCACGTCCACCCGCCGGGTGACAGTTCGGGTGAGGTGAACGTCAACCCGACGACCTGTGCGGCGTCGTTCAACTGGTCGGCGACCGTCGGCCGGGTGTCGACCTTGACGGGCCGGACCGTGAGCCACGCCCGGATCGTCCCGTCGGCGTAGGCCGCTGTGGGTTCGACGACGACCGCGAACGTGCGTCCCTTGGCGGTGATGAACCCGGCCAGGTCGTCGGCGGGGCAGTCGAGGTCGGCGACGTCGTCGCGTCTCGGGTGGGTGACGGTCGCCCCGGGGACGAGCGTGAGGGCGTGGGCGACGAGACGCGAGTTGCGTTCGTGGTGCCGGACCCAGCGGTCGACGTCTTCGGACCGCCAGACGGTTGGCTGCCAGCGGTCGCCTTTGCGGGCCGGGTGGGGGAAGGTCGCCCACTTCCCGGCTGCGCGGGAGCGGGACGTCTCGAACGAGCGGGTGGTCATCCCGAGTTGGGTGGCGATGTCGGCGGCTTCGATCCACATGCCCTTACCGTAACTAGCGTGTTGAGGCGAGTCAACATGTGTGTTGAGACAGCGTTCGGGTAGGGTGGCGCGGATGGCGGCCAGCTACTTCGAGGCGTTCCACATGGGGGTAGGGAACCGGAGTGTGCCGCCCCGGTTCTTCTTCGCGTCCGGCGAGATCGGCGGCACCGTCACCGCCGGAGCGCAGAACCTCTCCCCCGACACCGACCAGGGTGTGACCGCAGCATCCGCCGCAGGGTCGGGCGCCATGAAGTCAGCACTCGGGACAGCGGCACGCTGGAAGTGGGACGCCTTCCCGTCGCCAGTGAACCGTCTCATGACGACCACCCCGTACCGCGACGGCTTCGGCACCTTCTACGGGGCATTCTCGTACCGCGACCCAACCACCGGCGCTGCCCTCTGGACGCACGCCCCCGGCGGGGTGGCAAGCATCGCCCGATCACAGCGCGTCAACTATGTGAACGGCATGTGGGTCGTCGAGTACCACGACATCAGCGGAGGCATCGTGGCGCTCGCCTCGTCTGCTGACGGCGTCGTCTGGGACGCCCAACAGATCGGCGGCGTAACCGCCGTGTTCGCCCCGATGCTCTACACCGACCGGTGGGTCACGATCTACGCTCTCGACCCCACCGCCTCCTACACCGTCGTCGGCACCGGAGCCGCGCCGACTGGGATGACGACAGCGGCCGACGTCGTCACCGGCTTTTACCCGTACACCGCGTACGACGGGACGGGCACCGTCGTCGCCGTGCCAGCGAACAACGCAAGCGCCGTGTGGCGCTCGACAAGCAACGGTGCTGCGGGAACATGGGCGACCGTCGCGCAGACCTACCACGTCGCCGGGACCCCCTACTGGGACGGCGTCGCCTACATCGCCGGGAGATTCGTCGGAGTCGGGGTCGTCTACACCGGGTCCGTCTACGACCACTTCATCGCCACCTCACTCGATGGCGCGACATGGACCTACACGTCGACTGGAACCAGCGCTCAACGGTCAAACCAGTGCATCGCGTCGAACGGTTCAGTGATTGTCAGGTCGAAAGGTTCCACCTCCGGGCCGAGCGCCAACCAGACCCTCTACCACTCGACAGACGGGCTCTCCTGGACCACCGACGCCACATATACGAGCGTCGGATCGTGCTTCATCAAGGCTGCGGCCGACGGCAGTTTCTACCGTAGCTTCTACTACCCGTCCGTCCCGCCCAGCGCCAAGACCCTGTACGTCTCGTCGGACGGCGTGAACTGGACCGCTCTCTTCCCTGTCACATGCAACTCGTTCATCGACGCCGACTACGGCCCGATAACACAGCCGCGCGACCAACTTCTACAGGTCCGAACCGGCGGCGGCACCGTGTGGTCGACAGTGGAGACTGTGCATCCGTCCGTACAGGGGATGTTCCAACGACAACTCGGTACCGTGAGAGCCGACCGCGACGGCGGCATCTTCGCCGCGGCCGAGTTGACCGGCGACTTCTTCAAGTGGTCCGCCAACGGGTCCGGGTGGTCAACGACAACCGCTCAAGGGACGATCTACGCCAAGTGGCTCAACGCCTGGTTCTCGTTTACGAGCGCGGGGTGGCAGAAGGTCACGGTCCCCGGCCTCGTGTTCACCAGCGGGCTCTACGCGGTAGCGAACAGCCGTATCGTGACGACAGTCGCGACCGACACGGCGTTCTACCAGCTTCGCTACGGGTCGGCCGGGTCAGGTACACGCGGTCTGTTCACCAGCACCGACGGTGTCAACTGGACTCAGGTGCTCACCGAATCGTCGGCGAACTACGGCGGTCAGACGATCACCACGACGAACCCGTCGTGGACGCTGTCGTACGCCAAGGACTCCAAGCTGCTCGGCTTGCACGGGTTCAACTCGTCGACCTCGACGAACCGGTACCTGACTGTTCCTGCTGCGACGGTCGGGTCGAGTGTGTTCACGATCAGAGACACGGTTGCCGGGAACGCCCGGCCGATGGCGGCCGACGGCGCGTTCTACCGCATGGAGAACATCTCGACCACGTCGACCAACTGGGTGATCCAGTTTTCGAACGACGCGATCACATGGGTGGCTATGACCATCGTCCTCCCCGTCGCTGCGACGTTGAACGGTGCTAGTTGGATCGTGCGTTGCGGGCTGCCACTAGGCGGCGAGATCGTCCGAGGCCCCCGACGCATGACCGGGGCTGGCAGCGGCGGCATCTACTAGCCGTGTTGACGTGACAACAACGTGGCGGGTATGGTGTGTCCATGGACAACGACACCACGACCGACCCGGAGTTGGTCATCGACCTCACCGAGCGCACCCTCCACGGAACCAGCAAGGGCGACGGCGTCAACTGGCGCAGCTACGGCCTCGTCTGGTCCCCTCGCCGCGGCTGCTACGTCTGGGCACGCAACATCCGCCCCGAGACGGTCCAGTGGCGAGCCGAGCAGATCGCCGCCGCCCACGGCGCCACCGTCACCGGCGAAGCCGCAGCGGACGACCGCGACGCCGACGAACGCGACGCTGCAATCGCCGCCCGCAACCAGGCCCGAGCCGAAGCCGCCACCGCCACCCGCGACGCCGCCGAAGCGACGTTCCGTCAGATCGGCGACGCCATCCCGATCGGGCAGCCCATCCTCGTCGGCCACCACTCCGAGCGCCGCCACCGCCGCGACCTCGACCGCATGGACCGGGCGCTGAGCACGATCGTCCAGGCAGGCGACGACGCCAAGACGTTCGCACGGCGCGCCGAGGCCGCCGAACGGCGCATCGAGCACCGGGCCGCTGTCGCCGAAGCGACGCCCGTCCCGCTCGACCTGCTGGCCCCCGGGTTCACGGTCGAGGAGTGGTACAAGGACGGCCGCCGCCGGAAGTGGACCGTAACCAAGGTCAACCGCAAGACCGTCTCGTGGGCCGAGTTGGGCTGCTCCGGCAAGATCGAAGCCGACCGCCTGTACCGGGCGTGGAACACCGACGGCGTCCAGGTGTGGCCGTCCGAGGAGCGGTCGTGACGGTCCCCGGTGACCTCGCCGCCTGGTTCGATGGCAAACCGATCCTCTCGGACCGCTACAACCTGCCGCGCATCAGGTCGATCTGGCGGGTGGTCGAAGTGGTCGGTGTTCTCGGCGACCGGACCGAACCGTGGGTCGTGAAGGGTGAACGAACCCGGGAGTTCCGCTCCGAGAAGGGAGCGGAAAACTATCGGGACCGCCTCGTAGCCGAGGGGCGGGTCGCGTTGATCCAGCCGGGGATCATCTTCTGGCCGGACCAGGACGAATGGGACCGGATGACTCCACCGCCCGCTACCGCGTCGGCGCTCGGGGGTGGGTCATGAAGATGACCGGGATCAACAAAGGTGACCTTCTCCCCAAACCGCGCCCGCTCGACGTCGAGACGTTCACCACCGTCCACGGCCACGCCGCCGTTCAGGTCGAACACCCCCATCTCGGATGCCTCGTCCTCGTGTTCACCGCACCCGACGACCGCGGCCGCGGGCACGGCACAGCGCTACTCGCCGAGGTCCATACTTGGGCGGACCGCTACCGGCGTCACCTGTACGCCGCGGTCCTCCCACTCGACGAGGAACACGGGGGACTCGACGCGACGTCGCTGCACGCCTGGTACCAGCGGCACGGCTGGATCAGGCTCGGCGACTCAGACCTGATCGTCCGGGTCTGCGAGAACGCCCCCGAGTCCGGGATGCTCCACCTCGCCACGGTGTTGACGTGACCATAACGTGACGGTAGGGTGCGGGCATGGACAACGGCACCAACTTCCACCCCATCGTGGTCGACTGGCTCGATGGTCGCACCTCCCACTGCCCTTGCCAACGGCCCCGCAGTGTCCTCACGCGATGGACCGCGGAAGCGCATCCGCCGAAGGAGGCCAAGTGATGGACCTGCGACTGCTCGAACCCGTCGCGTTCTACGACAACGTCGACCCCGGTCCCGACGACCCGGTCGACCCGGACCGGGAACCGTCCGTGTTCCTCCCCGCCGGGGCGGTCCTCCGCGACGCCGAGGTCGACCCGGCAGACCCGAGCGTCGGCATCCGCAACGACTCGGTGATCGGCACCTACAACGGCCAGGTCATCGGCTACTTCGGTCCGTCCGCCCGCCGCCTGTTCGTCGAGCACAACGACAGCGACCCGCTCGGGTTCTGCGAACCGCAGATCGCGGTCACCGTCGCCGCTGTCCCGCACGTCGCCCGGACCCTCACCGAACGTGACCCCGAGCGGCGGACGTGGCACGTCACCGTCGCGATGTCCACCGTCTACTCGACCCCGCATGTCGAGGTCCGCGCCGTCCACAACGCCCCCGACGTCGAGAACGGCGTCGACCCCGAAGGGTTCGCCGCCTGGTGGAACCCCGGCTCCTCGCTCGGCGGAGCGTGGGAGATCGAGACGTACGGCACCCGGGGCAACACGATCCTGTGGGACAGCGACCACGGCGACCACCCTGCCGACGGGACGTTCGTCGCGTCCGTCGCGCTCGGGGTCACCGACCCCAACCCGACCCCCTGAAAGGCCCGAACGATGACCGACACCCCCAACCCGTCAGACCAGGCGTGGCGTCGAGTGCTCGACGCCACCGACGGCCTCGGCGCGTACGTCGACACGGACGCGCCGGGCGTCCCCGGCGCGATCCGTGTCCTCCACATCCCGCAGGTCCCCGGACCGGCGTTCGCGGTCGGTGTCCCCGACTACGACACCGCGAAGCGACTCGACGCCGTCCTCGTGGCGTACGACCTGTTCCAGTTCCACAACCGGATCAAGCCCGACTACTCGAACATGACGATCATCGAGGTCGCCGACGCTGACGGCGGCTGGTGCTCCCTGGACGACGACGAGACACCCGACGGCATCTACCACCCGTTCATGGTCGGCACTCCCGTCAAGATCAGCGACGCCTACACCCCGGCATATCTCGCCGGATCGGTCGGCCAGGTGATCGACCGCGGCCGGGGCGGCACCGACGTCGAGGTCACCGACCCGGCCGGAGGCCACCACCGGGTCCTGCTGTCCGACTCCGACCTGACCCGCCTGGACCCCGCCGATGTCTGACCACCTGTTCGACCCTGGCCCCCCGCCGATCGAGACGTGGTGCCAGTCCTGCCGCTACGCCGAGGAACGCGACCCCCCGCCGCACGGAGGACGATGGGTTCACCGCTGTGAATCGGGTCACGGTGAACCGTGCGCCTGCCCCGAGTGCAACCCGCCCGGCTCGTTCCGTCTCGACGGCCGCGTCACCGTCGAGATCGACGTGACCTGCGACCTCGCAGCGATGATCCGCCGCCACCCCGACGTCTACCGCCAGTTCGCAGAGACGGGACGTGGACAGGGGTACGCCGACTGGGAGGTCCCCGTAGCGTGGCTCAGCGGCGAGATCGCCGAGGACCAGCGGGTCCCGTCGCTCCCGCTCGGCGTCACCGACCTGTACGGCGTCGACCCCGAATCCGAGTTCGGTTCGTGGACCCCGGAACGGTACGAGGCGCTGTGCGCCGTCTGCCCGGAAGCGAGAGTGCCATGACCAACACGACCGACCGGATCGTGGCGGCGGACCCTCTCACCGAGGCCGCTACGACAACGATCACGGCGACGCTGCGCGACGTCGCCGCCAAGGTGGACGTGATGGGCGGCTTCGGCCACCGTTCCACCTTCACCGACGAAGCCCGCTGTCGCCGTGACGCCGCCGACGCCCTCCAAACCGCGGCGAACCTACTCGCACGGTGGTGCGCCACCTACTCCGAACTCGAAGCCGAGAACGTCGCCCTCGCCGCGCAGGTCGATGCTGCCAACGCGTTCATCGACGGCCTGCTCCGCCACGGCGGCGACCATCCCGTCGCAGACCTCCCCGAACGTGAGGAAGCGTGGCGATCGACCCTCTGATCCGGTCCGATGGTCGTACCGTGTGGGTCGACTCCCCGGACGGGTACACCGTCGCCCGGTTCTCACTGCTCGGCGTCGACATCCACACCGCCACGGCGGACGGGTGCCTCGACTGCCGCCCCGGGCCGACCACCCTGTCCGACTGGATCGACTTCCGCCGGTCGGTCGCGTCGATCTATGGCGCGTACGTCGACGACACCCACCGGCCCGCCCACCTCGCCGGTGACCCCCGTGCGGCGGTCGTCGCCGCGGTGCGCTCGTGGAAGTACAGCTACGCCAGCGAACACGACCTCCAAGCCGGGCTCGCCGAAGCGTTCGACGCCGCCGCGCTCCCCTACCAACGCGAAGTGCGCCTCACCCCGAGGGACCGCATCGACTTCGTCGTCGACGGCACCGTCGGCGTCGAGGTGAAGGTCAAAGGGTCGGACACGACGCTACTCGCGCAGCTACTCCGCTACTCGAAGGACCCGCGGCTCACCGACCTGGTCGTTGTCACGACCCGCGTCACGCACCGGCGTCTCCCCGGAACGGTCGGCCCCTGCACCCTCACCGTCATCTATGTCGGCGGCGGGTTGTAGGTAGCATCGCCGCCCGCATGCGCACCTACGGGACCCTCACCCGCGAGGACACCTATTGGGTGTTCGACGTCGAACCACACGTCGCGGTCCGTCTCAAGCGCCTGTTCCCACGAGCGTTAGCGACTCGTTCCGGGACGATCGTTGTCGCCGAGTCCGACGATGTCGCGCTCGACATCGAGTGGTCCCTGATCCGCTGGCCGCTTGACGTCGGCGCCGACGACCTAGCGCACCTGACCGCGGTAGCCGACCGGCAACGATGGATCGGCGACCAGATCGTCTCGATCTTCGCTGGACACCCCGTCGACGGCGACTTCCGCATCCCGGCCCGCGCCCCACGATGGGATCACCAGCGGACGAACGCCGACATCGTCTCGGTCGTCAAGCGGCTACTCATCACCGATTCACTCGGAGCCGGTAAGTCCTATAGCGGGTCGCTCACGTTCCGGAACCCGGACGCCCTCCCCGGCCTGGTGGTCGCCGCCCCCCACCTCCAACACCAGTGGTACAACGAGATCAAGGCGACGTGGCCCGACTTCCACGTCCACGTCGTCACGAAGGGCACACCGTACGACCCGATGCGCACCCGGCTCGGACGACGCCACGTCCGGCCACCCGACGTGTACGTCACGACCTACTCGAAGCTCGGCGGCTGGTCGCAGCATCTCGCAGGGGCGATCCGTTCCGTCGTGTTCGACGAAGTCCAGGAACTCCGCAACGGCACCTCGACCGTGAAAGGCACCGCCGCCGCGACGATCGCCGACAAAGCCAACTACGTCGTCGGCCTGAGCGTCGGTCCAGACAGCGTGGTCGAGATGATAGGTGGTCCGTTCGGCACGGGGTGGGTAGGGACTATCGAGGAAGCGACGCGACTTGTGGCGAAAGAAGTGGCGCCAGAATGTTGGGGCATCCACGAACTGTTTCGAGTGGAACACCTTGATGTCAGGTCGCGGGGGTGGACTGGGGAGAGGTTCGGCTGGAAGCCAGTTCGCACCTTCCTCCGCCACCGGTGCGACACCACCACGACGACGCTCCGCGTTCCGAGTGGTCGCCTTACGCTCACCGATGAACACTCTGTGTACCGCGTTGCCGCTCGCGGGCTCGACCTTGTCCGCGCTGACGGGCTCACCCCCGGGGACCGGCTCGCTGGCGACGACGGGAACGGCTGGGCTGCCGTAGCGGAACAGCCCTTCGATTTCGCCGACCTTGCTGCCGACCTCGTCCGAGGCCAAGTCGTCGTCGACACCGCTGGTATCACCCGACACGACATCGGCGTCACAGCGTGGCAATGGCAGAACTTCCACAAAGAAGCCAAGTTCGGCCCCCGTCTGCCAGCCGACATCTACCGCCAACATGCGGCACTTCTCCCTCCGCCGACCGGCGCATACCAGGGCATCGGTCGGGGGCACCGATGGATCGCCGCATCTGTGAACTTGAGCGACTGGGCCTACCTCTTGGGCTTCTACCTCGGCGACGGCTGGTTGGACGGCACCCGCGTCGGGCTCGCCGTCGAGGACGCCCTTGCTGAGCACATGATGGACATGGTCGCCAACCTGCCACATGTCGCCCTCGAACCCAAGTTGCGGCCGGGCAACGGCCGAAGCGTCGAAGTGCGATTCAGTCATCCTCTGTTCTCCGAGATGCTGCGCCGCACGACCAGAGGCGCCAACTGCTACGACAAGTTCATCCCAGGTGAGTGGATCATCTCGTGGCCCGAAACGGCTCGTCGCGAACTACTCCGAGGACTGGTTGATAGCGACGGCAGTGTGGGTCGAGACGGTCGTCGGTACTACACGACCGTCTCGAAACCCCTCGCCACGTCCCTGCTCAGCCTGCTCCGAAGCTTGGGCGCCCAAGGCAGCCTGTCTTGCCGGACCGGGACAGGAGCGGGCGGGGCTGACGCCCATGGACGGAAGATCGTAGGGACAAGAAACGCGTTCTCAGTCAACTGGTCAGCGCATGCCGAGTCCGGCGACAATTTCGGTTGGCGAGGTAACCGAGTCAGATACGACTGGGGGCGAAACAAGCTCAAAGAAGCCGCTGTCCGCTCAGTTGAGGCCGACCTCGAAAGCCCGGACGTGGTGTACGACCTAGAGATGGTAGGACACCCCTCGTTCGTCGCTGACGGAGTGCTCGTCCACAACACCGCGACACCAGTAACGAACTACGGCGGCGACCTCTGGGAGATTTACAGCATCGTCCGCCCCGACGCGCTCGGCGAACGACACGAGTTCCTGCGCGAATGGTGCGGGTCGAGTTACGGCGGCAAGCCCCGTGTCGCCAACCCCGCTGCGCTCGGTTCGTTCCTCCGGGACTCCGGGGTCATGGTCGGGGTGAAACTCCCCGGGATCGAACCGCTCCGCATCGAACAGGTCGTCGACCACGACATCGACGTCTACGACCAACTCTCCGGCAACGCCGCGGAACTCGCCCGGTTCATCCTCTCCCAAGAGACACCCACGACGGACCGGTGGCAGGCCGCAGGCGAGTTGGACGTCCGCCTCCGCCAAGCAACCGGCATCGCGAAGGCCCCATACGTCGCAGCGTTCGTTGAGCTACTACTCGAATCGGTCGACAAAGTCGTCCTCTGGGGATGGCACCACGCGTGCTACGACATCTGGATGGAACGGTTGGCGAAGCATCGGCCGGTCAAGTTCACTGGTGCAGAGTCGGACACACAGAAACGCGACGCTCTCGACAGGTTCCGCCGCCCGAACAACGAAGGCGGCTCCGCCGTGTTCATCATGAGCTTGCGGTCCGGTGCCGGGCTCAACGGGCTCCAAGACGTCTGCCACGTCGGCGTGTTCGGCGAACTCGACTGGACACCGTCGATGCATGCGCAGTGCATTGGCCGATTGAATCGGCCCGGTCAGGAGAACCATCCGGTCCTCGCGTACTTCCTTACGTCCGATGTCGGGTCCGACCTGCCGATGATCGAGGTGTTGGGAGTGAAGAAGCAGCAGGCGGAACCGATCGAGGACCCGTCGATCGAGCGGATCACGCCGCTCATGGAGGTCGACGCCGACCGCGTCAAGATGCTCGCTCGTGCCGTGTTGGAACAGGCGGGGGAACCGATCCCTACGACGCCCGCCGAACCCGACGAAGGCGATGATGATGGCGGCAACGTCATCCCGTTGTTCCGGTGACTCGCCGCGCCTGGCTCATCGACCCCGGCGACGTCGTCCTCACCCGGCACGGCCCGAGACTCGTGATCGACGTCCTCGTCGACGGCAGCCACGTCGTCCTCGTGTACGCCGACGGCACGGAGAGCCCGCCGCTCGGACGCCGTACCTCCGTCCCCGTCGCGGCCTAGGTGAGGTTCGCGTAGCTCGACCCGCCGCTGCCCGTCCTCCCGCCGACGCCGCTGCCCGTCCTCCCGCCGACGCCACCGCCGCCACCGCCGCTCCCGCCGCCGTAAGCGTGGAAGTCGGCGAGCAGCGGGTGGCCCGTGGCCCGGTCGATCTTGAATCCGGAGGCGTGGACGTGGCCGCCGCCGCCGAACGTCCGGGCGATCGCCTGCACGTCGGGGCCGGTGTCGGTGGACCGCAGCCCGAACTGCCGGAACCCCGGGTAGTCGATGTAGTAGCCGCCGATCCCGTGCGGTGACGTCGCTGCGACCTCACCAGCGAAGTCAGAGCCGAGCCCGTACGGCGACGCCGTGACCGGCACAGGGAACCCGCCGATCTCCGCGACAGCGACCGTCTCGCGCATCTGGTCGAGCAGCACCCGGTTCCTGTCGAGGACCGCTTGCCCGCATCGCACCACGATGTCGTGCTCGTCGCGGACTTCGACAGCGAGCGCCGCCCACCGGTCCAACGTCATCGGCGCAGCGTTGATGTACGCCGTCACCTCACGGGAATCGTCGAGAGCGAACCGCCAGAGGTCCCGGTCCTGGACGTAGTCGACCAGTGTCTCCCACCCGGCGACCCCCGACCCCGACAACGCGACGTCAGCGGTTCGGACGTCGCGCAGCCAGTCGAACGTGATCCGCGCCCCGGACCGGTCCATGTCGAGAACGACGTCAACCCCTTCCGGCATGCCCTGCTCGGCGATCTGATCGCGGGTGGTCTGATGGTGGTCGAGCATCGTGACCCGGTCGACGTTCGGTCGAGCAGCGATCTCCGTGAGCACGGCGGGCGGATACGAGAAATCGGCGATCACGACTTCGCCGGACACATCAGGCGGCGCCTCCTGGTACCGGGCGGCGTGCAAGACGGCATACGGGTACACCTGGCGGAGCAGCGCCGCTGCTGTGAACCCGTCGACACAGCCGCCGTGATAGATGACGTGGTTGACCATCCCGTCGTTCTAGTCGACCGCCGCTAGCGTCCCTGCGGATGGATGAGCAGCCGATCGTCGACGAAGCGCTCCGCACCGCGATCGTCAACCACGCCGCCGCCTACGGCACCACCCCGGAGGATGGCCTGCTCGGCGACTACGCCGTGATCGCAGCGTGGGTGATGCCGGACGGCTCCACCTACTACACAACCCACTACCACACCCCGAACGTCTCCGACCACGTCGCCATGGGACTGTTCGACGTCGCATCCGACATCGCCTCATGGGAAGGCGGCGCAGTGGACGACCCGGACCTGTAACGTCACCGCCCATGGACAAGCCCCGCCGCATCCTGCTCATCGAGGTCGACGACCCCGGTCCCTGGTCGCCACGCGACCTGGCCGCCGCGATCAACGAGGACCCCGGTGACGCCCCCCTCGGCCGCAACGTCGTCGTCCACGGCGCCCTCGACATGGCGTCCCTCGGTGCCGCGTTCCGCAAGGCCCGCCGCCTGTCCATAGACATCGAGGAGAGGCGCAGCGTCAGCGACATGGAACACACCGCTGCGAAGCTGCTCTCGTTCCTCAAGAGCGCCGTCCCCATCTCGATCCAAGGCAGGGTCGACCCGACCCGCCACAACCACCTGACCCGCGACATCAAACCCGAAGGCCAGTGCCCCGCCTGCGACGTCACCCACGAGAACGACCGCGCACGCGCAGCGTCGGTGTAGCTGGCCCGGCAGGGCTCGAACCTGCAACCTCCCGATCCAAAGTCGGGCGTTCCGCCAGTTGAACTACGGGCCATCAGCAGGGGTGGAGGGATTCGAACCCCCGACACGCGGGTTTGGAAGCCGCTGCTCTCGCCGCTGAGCTACACCCCTTCGTTTCGGTGGGGCGACCTGGTCGGGGTGGGGAGACTCGAACTCCCGATCCCCTGCTCCCGAAGCAGGTGCCCTGGCCGCTGGGCTACACCCCGTGGTGTCCGGGGGTCCCTTGTCGGCTGGCTTCGGCCACCACTCCAAGAGAGCCCCGTGCGGGCTTCCGCTCCGCCGGGACGCTCGGGTGATCTTGGGCGCGTTCCGGTGGAGCTAGAGCGGTGGCTGAGGCCAGCGACGCTGTTGGAGACGGGAACGCACGAGGGCCACGGTACCACCCGAGTCAACCCCACCGCCCGACTTTCCGAAGCGTTGACGTGACCACAACGCAAGGGTAGGGTTCGACGCCATGGACAACGACACGTTCATCTCGTTCCGGCTACCCGAGCAGGACGAAGCTCCGCCCACCGCACGGATCGGTGACTCGCTCATCGCGTCGATCATCAACAACGGCGGACTGTGGTCCATCTATGTGCCGACGTGGCGGGAACTCGGGTTCCTCCCAGCGGTCAAGATCGGCCCCGGCGAGTTCGACGTCTACCCGACCGTCAAGGCGCTTCTCGAAGCGCACGGACACAACGACGTGTGGGAGAGCCGCTTCGTGTACGCCCACGGCGGCGACAACGTTCACTACTCGCCGCACCAGCAGGTCTTGTGGAACCTCGCCAGCCACGGCACCGGCACCCCGATGGGCGACCTCCACGCCCGCTGGCATGTCGCGGTCCTCGAAGCGCTCGCCGCCGGGCTCCCACCCGCCCGGACCTGGACTTGACGATGTTGACGGTCAACGTCACCCCGATGATGCGGACGACACTCCAAGTGCTCGTCGAACACGGCTCCGACGGCGTCGGACTCGATGCCGAACAGATCGTGTTGCACGCCGCGGGACGCCTCGAAGAGAGGTACGTCCACGGCTGCCTCAACCGCCTCGTGTCGAACGAATGGGTGATCGCCCTCACCGACACCCCCCGCCGGTACTGCCCCACCATCGAAGGCGCCAAAGCCCACGACATCCTCAGGAAACTCCCATGATCGAATCGTTCACCATCCCCGACGACGCCGTCATCCCCGACGGCTGGGAACGCATCCCGACGTGGCAGGAACTCGGCGCCGACGGCGACGGCTGCCGGTGGCCGATGGGATCGAACGGCCGAGTCGGGTGGACACACGAACTCGACGAGGACACACGCGCCCGTGACGGGTCCATGCAGTGCTGGGGGTTCACGTTCGGCGCCGAAGGAACCCCCTACACCGTCGACGTCGGTGGCACCTGGTGGCTGAGCTTCGTCCCACCCGACCATGTCGCCGCGCTCGCCGCCCACGAGTACATGATGGCGGGCCACTCCGAACTCGAAGCCCGCCGCTTCGTGCACCACCTACAGCAGTTGGGAGACACCGATGCAACGTGACCGACTCGGGCGCCGCCTCGCATCAGATGGGCAACCGCTCGTCCCGAGGGGAAGCGGGAACGGGCTCACGTCCTCCTACCCGAACGTCGCCTCCGACCCCGTCGAAGTACGACGCTGACCCCCGAACGGAGCCCCGGTCATGTCCAACATCCCCACGCCCGACCAGTTCTACGCGCAGCAAGCCGTGGAGAACCGCCTCGCGTTCGCTGCTGTCACCGCCACCGTCGACCCACCGACCTCAACGTCGACGATCTGGGAGTGGGCCGTGATCCTCGACGGCGCCGAGCACACCTGGCAGACCCGCCTCCGCCCGGCCGACCTCGACGCAGCCGACGCCGCCTACCTCGACTACAGCGGCTTCCACGACCGTTACGACGCAGAGACAGCCGTCGAGGTTGGCGACGCCGCCGCCGCGTACTTCCAGTGGACCCAGTACCGCAACGTTGTATCTCTCGACTCGACCCCAGCCGCGGTCGATCTCACCTGCGGTCCCGCCCCCACACCCCCCCTCCCTGTCGAGACGCCCCTTCACCCCATCGACCTCTCGTCGGCAGCAGTCACCTGGCTCATCACCCATGGCCGCGCTCTCCCGATCCCCTGGACTCTCGACGATCTCGTCACCTACCTCGACATCGACATCGACGACCGCTACTCGGCGATCGGCCGGGCACGCTGGGCTCGTGCCGTATGGGCGCTCATCTCACGCCCCTGAGCAGCGGTGAGCGGTGCTCGTGCTGTGACAACCCGGCCGTCTCCGTCCACGAGATGTCGGTGCTGATGATGGAACGCCGCTCCCGGAACGGGTTCCGGCACGACCCGGTGATCGACGGCGAACGCCGCTACTTCCTGTGCCGCCAGTGCCGGTTGTGGCCCGGCGCTGTCCTCCGGCAACTCTGCGGCCCGCTCTGACGTGTTGACGTGACCACAACAGGGCGGTATCCTGTGGGCATGGACAACGACCAGACCACCGACCAGGAAGGCGTCACCACGGCCACCGTTTCGGCCGCCGGTGTCGCTGTGATCCGCGAACGGGTCGCGAAGCTCCACGACCGCATCGCGAAGAAGGGCCTCGACGGCGACGTCACCCTGACCGTCAGCGACGCCCGCAGCGTCAAGGTCAGCGCCGAGACGGACCCCGTCGACCGCTGGGAGATCGTCCACGACGTCACCATCACCGTCGCCCCCGTCGCCCTCCCCGGCGACTGGAAGCTCGCCGGAACCATCGACTTCGCCACCGCCGCCCCGAACGTCCTCCTCAACTCGGTCAACGGGTTCACCCTCCCCGAGGCGTTCCGCACCGTCAGCGTGTGCGACCACTGCGACCGCCACCTGCGCCGCAACAAGCTCATCGTCGTCGCCGACACCGACGGCAACCTGGTCCGGGTCGGCACGACCTGCGTCCGCGACTACCTCGGTGTCGACCCCGCCCGGCTGATCTGGTACATGGACGTCACGGCCGACCTGCTCGACGAGCCCGACGACGGCTGGGGCGGCGGTCACGTCGACTGGGGGTGGGACACCAACGTGGTGATCGAGGCAGCGATCGTCGCGGTCCGCCGGTGGGGGTGGAAGCCCGCCAGCTTCGAAGCCCCCACCAAGGCCGACGTCGCCTCGATCCTGACCCCGAGGAGCTACGACGACGACGACGTCAAGGCCGCCCGCGACGACCTGCACAGCGGCACTCACGCCGCCGAAGCGCAGCGGATCGTCGACTGGGTCCGCAGCATCGACCCCGAAGGCAACGACTACCTCGCCAACCTGGTCGCCGTCCTCGACAACGACTGGGTCCGCCCGAAGGGCCTGGGCCTGGCGGTGTCGGCAGTGTCGGCGTGGGACCGGGAGCAGGGCCGGATCGCAGAACGCAAGGCCCGCGAAGCCGCCGACGCCGAGGTGCCCGACGCCTGGGTCGGCGCCGAGGGCGAGCGGGTCACGCTGACCGGTCGAGTCACCCGGTTCTCCTGCTTCGAGAACCAGTGGGGCACACAGGCGGTCATCGTGGTCGCCACGACCGCCGGGTGGGTCAAGGTGTTCACCGGCTGCACCACCAGCTTCGCCGACGCCGCCGACGAAGCCCGAGAGGCCGGAGAGCCGATCACCTTCACCGGCACCGTCAAGAAGCACGACACCTACCAGGGCCGCCACGAGACGGTCCTCACCCGATGCAAGGCAGCGTGACGATGACCAACGTCGACCAGTTCCTCGCCGTCTGGTTCCTCGCCCCGGACGGCAACGACGGCCGCTACACCCGCGCCGACGGGCTCGCCGAGTTCCACCGCGCCCACCCCGGCGGACGCCACCGGTTCCGGGTCGGCTACAACGACGCCACCATGCTCGACATCGCGTCGACGTCCCTTGCGACAGTCCACGGTGTCGCAGCGGCGGCGTGGCCGCTGATCTCGAACCGCGGTGAACCGTGGCAGATGCACGCGTGGTGCGACGAACAGAACCGGTTCCGCTACTGCGGAACGGTCAGCTACGTCGAGTGTCACGGCAAGCCCCCAACTCCGGTCGTCGTCACGCTCAACGGTGCAGGCCCCTACCGCGGGCTGCTCCGCTTCCACCCCGGCGCTGTCCCCGAGATGATCCAACCGACCGTCAACATGTTCGACACCCAGTTCCCCTACGGCGCCGATCTCTCTGCCCGTGGCGGCGGAGTCGTTGTGTCCCTCTCGATCGAAGCAGCATGATCGACCTGCCGGACAACCTGAAATCGTTCGCCCTGATCCCCCCACGAGTCGAGTCGTCGTCGATCGTTGACGATCTTCTGCTCCAACTCGCTGGCAGCGAGGTGGCAGCGGCACAGTCGAAACTGGAAGAAATCGAAGCTCGCCAGGCTGCATTGGAACGCCAAGGTTGGGTGATGGTCCGGCTCTACGCCCTCGATGACGCTGACCTTGCTGCTGCCGCCGATGACGGCGATTCGACGTTTGGGGAAGAACAGGGGCCGTTCCCGCTCGACGACCTGCCTGATGCCCCCGACGTCGACCAGCAGGACGCCGTCGCTGGCATCATCACGCCAGACTCGGCCACCGGCCGACTCGCCCCCGTTCACTGTCTCTACCTCCGCCGCATGGCGACCGTGTGGGACCCCCCGTTGAGCGGCGCGCTGTCCACCGCCCACGACGTGTTCATGACGGCATCGTTGTGCGACGCGCTCGACCACACCGACGCCCCACCCCCGGACGTAGTCGAGAACATCCACCTCCCGTTCGAACGGGTCTGCGTCACCCTGTCTGTCCCGTTCCGCCCCACCAACGCCACCATCTACCACCCGCATTACTTCCGGACGCCGGAACACGGGGCCAGGGACCCGCTCCCTCGGATGCTCGCCGCGCACATGTCGTTTGTCGACAACGACTGGCGGATCGTCGGCATCGTCCTCTCTGCCGGGCCGGGCGGTGTCGGCCTCGCTGACGAGGTCATCTGGATTATCGAAGGCGGCGTCGACCTCACCAAACCCGCCACTGCCCTCGGTCGTACGATCGAAGGCGCGAGCGCCTTCCCCGACATGGACAACGCTGCACAGTTCCTCTGCGTCGCCCCGATCCCAGGGCGTCTCTCCCGGTCGAACCTTCGTGGGTTCGCTCACGGCGTCGCGGCGCTCGTGTCGCTCAAGGCGCCGGAACCGTCAGCAATCTTCGGTGACGCCGAACCGTTCACCGCAGCCGACGCGAAGGCGGCCCGCAAGGGGACATCGTCCGCACGCCGTGACGCCACCCGCGGCCGGTTCGCTCCGAAGGTGCGGGTCATCGACCTGACCCCGTCGGAACGAACCCGGGACTCGGAGCACTCCGCCGATCGGACCGTGAAGTCCCATTGGCGGCGCGGCCACTTCCGGCGGGCACGATGCGGTCCGCGCGACGACTGGTGGTACGAGACACGATGGATTGCCCCCGTGTTCGTTGAGGGCGGCCGTCCGGCCGAGGGCATGCAAGTGTGGAGAGCGACACCGTGAACGACAAGCTCAAGCTCAGCCGGGACCGCAAGGTCGCCCCCCTCGGCATCTATCAGCCGTCGCGCCGCCGGTGGCTCGCGACGATCCACAACAGCTTCGGCCTCCCCTCCGGCACGTCATGTCCCGGCGCCACCGAGTTCTGCCGGTCTTGCTACGCGTCCCGATCGGAGCAGTCCGCCGGGGTCCGCGCCGCGGTCGAGTACAACCTGCGCGTCCTCCAAGCCGCGGGCACCGTCGACGCGATGACCGGCCTGCTCGACGAGATGATTGGCAGGTTCGACCGGGCAGCGACACGCGCCGCGCTCCCCCCCGAACTTCGCCTGTTCCGCATCCACTGGGACGGCGACTTCTTCTCCGTTGACTACGCCCGAGCGTGGGCGACGGTGATCGACCGGCACCGCGACATCCAGTTCTGGGCGTACACCCGCAGTTTCCGCCCACCGGTTGACGTTGTCGCCGAGTTCGTCGGCCTCCCCAACCTCGCCCTCTACCTGTCCGTCGACGCCGAGAACGCCCCCGACGCCGAAGCGGTGCGGGCACGCCATCCCGGGGTCCGTCTCGCGCTGTGCGCCGTCGACTACTCGACTGCCCGCGCTCTCGTCCCCGGCCACGACGCCGTCGCATGCCCCGAGAACAACCGGCGCCTCTCCCTCATGGACGACGGCGTCGGCGCCTGTGTGACGTGCCGCCTCTGCCCCGACGACCGACGCGACGTCATGTTCGCCACCAGCCACCGCGAAAGCGCCGCTGTCCCCGTGCCGCTCCCCGTGCGCGCCAACGCGGCGATCGTTGCCCCCGAACGCCCCTGCGCCCACCCGGACTGCTCGAACACCCTCCCGCCGCACCCGACCGGCCGCCGCGGCCGCGTCCCGAGCTACTGCTCGCGGTCCTGCCAGACATCCGCCTACCAGCTTCGCCAACGGCAGGTGTCATGAGGCTCCACCCGTACCTGCCTCGCGTCGACCGCGCCGTCGCACCGTGGTTCCATCGGGCACTCCGAGCCGCGCACCGGGTGACGGGCTGGTCGAACTTCACGCTCACCCGCGTGTCGATGACCGTGTACCTCGCCTGCGAGACAGCCCGTACCGCCATGACCCCGGAGTATTGGGACTCGGTCGGCGATTGGGTCCTGTTCGCCGCGTGGTCCGGCGTGTGTGTTCTCTACTGGCGGCATCTCAGTGATGTCGAACGGCAAGCCAACCGTCACGGCATGATCCCGGTCAACATCGTCCACGCCGCCCGGCGCGCCGCACCCGTGTTCCTCGTCATCGACCTGTTCTTCTACGCATGGACAACGGTCATGGCGGCGAGACACGAGACGGTCATGACCGGTACTGCGACAGTGGTCGGCGTCGTCGCCGACGTCGCCTACTACTGCACCTTGTACTGGGCGCTCGACATCACCCCGCCATCGGCTTCAACGATTCGTGAGCGCGTCAAGGCGTGGATCGCCGCGCATCGTCCACAACTCCCATCGTGGCAGCCCACCCCGGTACCCGGGTTCGGACGGACGTGACCGCGCCCGACTCCGCCGTCCGGTTCCTCGACCCGGTGAACCCGGTCGAGTTACGCGACGCCGTCGCCCGCCTGCTCCACACTCTCCGCCCCCGTGTCGAGCCGATCCCGCACCACGACTACCCGGACCTCGGCGGCACCTGGCAATGGTGGATACCGGAAGGGGTGCACGCCGGGGGAAGCTGGGGGTTCACTGTGAATGCCGGGCTCGAACGAAACCTCGCCGAGTACGACTCCTCCTGCCGACCAGACGGCGTGTGGCCCGGCGAAGCGTTCATCGAGGTCAACACCCGGATCACCGACACGGGCGGCGGTTGGTCTGGGTCGACGTCGATACTCGCTCACATCGTCATCGGCGCATGGGCAGCCGAGCGCGGGTGCCGCACCTTGATACAGAGCGTTCTCAACCCTGACGGCTGGCTCGACCCTCCGGCATCTGTCGAGACGCCTGCCCGTGCCGTCCTGCTCGACGCCATGAATGACTTGTCGTGGTCGCCGCTTGCTGTGGTACCGTGACCGGCATGCTTCGGCGTCGAGAACATCGAGAGCGCACCGGCCGTCGGCCGCAGCGCCAGGTGTAGCTCCCCGAACGCGTCACGCCTCGGGGAGCCCCCACCGCTCCGAGGTAGTTCAGTTGGCGGAACGCCCGACTCTGGATCGGGAGGCCGGAGGTTCGAGTCCTCCCCTCGGAACGCTGCACCCGATGGCCTCTTGTAGTTCGAGCCGCGCTGGTGCAACTGGCAGCACACCGCCTTCTCACGGCGGAGGTTACGAGTTCGAATCTCGTGCGCGGTGCCAAGCCCCCATCGACTAGCGGTCCAAGTCGCCGGACTTTCACTCCGGTCATCGTCGGTTCGAATCCGACTGGGGACACTGGCGAGTGACCTCGTAGGGTCACCTGGTGCCGGGCTAGCGGGGCACCGACTGGCCGTTGATGTGCACGGTACGGATCAGGTCCCACTCGCGTGCGATCACGACTTCCTTCGGGACGTTCATCCGGCCCTCCCAGAACGCCAACTGCTCTGAGTCGAGGTACACGAGGTAGCCGCCGTTCGACAGCGCCGCGAACCCCTTCCCGTAGTTCTGCTGGTAGATGACCATGTCCTCTTCCTCCTGCTCGGGGGGAGCGTCCTCGACCGGCGTGCCGGTAACTGGCGGTGGCGGCGGCCACTGCATCCCGCCCGGGACCGTTGCCGGGTCGATCCCCGACCAGATATCGGCGGGAGAACAAATGACCTCGACATGCATGGCATCTTTGATGCCTTTCCAGTCCCCGCCCCAACCCCACACCTGGACTCCGCTCTTCGTGCGGATCGCTTTGAACGCGGCCCGGAACTCGGGGGGCATGTCCGTGACGAGCTTCCGGCCGTACAGGTTCGACAGCCAGTTGATGTCCATGGCCGTCGCGTACGCGTGGTTCGACCAGCCAGACAGGCCCCGCTTCTTGCGGCATGCGTAGGCGCCGGTGTCGATGCGGCGGGTCGGGTAGTTGTAGTAGCGGCAGCACGCGTCGAACGCGAGGACGGCGTCACCGAGCGACGCTCGGACCGTGACGACCCCGGTGCCGAACAGCTTGATCGAGAGGCGTTCACCAGTGCACGGCGGCCCCCACGCCTTCGCGAGCCCCGTCTGCGACAGGACCGGCATCTATGCGTACCGCCTCGGGTCGGTCCAGAAGCGGGGGGTCCACCCGTGCCTCGGGACCCGGTCCTCGTGGGTGTCCTCGTCGTCGATGTTGACGATGGCGACGCCCTCGACGCCGTCGTACGCCCAGAGGGCCACTTCGTCCATCTCCGCCACTGTCGGCGTCGGTTCCCCCGAACCGGTCAGTCCGAGGGCCACTGAGGGAAATGGGCGGGCACCCCCACCTGACCGACCGTCTGCACTGGGACCGGGGGGGCGACAGGCGGCACTGTCGCCAGCGGATCGTTGTCGCCGGGGAACAGCTTCGGCATCGCTGCGGTCTGTGTGCGGTCGATCGCCTTCGGGATGTCGGAGAACAAGACGCCACCGGTCGATCCGGCTGTCACGCCGATCACGATGACCGACCACAGGTCCGCCGACGCCAACGTGTTCCCCGAACCCGGCAACTGCACAGCGGCCCCGTAGATGTCGGACTTCGACCACGCCCACACCACGAGCACCCCGAGGCCCCACGCGAGTAGCTGCGCGACCACGTCATGCCAGTTCTGGTTCGCGACCTGCTTCGACAAGTCGTACGCCTTCTTCACCGTCGCAGCCAGGCCGGTCGCTGCCGCCACCGTCAACATCCCCGCGCCTGCCGTTACCGTCGTCTCAGCGAGCATGTGTGCACCTCCGTCTTGACCGCGGAGGATACGAGGCAACCCCCACGAACCGGGGGACCCCGCTACTCGGACGGCGGGCCGGTAGGCCAGTTGAAACGGTTCAGCCGCCACCTGTAGAGACGCAGCGCCACTGAGAGGTTCACCAGCGTGAACGCCGCGAACGACGACGCGTAGTGCCACCACGACCCGAACCTCGACGCCGGGCCGTACTGGATACGCCAGATCACGTTGGCGTCGAACAGCAGCGACGCCAACGCTGCCGCATACGCGGGGAGTGCTTCACCGCGAGGCCGGTGGCGGGCCAGGTAGATGAGAGCGACGAAGAACCCGAGCGTGCACACGAACCCGAGCAACACCGTCGCCCCATACGACGTGCACCCGCCGACGGTCACCTGGTGAAGCCCGTTCAGGACGGTCCCGTCGTCCGCCGCCAGTTCATCCATCGGAGCGTGACGATAGTGGTCATCCCCACGACGACAGCAACCTGGAACAGGGTGTCCCACCATCCGATCAGCACCAACCCCGTGTCTGCTCGCAAGATGCGAACCAACTGGCGGAAGTAGATGACGGAGAACACGGTGGGGGTCAGCCACACCTCAAGATACGACGACGACTTCAACGGTCGGCGCGGGTCTGCCCCCCACCAGGCAACGAGGAACGCGACCGACGCGGCCAGCCCGTAGGCGATCACCGCCCCGAGCATCCACCCGTACACCTGAGGCGCGCAGCCCCCGCCGGTACGAACGGCGCAATCAAGGAACCCGATCACGGCTTGGTCACCTCCCAGCGAGAACGGCTTCGAACATCTCGACGAAGTGATTGGCCTTCGTCAACCGGGTCGTCGCTTCGTGGACCCGGTCGACCTCTTCGACACAGGCCGTCAGACGTTCCTTGGAGGCGCGGGCGCGGGCGAGCGCCTGGTCGGCGGTCAACGCCGGTGTGATCGCTGCTGCCATGTCAGGTTGGGGCTCCATCTCCGGTTCCTCGAATGGAAGACTCACCCTTGGGATACCCACGTTCGAGCGCCGTTTGCAGAGCGGCCAGAAGCGCTGTCGCCATCCGTCCCGATTCGAGCGCCTTCTCCGTCGTCGACTCAGCCATCGCGAGAGCACGGTTGGCTTCCTCCGCTGCTTCGCGCCACTTGTCCCGGTCCTGGGTGACGTCGGCGAGGTGGTTGGACAACAACTCGATGCGAGTGCTTGCAGCAAGCAGTTCAGCGTCACAGGTGTGACGGTGCTGCTCTAGCCGCTCTTCGACGTCCTTGGCCGTGGTGATCTTTCCTGACAGGAACAGGCCGACGACCCCGATGAGAACAGCGAGCGACCCACCTGACGACAACCACTCCGGGAATCCGGGGTCACCGACGGCGATCACGACGGATAGATGGGTCGCCAGCACGGTGTTCAGGGTACGGGGCGGACCGGTCACGCGGCCGCTCCACATCACAGAGTTATGTTGCCTAACACAAGGTGTTGACGTATCATGAACACCATGAACGTGGTCGAGGCAATCGAGCACTACATCGCATCCGGTGACCGACGCGACGCCGTCGCAGCGGTCCCTGTTGGCGCGTCCACGTCTGTCATCACCGGGGTCGACACCCACGACACCGTCGAGGCCGCGGCGACGGCTGCCAGCTACTTCGCCGACCTCGACATTGCAGTTGGCGAGTTCGCCGTCCTGCACCGCACCTGGGGACACCCTGCCACCGACGAGTGGGGCGACTACCTCGCCACCGACCCGTCCGCCCTCCCCGCTGTTGTCGCTGTCCACATCGGCGAGGACGGCACGACCGAGTGGATCGCATACCGCCACCTCGACGACACTGGCGTCGTGCGGTACACCGAAGCCGCCGTTCGGCGGAATCCCTGACCGTCCGGCGCTGCCCGCGTCGCCTCTCCCTCCCCGCCGCGCCGTGCGCGTGGCGCCGGGCGGTCCGAACCTCGACGAGGATGCGCGCCTCGCAGCAACCCGGTCGGTAGCCTCCCTCCGTCATGGTTGCCCAACGCAACACATCGGCTGACCGAGCACTGCTGTACGGGCTCAGCGTCGGCGCCACCTACCGGCTCGTCCGCCTGGCGATCGAGGACACGATCTTCGACGAACCACGCGAAGCACTCCACGAATGGTGCGAGAAAGGCGGCCCGATCCGCGGCTGGTTCCTCGACCTCATCACCTGCCCCTGGTGCCTCGGGGTCTGGTTCTCCGCTGCGGTCACTGTCGCCACTCGCCGCCACCGACGCGGCGGGTTCGTCTACGGGTTCATCTGGTGGATGGCCGTCGCCGCCGCACAGCCGTGGCTCCACATCGTCGAAGGCATCATCCTGCACATCAACAAGCTCTTGGGGATGGCGCTCGGCGAGGACGACGACGAATGATGACGGCCCCGCCCCCACCGCGCCGCACTCGAAAGCCGCTGTCAGAGCGACGCGTCGGCGTGTCGATCTCGATGAGCGAAGACGAATCCGACGTTCTCGACCGCCTCGCCGACCGTCTCACCACCGACTGCGGCCGCCGCATCTCCCGTGCCGAAGCCGCTCGCACAGCGATCCGTGAACTGTGCGATCGCCTCGGGATCGAGTTCTGACGCACGCCCGGTAGATACTTGACCCCATGGCCGTCCCCACCGCCCCGACCGTCACCGGCGCCACTTCGCTGACGCTGCCCGAACAGGTCGCGTGGACGATCACCTCCACCGACGCCGACGACGGCGACATCACGATCACCGTCGACTGGGGGACCGGCACGTCGACCGGCTCCCCCGGTGACGAGTTCACCCACTCCTACCCGATTCCCGGCCGCTACCCCGTCACGGTCACGGCGGCCACGGACGCCGGATCGGCCGCCACCGATGTCGACGTCACCGTCGCACCGCCCGACGCGCTGCGCCGCGGCCCGTGCGACCCGTGGATCACCGGCTCCGACCTCGACTGCACCATCCCCGACGACGTCGGGTACACCGCCGATGACCTCGCCGCAGAGGCGACACGCTGGCTGTTCGACGCCACCGGCGGCTACTGGACCGGGGTCTGCGAAGCGCTGATCCGCCCGTACACCGACTCACGCCGGTGTGCGACGCGCCGCTGGCGCACCCCCGCCGACCAGATCGACCTGCGCAACTATGTCCGCGGCCCGGTCACCGTGCTCGGCGTATACGTCAACGGGACGGTGATCTCCCCCGACTACTACCGGGTCGAACGCCAACGGTTCGTCATCGCACAGAAGGGTTGGGACGGCGACGAATCACCGCTGCTGCCGTGGCCCCTGCAAGACATGGACCGACCCCTCGGCGCCGAGAACTCGTGGTGGTTCCACATCGCCGTCGGCGAACCCCCCCCCGACCCGCTCATCCGTGCAGCGAAGCGCCTCGCATGCGAGATGCACCTGCAACTCGACGGCAGCGACCAATGCGCGTTGCCCACCAACGCCACCTCTGTGTCCCACAACGGGGTGACGGTCCAGTTGCGGCAACGGGAACCCGGCCAGGTCGGCGTCCAGTTCATCGACACGATGATCGAGCAGTACGGGCGCAGCAAACCTCGACGCCTCCACGATCCTCTCGCCCCGGACGCCGCCGTCTACTGGTTCCCAGCGGGCTGAAACACGCCGCTGACACGTCCACCCCTGATACTGACCGCCGAGCCGCCCACAGAGGGCAACGAGTCGGAGGTCACCGATGGCGAGCATCAAGATCCGTCAGGGCGAAGGCATGGTGTCGGTGTTCGACGCCACCGGCTGCGGTGTGCCCGACGAGGGCGCCACCGGTCGCCTCTCGACGAACGAGGTCAGCGAGGTCACCTGGGAAGAGCAGATCGACGAGGGCGACACCAACGTCGAGCGCAACTTCACGGGCCGCAAGTGCCACACCGACGTGGGCTCGGACGAGCTTCAGAACACGCAGGTGACGCTCACGACGTGCGGGATCATCCCGGCGCTCGACAACTTCCTCATGGGGTCGAACGCCAAGGTGCGCGCCGGGTCGACGGTCGGCTACGGCCGTGTCGACCTCGACGCCAACGCCGTCGTGATCGTCGAGGTGCTGGTCCAGTTGGACGCCAACGCGTGTGAGCTTGGCGGCGGCGAGGAAGCACCGGTCTTCGGTGTCCTCTTCCCGCTCGTCAAGAACTGGAAGCCGAACGGCGCCACGACGATCAACGGCACCGACCTGGTGAAGCCCGGGTTCCAGGGCAAGGGCTTCAAGTCCTCCGGCCTCGACCCCGAAGCCCTGCCGACGGACCTCGACAAGTGGACCGACGTCTACGACAGCGACGAGTGGTACACGACGTACCTGTTCGACGGCGCCGACGTCACGCTGCCCGAGTCGTCGAGCGACCCGGCAGCGTTCGGCACCGGCTCCTGATCTGACCCTTCCCCGGTCGGTCATGTTGGCGGGGCGGTCACGGGATTCGAGCCCCCGTGGCCGCTTCGCCGCGTCTCAGGACCGGGTGCGCCACAGGTACACGGCGACCGCGACTACGGCCGCTGCGAGCAGCAGCCAGTAGATGTCGTGGGTGAACGACGCGGCGGCTGCCCGGTTCGCGGTCGTCTCGGCGTGATTCCACTGTTCAGGAGTCATGGTGTCCTCGCTGGGATGAAGCCCGCCACCTTGCCGTCAGGGTCCCGCAGTTCGACCCGGCTGTACGCCCACCGGGGGTCGTCGTCGGCCCGTTCGAGAACGAGGCTGACCGCTTTGACTCGCACCTCGAACCGGTCACCGAGGGGTGCGTCCCCTGTCGGTTCGAACGCGACGACGTCGGGTTCGTCGCCGTCGTGCAACGGCAACGCGACAATCGACCAGGTCATGTCGCACCTCGCCGTTTCTTGGCCCTCATCTCGACCGTCTCGGCTCGAAGGTTGATGAGGTCGGCGCGGAGGCCAGCGTTCTCTGCGAGGAGGTGCACTTCACGGGAGTGCAACGCCCGAGTCGCGGTGACGGCTGTCTCGGCGACCGCTGTCGCTTCGGTGAGCACGTCGAGCAGACCTTCGATCGTGTCGAGCGCGAGTTCGGCGAGGACCGGCTGGACCGGCTGGTTGCGGTCCCGGCAGAACTTGAGCAGGACGATCACCGACTCGACGTTCACAGGTCGTCCCCGTCGGCGAGGATCGGCAGGTTCGACACGTCGAGTTCCTGCTTCGCCCGGGTCACGGCGACGTACTGCAACCTGATCTCCTCATCCGACACGGACGCCTCGGGGTCGGTCAGGTCGACGAAGTCGTCGGCGACGAGGACCGACTCGTATCCGAGTCCCTTGGACCGGTGAGCGGTGATGATGACCGTCTCGGCGTGACGTTCGCTCGGCTGCCGCTCCAACCCGTCGATGATCTCGTCGACCCCGAACTCGTCGACCAGCTTGACCAGCAGTGCGAGTTCGCCGCCCATCTCGTCGGCGTCCACGTAGGTTTGCACCTCGATCCACGTCGAGAAGCACGCCAGTTCGGGGTGGCTCGTCCACCCAGTGTCCATCAGCGACTTCGCCGCCTTCGCGAACGCGAGGACGTCCTTCGCCCCTCCGACGATCGCAGCCTTCACGCCCTGGTTGAGCAGCGTGAACAGAATCTTGACCGCCTTGGCGTTCGTTCGGGTGAGGATCGCCCGAGGCCGGTCGACCGGACCGATGACCGACGTCATGTACGGCGACCCGACGAGCCGCAGATCGGTCAGCATCGAGAGGAACACGTTCGCCTGGTCTGCGACCTCGGGACCGAACCGGAACGACTGGGTCAGGTTCGTGACGGGCGCGTCGGGGAAGTGAGCGGTCGCGTCCGTGGCGCCCATCCACGAGTTGTGAGTGACGATGCCGTCGGCGACGTAGGTGTGATGGTCGGCCACGGAGATCGACACGACGTCTCCGTCATACAGTGACCGGCTGACCTGGATCGGGACCCAAGCCTGAGGCCACGACATGTATCGCCGATGGTGGGCGTCGTATTCGAACCGGTCAGCGACAGCGACCATCATGCCGTCCACGAGGTTGCATGCACGGGTTACGAACGGCCGCCGGAGCCCAACACCTCTCTGAGCGGGGTCCCAGAGGGGGTGGTCAACAAGTAGGCCGAAGTCGGCGAGCAGCCGGGCGGCCCCAGCGGCGTCGCCATCGTACTTGGCCCAGAAGGCCGCGGGATCGACGTCGCCGTGCTTGGCGAAGCAGACCTGTGGCACCCCGTAGCTGTAGGACCACAGCGACTCGTGAAGGGCGGCCTCGGCCTGTGTGTCGAACATCCCGAGGACCCACAGTCCGTCGGCACCCTCTCGGGATGCCCGGTGTCCCGGACCCCACATGCCACCTTGCGAGGTGTAGCGCCAGGGGACGCGGCCGATCCGGAATCGCCCGTCCCGTCGCATGAGGTAGACGACGTGACGGTTGTCGTTGTGATGCCCCAGACGAGCGACGACGTGGTGGTCAACTGTGTAGGAACTCCGGTACCCGTCTGCTTCGATTTCCACGAGGTCGCCTGTGTAGTGGCGGCGACGCACGGCGGTGACCTCTGAACCCGCCCATCGCAGATGAGACGACGAGACCCCGTAGCTCACGACTCGGTCCCCAACCCGCAGGTTCTCGATCGGGGTCGACCGGGCATCAGCCTTGCGGCGTCCTGCGAGGAGCACCGAAGTGCCAATCGGCTGGCAGTAGATGGCCTGCTGGCTGTCGCCGATGAGGACGACCTGTGCGTCGGTTTGTGCGGTGACGACGGAGATCATGACGCCGGACAAGTCCTGTCGCTCGTCGATCATGACGACGTCGGAGTTGATCTTGGGGGACCCGAGCGCCCATTCCTTGAGGTAGTAGGCGTGGTCGTAGGTGAGCTTCCCGCGGGGGTCGGTGACGTCGCTCCACGCCTTGCGAACCGCGGGGAGCAGTTCGGCTCGGATGGCGTCGTTGTTCCGCCAGCCGCGCTGACCCTGGGGGGTGGGGAAGTCGACGCCGTCGATGTAGGGGAAGTGGTGGCGTCCGGGCTCGGTGTCAGCCGAGGCGGCGAACCCCTTGAGTGCTCGCATGACGAGCGAGGCGAGGTAGCTGTCGGACAGCGACTTGGACCCGCCGCCGGTGTCGACTGTGATCGGCCGGACGCCGAGCATGCGGGCGATGTCCTTGGAGAGCATGCGGGGCGAGTTGAGCCGGTGACGCATCCGGGTGCCGGTCACCCGGAATGCGAGGCTGTGCACGGTCGACGCTGTCGCGTTCGACGGGAGGTCGCCGGAGACGTCGGTCACGATCGCCTTGTTGAACGCCATGTAGGTGACCTTGCGGTCAGGTTCCGCTTCGCACATCAGGATCGCAGTGGAGGTCTTGCCGGTCCCGGCGAGCGCTTCGACGACCATGGTGTCGCCCTTGCGGTACAGGTCGATCGCTTCCTGCTGCTCGTCGGTCGGGGTGATGTCGTTGTCCATGCCGCCAGCATACCGACGTGTTGTGGTGGCGTCAACACGGGTGGAGGGTTCCGGGGAGTTGCGTAGGGCGCCCGCTAGCGTCACCCCCCATGCTCACCGTGTGGGACTGGATGGAAACGCTCGCTGACTGTGTCGCGAACGGGATCGCTGACGGTGACGACGCTGCGCTGCCGGAGATTCGCTACGGCTACCCGAACGTCGGGGTCCCCCCGGCCGACTGCTGCGGCACCGGGGTCATCACTGCGGAGCACGGCGAACGGTGGCCGACGTCGGGGACGTGGCCGCCGCGGTCGCAGACGATCGAGCAACGCGAGTTCCAGAAGGGGTGCACTGAGGTCAGTTCCGCGCAGAAGGTCACGATCTCCTACTACATCTGCGGGCCGACGATCACCGAGTCGGGAGGGATGCCGCCCAAGGACAAGCGTGAGGAGTACGGCCTCCGTCTCGCTGAGGCCGAGGCCCGGACGTGGGCGGCGATCATCTGTTGCCTCCCCGAAATCTCCAAGAACTTGCGTGCGAAGGTCGGACTCGACAACCTGATCCCCCTCGACCCCGAAGGCGGGTGCGGAGGGTTCCGGGTCGGGTTCACCGTCGAGCTTCCAAGCTGCTGCGTCGAGCCTGGAACCGAGGACGACGAGGACGACGAGTGATCGACGACGAACTGGTTGATGCGGTCCTGTTGCTCCGGTTCCCGGAGGGCGACAAAGGCGACAAGGTGACGATCTCCCGTCGCCGGTTCAACATGATGCTCCCCTACGTTCGTGAGGTCACAGCCGCCGACGTTTCCGAACCCGATTGGGTTCCGGCAGCGTCCTATCGGCACCCCGACGACCCTGAACCTGAACTTGACGGTCAGGTCGAGGTCGAGGTCCCGGACATCTGGTCGGCCTGACCCGACATCTACGCTGTCGGGATGGCCCGTGTCGTCCGGAACCCCGCCGCCCGCGACGAACTGGTCCGCGAGATCGGGTCACGCTGGCAACACGACGTCGGCCACGCCACCCACGCCCACATCGTCGCCGCGGCGCCGCGGCGTACCGGGGGCCTTCAACAGGAGTCAGGTGTCGACCCGTTCACTGACGCCGAAGGGCGCCCGGCGTTCCGGGTGTGGTTCCGCTCTCGCCACGCCCCGTTCGTCGATCAGGGCACCGGCCTTTACGGCCCGCTCAAGCGGTACATCACTCCGCAGACTGCGAAGGTTCTGTCGTGGATCGACCAGGATTCGGGTGCCCGGGTGTTCGCCCGCAGGGTGAAGGGGCAGGTCGGGCAGCGGTTCTTCCGGCGGGGCCTCGTGGCCGTGTTCGGGGAGAGCAACGTGGTCGAGCACCGTTACGGCAAGCAGTAGCTCTCGGCGCTCTCGGGGAGCACCGACCATCCGTTGCCCAACACAACGATGCCTGTAGGGTGCCGCCCCATGACCGACAGCATCAACCAGGGCGCAGGCATCGACCTCGGGTCCATCACCACCAAGGCGGCCGCCGGGGTCGCGTTCATCACGATCGACGGCACCCGCTACGAAGCGGTCCCGTCGCTCCCCGCCGACGAGTTCGGCGAGTTCACGTCCCGCATGTCCGCCGTGAACGTCGCGGCGAAGGACATGGAGAAGGTCGACAAGGACGACCTCAACGCCGTCGGCGACGCGATGCGCGAGTTCATCCGTCAGGCCCTCAACGCCCTCGGCGGGGTCCTCTACGAGGATTCCGTCGTCCGGCTGACGGAGCGGGTGAAGAGCCGAACCGAACCGATCGACGTCAACGAGTTGATGGACGTGTTCAAGCGGCTCATGGCGCACTACTCGCCGAAGAAGGACGACGGCGAGGACCCCGAGGCCCCTACCGCAGGCGGCGAGCGCGAGTCGCAGCCGTCCTCGGTGACGACTGGCCCCGCTACCGCGGAGCCTTCCTCGCCCGCGGAATCGACCTCTCCCGCTGGTCTGCCACAGACCTGATCGACGCCACGTTCGCCTACATCCTCGAACCCCTCCAAGGGCACCCGGAGGAACTGGCGAAGGTCATCGCGGCGTTCGACGCCCCGTGGGAGGACTCCGACGCCGGGCGGAAGCAGCGCACGATGGACGTCATCCAGGGGGCCGGGTGGAGCGAGGACATGCTCAAGAAGGCGGTCGCCGGGATCAAGGCCAAGCGGGCAGCCAAACAGCAAGCCGCCGCCTCCGAGTCGTGACTCGCCCATCTCGTATCCTGACCCCACCCCCTGACCCCCCACGGACTCTCGATGAGCAACCCGGGCGACGCCTCACACAACCGAACGGCGTCGCCTCTCGCGGGTGAGCACAAGGCGTAACCGATGACCAATCTCGGGGATGCCTTTGCCGAAGCGCATTTGGACCTTGATCCGTTGGATCGGGACTTGGACCGTGCGTACGCGAAGTTGCAGCGGGCCGCGGCGGACTGGAACGAGATCGTCGACATCGTCGCGTCGATCGCGGTGGATACGGCGGCGCCGACGGCGGAACTGCGGCGGACGGTCGCGGAGTGGGAAGGGATCGCTGCGGTCACGGCCCAGGTGCGGATGGACACCCGTGAGGCGACCGCGGAACTGCTCGACTCGCAAGAGTTTTGGGCGTCGATCGCGAGGGTGGAAGTCGCTGCGACTGTCGACACGACAGGGGTGGCGGAACGGCTCGCTGCCGAATCCGAAGAGTGGGACCGCCTCGTCGACGTGCGAGCCACTGTCGACCTTGACACCGGCGACGCGTTCGCTCGTGCTGTCACCCTGAGCGAAGTCCTCAACTCGATCGGCGACGTCACCGTCGACGTCGACGTGAGGTTGAGCCCAGGTGACGTGGTCGACACCTCCGCTGTCGCAGCAGAGATCGCTTCCCTCGACGGCCTCACCGCTGTCGTGTCGATCGACCTCAACACCGACTCCCTCGCAACGGTGCAAGCGGTCGCCGCCGCGGTCGCCGCGCTCGACGGCGCCACCGCCGATATCACGATCGGCACCGACGGTTCCGCCCTCGACGACCTCGCAGACGTCGCAGGTGCCACAGCGATCCTCGACGCCCGATCCGTGACCGTCGCCGTCGTGGTTGACAACGCCGAAGCGCTCGCCGCGCTCGCCGACGTCGGCGGCGCTGTCGTCGTGCTGGACGGCCGCCGCATCAACGTGTCGTTCACCATCGACATCCCCACGCAGGCGGTCCTCGCTGACCTGCGGGCCTCTGTCGCCGAATGGGAAGCCGCCGCCGCGGTCAAGGCTTTTGTCGCCGCCGACGCCGACGGGGTGGGTCCCACCCTCACCGCGCTCGCCGCTGAGTGGGACCGCATCGTCGACCTGACCGCCTCCGTCCACGTCGACAGCGAGGGGGCGCTCGAACAGGTCGTGTCCCTGGCGACGGCACTCGACACGCTCACCGACGCCACCGTCAACCTCGACGTCACCCTTGACCCCGGTGACGTCGCACAGATCGAAGCGCTCGCCGCACAGGTGTCGACCCTGGACGGACAGGTCGCCTCGGTCGCCGTCGAGGTCGATGTCCTCGGGAAGGACTCCCTCGGCTTCCTGGTCGCCGTCCGGGCCGCCGCCGAAGAGGTCGACGGGATCACAGCGACCGTCGAGGTCAACGTCACCGGCGACGCCATCGACCGCCTCGCCGACATCGCAGGGGCCGCTGTCACAGTCGGAGCGGTCACAGCGACGGTCACGGTCAACGCCGATGTCTCTGACGCCCTCAACGGCATCGCCGACGTCGCTGGCGCCGCCACCACCGTCGATGCGCTCACCGCCACCATCGACGCCAGCGTCACAGGCACCGCCGTCGCTGACCTCGCAACGATCGCCGGAGCGGCCGCATCTGTCTCCGGGCTCGCCGTCTCGATCGACGTCGCGGCGCTCGTCGAAGCCGCCCTCGCTGACCTCGCTTCCGTCGCCGGGGCGGCAGCCACGCTCGACGCGCAGAGCGTCGACATCGTCGTCTCAGCGAACCTCGGTTCCACTCTCGACGATCTCGCCACGATCGCCGGGGCGGTCGCCACGCTCGACGGGTCGACCATCACGACCCGCGTCGAGATGGACACCCGGGAGGCGACCGCGGAACTGCTCGACTCGCAAGAGTTGTGGGCAGCGATCGCCCGCGTGTCGACCTCCGTCGACCTCGACGCGGCCGACGCCAACGCTGCGATCGTCGCGCTGATCGCCGAGTGGAACTCGATCGCGTCGATCTCCGTCCAAGTCGATGTCGACATCGCCACCGCCCTCGACCGTGTCGCCCAAGTCCAAGCCGCTCTCGCAGTCATCAGCAACGCGTCCGCGACGGTCACGATCAACCTCGACCCCAACGACCTCGCCGACATCTCCGCGATCGAAGCGGGCCTCGTTGCCATCGACGGATCGACCGCTACCGTCTCCATCGACCTCAACAGCGCCGACGCGACCACGCGACTCGCCGACGTCGCAGCGCTCGTCGCGGCGGTCGACTCCACCCGCGCCGCCATCACCATCGACGTCGAGACAGCCTCCGCCGACGACCTTGCCGTCCTCAAAGCTGCGCTCGACGACCTCAACGGCGAAACGGCCCGCATCCGCATCTCGACGAACGCCAAGTCGGTCACGAGCCAACTGGCCGCTGTCGAAGGCGCTGCTGCTGCCATCGACGGTCGCCGCGTCACCGTCGACGTCACCGCGAACATCAACGTCCCAGCGATCGCCGAACAGATCAGGTCCGCGGTCGCTATCTGGCAGGGGACCGCAGGCGACGTCACCGTCGACGTCGGTGTCAACACGACTCGGGTCACCGAGGACATCGCAACGACCGCTACGACAGCGTGGGAGGACGCCGCCCGCGTCACCGCCAACGTCACAGCGAACACGTCCGGAGTCACCGGGGACCTGACCCGGGAACGCGGAGTGTGGGAACGCATCGCGTCGGTCCTCGGGTCCGTCGATATCGCCACCATCGGAGCGACCGGCGACATCCTCAACGCCGCCGAGGTGTGGCGCGAAGCGGCACAGGTCCACGGAGACGTCACCCTTGACACGTCGAACCTCGCCGACCGGCTCCGGGTCGCCACAGCTAACCTCGAACGCCTCGCTCAGATCAAGGTCGATGTCGTCCCGCCCGACCTGTCCGAGACAGCCGACCGGATCGCGTCGGCCAAGCCGGGCCTCACCGAACTCGCCGACATCACCGCACACGTCCACGCGGACACGTCCGAACTCGACAACGAGGTCGGTGCCGCCGCAGCGCTTGCACAGTCCGTCGTCCGCGACATCCGCGGGTCGGTCAGCCTCGACCTCGCCGAGTTCCAGCGAGCCATCTCCCAGGTACTCGTCGAAACGGAAGCGCTCCCCGACACCACCGTCGGTGTCGACGCCTCACAGATCGACACCGCCGCCCTGTCCCTCGGGTTCCTCACAGCGCTCGCTTCGAAGCCGATCCTCACCGAGATCGGCGTCGATGACGGCGACGCCGTCACCGCAGTCGACGTCCTGGTCGCCCGGCTCCATGAACTCTCCCGAAAGTGGACCGCCGACTTCGGTCTTGAAGCGTTCGACGCGCTCACCGAGATCGCGTCGATCCAACGGGCACTCGACGCCCTCGAACGCACCGTCACGTCCGAGGTCGACGCCGACTCGTCACCCGCCCGCGCTGTCCTCGATGAACTCCGCGTCGAACTCGCCTCGTTCCGTGACGCCGTCGTCAAGGTCCGAGTCGACGACGACGACGTCAACCGGGGGTTCTTCGAGGTCAGCAACCAGGTGTTCCAACTCGACCGGCTCGTCGCCACCGTCAAGGCGACCGCTGACATCGACGCCGCCTCGGAACGCCTGGGGGTTCTCCAAACCGAGATCGCAGCCTTCCGTCAGGCGCTCGTCATCGGCGTCGGTGTCGACAACGGCGAAGCCCTCGCCCGGATTGCCGAACTCCAATCTGAGGTGACCGACGTCGAGGCGACCATCCGGGCCGTCCTCAACCTCGACACCTTCCGAGCGAACGAAGCGCTGCTCCGTGAACGGGTCGACGCGATCGAACGCGACGGCGTTCACCCGTCGGTCACCCTCGACGCTGACGGCGTCACCACCGCGGTGCAAGCCGTCCGAGCCCAACTCGACTCGATCGACCGCGTCATCGACATCTCAACCGACGTCGACATCGCCAAAGCGCTCGCTCTACTTTCCGAGCTTGAAGCCTTCATCTCGGCGCTCGACGGACGCAACATCGGGATCACCGCGGAGGTCGACCAGGACGCCCTCAACGTCGACCCGACCGGCCCCATCGGCCGCATCACCGCAGCGCTCACCGACGCCCGGACGAAGTGGATCGACCTCACCGGTATCGACCTCACCGCCGACACCTCCGGAGCGAACCGGGTCATCCGCGAAGCGGCAGCGTCATGGAACCGCATCCTCGACATCACCGCCCGGATCGACGCCGACCCCTCACAGATCAGGACACTCGGGGCGAAGCTCCAACGGGAAGTCGCGACCGCGACACGGCTCACCACCCAACTCGGCCTCGACCCGTCAGCCGTCATCGACTCCGTGAAGGCCATCACCGACGGCACCAAGACCGCCGACAAGATCGTCGCCGACTTCCGCAAGTCGCTCAGGTCCGCCGGGATCGACTTGGAGAACTTGGGTCGCATCAACATCGGCACGCGCCTTCGCCGCTCCCTCGTCGGACTGTTCGACGGCGTCAACACCTCCAAGTTCTCCCGCCTGTTCAACGACCTCGCGGACGAAGGTGACGCCAACTTCCGACGAATGGGGCGCACACTCCGCGAGGCGTTCACCGGGGTGCGTTCCATCGCGTCCGGCGGCCGCCGCGGCCTACTCGCCTCTCTCGGGCTTGGCAGCAGCGAGGATGCCACCAAGGGGATCGCCGAGATCGGGTTCGGTGTCAAGGGGCTCTCTCGCTTGTTCCGCTCTCTCAAGAGCGACACCCGAGGGGCGATCGACGTCGCTGCCCTCGGCCGAGGCGCCGCCGCGCTCGTCGCCTCCGTATCACGTCCCATCGCCCGGTTCCTCGGCACCATCGGCCCTCGCATCGCCGCCGTCGCCCGCGAAATCCCTGCCGTGTTCCGGGGCATCGCCGACGCCGTCGGGCCGTTGCTCTCGCAGATCGCGTCCGGCGTCAAGACCGTACTGAGCACCATCGGGTCCGCTCTCGGAACACTCGCCTCGGGCCTCGCCCTGCTCGCCCTCCCCGCCCTGTTCGCCTCGCTTGCGTCGCTGCTCACCGGCGTCCTCGGTATCGCAGGCGGCCTGCTCACCATCGGTGGCGCCGCCGGGTTCGCAGCCGCAGGTGTCCTCGGGCTCGGTATCGCTCTCGACAAGGGCCTACTCGGTTCGATCAAGGAAACCCTCGGCCAACTCAAGACTGTCATCGGTCAGACAGTCGGTCCGATCGCCACCGAGTTCGTCAACCGGTTCCGCGGCCCGATCATGTCGAGCCTCATCGGGCTCACCGACGCCGTCGCCCCGATGGCGGCACAGTTCTTCAACCCGCTGACCGAAGCGGGGCTCCGATGGGTGAACCAACTCTCCGCCGTGCTCAACGGCAACCCGGTCTTCGACATCCTCGGCCGGAACCTCGCCTCGACGATCGACCTGTTCGCCTCCTACCTCGCACCGTTCGTGGGGGTCGTCAACCAGATCATCGGGCCTCTGTTCCAGGCGCTCAACTCGCTGCTACGCGTCATCCTCGACGTCGGCAGCGCTTTCGTCGAACCGTTCAAGGCGTTCCTCTCACTGATCGTCGCGCTGTCCGGGCCGCTGACAACCTTGTTCACCGGACTGAACGCTGCCCTCGGGCTGGTGTTCACGGCTCTCACCAGGATCGTGTCGTCCTCTGGGTTCGCGTCGTTCATCGACGGCATCGTCACCATGCTCGGCTACGCAGCCGCAGCCTTCTCGATCTTCGTCGATGCCGTCTCCACCGGCCTGGGCGACGTTGACCTGTCAGGGTTCGGCGACATCATCAACGGCATCGGTAAGGCTCTCGGTGCCATCGCCCCGATCCTCGCAAAGGTGTTCGTCGACCTCCTGTCGTTGATCGCACAGATCGGCCCTCCGATCATCGACGCCTTCGTTCGGCTACTCCCCGCTATCCAGGACGTCATCGACGCCGTCGTGGGGGCGGGCAGCGAGATCATCACTGCCATCGTCGACATCGTCACCAACGCGGCCCTGCTGGGCGCAGTAGAGGTGATCCTGCGGGCCATCGCCGACGTGATCCGTTTCGTCGGCGACAACGCCTCGTGGCTCGTCCCGATCCTCGTAGCACTGTTCGCAGCGTTCAAGGCGTTCATGCTGCTCCGCTCCGTCGTGCAGGTCATCAACGGAGTCGGGCAAGCGCTTTCCACCATCAGCGGCATCGCGAAGGGGGCGACGGGCGCCCTCGGTGGGGTCGGCGGCGCCGCCGGTAACGCTGGCGCTGGGGCGGCAGGGGCGGCAGGCGGGTTCGGCGCACTCGGCACAGCGATCGGAGGGATCGGAACGGCGGCGATCCTCGCGGTCGGCGCCTACGAACTCATGGGGGCCGCCGCTGACGCCCTCACCGGCCACATCGACCAGACGAAGTTCTCGGTCGACGCGCTCGCCCTGGCAGTGGGCAAGGGCGACTTCTCCAAGCAGGCCAAGGAACTCGCCGACAACGCCGTGGCCGACTTCCAGGACACCCTTGGGCAAGGGATTCGCTCGGGGCGCAACGCCTTCCTGCCAGGCGTCGGAATCGGTGTCGCCGAGTTCAAGACAGCATTCGGTTCAGGTTCGTTCAAGGACAACCTGACCAAAGAGTTCGACCCGGGCGCGTCGCTACGGGATGCCATCAACGCCGCCACTAAGACCGCCAAGGAATCCCTGCAATCGCTCCCGGCCGAGGTTCGGCCTGAATACTTGAAGGCAATCCGAGAGGCGTTCTCCGACAAGGGCGTCACGCTTCCGAAGACGTTTGAGAAGTCGATGCTCAAGGAAGCGGCAGCTATCGACAAGGGCAAGGCTGCCATGTCAGGGTTTGGGTCGACGACCTCCGACATCTCAGCCATTGTCGATAAGTACCAGGCCAGTCTTGACGGGGCTACAAGTGGAATGGCTCAGTTCGGGAACCAGGCACAGCGGACCGCAGGTCAGGTCACTGGAACAACTAAGTCGTTCAAGCAAAGCCTCGCGCTCATCGACGACCTCCAAAAGCGCCTTACCGAAGGCCCGACGTTCGACCTGTCCAAGTCCCTCAAGATCGAACCGCTCAGCATTTCTAGCTTCCTCGACACGTCCAAGGATAAGGCCAAGGGTGGGATCACCGGGTCGTTCGACCCCGAGGACTTCTTTACCATCGACAAGGCCAAGGTAAAGGCCGATGAGGCCGCCGACGAAGCACAACGGTCAGCGAAGGACTTGAAGGGCGCGTTGCTGCTCGCCATCGACGACATCAAGACCACGACCCGTCAGGCGACCGCGGTTCTCAACCTTCGTGACTCCGGGATGGAAGCGTTCGCTGACGCCGTCGCCTCTCTCCCCGTTGAAGCGTTCCGTCAGGTCGAGGCGGAACTCAAAGCCATGTCGCCCGGGTTGAAGGCGTCGTTCAACACTGAGTTGCAGAAGGCCCTCGACCTCAAGAACGCGGTCGACATCGAGGGGGCGTTCCGCAAGGCGGTCGACGACCTGAACTTCAAGGCCGAGCAGTTGGAACTCGTTCGGCTCTTGGAGGACGCACAGTTCGGCAACGTCGCCGAGATCGTCGCCAAGATCACTGACCCCGCACAGTTCGACGCGATGCGGACCTACCTGAACAACCAGGGTGCCGCCGGGGTGAAGGTCATCGACGACTCCCTCACTGCGACCAAGGAGAACGTCGAGAATCGGATCACAGCGGCGCAGTCCGGGATCGCTGACGCCATTCGGAACTCCCTCGACCTGTCCAAGGTGCTTGGCAACCTTGACGACCGGCAGCTTGGTCAGGACATCCGACCGGGGCAACGCAACGCCGCCCGTGAGGGCGGGGAACTCGCCGACCGCCAGAAGTCGGCGATCGCATCGGCGGTGCAGTCCGCTCGCGACAGCGTCCTATCCCAAGGCGCAGCGGTTGGCGAGTCCTTCGCTGCTGGCATCGAAAGTTCCCAGGGCGCCGTCAGCGGCGCCGCTACCGGGGTCGCCGACGCGGCATCCACCGCGATCGACACTGCGGCACCCGGCGTCGCGACATCCGCAGCAACCGCTGGCACCGGTACCGCCGACGCGTTCATCGACTCCCTCACTCAGGCAATCACGACCCGCAAGGGGGACATCGAGGCGGCAGCCAAGGTGATCGCCGACGCGTTCGTCGCCGCTGTCGGGTCTGCTGGCGGCCAGACCGAAGCGGGCGCAAGCCTCGGAGGCACATTCATCTCCGGGATGCTCAACTCGATCACGTCCGGCGGCAACGCCAACGCTGTAGCGGCCGATGCAGCGGTCGCCGGGTTCATCATCGACATCGCAGCGTCGACCCTTCCGGTCGCCTCGGCCGCAGGCCAGTCGATCGGCGGAGCGTTCGCTGCGAATCTGCGCGAGGCGGTCACCGAGAACGGAGCGTTCGTCGTCACCGTTGGGCTCATCGCCGGGTTCGTTGTCATCGCCAACTCGGTCGTCCCGACAGCCGTTTCAACGGGAACCCTCATCGGAGAGTCGTTCTCCGACAACCTGCACGACGCGGCAGTCGTGAACGGCGACGCCGTCGCAGCGGAAGTCGTCGCCGTCTTCGTCGCCGTCGCCGAGCAGTCGGCACTCTTCGCCGAAACAGCAGGATCGACGATCGGGTCGGTGTTCAGCGGGGCCGTCGTCGAATCGTCCCGCTACGGGATCGCCGTGGCGGACACCACCGCGACTCTCATCGGGCAGTACGCAACGATCGCCTCCGTTGTCGCCCCGGTTGCAGCCGCCGCCGGGTTCAGCATCGGTCAGGCGTTCGCTATCACCCTCCGTGATTCGGCGGTTCCCGCCGCCCTGATCCGAGCGGCCCTGTCCCTGTCCCTGATCGTCGCGTTCCAGTCGGTCCAAGCTCAAGCATCGGGAGCCGCCGCTGCCGCCGGTGAGGCCATCGGGGGCGAGTTCGCTAGCGGTGTTCGCGGCGCGGCTCTGTCACCGGTCTTCGCTCTGGTGTTGGCCGCCCGCCTCGCCTCCGGGTTCCTCGCTGCCGCCTCCGTTGCCATTCCCATCGCCAGCGCGCAGGGCGAGGGGATCGGCCGGGCTTTCGGCGCGGCGGCAACCAGTGGAGTGGTGTTCGTCGAGCCCCTGTTCCTCGCAGCGCTCCAATCGTTCGGGGCGACGGCAGCGGTGACGGCCGGGGCGGCAGCCGCCGGGATCACCGCCGCGTTCATCGGGGGGCTCACGGTGGGGTTCGCCGCCGCAGCGGTGACGGCTGCGACCGCGGCCGACCCGTTGGCGGCCGTCCTCGCTGTCTCGTTCCTCGCTCTGACCGTTCGCGCCGCCGCTGGTGGCACTGCCATCGGCACTGCCATCGGCCGCGGCATCGTCGCCGGGCTGGAAATGATCCAACCCGATGTGGAGGTCGCTGTCACGAACATGGCGTCCCGCGTAGCGGCCATCATCCGGGAAGCCCTCGGGATCAACTCCCCGTCGAAGGTCACCATGGACATCGGCGAGAACGTGTCACGCGGCCTCGCTATCGGTATCCGCTCGCAGCAGGCCGCTGTCGACGCTGCGGCACAAGCGATCGCAGCGGCGGCGACCCCGGCGACAAACGCTCTGCCGTCGTGGCCTGACGCCCCTGTCCGTAGCGACGGTCAGGGCAACATCACCGTCATCGCACAGCCCGTCGTCCAAGCGGTCCCAGCGACCGACCCGGAAGTCGTCGCGATGCTCCGGGCGATTCGGTCGCTGCTCGCGGCGAACGGCCAGGGCGGTCTGACCTTCGGAGACGTCGTCGTCCCCGAAGGCGGTCCGCGCGGCAGCGATGCCCGCAACCTCGCCCGTACGATGCGCCGCATCCGCCGTACCGGTCGACCGGTCGATGAAAGGTCCGGCTGATGGCCGCACCGTGGGACCCATGCTGCGACGGATCAGGACTCGCCCTCACAATGGGGGCCACGTCGTTGCACACCCCGGCATGGAACGTCCTCGACCTGTGGGCACTCGCGCTCGACCCCGAATACCTGGTCGAAGAAACAGTGGTTCCTCACGCGTCCGGCCGGGTCACCTACCCGTTCAACCTCGACTCGGCCACGGTTACCCTCACCGCATGGATTACCGGTGAGGTCGACCCCGACGGCGTCCAGTACAGCGACGACGAGCAAGGGTTCTGGGCGAACCTCAACCTGTTCCGCACGCTCATCACGTCGGCCGTGTCGACGATCGACGACAGCGACGACGGTACCAAGTCAGCGACGCTCGCCACCCCAACAGGTGACTACACGCACCCCGTGATCCCCGGCAGCCTGGTCTTCGGCCGCCGCAAAGCACAGGTCATGATGGGGGACGGCATCTTTCGCCGCGCGTGGATGGTCACCTTCGACGTCTTCCTGCCCCTCGGGACGCTCGTCACCGCCGACGACCTCGCCACCATGACGATCCCCGACCCTGTCGGCCCCTCCCCCGGCTGCTGCGACGACCTGCTGCTACTCACCGTCAACGACATCCCGATGCACACCCCGGCGTGGAACATCCACGACCTGTGGGACCTCACCCGTGACCCGAACTACAGAATCCACTCCCGCAACGTGTCCGGCGAAACGGGTCGCGCCACGTTCCCAACCAAGACGGACATGCTCGACGACCTGGACTTCGACCTGTGGGTCGCGCACGACGTGTACCCCGACGGTTCCGCGGCACCCGACGAAATGACCGGGTTCTGGTCGAACATCATGTACCTCCGCCGCTACGTCACTCGCCCGGTCACGACCGGTGACGGCACCACCGAATGCGAACTCGACGCCCCTGACGGTCCCTTCCCGTTCGACGCCCGTGTGTTCCCCCTCCGGTTCAACTCGGCCCATTCGAAGGCCCGCATGGGTGACGGCGAGTACCGAACCGCCAGCCGCGCCACTCTCACCATGGATGTGCCCGCCGGGGCGGTGGTCGCATGACGGACCGTCGTATCACCGCAGCGATCATCACGATCGACGGCGACACCCGCGCCGAGATCGGTCGCATCGAGGACCCCAAGGTGTCCGACGACATCAACGACGTCGGCGCGGGGTCGTTCTCGATCAACCGGCACTTCGCCGAAGCCGACGCCCCGCAGGAAACAAACGTCGTCGAGTGGTCGATCGACGGGGTCCCCTCAGCGTGGACGGTCATCGAGTCGATTGACCAGCAGACCATCGACGACGACGAGTTCGCAGGCGAGATGCGCAGCTTCGCTGGGCGCGGCGTTCTCTCCGAACTGGAAGGCTGCCTCGTCTACCCGCCGGGCGGCCTCGGGTCCCTCCCCTACAGCGACATCCGCTACTGGGACTTCTCCGAACCTCGCCTCGACGACTCCGCGTGGACCCCCGCAGTCGAACGGTTCCAGCAGTGCCAGAACCCCGCCCAGGTCCCACCCGACGGCCTGTTCGGCGCACCCCAGACGTGGGTCGACCCGAGCGGCTGGTGGATCGCCCCGAGCGTTCTCTCCGGCGACCACGACCCTGTCGGCACCTGGTACACGCGCCGCCACTTCACCCTCGCCGAAACACGGGAACTCGTCATCTGGGTGTGCGGCGACGACGCCTACGACCTCCGTCTCGACGGGGTCCCCCTTGCATCGTTCGACTCGCCGCCCAGCGCCGACGGGTGGCAGCGCGGCAAGTATGTCCGGGTCATCGTCACCGCAGGCGACCACGTCCTGTCCGCTGCCGTCAAGAACTACGACCGCACCGAAACGACCGGCACGAACGCCGGGAACATCAGTGTGTTCCTCTGCGCCGTCTACGAAGTCGTCGTCACCGTGTTCGGGCGACTTCAACAACTCCTGTTCCGGACGGACTCCGACTGGCTGTGCCTCGCCTACCCCGACCAGCCCCCCGGCTTCACGCCACTCCAAGTCGCCGACATCGTCCTCGACGAAGCCCATGCACGGGACAGCTACGGCGACCTCGGCACCGGTTTCGCGACAGTCCAGAACTGGGAGTCAAGCTGGGGTGGTGACGGCACCGTCGATAGCGGCGGCACCACCGCGATCGCGCAGTGCTACAGCGCGCAGTCGACCCGTGTCGGAGCGTCCTTGCTCGACGTCCTCAAGCAGTTCTCTGAGGGCTACTTGGAGTTCGCTGCGCACATGGAACCGGGCGACACCGTCCGCTACCTCGACGGCTGGTTCGCCCGTGGGATCAGCGACGGTGTCACCACGATGCCGGGCCGCGTCGAACACGACGGCGACCTCACCATCGCCATCGGTGTCAACGCCACCGACCTCGGCCACAAGGCCAGCGCCGCATCCCTCAAGACCGTCCTGTGCGTCCGCTACGACGGCGGCTACTTCGAGATCGTCAACGAGGACACGGTCAACACCTACAACCGCAAGGAAGGGTTCCTCTCCCTCAACGACACCCGCGAGTTGACCACCGCCCGAGTTCTCGGCACCGAGACGATGAAGAAGCTCGCCGCGTTCTCGACTGCCGTTGAGGTCGCGAACGAAGCCCCTGTCGGCGACCCGGGTGTCCCCGGGGCTGCGCTCGTCACCGGCGACCGCGTCAACTGTGTCACCGCGGACCTTGTCGAGGTCCCGCTCCGTTGCGTCGGTTGGGCGGCATCCGAAGCAACAGCAGGGCATCTCCTGTCCGTTCCGAAGCTGCTGTCACCGTTGGAGGAAGAGGCCGACAAGGTTGACCGGTGGCTCAAGAGGGCAGCGCTCGGCGCGCTCGGCGGGGAAACGTCGCTCGCCTCCCCGTCGTCGCCGTCGGTCCAGGACGCGGGCACGATCGACGACCAGGAGATGTCGTGGTCGCAGGGCGGCGACGCCACGATCGCTGTCGGGGTCCCCGAGGTGGCTGCGGGGTGGTCGAAGAAGCCGATCAAGGTGGTCCGTCTCCGAATCGACGCGGCGGAACTCTTGACCACTACCAGCGGCGACACCATCTGGGGCCTCTACCGGAACAACACGCTCGTCGCTTCCTGCACCCTCCCCGAGGGCGAAGTCCAGAAGGAAGTGTGTCTCCCTGATCCGCTCGGCCCAATCGGCATCGTCGGCACACAGTGGAACGCCGCGGTCGTCCAGGCGGGCGCCCACTCCGGCACCGGGTTCAAGGCGGCGTACGTCGAGATCGGGTGATCCGACCTGTCATGCAACGAGGCCGGTAGCCTCGACACATGGCGATCCGAACACCACCGGCTCACGCGTACACGGCGACCATCATGCAGCACGACGACGGCCGCTACTACGCCGTCGTCAAGCACTCGAACGGTGACACCGTGCTCATGACGCCACCGAAGCAGCAGTACGAGAACGAGAGCGACGTCGCCGACGTCCTCGTCGCAGCCTTCCACTACGGGCCGCACGTCATCGTCGACTCCCACGGCCGGACGTTGCCGCAACCGAAGTTCGGGTGGCGCCGGACCCGAGGGTTCCGCCGCCGCAAGACGACGAAGAGCTAGGCGGCGTTCATCGCCGCGGCGATCGCCCGGTAGCGGCGCAGGTACTCGACCGGGCCGACGTCGCGGAACTGTCGGACGATCACTTTCGGTGCCTTCGCCGAAAGGGTGACTGGCACCGCGTTCGTCGAGGTCGGCTTCCCCCACAACAGGGTCGGTTCGTAGAACTCGACCTCGATGAGGCCCCACAGGTGCCGCGGAATCTGCGAGATCGCGGCACGGACCGCCGTTTCGACGGCGGCCGTTTGGCGGAGGCTGAGGTCGCGGACAAGGCTCGACACGACGTCGCCGATGGCGGGCTGCTCCATGCGATCTGACCGTACCGGATCGTTGCCGTCACCACTGAGATAGTTGTTCGGACGCGCCCCGTGGCCGCTTCGGTGACGGCGCACCTTCGGGGTACAGGAGTTCGCGGAGGGCGTGGACGAGGGCGTCGACACGGTCCGGTGACGTCTTGGGGCGAGCCTTCTCCGGCACCCACCCGACCATCTGCGCTTCCAGGCGGCCGCCGCGCACCGCGTACGAGTGGACGATCAACGGGTCCGGCACCTTCCCCGCTTCCGCCGCCGCTGTCGCAGGAGGCTTGTCATCCGGTTCTTCCGGCGTCGCCGCTGCCTCGACTGGTTCGCCAGTGTCATGGGGTCGGCTCAGCCGCCGGTACCCCTGCACCACCGAGTTCGCCCGCCACGCCTTCGACCCCTGCGCCGAGATCAACTTCACCGTCGGCATCGGGAGTTCCAACAGGTCCGCCGCGGCACGAATCACGATGCGGTTCTCTTCGCCGCCGTTGTTCTTCTCCAACACGATCCGGGACGCCCCGAGCCGGTCGGCGAGCAACACGACTTCCTTGCCCCACACGTCGGGATGCGCCGCAACCGACGAGTCCTCCAACACGACGACCCGCCCTGACTTGGACTCGCGTCCCACGGCCACGATGCCGCACTCGTCCCCGGCGCCCTCACCGACGGACGGGTCGACCCCGACGATGACGGTATCGAACCGCGACATGCACGCACCGCCGTCGCCGTCGACCCATTCCCACGGCTCCGGTTCGACCCGCACACCCTTCCGCCAGTACGGGAAGTCGTCGCGGTAGATGTCCTTGAGCCGCCACACGGCGCCAGGAATCTCCTGCACCTCCCAGTCGCCGTCACCCATGCGGCGACGCTCGACCTCGGTGAGTTGCGCAAGCGATTCCTCGTATTCCTCGTCGATGATGCCCGGATTGTCACGGTACGACGACCGGATGAACGGCGCGAGCCGAGTGAGGGGTTCAACGAACCGGGCCTTCACCCAGTCCATGCCGGGACCGCCCGGGTTCGACGCCGCCCTTGTGCGAAGCGGGACATCGAGCAGTGTTGTCCCGTCGGGCGCCTGCCCGTACAACGAGATGATGTCCTCTCGGGAGAGTCCACCGGGGCGGCGGCGCCGGGAGAACAGGAACGTGTAGGCGTCCTCCCACGGGATTTCACCAAGCTCATCCCACCCGATGAAGTGGTACTCGGTTCCGCGGTAGCGTCCCACATGGGACGGGTGCGCCATGTACCCGAACGTGAGCGTGCCGCCACCACGGAACGTCCACTTGCGGTCGTTGCCGTTGTACGAGCAGTCAGGCCGCTCGCCTAGCCAGTCGTGACTCATCGAAATGAGCGCACCCGGCATCGTCAAGTCGGTCAAGTTGCGGCGAATAATGAGCGCGTTGTAACCGGGAACGTCTGCAAATTGGAGAGCCGCCATAAGCAAGGCGGCGCTTTTGCCACCGCCACCGCTGCCGCCAAAGAAAAGTTCAGAGCATGTGGTTGCTAGGAATGCGGTTTGCTGTGCGTGCGGTTTAAGCGTGTGCGGCACATACCGCATACGCAGTTTCCCGTTAGGGAGCCAGCACGGGGGGCCGACGGCTTGGCGTGATGGCCTGGTCGCTGCGGCGAGGGCTTCGGCTTCGTCGGCAGCGTCGTCTGCGGCCCCGTCGAGGGTGTCGGTCACGCCTCGACAGGTTCGTCGCTATCGACGTCGATCACGTTGGCGTCGACGGGAACGTTGGCGGGTCCGATCGCTCGGAGCGCTGCGTCTGCCTGGTCGTCGGTGATAAGCCCGGACTGGGAGAGGACTGCGACGACGTCAGCGGTGAACCCGGGGACTTCCCATGTCGGCTGCGGTCCTTCCAACGCCTTCGGTGACGACGCTTCGATCGCTTCGGCTGCGGCGGCAAGCGCAGGGTTGACCCCCTGCGCGGTGAGTAGCCCTTCGAGTTTCGCTCGGAGTTCGACGCCTTGGAGGATGCGGAACCCGTGCCAGTGCGACCCCGCTGCCATCTCCGACCACATCGCCTGTGTGACAGCGTCGATCGTCGCGATCTCTTCGGCGAGCAACCGGTCGCTGTTCTCCATCGCCCGCACACGGGCTTCGGTCATCGCCTTGTCGATGTCACGCTCGACGCCAGCGATCAGCTTCGCGGGGGACGGCGGCGGGTCACCCTTCCGGTATTGGCGCCACCCGTACCCGGCGTTGAACGCGACGCCACGCGAGTTGATCTTCGGGTCGGCGGCGAGCAGGAGGCCGATCTGCTCGTAGGGGATGCGGGCCGTGCGGAACTCGGCCGCCTTGCGGCGCCGCTCGTAGAAGTCGAACTCGTTCGGGTATGGCGGCAGCCCGTTGCGGATGCGGCCGACCGCTTCGAGGTCAATGGGGCGTCGTGCCATCAGCCCAGAATCTCACTGAGTGTTTCGACCATCCACTCGGCGAACCCCTGGTCGTGCCCGTTGTGTTCAGCCTTGTAGGACGCGTACCAGCGGTCGAGTTGTTTGATCGCTTCACCCGAGCACGACACATGGGTCGAACCCCAGTGGATGTAGCCGAACGTGAACGATTCGCGGTCGACGTCGGGGACGCCGTCGGCGGTGCGGGTGTCGTCGCGTTCGCGGTCCGGTTCCCCCCCGCCGTCTCCGTCTTTCAACTTCCGAGGGTTCTTCATCGCTGTCTCGATCGCTGACGCGACGGACTCGGAGAGGGGCGGCACGTCCTCCATCGTCCGAGCGAACATGGCGGGGTCGACCACCGCGAGCATCGGGATCGTGTCGAATGTCGCGAGGATCGCCGCCTCTTCCTCGTCGGACAACTCGACGTAGTCGACGGGGACGTTCTGTCCAGCGCTGATGGCGAGCGTGACTCGCATGTGGCCGTCGACGACGAAGTCGGTTCGCCGGTTGACGATCACTCGGGACACCCATCCGATCCCGGCGAGGATGTCCTCCATCGCCTTCTGCTGGTTCCGCGGGTGGATGTGCCAGTTCCGCGGGTTCGCGAGTAGCTGCTCGGGGTCGACGGCGTCGTCGTGGTCGATGATGCGGATGGCCCACGGGTCGCTCATGCGAACAACCGCCCGTTCCACCGTTGCTGGTTGCCGGTCAACGCTGCGGTGACGGGAACCTGATACCACTTCGGCCAGATCACGGTCGGGAGGACCCGGAGTCGCCCACACCATGCTTCGGCTTCGGTGAGTGTCAGGGTGCCCTGGGCGCGTCGGCGGATCATCGTCGAGCGCGACACCCCCAACCGGTCTGCCAGCGCCTCCAACGATCCGCACACGCCGCCCTGCGTGCACACGCAGTTCGATTGCTGGTGCGGGGGGTTGCGCTTGGCCCAGTAGGTGAGCAGTGGGTTCAGTGGCACTGTCGGCGCGGCCGCCATCTCGGCGCGTGATGATACCGACCCCCCCGACATAGATGGTGGAGGTTCACCAACCCAAGGTGTCGCTCATGTATGTTGGCGTCGTTCGAGGTCCGCCACCGCGGGGACCGGGATCATCGGCAACGCCCCCGAAAGGGGCAGATCGACAAGGGGTCCGGAAACCGTGGTGTTCGTGGAGAAGTGGCTCGCTGACGGCGAGGACAAGGGCATGACGCTTGTGGCCGCCGACCGTATCGCGACGATGTTCACGAAGCGGTACGACGGTGAGGGGGATGTCGTCGCCTGCTCACTGTCCGACGCTCCGCTCACCCCGGGCGAACGGCACCCCACGTTCAAGCTGTCTCCCATGTTCCCGGATGCGACGTTCGCTGACCTCGCAGTCATGAACCTCGCGAAGGCGATTGGCGCCGCCGAACCGGGGCAGGTCATCGGCTGGGACAGCCGCAGCAACTCCTGGGTCGCCGAGTAGCCGGGTCGCCGTGCTGGAAAAGGACTTCCAGCAGCAGGTGATGACGTTCGCCCGCCGCTGCGGTTGGACTGTCGTGCACTTCCACGACAGCCGACGCGTGGTCCGCAACACGCGGACCGGCGTCCAACACCTGATCGGCGACGACGACGCACGCGGTTGGCCCGACCTGTTCTGTTCGCACCCGTCACGCGGGATGGCAGCGATCGAACTCAAGACCGACGACCGAGCGTCCAAACCGACCGACGCGCAGCAGTCGATGCTCGACCGTCTCGCCGAGTCCGCGATGGCTATGGCGATCTGTCCTGGCGCCCCGAAGATGCGGGTCTGGTTGCTTCGACCCCGCGAGTTCCCCACCCTCGGCATGACGTTGTTCATGGAGGGTGCCGGGCCGATCGTTCACGGGTTCTGACCGTGGACTGCCCGGTCCCCCACTACGGCACCCGGTTCCCCGACGGGTGGTCGCCCCCTGTTCGTGCCCTGGTCACGGCTCTCGCCGCGGCCGACCCGTACGCGGCTGTCGTCGCCGCAGAGTTCACCGCCGACGACGTCGTGAATCTGGGCGGGTTGCTCGTCGCTGCACTCGACGGGCTCGGAGTCACCGCTCACCTGCCCGCCGTCGCCGTCGCCGCTGCTCGGGACGAGTCGTGAACCTGGACCGGGTCGTCGATGTCGACGGCGCCCCGCCGCCTTGCGCCGGGTTGACCCACCTGTTCTACCCGGTGATCGAGTCACCAGACGTCGACGTCCCACCTCGTGCCTCAGAGACGTGGGTGCCGTCGGAGTGCCGCGACCTGTGCCGCCGCTGCCCCTACAAGTGCCCGTGCCTGACCGCTGCGATGAACGGGGAGGACTGGGGGGTGTGGGCGGGGACCAGCGCCCGGGACCGTCGAGTCGCCCGTCACCGCATCGCGAACGGCGAGGTCACCCTCGCCGACTATCTTGCCGAGATGGGGTGCCGGTGAAGTCGTTCCAGACGTCGTGGTCGACGCAACCGTGGGTTGTGGTCACCTGGACGAAGGTGCTGTTCGGGTGGCGGCTCGACGCCCGCTGCGGCATCTGTGGCGGTCACCGTGTCGCGTACGCGAACCGGGTGGCCGCAGACAACCTCGACCCGTCGGTTCTTGGCCGGTTCCCGGAACGCCACCGTCACCGGCCCGTCCCCGATGTCCGTTCGTGGCGGCATCCGTGGATCAACCCGACCGGCGTGTTCCCCGACGGCCTCCCGGCATCACTTCTCGCCGACGTTGACGCAACGTGAACAAGCCCCGTATCCTGTTGTGATGGCACGAACAACGACATCAGCAGCGACGTTGACCCCGGTCGGCGAGTACGAGATCGCGACGATCATCCGGAACAGGGCGACGGACGAACAGATCGCGCGGGGCACGATCGCGATGTGGCGTGAGCGCTACCGGGGCGACTTCCCCGCTGTCGCGTTCCGGGTCGGCAGGTCGCCCGGCTGGTTCTTCGAGCAGATCGAGCAGTGGTTCTACGCGTCGGGCCGCGACGCCCGTTGCTACATCGACGAAGCGGCTCTCGCCGAGGTGCGGGAAGCGGTCGCGTCGACCGTCGCTGACCTCGGCGTCACGCTCACCGCCGACTGACCCTCCCCCCCCGTTCGTGCCTGACCTCTCTCTGTTCAGGTGGCCGTTACTCGCGATCGGCGACTGGTCATCGAACGCTGTGCTGATCGCGGACATCGCCCGCCACGGCCGCTACCTCAACGACGACATGACGATCATCGACCTCACCTACGGTGAGGCCGGTGGCTTCTGGACGGTGTGGACCCCGACTCACCTGACAGCCTGCGACCTCAACCCGGACATCTCTCCAATCGGCTATTCGGTCGACGCTGCCGCACCTCCCGCCCACCTGCTCGGCCGGTTCGACGCCGTGGTCGTCGACCCTCCATACAAATGCGTCTCGCTTGACACCGAGATCATGACGAGGGCCGGATGGAGGACATGGGCTGAATGCCAGGTTGGCGACGAGGTCTACACCTTGAACCACGAGTCAGGGCTTGGCGAGTGGCAGCCTGTCCAACACGTCCACGTCCTCCCGGCCGAACCACGGCAGATGGTGGAGATCAGCGGCAAGTCGCACTCGTCGCTCACGACCCACGACCACCGTTGGCCTGTGGTCGACTACCAGGGGCGCCGAACGTGGGCGACGAGCACGACGTTTGGCACTGGTCACCGTGTGCAACTTTGCGCCAGGCATGCGAACCAGCCGACCGAAACTGTGCATGACGACGCTCTCGTGGAACTCGTCGCCTGGTTCTGGACCGAAGGCCACATCGACGGCGGACGATCGGGAGCGGTCGGTTCCGGCGCCTACGGGAAGATCACACAGTCGCACGCTGTCAATCCCAACAACTGCGAACGCATCTACCAGTGCTTCGAAAAGCTGTACGGCCCGCCGGTCGAACGGTTCCCTCGCCTGAGCGGCACGACCGACGGCGTTCTCCGGTGGCGGGTCAGGACCGAAGGACGGAACACTCTGTTCATCTTCTCCGCCGACGTGGGACGTGAACTGCTCCGCCACGCCCCCCACAAGGTCGTCTCCCGAGCTTTCATTGACTCGCTCACCTCTGACCAGCTTGAACTCTTCATCGGGACGTCGCTCGCCGCCGACGGCACTCGGTCACCGATCGGGACTCGGCGGCTGACGCAACGGCTCGAACCGATGGCCGAAGCGTTCCAGTACGCGTGCACCCTCGCAGGGATTGCGACCTCGACATCACACCACCCGCACCTCGGCCACACCGTCAATCTTCGAAACCGAACACACATCCGCATGTCCAGGAAACCGGCCCAAGTAACCGAGCAGACCTGCGCTGTGTGGTGCGTCACCGTCCCAAACCACACCTGGCTCGCCAGGCGGAACGGCTACGTCTACTTCACGGGGAACTGCAACGGCACCCCCACCGCCGAGGTCGACGCCCGCTACGGAGTGCACGTCGTCACCTCCCGAGACGACCGCCATGACCTCATGCTCCGCATGCTGGCCGGGGCGCTCCAAGTCGCCCGACCGGAGGGCTACGTCCTCTACAAGTCGATGGCGCAGGTGAACTCGGGGCGGAAGTGGTGGCAGCCCGACATGGTCGCCCGGCACGCCGAAACACTCGGCGCCCGCAAGGTCGACGAGTTCCACTACCGGGCGAACGTCAGACCCCAACCGGACCGCAAGGTGAACTGCCCCGACTGCAAAGCCACCGGGTTCGTCGGCGTGATGAAACCACTCGGCCTGTGCGACACCTGCGACGGGACCGGCAAGATCGTCGTCCCGTTCGAGCAGAAACACGCCGCGTCGAACTTCTCGACCCTCACCATCCTCCAAGCGGGCACCACTCCCGCACCGTCTCTGTTCTGATGGCTTTCTCCACGCTCACCAAAGAATCGTCAGCGCTCCTCGCCGGGCGTCTCACCACGATCGCCCGCACCCTCGACCGGGCTCCCCGCGGGGCCGACGCCGACCTGTTCCGCGCCGAACGGGACTTCATCCACGCCTGGCTCGCCACCACCAACCGGGGTGTGTCGTCGGATGCGCTCGTCTGTCACGCGGTCGGGGTCCTCGACCGGCCCCGCTCCCCAGGTTGGACCGAAACCGAAGGGGCGTGGTGGTGGCGCGGCGACGAGTGCGACTGGAACTGCCCGCACGATGCAGGCGACCTGGCCCGTTGCGAACACGCCTACGAGATCGCACCCCCGCATCTCCAAGAACGGATGCTCCCGGTCCTCGAAGAGTTCCGCCGGTACGTCAACGACCGGCTGAACCGCTACGGCCAACCGGTCGGCACCGCCCACCCCACCGAGGCGTCGTGACCCCCTACTACAACGCCGACAACGTCACGATCTACGTCGGCGACTGCCTCGAAGTCATGCCGCAACTCGACGAGCGGTTCGACCTCGTGTTCACCTCCCCGCCGTACAACCTCGGGACAAGCACGGGAGGCGGGTTCGCCGACACCCGAAAGTACCCCGACATGAAGATGGGGAAGTGGGGTGGGGTGAAAGGGTCAGGCGGACACCATAAGTGGAAGCGGCTCGATCACGCTGACGGACTCGCTCACGGCTACGACGACCACGACGACGCTATGCCGATGGGGGAGTACGAGGAGTGGCAGCGCGCCTGTGTCACAGCGATGTGGGGCTGCCTCACCGCCAACGGTGCGATCTTCTACAACCACAAGCCGCGCCCGCAACGCACTCTCTGGCACCCGCGATGCCTCATCCCCGATGCACTCCCGGTCCGTCAGGAGATCATCTGGGCGCGGGCGGGAGGGATCAACTTCGCGCCGACTCACTACGTCCCGACCTACGAGGTGATCATCGTCGTCGCGGAAGAATCGTGGCGGCTCAAGTCGAAAGGCGCGTCCGGCGTCGGCGACGTCTGGTCGGTGCCGCAGGAAAGGGGCAACCCGCACCCGGCTCCGTTCCCTGTCGGTCTACCGGCGCGTGCGATCGAAACGACCGCTCCGTCTGCCGTGCTCGACCCGTTCGCCGGATCGGGCACCACGCTCGTAGCAGCGAAAGCGGCGGGTGTGCGGGCCGTGGGGATCGAGAAGTCCGAACGGTACGCGGAGATGGCCGCGGCCCGGCTCGACAACACGACCGTGTCGTTGTTCGCTGCTCAGGAACCGCCCCCTGAACAGACGGCGATGTTGTGATGTTCAAGTATTACGGCTCCAAGTTTCTAGCTGCTCGCCGCTATCCCGCCCCGCGCTGTGCGGCAGTCGTGGAACCCTTTGCCGGGTCCGCCGCGTACGCGGTGCTTCACCGTCGCTCACCGACAGTGATCCTGGTAGAACGCGACGAACGAGTCGTAGAACTGTGGCATCGCCTGCTTGCTACCCCTGCCCACGCAATTCGAGCAATGAAACCTCCCACGGTTGGAGCGTCTTGCGACGACCTGCTTGTAGCGTTTGCTTCCGGCCGAACAACTCGCGACACTCCGTCCGAGTTCCAAGTCACGGAACGGATGGCGCAGCGGTTCACGCCAATGGTGCAACGCATCGCCGCTGTCGTGGACGAGTGCCGCCACTTCGACGTACGTCATGGCGACTACGCCGACGCTCCCGACATCGAAGCTACCTGGTTTATCGACCCGCCTTATCAATACCAAGCCGGACGCCCGGACCGGACTCGGGGAGGTCGCTACCGCTACGACAATACGAACATCAACTTCCAGGCCCTTGCGTCATGGTCGATGACCCGACGCGGGCAAGTCATCGTGTGCGAGCAGAAGGGAGCCGATTGGATGCCGTGGAACGGACAGTTCGCAATGAACGACGGGGGCCATCGTTCTTACAGCGAAGTGTGGTGGACCAACGAACCTGGGACGCTGCTGTGATCGTCGTGGAGGTTGAACTGCACCCGGGTGGGAACCCGCGGTCGGCGTGGGGTGGGGTGACGGCGCTGCTGGTCATCTGGAATGACCGGACCGGGACGGACACGGTCGGGAACTACCGGTACGCAGCGTTGACGCCGAGATCGCGGCGGGCGTCGCAGGAACCACGGCCCCGGGACTGGGCGGTTCATGTCGGCGCCGGGATCGACCCGGACGGGTGGGCGGTGCACCGTGGCCGCGTCGAGGGCGTCCCCCGTACCGATTCGGCGAACTTGAACGTCGTCGCCGCTGGTCATCCGCGACCTGCCATGACCGAGTACGAGCGGGGTGCGGGCTGACGGCAGCCCCGTTGACCCACCACCCCCATCCGAACAAGAATGTTCACCATGAGCAACGTCATCGACATCGAACTCTCCACCCGTGAACGCCTCATCACCGCAACAGCGGACCTGTTCGCAGAGAAGGGCTACCGGACACGCGTCCAGGACATCGCCCGCACCGCCGGGTTCACCGCCGGAGCGGTCTACGTCCACTTCACGAGCCTCCACGAACTCCTCGAAACCGCGATCCTCCACCGGGCCGCCGCAGCCCTGGACGGCGCCACCAGCGAACACGAGATCACCGACCTCGCCGACCTCGTGTTCGTCACCGAAGCCGTCGCGATCACCGCCCGCACCCGCCAACCCAACAAGTTCATCGACGCCCTCGCCGACTACCACGACCGCCACGCCGCCGACTACCCCGACCCCGTCTACGAACTCCTCGGCCAGACCGCCACCGCCGCCCTCAACCACATCACCGCGTAACCCCTTCGCCTACGCTCCCCCACCTGTGACCATCTGGTACACCGACGACCGCGTCGCGATCCACCACGGCCGCGTCGAGGACATCCTCCCCACCCTCCCTGACTGCTCGATCGACGCAGTTCGTGACGGACCCGCCTTATGCCTTCCCGGGCGGCGGCTTCATGGGTTCGAGTTGGGATGCGTTCGAGTCGCCGCGCCGGTTCGAGGAGTGGTGCCGCGAGTGGGCTGCGGAATGCTTCCGTGTGCTGAAACCGGGCGGCCACCTGGTCGCGTTCGGCGCGACCCGCTGCTATCACCGGTTGGCTTCGGGGGTTGAGGACGCCGGGTTCGAGATCAGAGACTCGATCCACTGGGTCTACGGGTGCCTCACCGACGATGTCGAGGTGCTGACCCCGACGGGTTGGCGTTCTGGCATCGACCTTGTGGAAGGCGACCTCGTCGCACAGTGGGACCCAGCGACGGGAGCGGTAACTCTCGCCGCAGTCGATCGCACCTACCGGGCACCGTGGGACGGTCCCATGACCGTGCTCCGCAATGCCGACACCGATCAGATGCTCACCCCGAACCACCGTGTCTGGCACCAGCGCTCCCAACGGCGGATGACCAACGGGGTTCGCCGCGAGTGGTACGACAACGTGTGGACCGTCGCTGAAGCTGCCGACCTGCGCCCGGCCCGCCGCCTCCGGTTGCCAGTCGCGGGGCTACACGACGGCCCCGGCATCGGCGGTACCGACTACGCAGCGCTGCTCGGCTGGGTATGGACCGAAGGCGGGTTCGATCTGTCTGGCACCGGCGTGCGGATTTACCAGTCGAGTGTCAACTCTGACAAGGTGGCGCAGATTGCTGCTCTCATGGATCGTCTCGGCACCCACAAGCGATACGACCGGACCCGCACCTACCGCGACCGTGAGTACGTCGAAACGACGTGGTTCTTCTCCGGCGACCTAGCGAACCGCGTGCGGGCGGACCTCCCCGGCAAGCGGCCCACGTACGAACTGCTGTGGCGGATGACGGCAGCGGAGAAGGAGGCGTTGCTCGAAGCGGCGCTACTCGGCGACGGCCACCAGCAACGGAAGCGAGGGGCGCTCGGGGCATGGCAGTTCTTCCAGAAGCACGAGGACGACCTCGTGTGGTTCCAGACCTTGCTAGCCCTCACCGGGCGGGCCGGGAAGGTCGGGATGCGAGACCCGGCCACCGGTCGCTCGGGTGGCGCTGTGTACGCCCGCCAGACGGCCACGACTGAGCTACAGCACAGGCACCTGGACGCTGCGATGTGGGAGAGCTACACGGGTGAGGTGTGGTGCATCGGCGTACCCTCGGGCGCGTTTGTTGCTCGCCGCAACGGCAAGGTGTTCATCACCGGCAACTCAGGCTTCCCGAAGTCCATGAATGTTGGGAAGGCGATCGCGAAGCGTGCGGGTGGTGCACTAGCGGCGCGGGAGGCGGTCGTGTTCATGCGGGCGCGTCGCGAGGAACTGGGGTTATCGCGTGCCGAGTTTGAGCGGGCGATCTTCGATGGTCGGTCGGACGGGAACGTGCGGAACTGGGAGGACGGGATCAGCCTGCCCGAGCCGGGGCTGTGGCCGAGGATCAAGGTGGCGATGGGGCTCGACGTCACGCCGTTCGATGAAGCGATGGAGCGGGGCGACGAGGTTGTCGCCATCACCCGTGGTGATTTTGGCTACCAGGGCGACGGTGAACGATGGGTTGGCGAGCGCGTCGAGCGGGTCCCTACCTCGGACCTTGCCGAGCGGTGGTCGTCATGGGGGACGGCGTTGAAGCCCGCTCATGAGCCCATCCTTCTCGCCCGCAAGCCGCTGTCAGGCACCCTCGCCGCGAACGTGCTCGAACACGGCACCGGCGCACTCAACATCGACGGCACACGGGTCGCTCCGACGGAGGCCGGTGGGCGACCAGCCCGTGAGATCGACCCGAAGGAATCGGCTAACGGGGCCGTGTACGCGGGCAGGCAGAACGCCGGGTCGGGGTTCGACGGCGGATCGAAAGCGGTCGGCACGACCACCGAGGGCCGGTGGCCCGCCAACTTCGTGATGTCGCATCTGCGGTATGACTACTACGCTCTCCGCGATGACCTCCCCGCCGAAGTCGAAGATGCGATCGTTGCCTACTACGGCAATCTCGAAGCCTTGCGCCCACTGCGGCGAGCCGATTTGGGGGATGCCGTCGGACCTGGCGAGACGGAAGTTTTGCTCGATGGCGTGCACGGGGGCTTCGCGGAAGGGGGTCCGCAAGACGGAGTGGGTGACGATCAACTGTCGTCAGTGCAACGAGCCGTTCGAGGTGACTCCGGGGTGGGTGCGAAACGGTCGTCGCCGGTACTGCTCGGCTCGATGCCGACAGGCAGCGAACGCAAGGAACCGGAACCGGCTGGGGAAGGCACACACCACGGAGGCGCGGGCGAAGATGTCGGCGGCAGCGACGGGCCGGTACGTGAAGGAACGATCGTCGCAGTGGAAGGGCGGGACCTACACGAACAGCGGGGGCTACCGGTTCGTGATGATCGACCTGCTCCCCGAGGCGACGCAAGCGCTCGTCAGGCAGATGGTCAAGCCGACACAGCGGTACGTGGCGGAGCACCGGGCGGTAGCAGCAGCGAAGCTGGGACGGCCGCTGACGACGAACGAGGTGGTGCACCACGAGAATGGGGAGAAGGCGGACAACCGCCCGGAGAACCTGACTGTGGTCCCGAGGGCGGCGCATTCGGTGGGTCATCGGGAGATCGAGCGACAGTACGCGATGTTGCTGATCGAGGTGGAACGGCTCCGGGCGGAGAACGCGGAGTTGCGATCCCGGCTGAGTTGATCCCGCCCGGGTGGTCCGACTACTTCACGTTCTCCCATTCCGAGGGGTGCCGACAGGTCGGCACCCGCACCGTCAAGACCCCAGGCAAGGTCGGCTACGAAGGTGGCAAGACGAGCGCTGAGTCGGGAGCCAGCGAATGGAACCGTTGGCGGCATGTGCCGGAGTGGGAGTGCGAGCCGGGGTGTCCGGTCGCCGCGCTCGACGAACAGTCCGGGGACGTGTCCGGTCGACCTGGGAGTGAGCGGCGCGGGACCGAGGAGTCGTCATGGACTCGTGACGGCGGCAAAGGGTTCGGTATGCGAAGAACGGGAGCGGAGTACAGCGACACGGGCGGGGCGTCGCGGTTCTTCCCGACGTTCGAGGTGGAGCTACCCGATCCGGCGTTCATGTACGTCGCGAAGGCGCCGTCGTCGGAACGACCGGTCGGGGAGGACGGGACCCGGCATCCGACGGTGAAACCGCTCGCGTTGATGCGCTGGCTGTGCAGGTTGGTGACCCCGCCGTCCACATGGCACTGCCCCGCGTGTTCTACGCTGCCTGATCGTGAAGCTGTGCAGAGAATGCCAAGAACCGTTCACACCCAACAGACCGGAACAGATCGTCTGTTCGGTGCGGTGCAGGAACAAGGCCGCCGGGCGAGCACGGAAGCACCCCTTGACGACGTGCCCCCTGTGCGGGACGACAGTCAAGCGGGCGGAGGCGACGTATTGCTCCGACGCGTGCCGGGCGGCGAGCCGGGTGATTCCCCGCTCCCCGTGTCCCGTGTGCGGAACGACGACGAGGAGGGCGCGTCAGAAGTTCTGCTCACCGACGTGCGCGGCGGAGGCGATGCGGGGCCGCACGCCAATCCCCGAGCGAGCGTGCGAGAAGTGCGGGACGACATTCTCGCCGCGAGCGAAGACGACACGGTTCTGCTCGCGGGCGTGTGCCGCAAAGGCGGCGGGTCTCTCCCGACGCAAGACCACGCCAACCGTGACGCCACGGGGCTACCTGGCCGTGTATCGACCGGAGCACCCGATGGCGTCGAAGACCGGGATGGTGTTGGTGCATCGGATGGTCATGGCGGAGCACTTGGGTCGGATGCTGACCGCCGACGAGGTCGTGCACCACAAGAACGGCGACAAGGCGGACAACCGGCCGGAGAATCTGGAAGTGCTCCCGAAGCGCGAGCACGACAGGCTGCCGAAGCCGCGGAAGCCGGTCATCTGTCCGCACTGCGGCGGTGTCGTGTCTGCGGGACGCCCCTTGAATCCCGACCGGGCGTGATCCTTGAGCCGTTCGCCGGGTCCGGCACCACGATCGAGGCTGCGATCCTCGAAGGGTTCAACGTGGTCGCAGTCGAAAAGACCGGCGACTACCTGCCGTTGATCCGCCAGCGGATCGAACGCGGCTACCGCGGAGGCCCCCAGTACGCAGGAGTGCAGGAACGACGGCGGCCAGTGGACGACGCCCAGCCGTCCCTGTTCTAGAGGCGCAAGAGACGCCGGGTGTCGTCGGCGTTGATGTCGTCGAACTCGAACTCGGCGACGATCCGGGAGATCGCGTCGGGAGGCATCAACGGCAGCCGGTCGATGATCGACTGGCGCATCGCTGACACCTCGTCGGCGTGCCCGTCGCGCCACTCTTGCCACGACGGGTGGAGCAGCTTGAACGCCATCCACTCGACGGTGTCCAGTGACGGGGTGAACGGTTCGAGGTCGCCGCCAGCTTGAAGGAAGTCGGCGCACCGTTCACACACCTGCCCGACATAGATGACCGGGTTGCCGTCGTCGTCGACGCTTACCAGGCCGTCGGGTTCGACCTCGCTCGGGGTGAGGTCACCGAGGGGGAACTCGACGCCGAACTGATGGTCCGAGCAGAAGAACAAGCCGCACCCGAACGCGCCGCCGTACGGGCGGCCGCCACACACGAACGCGAGGCCACGGTCGATCGACCGTTCGCACCCCGGATAGTCACACGTCGCCGGGACCCCGTACCCGACGTCGCGGCGCCACCGCTGATCGAACCCGATACTCCAACCCACAATCCCCTCCTACGGTTCCACGGGGCGTTGACACCCCGACGTCGGACAGACGGCACCGGGCGGCGACCACCGGTAGTCGAACACATCAGCCGGGGCCTTCGGAACGATCAGGCCCGAGCACACCAACACGGCCTCGCCGCTACGGGAATCCCAGTCGACGCGATGCCACATCCCGTCAACCTCAGCCCAGTCCGCCGACGCAGACCTGGTGTCGACCTCGATGAAGTCACCAGACGCCCGAACCCGGTAACGACCCGGCACCGACGACACCCCAGCAGGCCAATCAGACGCCAGCGCTCCCCACTCCCGGACCGGTTCGCCACCATGAAACGCGTCCAACTCGAACCGGGCCAACAACACCGACACCCGACACTCGCCAACCTGGCAGGTATCAGGATGCTCCATCATCCAGACCGGGCGGCGCGTCTCGTTGTCCCACGGGCCGACAACCAGGACGTGACTCATTCGCCGCCATCAGCGCCGCACGCTTCCAGCGCCGAGCGTGCGATGAAGATGTCGTCGGCGATCAACCCGACCGCAGCCAAACCCCGGAGGGTTTCCTCGTAAGCGTGGTCGTCGCCGGTGAGCATCAACCGTTCCGACACGAGCCGTTGGAACCGATCCAGGGACCGTTGAACGGTGTCGTCGCTGTATGTGACCCGCAGCCGTTTCGTCGGTGACGCCCCACACAGAGGGCCGTCCGGGTCGACCGGCGGCGTGTTCGGGAACGGGCACGGCCCATCCCGGCGGTCACACCACCGTGTCTCCGCCTGAGCGCCTTCCAGGAAGCGGGTCACAACCCACCGGCCGCACGGCTCGTCATCCATCAGTGTCCTCCGGGGTTCGGTGGCGGGTCAGGTCGTCGGGGTCGCCCTTGTAGAACAGCGGTTCCCCGTCGGTGTCGCGAGCCACGACCCAGTCGGCGCCGATCGCCTCGACCCGCTTGTCGTCGTAGCTCTTCGCGAAGTCCGACCCGAACGAGCCGCCGCAGAACCCGTACAGGACGTCGCCGACGCGCAGCGGCGCCGTCACTCGACCGGCCCCAACGCCGCGAGGTACGCGCGTCCGGCGTCGGTGATCCGGCAGCGCTCCCGTTCCTTCCCCGAGTCCGGGTCGACCGCGACTGCGCCGGTGGCCTCGATGTAGCCGACCTGGCGGAGTTCGCTCGACCGCTTCCACCAGCACACCCCCGGCCGATGCAACCCGGCTTCCCGTGCGACGACATCGTCTGACACCCCGAACTCGGACCCCCCGTACTGGTCAGCGAGCCGGGCGTACGTCGCGAGCAGCCGGTGCTTGTGGGTCCCCGCCCGGAACGCTGCCAGGTTCGTCCCTTCCCGCTTCCGGACCGCGGCGGCGGCGTCAGCGGCCGTGTCAGGGTCGGTGCTGCGGACACCGGTACGGGACGCCTGCAACGCCCGGCTCGATGCCTCCACACGTTCCAACCTGACCAGCAACGCTGCCATATCCGCTGTCGATGGGGTCCCGTCGACGAACAGGCGGCGCAACTCCGAGATCGGAGCGTCAGCGACGTTCACCACCGGCACCGATTCCATGCCATCGACCAAGTCGAGGGCCTTGTCGAACAACGAAGGTGGCGCCGGGGAGCGGCGGCGGCGGAAAGCCATCTCAGTCCCCCCGCTCGATCCACTGGTAGAACTGCTCGGCCACGACCAACGCATCCTCACCCGTGGTTGTCACGGCAGTAGCGAGCGACAGGGCAACCTCACGCTGGTCGCGTTGCCATCCGGCATCGTCCTCGCTGCCCGGCAATACTGCCTCACCGATGCGTCCCTCGCCGGGGAGGATCATGACGGTGATCTCGGTGGGTCGGCCGACCAGCACCCACTCGTTGTGCGGCATCGCGTACGCCCCGACGCTGGGGAGAGACGAAGCGAACACGGCGTCCATCGACGGGTCCGGCTCGTACGACAACGACATGACCGCCGTCCGGTCGTATCTGGTCACATGCATCAGTTGACTCCCTTCAAAGCCGCCCGGTTGACGAGGACGTGGAGGACGTTGTCGCAGACGATCATCAGCCACACAGCGAGCCACGGTGGCGTCTCGGCCGGGTAGCCGGTCGTTGTGCTGTCGAGCGGGAACCGCTGGTCCGCCGGAGCCACCTGGTTCTTGGCCCACACGACGTACCTGGCGAGCCGCCACCGGTCGATCACGAAGTGGGTGCCGCCGATCACCGCGAGCCGCCAAGGGGACCGGGTGAACCGAAGGAACGGCAGCGTGTACGTCGCGGCATGCGCCGCTGCTGGAACGTGGCCGCTCGTCTTGCCGTTCGCCATCCAGTGCGACTGCACGACGTAGTCGCCGACAGCGTGAGCGAGCATCTGCTCGGCGAGGTCAGCCATGAGACAGGCCGAGTTGGTCGGCCACGGTTCGAGCCGCATTCGCTGCGACGGGGTCCTCGACGCTCACCGCGATGACGGTCAACACCTCGACGAGCTTCGAGATCACTCCGGCAGCAGCGCACGCCGCGGCGTGAGTTGCGGCAGTCGTGGCGCACAGGACGATGAGGTCCGGGTCGACTTTCAGCGCAGTCGCGCCGCGCAGTGCGAGCACTAGGACCGCCGGGTCGACAGCGATGTCGTTCGACGGTCGCGTCCCGAACGGTGACGGTGGGGGGCCGTCGAGCATGAACTGGTGGCACCAGTTCTGTGTGTAGTCGCACGTCGGACACTCCCACCCTCGGACCGTCGGGACGAGCTTCCGTTCGTTCCCGTCAGTCCCGAGCGTGTCGCGGCATGCGCCGCAGGTGAACGGGTGCACCCACCCGCAGTTCTGCCACTCGGCGAGCTTCGCGACCTCGCCGGGAGTCCACGGCGCCCGCGACGGGAACTGCACGTCGAGGATCGACCCTTTCACCATGTCCGCTCTCCACGCCTCGATGGTGTCGACCCCGAGACGCCCGTCCTCGGACCGCCACGCCACCTGCTCGCCTGTCACTTCGGTGACCGTGTACTTCGTCCCCGACGCCTTACTGGTCCACTCGCTGCCCGGCTCCACGGTCACAACGGCCCGTTCCCCGTGTTGAGCGTGTCGTTGAACGCCTGGGCGAGGTGGTCGGGGCACTTCGCGAACGCCGCACCCCAGTCGGGCCGCGACCCGGACGCCGTCAGGTTCGCCCGCAGCCACGCCAACAACTCGGCGAACACCTTCATCCGGTCCTCCGGTGTCTCCGGGCGGGACTCGGCGCCGTCCTTGATCCGACCGAGTGGGGTGAGCAACGGACGGTCGACATCAACCGCGACCGTGTCGGGGACCGGGGTGCCGCCCTCGCCTTCCTCGTAGCCGTTCACGAGAGCGAGGACGAACTCGGCGTCAGGGTTCGACGGCCCGAAGTCGGCGACGGTCCCGACCTGCGCCTTCACGATCCCCGACGACGCGTCGTACGTCCACGGCCGCGGCCGGGCGTTGCGCGCCAACGATTCCAAATCGGTGCTCATGTTCACCCTTCCCCGTCGGTGGCGAGGTGCCCGTCGACGATCTCGATGGTCTGGCAGCCCAGGTCGCCGCCGGGGAGGTTCACGACCTCGACGAACACCTGGTAGTCGTTCTCCCCGGCCATCGACTCGATGACCGCGAGGGTGTCGGCGTCGAGCAAGCCGCCCTCCGCGATGCGCAACACCCGCAGCCGCGGGTTCGCCGCCATCGCGATCCCGACCGCGACCTTGATCTGCTCGGCGGTCGAACACTGCGAGTACGGCACCCCGTTGTAGGTGACGCCTTCCTCGGTGAACCCGAGCCCAGGGACAGGCATCGCCGCCTGAGCGATCCCTTCCTCCCGCTGACGTTGGATCGCCGCCAACCGTTCGTTCTGCTCCTCCGCTGTCGCTTCCAGCAACGTCAACCTGTCGACCTGCTCGGCCCGCTGCCGCTTCGCCCGCACCGCAGCGTTGACCTCATCGACCTCCGCTAGTCGCGCCTGGACGTCGTCACGGGCAGCCATCAACTCGTCCGACGACGGCATCACAGCCAACAGGGCCTCCGCCCCCTCCCGATCCACGGTCCGTTGCACGAGGCCAGCACGGGCAGCTTCCAACGCCGCTTCCAACCTGGCGACTTCGTCGGCAGCGCTCGACTCGGCGTCTCGTGCTGCGAGCACCGCTTCGGTCCGCCTGGACCGCTCAGCGATCGCTTCCTGCGCGGCGGCGTACTCGCGGGCCAGGTCAGCGACCGCGACCTCTTCGTCAGGGGTGCCGTCAGGGGCGAGCGGGATTGCGTCGACCTGCGCGGACAGTTCCTTCACCATCCGGTTCGTGACGGTCCGCTGCTCGAACGTCTCCCGGTACTCGTCGTCGAGCGCCGCAGGGTCGAACGGCAAGTCGACGACGTCAAGCAATGCGGCGACCTGGTCGCGGGCCTTGAGGTTCGTGAACCCGAGCGGATCGAACGACAACGCCCCGACGAACCCGTCGAGGAGTTCCTGCGCCCGCCGGTAGCGGGCACCGTCGCGCGCCTCGACCGTCAACTTCGCTCCGGACTGGGTGAACCTCCGGTGCACGATGTAGTCGCCCAGGTCGAGCGACACCGACGCCTCGCTCTCCCCGTCGTGGATCGGCCGCTGCGGCACCGCCTTCCCGGACAACGCCGCCCACAGGCCATCGAGGACACTCGACTTCCCCGCCCCGTTCTTGCCGGTGACGACCACCAGGTTTCCGTCGGGGTCCAACTCGACCTCGACCGCACGGATGCCCTTGAACCCGTACACCTGGAACCCGAAGATGCGCATGCCTTCACCCTTGCCGTTGACGATCCCCGCAACCCTACCCGCCCGTTGTGGTCACGTCAACGATGCGGGGGTGGGGTGCACGCCGGTGACACGTCCACCAGTCAGACTGCCACCGGTCGAGAAGCGCCCGGAGCGGACCCGGCCACCAACCACATAGATGCAGAGAGGATGGCCGTGGAACCCCGGAGGCCCACGACTCCCGAACGCCGCCGTTCCGGCGACCCCATCGAGGGCGTCACAGCAGCCCTCGCCCCTGTCGCGGCCCGACCCCGCGGCTCGCAACTATCTGGCGGCCAGCCCGTCCAGTGGCAACGGCAAGTCATGGACTTCGACCGGCACGGTCCCGGCGTCCTCGGCTACTACCTCGACACCATCGCCTTCATGGCGAGCTTGTGTCCCCTGTACCCGGAGGTGTTCACCGGGAAGGGTTCAGCCGACGGCTGGGAACGTTCCGACGACCCCGTCCTCCAAGTCATCATCGCCGGGTGGCGCGGCCAGTTGCAGGACCAGTCGGACCTGATGTTCACCTACGTCCGCGCCCGGGAAAGCATCGGCCGCTGCTGGCTGATCGCCGACCAGCAGACCGGCTACAACGTCACCCTCTCCGGGAACGCCGACCAGGAGATGTTCACCTGGACGGACCTGTGGGGCCGCCAGCGCCGCACCCCGCTCCGCGGCCGCGTGTTCATGTCGTGGTTCCCCGACCCCTACGAACAGTGGAAGCCGTACTCGCCGGTGTGCCGGGCGCTCTCAGACCTGCGCCGCCTCCGCGCCGCGGTCCGTTCGCAGACCCGCACGATCAACGGTCGCCTCGTCCTCAACGGCATGATGGCGTTCGATCCCGGCGACGAAACCGGCAAGGGTGCCCGCCCGTTCAAGCCGGACCCCGACGGCGAGGACGACCTCGAACCGATGGACCAGATCGTCGACGACTACCTCCGTCACGGCAAGGAGTCGTACCGCAACGACGACTCCCCGGCGGCCACACTCCCGTACCCGTACATCGGGAAGCCCGCGCAGTACGTCGAGATCGGACGTGACCTCGACCCGTTGATCTTGGAAGTCGAGGACAAGGCGACCGCCGCGATCGCTCGTGCCGTGAACTTCCCCGAGCAGTTGCTCACCCAAGGACCGGGCGCAGCGAACCACTGGAACGAGTTCCTGCTCCAAGAATCCCAGGTGAAGCAGGGCCTCGCACCGAAGCTCAACCCGCTCGTGAAGGAACTGACCCGCTGGTACTTCCAGGACCGGGTTCGCGCCATGAACGAGCACTTGGAAGGCTGGGGGTACGACGCGCGCAAGGTGCGTGTCCAGTGGGACATGCAGTTCCTACTCAAGCGGCCGTCGATGTTCGCCGACCTCATGGCGGCGTGGCAGGCGGGCGTCATCTCCCGTGAGGACGTCGCCCGCGAACTCGGTATCCCCGTCATGCCGCTCCCCGACGGCCTCTCCGAGTTCGAGTTCTGGGAGTTGTCGACCGGTTCGAAGGGCGCGCCGTACGTCGAGGTCGACGAGGACGGTCAGGTCATCGTCCCCGACACCGGCGGCGGCGCAGCCCCGGATGCGATCGAGGCGACCGCGTCGGAACCGCCCGCGCTCCCGGCGGGACCTTCTGGCCTCCCTCCCGGGTTCGGGTCGCCGACCGGCACCCCCGGCACCCCGAACGGCGACACGAACATCCAGGAACCACCGATGCCAGCGGTCACCGCCGCGGTCACCCTCGACGACCTCGGCTACGACCCGAACGCCGTCTACGACGACGCATCGAAGCACGACCTCCGCACCGAAGCCGCTCTCACCGCGCTCACTGCGGCGATGACGACCGCGGTCACCGCTGAACTGACCCGCCGTCTCGTCACCACCTTCCCCCGTGGCAGCGTCGAACGCGAAGCGGCACGGTCCAAGTCGTTCGAGATGCTGTGGGCCGAAGCCGACGCAGCGCAACGCCAGCAGGTCGGCGTCGACGGGGTCATCGCTGACGTTGTCGCCGAATACCAGCCGCAGGTCGAACAGGTCATCGCGGACGCCCACGAAGGGTTCTGGGCCAAGTGGGGGCCGCTCATCGGTACCGTCGCAGCGTTGCTCGCCGCGAACGCCGCCGCGCACCACTCGGCCGCCATGGCCGACTGGCTCACCACCCGCGTCGCGAAGGGGTCGTTCAAGGGGATCAAAACCCCGTTGAACATCGTCCGCTCCACGATGATGGTCGCCGGTGGCGCACAGACCGCTGTCGGCGGAGCCCTCGTCCGGAACGCAGCGAACCAGCCCCGCCCCTCAACCGGCGGCGAATGGAAGGGCAACACCGGCCACCTCACCGGCCACAACACCGTGACCCTTCTCCCCGGGAAGTTCACGATGCAATGGGACCACGGCTACTTCGGCGAACCCGAAGTCCCGTTCCCCCCCCACGTCGCCCTCCACGGCCGCGAGTTCACGAAGTACAGCGAAATCGCCCCATACATGCCTAACGACCACGGCGGCTGTAAGTGTCTTGTGCTTCTTAGGTGGGTTGTGGATTAGCAGGATGCAGCGCGGCTATGGTCGTTGACTGTGAAGGTCTGCCCGTGGTGTCAACGCCCTGGAAAGTTCCGCAGTAAGGCCGATCGTGAGGTGTGGCTGTGCCCCGCGCACGCCGAACGTGAGCGCCGAGGCGCTGACATGGCCGCACCCATAGCAGTCCGCTCGCCTCGCCTCCCGAAGGGGACGATGTGTGCGGCGGACGGGTGCGAGTCGTTGGCGAAGCGGCGCAACGGTAACGGGACGCCGTTCTGCGCGAGCCACTATCTGCGTTGGCAGCGCCACGGTGACCCGCTGGCAGGCCGCTCCCCTGGCCGCGGGCCGCTCGGTGTTCCTTGCGCTATTTGCGAACGACCGGCCAACGGACACGACAACGAGGGGCAACCGCTGTGCCCCATGCACTACGCCCGATGGCAGCGTCACGGCGACGTGTCGGTCGCGAAGCTCGACATGACGAACCGGCTGCCACCCGGAACGCCGACTCCTGTCCGGATGGCAGCCAAGTTCGCTCTCCCCGCAGGCGCCCCGGCGTGGGCGTTCCTCTGGTCCTGCTGGGAGTACCAGGGATACCGCAACGAGAAGGGCTACGGCCGCATCAGCACAGGCACGCCCGACACAGGTAGCGAGACTCTGGTCCACCGGATCACCTGGACCCTCGTCAACGGCCCCGTCCCCGACGGCCTCACCCTCGACCACCTCTGCGACAACACCTGCTGCGGAAACCCGCTCCACACCGTGCCAGCCACGAACCGAAACAACGGATTGCGTGGACAATCGAAGGCCGCCGTGAACGCCCGCAAGACCCACTGCAACAACGGACACCCCCTCGACGGCGACAACCTCAAACTCGAACGCGACGGCACAGCACGCCGCTGCCGAACCTGCGCCAACGAAGCGAACCGCCGCTACCTCGCCAAGAAAGCTGTCACCGCCACATAGATGCCTGACATGGGGGGCTGTGGCGGATAGATGACACGTCCACCCGTCAAGATGTCACCCATGAGCGACGTGCTGCTGGACACCTCGACCGTCCCGGACCTCAACGCTCCACTGGCCGCCCCACACCTCCCCCCGGCCCACTGGTTCTACGAGATTCCCGACTGGTGGGACGAGGACGGCGCCCTCATCCAGATCAAGCTCAACGGCCCCGACACCGGCCGAGTCGCGGTCCTCGTCGCACCCGAGGGCGAATGCGTTCTCGGAGGTTCCCCCACGGGCCGCTGCTGGCCCGCCCCAAAGTCCGTCACGAACTACGAGTTCTCCCACGTCGGCCAGACGGTCTGCGACGACGGTCGACCGATCCGAACCGCGGCGATCGCAGGGGCGATCTCCCATGTCGTCCGCGACCCGTCCGTGTCCCCCGTCGAAGCGGCCGAGCACTACAACGCCGACACCGCGCTCCGGCAGATGCGCGTCCGCTACCACGACGTCCCCGGTGTCGGCCTCATGGCTCTCGGGGTTGTCGAACCGGGCCGCACCCTGTGGGATGCGATCTCGATGATGTCCGGTGCGACGTCAGGCGACTGGCGGCACATCCCGTCGCTCAACCACCACGAGTTCACCGGCGCACAGTTGGTGAACAACCCCGGGTTCCGTCCAGGCGCCCGGCTGCTGCGCAAGGAACGGCTCGACCACCGGTTCGCCGTCACCGCCGCACTCGACCCAACCACCGGCGAAGAGGTCTGGTACAGCATGTGGGAGCCCATCGCACCCGTTTCCGAACTCGGCGACCGGATCGCCGCGCTCGAAGCCGTCACGGCCAGCCTCGTCGCTGACCTCATCCCCGATGTCGCCATCTCCGACGAGGACTTCGACAACAGCCTCTTCATGGAGGTCTACGGCCACCACGACTGCGGCGGCGCAGGGTGCCCGTCGTGCGGCGGTTCCGGTGTCACCCCGTACAGCGCCGACAACGACTTCGGGTTCGACCTGCCCGCCCTCCCGCTCGGCTGACCTTCATGGCTGCCGACAACGAGTCGACCGTCGATCTCATCGGCGCGGTCGACGCGCTCGAAGAACAACTCGACCAGATCGAGGCGGTCCTCGCCGAGATGATCCTGGCGCGCATCTCCGACGTGCAGGTCGACATGCCGATGCACCCGACCGACCCGGACCCGAACCCTCCGGTCGGGTCACCGTCGCAACAGCCCGGCGTCACCGCCGCAGCACGGAAGGTGCGCCGCGCTGTCCCCGATGACGGCACCCTCGGCGGGTTCGACGACATCGGGAACTGGCATGACCCCGGTTCCGGAGAGTTCGCAAAGCCAGGGTGGTCGACGGCGAAAGCGCTCGCGTTGGAAGCGATGCGGTCCCTGTTCGCTGTCGATCACGTCAAAGGCAAGCCGGACGGTGACTGGCTCGTCGCACGCGACAACTACTTGTCCCGGCTCGGGATCGGAAAAGGCCAAGCGGTTCGAGTCCGGTTCGGCGACGACCAACACGGCATCATTGACGTGTTCGACACCGAAGGGCGCCGGTCCGAGTACCGGGTGAAGTGGGGGAGGTTCGCCGACTTCGCAGCGGACGACACCCACGCTCGGATCGACCGGCCACAGCAACGTGGCAACACGACTGCCACGAAGGTCGGTGTCGGTGCGCTCACCGCTACCCGCTTGAAAGAAGCAGGCGACCAGGGCGGACCGGCACAAGTCGCCGACGGGTACCTCGCCCGCTACGGGATCGCAAAGGGCGACATCGTCCACGTCCGATACTCCGACGACCGTTCTGCGCTCGTCACGACCGGCGACGGCCGCGAGATCAAAGCGGCGTGGGCCAGGTTCACCGACAACGTCCCGCGCCGTGACGGCGACGGTTGGGCGATCGACCCGCCCCCCGAAGCCCCCACCCCCGACGTCCCCGAAGCGACGGCGCCTTCGCCAGAACCGGACGTTCCCACGATCACCAAGCCGGACCGCCCACAGGTCACGCTCGGTCAGGACTGGCCGACCGCCGCGCCGCACCCGGTGACCGGGTACCGCGAACCGGAAAGCCGGGTCCTGCTTCCCTCCGGCCGTGAGGTCGAGATTCGCAGCGTCGGCGGTGACTCGATCGACGGCGACTACCTGTCGTCCTACGCCATGTACGACGCGGCGTCAGGTGACCGGATGGGGTACCTCGACTACACGTCGAGCAGCCGCGACGGCGAGTTGTTCATCCGGATGGTCGAAGCCGACCCAGGGTTCCACGGTGAACAAGTCGGGGACGTGCTCCTGGCGCGAACGATCGCCGACAACCCTGACCTCAAGGTCAACCCCGGCGTATTGACCGAGGACGGAGCAAAGTGGTGGGAGCGCGTCCAGGAATGGCTCCCCGAGAAGAACAAGATGCCCGCCACCGAACCGGGCATCCCCGAACCCGACGCGACACCGTCATCGCCGCTCGGGTGGAGCGTGGCGAAGGGGCGCACAGACCGGGAACGGGTCGGGTCGCAGCCAGGCCGGTGGATCGAGTCCCGCACCGACACCTACACACTCGACATCCCCGAGCCTGACGGCACCACCACGAAGATCGAAGTCGACGCCACGCTCGAACTCGACCGTCGCAACGTCGGCTACTCGACATCGACACCGTTCAGGACGTCGGCCGACTGGACGATCCGGAACGAAGGCCGCGGCATCTCCGAGTACGGCTCCCTCAACCCCACCGAGGACCCGACCGAGGGGCCATCGTCGAACACCGGGTTCATCCGTGACGCCCTCGCCGCTGCTGTCACCGACGCGCAAGCGAAAGGGGTTGCCGAGGGGATCGACGTTGCCGCCCCCGAGGAACCGAAGCCGATCGCTCCGATCGCAACGATCTTCACGAAAAAGGCGCCGACGGCCAAGACGTACCTAGCGAAGATCGACGGCGGCGACTGGTCGACTGGCAGGTTCTCCCGCGACTTCGTGTCGAAGGGCGTCGTGTCGCAACGGGCGACGGTCGACATCGGCGGCTCCGGCGCAGTCCGCGGTTGGGCTGTCCGACCGAACTTCCAAGAGGACGGGTTCTACGAGTTCCAGTGGCAGAACATCGACGAGTACGGGCGGCTCACGAAGCAGCGTCGCATGTACCTCGTCAAGGACGGCAACGTCTACTCGACTCTCGACGACAGCCTGCATGACCAGGTCCAGGCGCTCTACGACGACGACAAGGCGTGGTGGGACCCGACGAACTACGACGTCTCCAACCTGACAGCGGTCAACACTCCCGACGCGAGCAACGTCGCACCGGCAGCACCCGTCACCCCCGACGCATCCACCGAGTTCAACGCGGGCGACTCGATCCCACCGTGGAAGCTGCGTGAACTTCCCCCGGGGGCGACGTTTCGCAACACCGACCTGCCCAACACGACGTTCCGTGTCGGCGACTCCGGCCAGTTGGAGGTTGGCTCAGGCGACATCTGGTCACCCCCGGCCGACGGGTGGGGGGCGATCAGCCAGGGCCTTCGGGGCGACCGGTGGATCGTCGACTCCGTCCCTGACACCACCCCGGACGTCCCCGAGGCCCTGGAAGTGCCGGACCGTCCGTTCACGACGGTCGAAGAGGCCCGCCAACTCGGCGCGCAGGCATACCGGGATGGCAAGACGAACGCCCCGGCCCTCGACAAGAACCTGGTCCTCAACCCGGAGGTCGGGTCCAACATCGACGTTCTCAAGGCGTGGCAGGACGGATGGACCGCAGCGAACCTCGCCGCCCCGGTCCCCGAACCGGACGCCCCCAACCCGGACGTCCCCGAGACGCGCCCGTCGACCCCGGACGGCCTCCGCGACTTCCCGTTGGGATCGACTGTCACGATGCCGTCCGGGACGACCTACACGACAGAATCCGACGGCGTCCGTTCCGGGTCCGGCACCCTGATCCCCTACGACACGTTCCGTGACCTCGTCGGCGCCGACACCACCCTCGCGGTCACCCCGTCACAACCCGACGAACCAGTCGACGTGCCGAACGGGCCGGACCCGTTGCCAGATACGGCGTCGCTGGACTACACCGGGTTCGACGACTCGACCGCGGCATGGCGCGAACCGGCCCCGTACTCGACGGACCGGTACGCGTCACCCGAGATCATCTACACCCTCAACCCCGAGTCGTCGACTGTCACCGTCCTCCTCCCCGACGGCCTCTCCGTGACCCGCTCCTACAAGGGCGGTTCGAATGTCGTCGTCGGCCGCGACCGCAAGACCGGAATCTGGGACGCCAAGATCATGAAGGGCACCGACTCGCAGTCGTTCGAGTGGGGGGGCTCAGCAGCCCGAATCACTCGCAACGGCCGCGGTTCGAACTTCCAGTCCGGCACCTCCGAGCGACGCAAAGCACTCGCCGTCAACGCACTGCTCAACTACGCCGCAGAGAAACGCGACACCCTCGACCCCAAGACCCGCAAAGCACTCGACGCTCAGATCGCTGAACGTCTCGCAGAGTACGGCTACGAAGGGGTCACCGAACCCGTCGCCATCCCCGACGCCCCCGACATCGACCCCACCGGGCTGATCCTCGACCCCAACGTTCTGGCCTCCGAGTTCCAAGCCGTTCTCGACGTCCGCTCCTACAACATGTCCGCAGCGGACCTCGCCGCCGGAGATTGGGCGAACCGTGCTACGGCAGTCGCCCGCACCCTCGAAGCCCGCTGGCAGGCAGGCGACCCGAACGTCACTCTCGGCCAGATCGGCGAAGCCCGCAAGAAGGTCGGCACCATCCGCTACGCCCTCCGCCGCACCGGAACCGTGGAAAGCGACGCGGCGACAGCGGCGCGACTCGAACGATTCGGCCGCACCACCCAACGGGCAGCGGACCTCGTCGCCGAAGCCCGCGCCCTCGGCCTCGAAGGCGGATGGAACCGTCCAGCACTCGACGAGTTCAACCGCACCCTCGAAACCACCCTCCCCGACCTCATCGCCATCGCCCGCGGCGGCGACCAGATCGCGCTTGACCGGATCGGCAGCACGATCGCCTACCTCGACCTGCTCCAAGAGTCGATGGGGGCGCAACCACGCAAGTTCGGGTCTGCGATCGGAGCGTTCCCGCCGCTCGACGGGTTCACCGACGCGGACCTCATGGCAGTCCAGAACGGCTACGAGGTCGGCGGCCTCGGGGCCTTCATCGACTTCGCCGAACGCGTCACCGACCAACTCCGCACCAACCGCGTTGCAGCACAGCGACCCGACGTCACCTCGGCGATCCTCGCGGCGATCCCCGAACCGGACCAGATCAAGGGCAACGGGCTCGTCACCGACGACACCGCCGCCGTCGACAAGATCGCCACTGCCGTCCTCACCGCTCTCGCTCAACACCCCGACTTCAACTGGTCCGACGTCCAGATCGCCGTCGGCCACGAAGCCACCTCCGACCTGACTCCGCCTCAGCGGAACCTGCTCCACGCTGGGATGGACGAAGCCCAGCTTCGGAAGCGGCTCATCGACGCGTTCGCTGACGGGGCAGCGTTCCCGACAGCGCAGTCCGCGAACAGTCTCGACCAGATCGGGTCGGGACAGTTCAAGAAGGCCGGGCTGTCCGACTTCTGGGTCGACAAGTTCGGAGCCCGCTTCGGGAGCGAAGCGACAGCAGACCACGACCTCGCCATGGCGTCATGGGCCGAAGCAGTCGCGTCCAGCCCGATGCTCGCCGCGCAGGTCGACAGCTTCGGCGCCCCCGTGTTCGGCTACTTCTCTCACGGCGTCGACCCGAACACGATCGCGTTTGTTGTCACCGGTACGTCCGTCATCGGGTTCAACAAGTCACGCGCCGAATCGGACGCGTCGGCGTGGGCGGCCGTCTCGGAACTGCTACGCAGCCGAACGAAAGTCGGCGACGAGATCGTCGAGATCGGCGACCCCGCCGACGGCCCCATCGCGAAAAGCATGGTGCCCGACGGAGTGTTCCTCGACGACGCGACGAAACGGAAGTGGACGTTCTCGGCGGACGGTTCCGTCACCGGCCTCGTCCGCCACGAGTTCGGCCACGTCATCGACGGGAAACTCGAACACACCCGCCGCCGGGAACGTGAACGGTTCATCAAGTACGTCCTCGACAACCAGTCGGTCATCGCTGAGGTGTCACGCTATGCGGCAACGAACCGCGCCGAGTTGATCGCCGAGTTCTACACGACGGTCACCCACCCGAAGTTCCACCGTCGCCGCGGGTACAGCCGTGAAGCCGAGCAGGCGTTCTCGTACTTCCTCGACTACATCCGCCCGGTCCGACCTGTCGACGTCCCGATCGCTGAACCTTCCACGCCGACAACGCAACCGTTCACCCCGCAGCTTCCCGGCATCGGAGGTGGCGCACCGGACGCACCGGACGCCCCCGTGGACGTCGCAGCGATGGGAGACGCCGCAGCGGCGGGTACGGTGGCGCCATGAGGCCGCTCGACCCAACCAACCCTGAGGGCACCTGGCAGTACGGCGAGTACACGCAGATGTACGAAGAGTGGGGTGACCAGCGTCCGGTCGTCGAGATCGGCAAGGACGCCGACGGTCACCCCGTCGGCCGGTACCTCGATGACATCTCCGACGATCCCCTGATCTTCACCGCACGCGACGCCGACCCGTTCGACCCGGAGACGTTCCTGCCGGTCAACCTGTCCGAGTACAAGGGCGTCATCACCGACACCGAACCCGTCGTGTACCCGACGGTGATCGCCTGGCGCGAGGCCCGCATCCCCACCTGACCATCATCAACTATGTACGGCGGGCGCTGACACACCCACCCGACATACTTGACGGCATGGACCGGACGGAACTGCTCGGGCGCGTCAACGCTGCCTACCTGGACTGGGCTCGGACAGCGACGACTGACGACCCGCCCGACTCGATCTACGAACAGATCGAAGCCGACCGGCAGGCCGACACCGGGACCGACAGTGTCGACGTCGGCCCCTGATTACGCTGCTAGCAGGGCCGCTCTTCTCGCCGCCGGGGTCCCGCTCAGCGACGTCATCGACCTGCTCGCTCCTGTCACCGCCGCTGTCCGCCGCCGCGTCGAGGACGAAGCGAAAGGCGGCCTCGACGAACTCGGGAACTGGCACGACCCCGGCAACGGCCAGTTCGCGCCCCGCGGGTTCGTGTCGTTCAACCTGCTCCGCCGCCTACTCCGCGGCGACGGCCAGGCCCGATCCGAGATCAGGAGGCTGCTCGACGACCACTACCGCTCCACCCCCGGATGGGACACCGGGCTCCGCGACGACACCCGGTGGGCCGTAGAAGCGTTCGGGGACCGTCCCGCAATCGCAGGCCCCGACCGCAACGCTTGGGATGCCGGGTTCCGTGAGGTCCGCAACTGGCACCCCCCCACCCTGTCCCGCACCGCGGACCAAGAACGTGCCGACGTGTTCCGCCCCGACATCGCTCGCCTCGGTATCGCCGACTGGGAAACGACACGCCCGTGGCAATACGACCAGGCCGATGTTGCCGCAGGGCGGTCACCCGGGTGGCTTCAACCCGGGGCACGAGCCCACGCAAGTTACGAGCACCGCGACGGAAACGTCTACCTGCGGGTCAGCCCGGACTACTGGTCGAGCCCCCCCGAAACCCGCCGGGCAACCCTGTACCACGAAGCCGGGCACGTCCTCGACGCCATGCTCCCGGCAGCGGACAAGCAGGCCGCCTACAACCGTCTGACCGATGGGCCGTCGTGGATTCCGTCCCACGACAATCCCGACGAGATGACCGCCGAAGCGTACGCGCTTCTGCACACCAACCCGCAGTGGCTCGTCGACCACCAACCAGCCCTCCACCAGTGGGTGATCGACCAGGCCGACCGCCACGGCCTCCCCGTCCCCGACGCCGCCCGCACCGTCACCCCCCGCCCCGTCGGCGACGTGATCCCGGGCGGCTCCAAGTTCGGTCAGGACCGCATCGCCGACCTGCCGGTCGGAGCCGAGTTCGAGGACCGCATCGGTCAACGCTTCACCCGCACCGCCGACGGAGCCGTCTCCGCCCGGGGCGCGGTGTCCCTCGGGCATCTCACCGGCGACGAGCCGGGCGGCTACCCGAAGGGCGCAGAGTTCACTGCGTACGGCGACATCGAACTCGCCGCCGCCCCCGAGTCGCCGTCCGCCCCCATCGACCCGGCGTTGGAACGGGAGCTACGCGACCGTATCCCGTTGGTCAAGCCCGAGCCGCCCTCCGGGTTCGCCGACGAACGCATCGACCTGCCGACCCCGAAGTTCGGTGAGCCGTGGCCGACGAAACCCCCGCACCCCGTCACCGGTTGGGAGGAACCCGTCTCGGCGTTCAAGCTGCCGAATGGGCGAGCGGTCACTGTCGTCTCGTCGGGCGGCGACTCGATCGACGGCTACTACCTGTCGTCCTACGTGATGAACGACACGGTCACCGGGGACCCGATCGGCTACCTCGACTACACGTCCGGCCACGGCGAACTCGCGATCCGCATGGTCGAAGTCGACCCAGGCCACCGGGGCGAACAGGCCGCCGACGCGCTCCTCGCCTACACGCTCGCCGCGACCGACCCCAACGCCAAAGTCGACCCCGGCTACCGCACCAACGACGGTGACCGCTGGTGGAACCGGGTTCGCGAGTGGCTACCCGCCGCGAACCAGACAGCCCCGGCGAACCCCGAGAACGAACAACGCGCCATCGAGTCACGCCTCCGGGCGGTCCTCCCCCAAGCGGTCGGCCCGGTCGACAGTCTCAACGACTACAAGGGTGTCGATCTCGGCCACGAACGCACCGCGCACGCCGAGACGTTGGCGAGGTCGCTACTCGAACACGACCTCGGCGACGGCGTCCGGTCGAAGGTGACCGAAGCGACGTTGTCGAACGGGCAACTCGTCGTCTCGGGGGTGATCGAGGACAGCGACGGTGTCGAGGTCGGCCAGTTCGACCGCAGCTTCTACATCGACAGCGACGGCGCAGCGACCGCCTACCAGATCGACCTGGCGATCGACCCCGCCCACCAGGGGCAAGGGATCGGCACCCGGTTCCTCGCCGCGTCGCTCGACGCCTACCTCGCAGCCGGGGTCGACAAGGTCACCGTGTACGCCGTCTCCGACCCGAACCTCGGCGCGAACGGCGGCTACACCTGGGCGCGCGCCGGGTTCGACTGGGACCCCACCCACCATTCGTCGCTCGGCGAAATCGGACGTCACCTCCGCGCCGCGGGCGACGACGCCATGGCGGACCGGGTCGAACAGGTGCGAGCAAAGTTCGACGCCGGGGAACCACTCGACGCGTCCGACATCACCCCCTACGAAGTCGCGACCATCCATCCCGACATCATGAAGTCCGGGGTCGGCGCGTGGGACGGTGTCCTCAACCTCCGTCCCGACCCGCCACCCGTCCCGCCCCGCACGACGCCTGCCGCAAAGCGCCTCAAGAAAGCCGACGTCGCGAAGCTCGTCGCCGACGGCACCGACCTGTGGGCCGACCGCGGCCGCCCCGCGTCGGATGCACAGTCCGTCGCGCTCGTCCGTGTCCAATCGCTCCTCGACAGCCACCCGCCGGAACGCCTCGCCGAGATCGAAGCGATGACCCCCGAGGAACGCAACGCTCTGTCGGGCCGCGACGGCCTGATCGGTACCGCACTGTGGCGCGAAGCCCGCGGCTACAAGCTGACCGATACCGAACAGTTGGCGCTCGCGTTCTACCGTCGCGACCCCGATGTGATCGCCCGCGAGTTCGAGAAGTGGCGGCAACGGTTCGAAGGGAAGAGCCGCGAACGGCGGTGGCGTGAAAGCCCACCGATCATCGACAGCGAACTCGACCCGGCTGTCATCGCAGATGTCGAGTCCGACTGGCGTGAAGCGATGGCGAACGATCGAGTCCAACAAGCTTTCGCTCGACTCGGGATCGACCAGCCGCGACTCATCGTCAGCTACCGGCGCGATCCCGAGCACGAACCGGCGACCGCCAACTATCAGCAGGGCTCGGGGACGGTGTGGTTGAACTCGCGTCGCGAGATCGGCGGCGACCCGATCGCCGTGAACGTCCGCGGGGACCGGTTCGATATCGGCGACGTCACCACCGTCGGATGGTTACGAGGCAGCGAAACCCCGGACCGCCGCGCTGTCCTCACCCATGAAACCGGCCACTACGTCCACGACTCGATCTCCGACGTGGGGTGGGTCGGCACCCCGCTCGCCGACGAATGGAAACGGCTGTGGGACCGCTACCACGCCGCGTACACATCGGAATGGGAGAACGCCTGGGGCGGCTCGGGAGATCGTCTGTCGCGGATGAAGCGCCGGTTCATCTCGTTCTACTCGAACGAGAACGCGCAGGAAGGGTTCGCTGAGGCGTTCGCAGCCGCCGCCCTGGGCGGCGATACGTCCGACTTCGGTCCCGAAGCCCAAGCCCTCATCGACTGGATGAACACCAACATCATCGGCACCGGCGCACCCGCCGCAGCCCCCGGAGTTGCACCGTGACCACGCCTGCTGTCCCGCTCACCGAACCGAACCTTGGGCCGCCCGTCGACACCGTCCCGGTCGACCTTGAACTGTGGGCAGAGCAGCGCGCCGCGCTCCTCGCCGACGGCTACAGCTACACGGAGATCGCCGCCGCTCGCCCCGGCCGCCGCGACCCGGGCGTGACCGCTGCTGCGCGTCGGGTTCGCCGCGACGTCGGCGAAGGCGTCGGCGGGTTCGACGAACTCGGGTTCTGGCATGACCCGTCCACCGGGAAGTTCGCACCGAAGGGCTACATCTCGGCCCGCATCCTCCGCGCTCTGTTCAAGGGCGACGGGAAGGCCCGCACCGAGTTCTTGGGGTTGCTCGACAAACGCGCCCATGACGACCCCGACTTCGGGCGTGGCTTGTGGCGGGAGAACGGCGGCCGCTGGTCCGAACTGGTCCTCGGCCCCCGCCCGGACCGTTCTGGCGACGACCGCAACGTGTGGGACGCCGCCCAACGCGAACTCGCGAACTGGCACGCCCGCAACATCGACCGCCTCACCGCCCCTGCCGCCGACACCCCCGCCGCCGCCCGGTCACTTGAGGCGGCGATGAAGGCCCCGACACGGGACGACCTGACCCCAGAGGAATTGGCCGCTTTCGAGGACATCACGAAACTGCTTCCCGGGTTCGACCCGAACGCCTCGTGGGGTGAGCCCGGTGCCGAAGCCGAACGGTTCAGTTTGTTCGCCTGGACCCGTCGCTTGCTCTCCGATGTCATGAAGTCCGAGGACCCGCAGCCGGAGCAGGTACAGGGGCTCAAGACGATGCACCGCTTGTGGGCGGAGCGCGCCCCCGAAACGGTGACGTTGAGCCGGGGCTCCGACTCGAAAGACCCCTTCGGTGGGAACGACCCCGGCCGGTATGGGAGCCCGGGGCGCAAAGGCGACACAGCTACGTCGGGGCTGACGTCGTGGTCAACGCTGCCAGCAGAGAAGAACCGGAATCGTGACAACCCGGGGTCACCGAAGAAGTGGGGGCGCAACGATACCACCCGCGACTTCCCCATCGACCAGGTACTCGGAAAGGGCGGCGCAGACAAGGACGAAGTGATCGTCGTCCGCGATCCGAAGATCATCGACGCGATCGAAGCGTGGCCCGAGCCGATCGACGGGGTCCCAACCGCTCCGTTCAACACGTTCCCTGAACGGCACGCCGCTGCGATGACCGCCCGAGCGGAACTTCCTGCGGTTACAGAACCGCCAACGCTGGCTGGCCGCCGGTTGGCTGACGTCCCGAAGTTGGACGGTCCGGCTGACGACGCACTAACCGTGTCGGAGGACCCGGCGTTCATCCGAAGCCTGTTCGAGCACGACCTCGGTGACGACACACGATCCGTCGTGGACGACATCGAGCCAGGCGCGATCGGAGGGAACACCACCGTTCGTGGCCGCATCGAAGTCGAAGGTCAGACGGTCGGTACGTTCACTCGTTACGTCCGCTCTCGGCACTTCGACTACGGCGAAGCCGTCGTCGTGCACGACCAGTTCGTCCTCGACAAGGACCAGCAGGGCAACGGGATCGGCACCCGGTTCCTCGCCGCGTCCCTCGACGCCTACCGGTCCGCCGGGGTCGACCGAGTCGTCATGAACGCGACGTCCTCAGCGGGAGGCGGCGACCTCAACGGCGCTTACACCTGGGCGAAGGCCGGGTTCGACTGGGGCCTCAACCCGGACTGGTTCGCACCGGGGGGCAAACAAGACCTGAACCACATCGAGTCGAACCTCCGCTCCGTCGGCGACGACGTGATGGCCGACCGAATGGCGGAGGTGACCCGCAAACTCGTCGCGGGGGAACCGTTGACCGACACCGACCTGACCCCCTATGAGGTCGCCGTCGCCCACCGCGAAGTTCTCACCGCCGAAGCCGGAGACGAACAGAGCGTCCACTTCTGGGCGGTCCTCCACATCCGCCCCGACACTGCCGAATCCCCTGCACCGCGAACCGACACAGGGATGCAGCCTCTCGCGACCCCGTGGGAAGCCGCGACCGGCGAAGCGACCCGCGTTCGGCGTGACGGTGCCGGAAAGTTCACGGTCCTCACCGCGTCTGGCAAGACGCTCGGTTCGTACGGCGGTCGTGCTGGGGCGCGTTGGGCGTCCACCGCGGACGGCACCGAGATCACCAGCGACTCGCCCGTTTCCGTCGGCGTCCTCCGCGGCCTCATCGAACGGGCAGCACTCGACGCCCAAACCGCCGACACCGCACGCCCCCTCGGCGACGTCCTTGCGGCAGCGGGGGCGGACCGGTCGACGTGGGATGCGTCGGTCAAGGACCGGCTGGCCCCGGTGTTCACCGCGGACTTGGGCGACGGATACACGGCGACGCCGTCGGTGCGCCTGGCCCGGGATCACAGCATCGACGTCACCGGCGAGATCACCCACAACGGCGACAAGGTCGGCATCTACACCTACCGTCTCTCACTCGATGAGGACGGCTCCCCGGTCGCTCACCTGGCGTCCATGGAACTCGAAGGTGCCCACACCGGCAAAGGGGTCGGGACCCGCCTCGCCGCCCACATCGAGGACGGCCTCGCCGCTCAAGGTGTGCAACGCCTCAGTGTGACGGCGGTGTCCGAACCGGCCCGTCCCGGCCACACCAGGATGACCGGAGCGCTGGCATGGGCGGACGCCGGGTTCGACTGGGCGTCCGTCGCGAGCGGCCACCAGATCGGAAACCTGCTACTCGAACGCGACCCGGACAATGAACTCGGCCGTCAACTCGTGGCGGTAGGCGACGGCAAGTCGATCGCCGAGATGGTGCGCATGAAGGCACCCGACGGATACCCGACCCCGTACGAGGTGGCACGCGATCCCGTCGGCCGTGAAGTCCTGTTGGGGTCGGCGTCATGGGCCGGGGCAAAGTCCCTGACCGGAGATGTGCTCGACGCGCCGACCGTGGACCTGCCGACATCGGTGAAGGACCGGGTTCGTGCCTCTGACGGCCCGACTCTGGCGATCGCACGCGACAACTACTTGTCCCGGCTCGGGGTGCAGAAGGGTGACGCTGTCGCTGTCGAGTACCAGGACGACACCTACGCGACGGTGACGCTCGACAACGGCGAACGGTTCAAGGTGAAGTGGGGTCGATTCTCCGACGCCGAGCCCGGCCCCGGCACCCGCGTCGTGTCTGCGCCGTCACGTACTCCAAACACGACCAGGACAACCACGGGAGCGGGAGCAGCTACCAGGGACCGCATCCGCGACGCGGGCGGCACCGGCGAAGCTGTCGTCGCCGACAACTATCTGAACCGTCACGGCTACCCGCAAGGCTCGACGGTGCCCGTCGAGTACGTGGACGACACGTACGCGCGCATCCCCCGCGACGACCAACCCGCGCTCAAGGTGAAGTGGTCCCGGTTCGCAGACACCGCACCCGACGGCGCAGCCCCAGACCCGGAACCGCAGGGTCCGACCCCGTCTGCGGCGGCGTCGTTCACAGATGTTTCTGCCGCACGGCAGGCGTTGTTCTCGGCGGTCGGTGATCTCGACCCGGCAGATGTCGCTCGCTACTGGCGTGATGTCGACGCAGCGGCGGTGAAGCGCCGCCTCGACGGTCCGACGAGTTACGCGATGGCTGACATCACGCAGCCGGACGACCCGCAGCGAGCGGTCGCTGCGTTCCTCCGGTCGAACGCGACGACGGCGAACGCCACCCAAGGCGGCGGTGTCACGGTCGGCAACGTTGACGTGCAGTGGCCTGCCTACGAGATCGGTTCCGTCGGCGGCCGCGCCATCTACACGACCACCCCGATCAACGGAGTCAAGCCCGTCACGCTCAATTGGGGCAACGTGCACGGCACCCTCAACGACACCGACGGCGTCCCCACGTTCCTGTGGGCCAACCCTCCACTCGACGCCGACACGACCGCTCGGGTCCCGTTGCCCGACGACATCGACGCCCGCATCGACGCCCTCATCCCCGACATCGCAAACGGCCTCGACCTCGTCACCGAAGCCGAACGCGGCTCTGGCATCAAGGCGGCCCTCCGGACCATCACCCGCAAGCCGTCCGTCATGTTCGACGCGTCCGACCCCGAGGCCCGCAAGTTCCTCCCCGAAGGCACCGCCCTCCGGTCAGCCAACGGCAACGAAGCGGTCGTCGACCTAGACGGGGTGTGGCACAGGCGGGCTGCCTACGGGTCGTCGGCCTCGGAGCCCGTCGTGGAACCGACCGGCATGTGGCGGGTCACAACCTGGCCGCCCGGAGCGCAGCCGCTCACCGTGTCCGTCAACGTCCGCGACCACACGGTCGGCTGGTCGCCGTTCCCGTACGGGTTCATGAACTCGACGCTCCCGGTGTCCGACGAGGACCACATCGTCCTCCCCGTCACCGACCCCCGCGTCTCACGCCTCCTGGCGGTCGCTGACGCCGCAGCCGGAGCCGCCGACGCCGACCGGGTTGTCCTGTCGCTCCGTTCCGGGCGGGGCGCCACGATCAGCGGACGCGAGGACAATCTTGTCCAAGCGCTCATGACCAGGTCGCGGGACACGATCCGTGATCTGCGCAGCGGCTCGAACGACGACACCGTCGCCGCCCGGTGGGTGGGCGGCCACTTCGTCGCCGACCCCGACGGCGATGTCAGCCTCCCCGCCCGCGACATCGTCTACGCCGAACCGAACGGCGACGGCGGAACCGACCTGTGGACGTCCATCTCGACCGCCGACGAACTCGGGGTCATCCCCGACCCCGACTACACCGTCGCGCTCGACGAAACCCGACCGTGGGAGGAACGCGTCGCGGCGCTCGCCGCCGCCCGCCAAACAGTCCTCGACGGCCTCCCCGCCGATCACGCGTCGTGGTTCTCGCGACCCGAAAGCCAGGAACCAGGCGACGGTGAACTGTTGGACCGCATCGAGTCAGACAACCTCACCCCGGATGAACGGACGTCGGTACGGAACCTCGACCGGGTCGAGGAATTCGGGGCGGCACTCACCGCTGTGGTGGACGCCAGGTTCACCGCCCTGTTCCCCGACTACGGCGAAGGCGATGAAAGCCCCACCCCGATCCGAGCAGCGATCGTCAACACCGTCCTCAACGGCGTCGGCAACCCAACCCCCGAAACAGACCCCGCTGACGTTGCAGCCGTGACGGAACGGCTGGGGTGGCTCCGCAACACCGACATCAACGATTTCTCGACCTGGAAAACGTACGACGGTTACGAGGTCTACGCGTACTTCGACCCCGACACAGGGCAGCCGAATGGCCTAAGTGCTCGCATCCCGACCGGCGGGATTGCATCGAAGGTAGCGATCCACGTCTCGAAGGGCGGCCAGGTCAAGATGACATGGTCGTATCCGACGACCGGGGTCAGCGAACGAACCGGTGAGGTGTACCGGCGCACCGAATCGACAACCGTGATCCTGGACGGTAACGGCGCCGACATCCTCAAGACGATCGCCCGCCGCCGCCGCGCAGCGGAACTCGAAGGGGCTTCCGAGGTGCCCGACATCACCCGGGCGTGGGTCGACACGATGGAAGCGCTCGGTATCCCGATGGGCGTCGACGCGCACGCCGTGTTCGCCGCTTCCGGCAAGTACCCCGAGGACAAGCCGTTCGCCCGCCTCGGGAACAACGACGTGCGCCGCACCGCCGAAGCAGGGCTCCGCATCTTCCCGACGTCGTGGTCGGCGATCTTCCGTCGCGTCCCGCAACGCCTCGCGATCCAAGGCGCCCGCGGCCTCGGTGGCGGCACCCACTGGAACGAGGGCCGCACCCACAAACTGTCCGTCCCGTCGGTCACGAAGCAGCCCAAGTATGTCGACGTCGTCTCACACGAGTTCGGTCACAGCTTCGAGGACACCCTCGCAGGACTCACCGCCGCCGAAGCGTGGCACCTGATCCGCCGTGTCGCCGCCGACCCGGACCGCAAGAAGTTCAGGTGGACCCGCCAGGTGTCCGGGCGCCACCCGCAAGGCTGGAAAGACGAGTTCGCCGACGAATACTCGGGGCGCCTCTACAAGCCGTCCGTCGGCGACGGCGGAAACTTCGAGGTGTTCACGACCGCGGTGCAGCAGTTCTCGAAGTCGAACCGCCGTCATCGTGAGTCCCGAACGTGGCTCGCTGACCCGAAGCTCGCAGCCTTCGCGGCGGGCCTCATGGCGACGATCACCCCGACAACCCCCGCAGGTGTCGACGGCAACACCACCCCCATCCAAGGCGCCCCCCTGCCCGGCACCCCAACCCCGGTAGCCCCACTGCCCACTCCTGACGTGGCAGCATCGACGGCAGGCGCCGCGGCGGGTACGGTGGCGCCATGAAGGTCACGTTGAGCAACGGGGTCACCTACACGGCGACCCGCGACGGGGTCACCCCGTTCGACGTGGTCGCGTCCGAGGTTGAGGCGGCGATGGAGTCCGGGGAACTGGTCGGGTTGCAGGTCGACGAGTTCGTCGGGCTCACCGGCAACTGGGACCTTCCCGAAGCTGACGTCGCAGCGTTCTCGGCGTTCGCCGCCGCGGCTCGTGACGTCGGCCTCACCGTGACCGACACCGACGTCGACCTTCCTGACCCCGAACCTCGCGGCTGACCAGTCCACCCCGCATACTTGCCGGGTGACCGACACCGCCACCGCGCCCGTCTACGTCGTCGCCGACACCCCTGACGGCAGGCTTCTATCTTGGGCATCCGGCACCCCTGACGACACCACGATGGTGTGGGAGGACGGCGAACCGGATAGCGAAGCCGTCCCACTTGCACAGGTCATCGCCCACTACGGGGCCAACAAAGTTGACCTCTACCTCGAACCGGAGCCGTACCAGCCGGGCGTGACCGCCGCCGCGGGGAAGCGGAAAGTGAAGTCGGCGGCGGACGAGGTGGGCGACGGGATCGGTGGCGGCCTCGACGAACTCGGCTACTGGCACGATCCGAACAGCGGCAGGTTCGCTCCCAAGGGGTTCGTGTCCAAGGGCCTACTCCGGAAGCTGCTCAAAGGGGACGGCGCAGCCCGCACCGAACTCCTCGCGTCGTTCGACAAGAAGTTGAAGGAAGCGGCCGACGGGTGGGGTCGAGGCCCCCACTCTCGGGAGAACCGTGGCATGTGGGCGGCGAAGGTGCTCGGCGAACGACCGTCGGAACCGGGTGACGACCAGAACGCATGGGACCTCGCGAACCGCGAGTTCTCGTCGTGGTTGGACGACCTTCCCGAACTCCCCGAAGTCGACACTCCCGACAAAGTTGCCCCCGACGTCCCCCAGGTCAACGCTGCGTTGCCGGTTCCCCCGAAGGTGGACGGTGTCGCCGACATCACCCCGGCGTGGAATGTCGAAGCGGCGAAGGCGATCTCTCGGGGCGACATCCGTCAGGAGCAGTTGACGTCCGACTACGGCCTCGCCCCGTGGCAGGCGGAGTCGGTCGCTCATGACATCTCGAACGGTCAGGCCGACCGGTTCGACCCGCTCCCCGACACCCTGTACCACGTCACCACGAACCTGTCCGCGGTGAAGGCCGACGGGGCACTCAAGTCGCGTGCCGACCTCGGTGTCGGGTCGGGGTCGGGGCTCGGTGGCGGCACCGACCACGCGATCAGTCTCACCACGGACCGTGCCACCGCCGACCTGATCCGCGACCAGATTCTCGAAGCCCGCGCCGTCGCCCGCGGAGACATCACCGCCGCCGACCTGTTCGAACGCGCCAAGACCGGCGACGGAGGGTCCGCCCCGTTCTACGACAACCTCGTCGCTGTCGAAGGTTCCGACCTCAGCCGGTTCGATGATCCGCAGAAGCGGCTCGGCCTCTACCAGACGTTCGCGATGCAACGCGGATTCAGCGGCGGTCCCCGCGACATGTTCATCACCGGCGTGAAGGCCGACGACCTCGCAAACCTCGACCCCAACAACGTTGGGATCGTCACGGTGTCACCGAAGCCGGGAACGATGGGTGTCGACCTCAAAGACCCGATCGCTCACGAGTGGCGGGTCCCCGACGGCAGCGTCCTCAACATCGACTCCACCGACTCGCCCGACGCGTTCAGCCATGGAGTCGGCCATACCCCCACGTACGGGCCGTCCGCCGCGGAACTCATCAACGACACGGAGATGATGCCCGCCAATTGGGCGGACCACCCTGAGCGATACGGCACGTCCAACCCGGGTGGTGTCGATGAGACAATGGCCGCGCTCCGGTCAGTCGACGGCAACCCCGATGCGACCGTCACGATCTACCGGGCTGTCCCTTCCGATGTCGCCGACCAGGGCAAGGCGTTCGGCCAGGGCGATTGGGTGACGCTCTCCCGGAGCTACGCAGAGCAGCACGCCGCGTCCAACATCGCGGGTGGCCCCGGTGTTGTCGTGTCCGAACAGGTTCCCGCCGACAGTGTCCGGTACGCGGGCGATGACCTCATGGAGTGGGGGTACTTCCCCGATGGGGCGCCGCAGGAACCGGACACCGGGAACACCGACTGGGAGAAGGTCGCTGCCGACCGAGACGCCCGCCGCGCAGAACGCTCCGCCCGCCGCGCAGCGGAAGAAGCGGCCCGCCAACAACGCGAAGCTGACCGTGCAGCATCGGCGGGTGAACCCCCAAAGTCACGGTTCCCCACCGTCAGTTCTCCTGCCATGGACCGCCCCGAGGTCGACACCGAGCATCAGATCGACACGTCGAAGTACCCGGCCGGAACGAAGTTCAAGGTTGACGGCCTCGCCGACACGATCACGTTGAACGACGACGGCACGATCAGCGACGAGCACGGCAACGTAGCGAGCGCCATCAACGTCAACGGCATCACCGGCAAGGTCGTCTCCTACCCCGAAGCCGCCAGCCCGGCAGCCTCGGGGTCGACGGCGGACCTGTCCAAGGTTGATCTGACCCCGGACCTCGCCGACCAGGTGACCGCTGGCGACGGAACCAAGGCGAACCCGTTCCAGACCACCGACGTCCAGACAGCGGCCGCGCTCATCGCACAGAAGCAGCATGTCCAACTCGCGCACGAACGCCAGGTATCCACTCTCGTCGACAAGCTCGACGAGATGGTGAAGGAAGCGGTCGCCGCCGGAGCGGACGCACCCAAGTACGACCTGTGCCTCGTGTCCGTACCCGGCACGAACCTGTTCTGTGCGGACAACAAAGGGATCGAACGCATCCACATGCCGCAGTTCTCGTCGCCGGACCCGCTCCCCGGGACCATGGCGGCCTCACTCCCTCGCGACGACCAAGGGTGGGTGAACGTCGGCGACCAGTTCGTCGACTACGTCCGCTCGACCGGTGTCACGGTCACCGACGAACGGATCAACCCGTCGATGCTCAAGGCGTCCCAAGCGGAACTCGACGGCGCCAAGGTTGCAGCGATCTACCGGGACATCGGAGTCGACCCGAACGCTGTGCGCGGCACGATCTTCGTGTCGTCCGACGACTACGTCGTCGACGGCCACCACCGGTGGGCCGCCCAAGCTGCGTACGCCCTCGCGAACGGTGACGGCGCAGCCGACATGGACATCCAACGGATCGACATGCCGATCACCGAACTCCTCGCTCTCGCGAACGCGTACACCGCCGAAGTCGGCATCCCCGGCGCCTCAGTGTTCTCCGGTCCCGAGGCCGACCCCGGCGACATCGAGAAGATCAAGGCAGCCATCGACAAGGGTGTCAACCTTCCCGACGCCGACGTCGGGTTGCGGTTCACCCCCGAGGCGCAAGGGTTCCGCACGCAGGTCGAGGAAGCAGTCGCGTCCGTCCCCGGGTTCGACCGGCCCTACGACCGCGCTGCGGCCCTCACCGCGATCCTCTCCGACCTCGCGCTCACCGACAGCCCGCTCGACACGCACGTCTTGGAGAACCGTCTCGGCCCCAACGGCGACGAATGGACACCGGAACGCCAGGCCCTCCACCAGCAGATCATCGACGACATCATCAGCCAGGTCGAAGGGAAGGTCCCGAAGGAACGTCGTGCGGTCATCATGGCGGGCCTCCCCGGCGCCGGGAAATCCACCGCCCTGCAACCGGGTGGACCGGCCGCCGAACGCGGGTTCGTCATGTTCGAGCCCGGCACCGGTGACATCCCCGACGGTGTCACCCACGTCGTCGTCAACCCCGACCTCATGAAGGAAGCGCTGATCCACCACGGCGCCTACCCGCACGTCGAAGGGCTCAAGCCGATGGAGACGGTCGGCCTCACCCACGAAGAGTCGTCGTACCTGTCGAAGGCCCTGTGGCAGCGGCTCATCGACGAGGGCTACAACGTCGCGTTGGACGGCACCCTCGTGTCCCGCGGCGGCGTCCAGAAGAAGGTCCAACAACTCGTCGACCGCGGCTACGACGAACGGGTCGGGATCAACGCCCGGATCACGCTCGATGGTTCACGCCGATCCGCTCTCGACCGCTACGCACGCGGTGCCGCCACCCCCGACGGTGGGCGCCTCGTGCCGCCGCAAACGTGGGATACCGCGGCACCGCAACTCCCCGGGGCTGCGTCGAGTGTCGATGACAACTTCGACGCGATGCTCGCCGACGGGCTGTTCACCGACGGAGTCGTGGTCGACAACCGGGCACGCCTCGCGACTGTGATCCCGAAGCACACCCCGGACGCGCTCGCTGCGCTCCCCACCGACTCGCGCATCTCTCGAACAGACGGCGTCGGCGACCAACTCCGCCGCACCTCGACCGGCACATGGGTCGATTCGTCCGGCACCGAGTTCACCGACGAGGACATCGCCTTCGACGCCGACTGGCGTGTCGACGTCGAAGGCGACGGCAGCCGCCCGGCTGGCATCCGCCCGCTCACCACCGAAGTCCCACAGTCCGACAAGCCATCCACGCCGACTCCGCCGAAGCGGAAGCGGATCAAGCGCGGCGACACTTCCGGATTCGACGCCGAGCAGGCAGGAACAACGATCCGACGGGTCGACGGCCGCGGCGTCCCCCTCGTGAAGCAGCCCGACGGGACGTGGGCTCAGATCGGCGTCGGTGGCGGTATCCCCTCAGGGTTCCTCTCCGGGACGACATCCGAATGGGAAGTGGTCCCGGCAGGTGAACCCGTCGCCGGTCCCGCCGCCCCCGCAGGTTGACGCCTTGTTGACGTGATCCCTACATTGGTGGGTGTGAAGGGAGTGGACGTGGACGACGACAACAGCGAGGACCGGCTCTACTACGCCTACATCCAAGGCAACGTCACCGCGGACGACGTGGTCGACGCCTACGACACCGGCAAGGTCAACGTCCCCACATTCGAACCGCCCGTCGACCCGAACGCCGCGTACTTCGCGATCGGTGACGGTGACCACGGCGGGTTCAACCCGTGGACGCACCCGACCGGCACTCACCCCGAGGACGACCTCAAGCGCATCCGCGAAGCCCGAGACAGGCGAGCGCTCGTCCAAGCGACCTCCTGACCCACCCACGCGACATACTTGCCGCTGTGGAACCGCAGGACACCGCCCCCGGGGACCCCAACGACCTGACGGACGTCGCTACGACAGCCGCCGACGCTCAAGCCGTTCAGGACGTCTACGTCGCAGCCGTCACCCCCGACGGCAAGCTGCTCTCGTACTCCGCCGACCCACCCGAGGACGACACACAGGTGTGGTTGGAGACGCAGGACCCGGCACAAGCGGTCCCGTTCAAGCTCCTGTCGTCCGTGTACGCCGACGGCGAAGTCGACGTGAACCTCGAACCGGAACCGTACGTCTCGACCGAAGCAGTCACCGCGGCGCTCAACGTGCTCGAAGCGCACCTGGACCGGATCGAACGCAAGGTCGGTGTCATCGCGTCGCTGACCGCACCCCCCGATGTCGTGTTCCCCTCCGGGCTCACCGAGTCCGTTGTCGGGGCTGCCGTCAACGGTGACACCGACGCACAGGCCGCGGTCGTCGCGTCGTTCCAGGCGAACGCCGATTCGACCCTCGCCCCGTCGGCGTTCGCAGCGAAGATGTTCGGCCCGAGCCCGGATCAGAGCGACCCGATCTACCCGATGTGGGAACGCGCCGCTGACGAAGCGTCACGCTGGCAGGCGAAGCAGATCGCAGCGAACCCACGGGGCTGACACTCCCGGCATCTATCCTCGACGCTCATGGACGTCGAGAACGCTGCTGCCACCGTCGAACGAGCCCAGGCGCAAGGGGACCTGCCCGCCGACCTCGCTGAACGTGTCGACGCGATCCAGCGTCGTGTCGACGGCATCGAGTCGACCCTGGCCGAGATGCGCGTCAACGACGTCCCCGTTGTCGAGATCGAGGACGAGGACCCGGGCGGCGGCGCGTCGATCGCCGAGCCGCCCGAGGACCCCGACGCTGTCACGTTGACGTCCGACTGATGGCCTGCGCATCCTGCGGCGGTCAGCGCGGCGACGGCAGCGAACGCATCGTCGGCCCCGGCATCATGAACCTCACCGGCGCCATCCGCCGGTTCGCTTCCGACGAGGACTTGGACCGCTTCCTCGCACGGAACTCAAGCCAGGTGCGTCACGTTGTGCGCGATGGCGACACGCTCGTGGTCCCGCCGTTTACACGGTCGTGACACGTCCAGGTCCGATGATGTCGACCGTCTGATACCGGCGGTCGATCCTCCGGTTGACGTCAACAGTCGCAACCCCCACCCCGGGGGCGGCGAGGACCACGACGGAGGACCCGATCCCATGGACCAGACCCCGGAGAACGCCGAGGCCGCGACGGAGGCCGCCGAGGTCGAGGGCCAGGCTCTCGACCTCACCGCCATGGACGTCGACGACCTGCTCTCGGAGCACGGCCGCCTGACCGAGACGATCGCTGCTCTCGACGGCGAGAAGCGGACGTTGCAGTGGAGCGACCAGATGAAGTCGCTCAAGGCGCAGCGCAACGAGATCGCCGAAGCGATCAACAAGCTGCGCAGCGTCGAGATCGTCGAGGACGTCGCCCTCGTCGAGCCGGTCGCCGAGGCCGAGGTGGAGCCGGAGGTCGACGCCGCCGCGGAGGCGACCGAGGCCGAGCCGCCCACCGAGGTGGAGGCGGCCACCGAGGTGACCGAGGCCCCGGCCGAGGTCGCAGAAGCCCCGTCCACTCCGGTCGCCGAGGCACCCGCCGAGGCCCCGGTGCAGGGCGGTGACACGTCCACGGTGGATGCTTCCACCACGGCACCCACGGCGGGTGCCCTCGCAGAGCAGGAGACGACGGTGGCACAGACCCCCGAGAGCAACGAGCCCAGCGCCGACGCCCTGGCCGACACCGTCGCCCAGGCCGAGGCATTCACCGCCGACGCAGCCGGTGACCGCGAGTTGGCCGGGGCCGGTGTCACCGCCGCCGTCGTCGCCGACGGTCGACCGGTCGCCGATGCCGCGGCGTTCGAGCGGCCCCGCACCAGCTTCGTCGCCATGGGCGGCCAGTCGGTCGTCCGTCAGGGCGAGGAGGTCAACTACGGCCAGATCGGCGAGATGATCGAGGCCGTGCGGTCCGTCCGCCCCGGCCCCGGCGGCGGCGCCGTCTCCGGCGTGATCGCCTCCCTCAAGCCGTTCGAGGACACGGCCGACATGCCGGTCGAGGTGCTGGACCGCAACACCGGCCCGGACCGTGCGACGCTCCTCATCGCCGAGACGGTCGCAGCGTTCAAGCGGAAGCGTGCCGGTCTGGCGCCGCTCCCCGGCGTGACCGCCGCGATCTGCGAGCCGCTGGACATCCTCCGGGACATCCCGATGTGCGGCATCGTCGATTCGCCGTTCGCGGACTCGCTGCCGTCGCGGCCGATCGGTCGCCTCGGGTTCCAGCACTTCCCGGCGATCGCATCCGACGAGGTCGAGGACGGCGTCGCGATCTGGGGCGAGGACGACCAGGAAGGCATCGACGACGACGACTCGTCGACCTGGAAGCCGACGGTCGACATCACCTGCGCCGACGCCGTCCCGGTGAAGGCGGAGGAACTGGTCGCCTCGGCCCGAGTCGATGACTCGACCGAGATCAGCCAGCCCGAGCGGGTCGAGGAGTTCATGCACAAGCTCGCCGTCGTGCGTGCCCGGGTGCGTGAGCAGTACCTCCTGACCAAGTTCGACGCCACCGCCCACCCGTACACGGCGACCTACACCGATGTCGGCGCCCTGGTCGCCCTCATCGACGCGGTCAACGAACTGCTCCCGCAGTTGACGTACCGCGAGCGGCTGGACGAGGGCGACTACGACCTCTGGTTGGAGCCGGGTCACATCAAGCGGCTCATCAACGACGAGAACCGTCGAGTGTTCGCCCAGACGACCCGCGGTCGGGCGGCGGAACTCGTCGCCTACATCGAGGACCAGACCGGTGTCCGGGTGAAGTTCCTCCGGGACTTCAAGTCGGGTGCGTTCGACGCTCTCACCACGGTGGGCGGCTCGGCCGACTCGATCCCGGCGCTGCCGACGACGAACCGGGTCCGCCTCATCGCCCCCGCCGACTACCTGTACTCGGCGACCGGCGAGCAGGCGACGGGCTGGATGGTCGACGGCAACCTGGTCCGCCAGAACAAGAAGCTCTGGTTCTCGAAGGAGTGGCTGTCGCTCGCCAAGACCGGCTGCTCGCCGTCGGCGACCATCGACATCTCGGCGTGCGCCAACGGTGCCCGCGCCAACGGTGTCGAGCCCGCCGACTGCGACTTCTCCTGATCCCAGCGGCTTCACCGAGTACCCCCTGACCGGAGGGGGGTCGGGCTTCACGGCCCGGCCCCTCTCTGTCGCGTATGGTCGCTGGTCATGAAGATCGCCCGGTTCGCGACGTTGCGCCACTACGCCCGCCACATCCTGCCTGTGTGGGACGCGTTGCCCGAGTCGGTGCGTTGCGACGACCCGAAGGAAGCGGACTACACGATCGTCGCGTCGTGGGCGGACGCTGACCGTCTCCCGTCACGGGCTCTCGTCATGCTGGAACACGGAGCCGGTCAAACCTACGGGGGGGACAGGTCGTCGATGCGGCGGGGGTTCGCCGGTGCGACTGGGCTCGGGCATGTCGCCTTGTTCGTCACCCCGAACCGGCAGGTAGCGGAGGCATGGAAGGCGACGTACCGGAAGGCGAAGGTTGCGGTGGTCGGGTGTCCGGCGCTCGACCGGTGGTTGCTGGACCCGGTCGAGCCGACGCCGGGGCTGGTGGCGGTGACGTTCCACTGGGACGCTGACCTGGTGTGTTCGGAGGCGTCGTCGGCGTGGTTCCACTATCGGGCGGCGATGAGCGAGTTCGTCGACTCGGTTCGTGCCGGTGGCGGTGACGTCGTGGGGCATGAGCACCCGAAGTGGGAGGGGCGGCTGCTCGACGAGTGGGCGGCGCTCGGGGTGCGGACCGTGTCCTACGACGAGGTGATGTCGGAGGCTTCGCTGCTTGCCGCTGACAACACGAGCATGCTTCCCGAGTTCGCTGCGACGGGGCGGCCGGTCGTGTTCCTGAACTCGCCGAAGTACCGGCGGCGGGTGTGGCACGGCGGCCGGTTCTGGGATTGGCCGAACGGGCAGGTGGTGGTGAATCAGCCGGGCGGCTTGGGTCCTGCTGTCGCGTATGCGTTGTCGGACCCGCTTGATGTGCGGGCGGCGCGCGAGGCGATGGTCGCGAAGGTGTACGCCTACCGGGACGGCGGGTCTGCTCGACGTGCGGCGGACGCGATCTTGGCGCTTCCCGAGTCGCCGCGGGTGCGGCGACGTCGGGACGGTCAGTTGATGGGCGATCCGGACAAGCGGAAGTAGGTCAGTCGGTGACCCGTTCGAACCCGAAGCTGGCGACCTCGTAGGTGTCGACGCTGTCGGGGTAGGCGATCCGGAGTCGGTCGCCGCACGAGAGGGACCGCAGGTCCTTCGCCCGGTAGTCGGCGGCGATGCCCGTCTCGCCGATGTTGAACACCTGGAAGGCCGTTTCGCAGAGGGTGAGGACGCCGTCGGCGCCGGGGTCGATGTTGGCGGGGAAGGTGAACACCTCGGTCCAGGTGACGGGGTTGCCGTCGCGGTCGGTGACGTCGCTGTAGTCGATCCGGTCGCCGCGTCCGGCGAGGATGTAGGCGGACAGGTCGCTGGTGTGGAGGACCGTCACGGTGACGGGAACGGTTGGGGCGGTGGTTTCGGTGTCGTTGTCCATGGCCCCACCATACACCGGGTGTTGTGGTCACGTCAACACTCTGGTAGGGTGTGGGCATGGACAACGACGACACCACCATCCACTACCACCCGCCGACGGACCGGGTCTACGGCTCGAACGCCGCTGGCACCCAACACTTCGACGGCCCCTGCTTCTCCGCCGTCGCCCGCGACCTCGGTCAACTCGTCGCAGTCGACGCGATCGCCGCTGACGGCTGGACCCTGACAGAGGTCCACGACTGCGCCGACGGCACCACCCGCCACCGGGTCTGGCGTCCGCACCTCGTCACCGAGTTCTGCGAGCACCGCCGGGTCACCGTTCAGTGGTCGACCGACGGGTGGGTCGAGTGGACGAGCGACGCTGTCACCGGGACGGTGACGGCGTGACCCGCCGCCGCACGACCACCGCTGTCGGCCTGGTCGACGCCGACTGGGAACGGTCCGCCGAGATCACCGTGAACGGCCGCCGTGTCGTCTCTGGCACCGAACTCTCGATCCGTGGGGTCCCGGGCCGCTACCGGTTCGTCGAGCACGTCCGCACCCCGCCGGGCGCAGAGTGGATCACCTGCCTCGGCAAGGCCCGCGCCGGGGAACCAGTCCACTTCCGGTCGTTCCACCCCGACCGCGTCAAGACCGTCCACCGAGTCACCAAGCTGCGAGGCGCATCGTGAGTTGGATCGTTCAGCAACGCAACCGGCGCACCGGCCGCGTCACCTACCAGAGCAAGGTGAGCGGCGTCGGCGAGTCACGGACACCCGACAAGGCCAAGACGTGGGCCGACCGTGCCGAGGCGGAGCGGTGGGCCGCCATGATCCGGTCCACCTACGAGCGGTCGATCTTCGATGTCGAGGTCACCGTCCAACCCGCCCCGCCGCCACGGGGCACCCGATACATCCCGAACGACGTCCTCGGCATCCAGGTCGCAGGGCGGCCCGTGAACCTCGGAGTGAACGGCGTGTTCGTCGACTGCATCGACTGCGGGCGACGCGACCGCCTCGACGGCGACAACGTCGAGCGGGTCACCGACGACGAGGCCCGCGACTTCTTCGAGACTCACGGGTGGACCGTGACCCCCACACGGTGCCCCGACCACGCACGGATGCCACGATGAGCACATCCAACGCCGAGGCGATCGCAAAGGTGATCGCTGACCTGCGCGCCGGGCGGGTCCGCCCGGTCGACGTCAAGGGCCGGATGCTCACCGCCACGGACGGCACCCTGATCCCCGGCATCGAAGCTGCCCGCCTCGCCCACTCCCTCGTCCGCGGTCGGGACCCCGTCGTGATCGACGCCACCGCGATCCGCCAGTCGATCCCCGACGGCGTCCCCGTGGACCTATACGGCGACCACCCGTGCATCGCCCCACCGTTCGAGGAAATGGCGGTCAGCTTCGTCAACGCCTACGGCAACGTCCTCGTCCTCCACGTCCTCGTCGCTGACACCTCGATCTCCGACCGCTGGGACACCGCAGACCCGATCGACTGGGACCGGGTCCGTTGGCGGCTCACCGCCCACCTCTACGTCGGCGGCCGCTCCGACACCGAGGACCGCGACCTCGCCACGCTCGGCCCCGCGTACCTGTGGCGCATCGCGGTCTACGACGACGGCGAGATGGCCGACCTTTCCTGGGCCGACCTGTCCCCCTCCTACTCGGCGACCGGCGCCGACTTCACGATGGAGATGCTGACCCTCCTGCGGACCCTGAACTTCCTGAACGCGTCGAACGTCGACGTCGCCGAACCGGCCCGACCGCGGGCCGAGCGGCGGCGCATCGAACGCGCCGGTGGTGGGGTCGTCGTGAAGACGATCCATGTGTACCCGCCCGGCCCGCGGCGCGCAGGGTCGAAGGGCACCCCGCTCGGCGAAGGCACCGGCGAGTTCTCCCCGACCAGAGGCCACTTCGCCCACTACGGCGAGAAGTACAACCGGGGCCTCCTGTTCGGCAAGTACGAAGGGAAGTTCTGGCATCCGGCCCGGGTGCGGGTGAAGGGCGACCGGCCCGATGTCGACTACGAGGTCCACGGCTAACGCGCACCTCGCTGTCGCGGCCCCAGACGCCCTCACGCGGGCGCCTTCCTCCAACGTCACCGTCTGCCAGACTGGCGGTTGATTCGCCAATCTTCATGCACAAAGCGCCCGGCAGACCGGACAGAACGAAAGTGAGGGCTATCGCCGACCGGCAGCCCATCACGGTGAAGCGGCTGCCGCCCCTGGGCCATTGGCCGACCTGGTTGAGCTTGACGGCCCCAATCGGGGCCGAGGGCGCACCGCACACCCGGTCGGGATGTTAGCCGACGGGGTCTGCTTTCCACGGGCCGACTCGTTCCCGTTCGACGACGGCGGCTTTGTCGAGGCCGAGCTTGCGGAGCCCTTCGACGCGCGGCTGGCTGGACGGGGTGAGCGGCGCGACTTGGGAGATGAGCGTCGAGAACTCGGTGACGGCCGCTTCGGCGTCGCGGCGTTCCCCGGTTTCGGGATCGAACAGCGCTGCCCGCCGTGCGGCGGCGGTGATGGTGTCCCAGTCGGTGATCTGGCTGCCTTGACGGCGCGACAGCCACCTTGGCCCCCACGCGGTGTTGATGCGCCCGGTGCGGCCGACGACTTGACCGAGGCCGTTCGTGACGATCTCGGCGAGGTGGCGGAGCGCTCGGATCGTTTCCTCGATGGCGATGTCGGCTTCGACGAGTCGGTCGCGGTCGCTTGCTGTGACCCATTCTCCGATCGTGTCGACGGCTGCGGCGAGGTCCGATGGGGGGATCGACAGCGGTTCGGGGAGCCTGGCGTTGTCCATGGGGTGATCGTATGGGATGGGTGTGACGGTCAGGGGAGCCACATGCGGGCGAGGTCAGGGTCGAGGGGGTCGGTCGGCCAGGTGTCCCACACAGGCGGCCCGGGATCGACGCCTCGTGCGTAGGAACGGCGGCGGCGGCGTTGCTCGGCGACGGCGAGGTACCCCCATCGTGTCCAGATGCCTGCTTCGACGCGGAGCCCGACTCGCACCGACTCGACCCGCCGGTCATCTATCTCGTGGTGGCCGCGGCAGACGACGACGACGACCTGGTCGTCGTAGGGGCCGTCGGGGTAGTGGCCGCGGCGGACGACTTCGTGGCCGTCGAGCGGCCCTCTGCACGGCGTCTCGTGCCACCAGAGGGCGCACCGGCCGCCTTGCTGGCGGAACACGCGGGCGACGACGTCTCGCCGTTCCTGCGCCCTGTCTGCCGTCTTGGCGGCTTTCGGCGCGAGCGGGGTCCGTGACCGTTGCTGCCACGCTCTCGTGGCATCCGGGTTACCTTTGGGGCCTTTCCCTCGGTCGATGGGTTTCGCTCGGGACAGTCCTTTCGTGGACCGCCGCAGCGACGAGTACCGGCGGGGCTCGATCGGCGGTTGTGACACGTCCAGACCCTACGCTGTGCCGGTCGCGACCACCCTTGTTGGGAGATAGATGATGGGCCAACCGATCCGTCCGATGACCCCGAAGGGGCCGGAGGTGTCGCTGCTCACCTCTGCCGACGAACTGTCGGCGACGATGACCGTGTTCGAAACCGTCGACGGGAAGGCGGTCGCCCGGGAGCGGCCGTTGACGTTCTCCGAGTGGAAGAACGGTGTCAGCGCCCGTTCGACGCTCTGCATGGATGTCGACACCCGTGAGACGTGCGAGGGCGGCGGCGACCTCGCTGACCGCACCCCGGGCGACGACGGCGACGTCTACGAGTTCAAGCCGGGTCGCACCGAAGCGTTCCACGGTTGCCCGTCGGGGTCGATCGACACCGGCGAGGAGGACGTGTGGACCGCTGAGGCGCGTGCCGCGTTGGACGCGAAGCTGGCGTTCGAGGTCGAGCGGGAACTGTGGACGGGAGCCAAGACGGGGAACCCGTCGTTGCAGCAACTCGCCGTCCCGATCTCCGAGGTGCCACCGGTGAAGGCGACGACCGCGATGGCGTTGCTCATCGCGAACTGGAACGAGTGCTCGAAGGGTGTCCTCGGGATGATCCACGTCCCGGAACCGTTGATCGTCGATCTCGACAACCAGGGTGTCCTGTACCGGCAGGGGAACCGGTTCATGACGATCACGGGTCACATCGTCGTCCCCGGGTCCGGGTATCCGGCGACGCCGGGCACCTGGGGTCCGATCACCGACGACGACCCTGACGGGATGGAAGCCCCGGACGGCGCAGCGTGGGTCATGATGTCCCCGATCGTCGAGTTCGGCGGCCCCCACCGTGTCGAGGTGAACGCCCCGAACGTCGAGGGCGCACCCCAGTATTGGGACCCCCGCTTGAACCGGTTCGAGACAGTCGAGTCCGACTGGTGGATCACCCGGTTCGACACCTGCGGTTGCGTGTTCGCAGCCCTCGCGAAGCTCCCCATCTGACCTTGAGAGGACCCACCGTGGCCGAGTCCGCGATGATCTGCTTCATCCCCGCCGAGTCGGAGGAGTCGCAACTCCAAGTCGACGGCGCCGACCCGTTCGACCAGCAGCACGTCACCCTCGGCTACTACGGCAAGGACATCGACGACGACCTCGCCGCCGCGCTCGACGCCGCAGCGGAACGCATCGCCCTGTCGATCGACCCGTTCGTCGCGACGATCGTCGACAGCGGCCCACTCGGGGACGACACCCCCCCGGCGCAAGTCCTGTTCCTCGACGACGCCCCCGAGTTCGTCCGTGCCCGCATGGAACTCCCCCCGCTCCCCGACGACGTCAAGAAGTATCCGACGTTCACCCCGCATCTCACGGTCGGCTACGGCCTCCCGGCAGCGAACCTCGCCGAAGCCGTCGGCGACGGCGCGATCCTGCTCGACGCCGTCGCGTTCGTTCGCGGCGACGACTGGACGGTCTACGAACTCGGTTCCGGCCTCGACCTCGACGACGGCTACCCGACGGCCGCGAAGTTCGACATCGACGACCTCCTCACCCAAGCCGACCACCCGGACTACGACGACGACATGGGCGCCATGGACATGGACGACATGGAACCCGACCTCGACGACACCTACACCACCGAAGCCGCACAGGAAGAAGGCGAACCCCTCCGCCAAGCCCTCGGCATCGACGGCACCATGGCCGACGCCCAGGACATCCCCCACCCCCACGTCCCCTCCGAACTCGGCCCCTGGTGCAAGGTGTGCGGCCTCGCCCGCGTCACCCGCGACGACGGCGTCACCGCCGTCTGCGGTCCCCACCCCCTCCGCCGCAAACGCCGCCACGGCATGACCGCCGCCACCTTCACCCAAGCCGAACGCGACACCCTCGCCGACAAGAACATCGCCCTCTCCGACGGGTCATACCCCATCCGAAACCGCGACGACCTCCGCCGAGCACTCCAATCCATCGGACGCGCCAAGCACCGCGACAAGGTCGAAGCCCACATCCGCCGCCGCGCCCACGCCATCGGCGCCACCAACATGCTCCCCGCATGGATCAACCCCACCACCGCCGCCGTCACCGCCGCCCTCGGCAACCCCACCCTCCACCTCGCCCCCATCCCCGGCCACGGCTGGCACACCCCCAACGACATCACCACCGCCTACACCCAACCCACCACCCAACCCGCCGTCACCGCCGCCATCACCGGCAAAGTCATCGGCGACATCCAACACCCCCGCAAACCAGACACCCCCGGCCCCTCCCGATCCAAACGCGGCCGCAAAAACCGCCGCCAAAAATGCCTGCACGGCAGCCCCGCGACCTGTCGAAGTGTTAAGTGGTTGGCAGTCTACACTGCCCTCAGGGAGCGGCGGCATATGACCAAGGAGAAGGCCGCTCGCATTGCGAACGCGATGCACAATAAGTGGCTCCGAGGCCAGCCAAACCGGCCCGGCCAGCGGCCCATGATCCGCAAGACGATCTAGCGGTTACTGAGATGCGGGTTATACTGCCCGCATGGTACGCACCGGTCTAAAGTTCGAAACACGGCCGATCGACAAGGGCATCGCGGTAGCGATCATCGCCGAGGCGACACCGCGTGCGGTCCGCTCGGGGCCGCACGACTGTCTGATCTGGCCGGATCGGATCGACCAGGCCGGGTACGGGTCGACGGGCTGGGCGGGGTTGCGGGCTCACCGGGTCGCTTGGACTGCTGCGCACGAGGACCCCGGGCCGCTACTTGTCCGCCATGTCGTCTGTGGCAACCGAGCGTGCTTCGATCACGAGCACCTGGCCCTCGGGACCGACGCCGACAACGCAGCCGACACGTCCCGCATGGGACGCCACAACCCTCGACGGGTCATGACCGACGAGGTGGCGCAGGAGGCGGCGGCGAGGGTCAACGCAGGCGAGACGATCAACGACGTCGCCGCGTCGCTGAACGTAGGGCACGCCACCCTCGCCCGCTATGTGAAGCCGTACCTCGACCCCAGCGTCACCACCTCCCGGCACGCCCGGAAGGTGACCGACGAGGACGTGCTAGCGGCCCGGCTCGACTACACCCACGGGCGCGCCACGATGCAACAGATCAAGGACCGGCTCGGAATCTCGTGGCCCGCCGCACAGAAGATGGTCCAGGGGCGCACTTACCGGCACGTCGGGTTCGCTCACGTCGGTGACGCCGTCGTTGTGCCCCGCTCCGAACGCACCTGCGCAGTCGAGGGATGCGACCGGCCCGTCCTCGCGAAGGGCTGGTGCACCGCCCACTACAACCGGGTGCAGACACACGGCGACCCGCAGGCCCACACTCCGATCGGTGAACGACCCGTCCACGAGCCCGCGGAATGCTCAGTCCCCGGCTGCACCCATCCCGTCAAGACCCGAGGCTGGTGCAACGGCCACTACAACCGGTGGCGGAAACACGGCGACGTCCAAGCCGACATCCCGCTCCGGCCCTGGACAGCGAACGGCGACACCTGCACCGTCGACGGGTGCGGCCGCCCCGCCCGCACCAAGGGCCTCTGCGGCACCCACTACGCCCGAGTCCTCGCCCACGGCGACCCGCAAGCCGACGTTCCGATCCGAGGTTCCCATGTTCAGTGACTACGACTCGATCATCACCGTGTCAGGCTTCTATGTGGCTGCCGACGAATCGAGCGTGCCCTTCACGTTCACCGAGGTCACCGGCGTCTCGCCAGCCTCGTGACATCCGATCCGCTCGCTGGTATGAAATCCGGTATGAAATCCGGGTAGAAACCTCAGCGGTCCGGCGGCGGTACCCACCCAGCAACCCGATAATCCGGGTCGTCGTTCATGATCCCCGTATGGACCACGGTCAACAACTCGTCCCTCAACGCGTCGATCTCCACCACATCACCACGCCCCACCGCCGCGTTCCACCGCAACCGATCAACCTCCGACAACATCAGCGCGCTCCTGAGCTTGAAGGGCGATCGCGAGAGTCGCGTAGCCATGACCGATCTGAGCGGCCGCGATCGTGACAGAGTCGTCGTCGTCCGCCTGGTAGCTCGCCTCGGCGTAGTTGAAGAACTCGATGGCCCTCCCGATGGCTTCGTCGCTGGTCATCAACCGCGCTCCATCACAGGCACCGCAGCAAGCTCACGGGCATAGCCGCTGTACTCCACCCACGGAAACGACACGATCTCGACCGTCGGACACCACAACCGGACATGAACAATCGCGCACGGCGAATCGCCCTCCTCGTCCGCAACCCGCTCCGACGGATAGAACCGGAAGTCGCCACACGGATAGCTCGGGTTCGGTGGCTTCGTGTAATTCAACCCCGAGCCGTCCGCACGGAACACTTCGACCCACTGGCCGTAGCGGCCGTCCGATGTGAACTCGAACTTGTCGATCGTGCACGTCAGCTTCACGCCAACCCCCGATCGGTGAGAGCCGCGCGTCCGGCGTCGGTGATCGACCACAAGCATTGGACGAACACGCCGCCGGTGTCGTTGCCGGACACGAGGCCACGCCGGGCGAGCGACGCGAGGGTGTTCGCTGCGCCGTTCGCATACCCGCGGACGACGCGGCCGTCGGACTGTAACTCGGCCTCCACGAGCCGGTCGGCGACCTGGAAAGCGTACGCGCCGTCGCGGACGCGCTCGCCGCGCTCGCGGCGCCGGAGGTTATCGGCGTTGATCTCGACCAGCGCGTTGAGCACGAACATCTGCCGTTCGGTCAACGGCTTCGTCGAGGCAGTGAGACGACGACGCGTCACGCCAACCCCCGATCCGACAACCAGTCGCCCAGAGCAACAATGTCGCTGTCAGCCCACCGGTTCCGGCCACCACCCACCCCGAGCGCACGAAACGCCAGCATCTCCCGAACCGCGGTCAACGCCTCGCCCTCAGAGTCGAAGTCGAGTTCGACGAACCCGAACCCGCTGTGGAGACGGACACGCCACGGCGGCAACGACCGGTCACCCCACTGGCGCGGGTCCCACGACCTCGCCGCCACACGCCCCTCAGGACCCCACCGCCACTCCCTCGAATCAACCTGACGGCCACCCAACCGCTCCCACGGGTTCCGGGCATGCCGGTTCGGTCCCTGAACGATCCCGTCGCCCAACAGGTCCGCGGCACGGGCAACCGCTAGACGCGCCGGATGAGACAACGCCGCCAACGCACGAGCAAGATCAGCCGGAGTCACGAGATCAGACATCGGGACGCTCCCACCCGGCGACCTTGCCGATCTTCGCGAGCGTCACCCACGCCTCACGCCACACCCGCTCCGCGTCCTCGCGTGCCTCCGCCTTCGCGTCCCGGTCCGAGTCGGTAGCGTTCGCACACGCGTCGATCAACTCCGGCATCAACGTCCCCGCGACCTCTTCGGCCTCGTCGCTGATCCGTTCCCACTTCCCTGCCATCACTGGCCTCCCTCTCGATAGTTGGCGATCGCGTCGACAGCGTCACGCCACGACTCGTCCGGCATCCGCTTCTCGCAACCAGGACACAAGTCGTCGATCGACTTGTGAACAAGCCAGTCGGCCCCGATGGTCGAAAGCCGTGACCGGGTCCGGCACAACGGCACCAACGGCGGCCACCGGTCATCCGGCCACTGCGGCACCGGCCGAGCAACATGCACCCTCGCCCGCTGCCCCTGCCCCCGCGCCCGAGCCGCAGCCTGCATGTACTCGAAGCCATCAGGCAGATCAGGGAGACTCATCGTTCACGCCACCTTTCCACAAGCGTCGCAGCGGTCACCGCGACGGATACGTCCAGCGCAACACTCGGTCATGACGGGACGGACCAACCGGTCGTTGTCGTCGACGCGTCGAGCACACCCGTAGGTGTCCGTCACCTCGGCGGCCGCCGGGTTGTTGTAGTTCGGCTCGTCGAAACGAATCACCGGGTTCCCAGCGCGGGTGAACCGGACGACGACACCAGTCATGCCGACCATGTACGACTTCACATCCGTACCCTTGGCCCAACTGGTGAGCCGGACACGCTGGCCGACCTCCGTCGGGGAGACAGTGTCGTCGCCGAACTGGAAAGCCGTGCTCGCCGCCCTCGCCGCCTCCCCAAGCTGTACCAACCCTGCCTCGACAGTGTTCATCGCGTCGGCCTTCGGTCGCCCCTCACCAGCGAACCGGCGAGGCACCTCGACACCTTTCTCCCTCATCACGTCGCACAGATGGCGGATCGCCTCGAACCCCGACCATACGATGTCGTCGTTCCCCGCCGCCGCGTCGATTGCGTCATAGATGGCGTGGTAAGCGTCGATCAACGGGTGAGCGGTCACGGCTGTCCTTCCGGGTCGGTGATCCCCTTGGCGGCGAGAAACGCTCGGGCGAACTCGATCGTGGGACGCTCGTGCGAGACGGACTCCCACCGCTCACACTCCGGGCAGATCACCACGGTGACGGGGTCGTTGTCCACGCCCCCACCCTACCGTCACGTTGTTGTCACGTCAACACCGTCTTGTTTGGTCCACGAGGAAATCGTCCCGGCTGACACCCCGTACTCGACCGCGAGCGAACGCAATGCCTCACCTGCTGCGCGTCGTTCCACGACCTCAGCCACCTGACGGTCAGACAGTTTCCGCGACGACGTCCTCGCCTCAAGCGGTGGAACATCGACATGCGCCCACGTCCGACCCCGCAACGCCAACGACATCGTCGCAGCGTCAACTCCGAACTCGGCGGCCAACGACCGGGTCGTTTCCCCCGCCGCCGCCCGCAACCGGGCCTCAGCAACGGCAAGCTCAGTCAGCTTGATCCGCTCCGGCCGTCGTGTGGTCGTGCTCTCGTGCCACTTCCTGTTCAACCCCGCCCTGGCACGGTTGCTTCTCGCTGCCACTTCGGAAGCGGAGACGGCTTCCAGATGCTCGGCGGCGACACACCCAACGGTGCTACACGTCGCCACAACCGAGTAGCCCCCGGGGATGTCGCCGACGAACACGAGGTACACGGCTCGACGAAACGTCACGCCCGTCGTCGACGACAGCGAGAACGTCTGCCGTTCAGTGACCCCACACCCCTCGACGATCGTCGCGCACCCCGACGGCAACCGCTCGATGTACCCGAGCAACCGGTCGGCCACCGGGGCACGCCAGGTGCCAGGACGTCGACACGCGCGCCCAACTATCGGAACATCAGCAGCCACCCGCCCCCACCTCTGCCACCGATAGTGGTGCCCGCTACACAGCCCTCTCGACTTCGTTGGCCGCCCGCAGTCGGCCACTTCGCACACCCTTACCCCATCCGTCCTGACTCCAAGAACGCTCCACAAGTGTCCACGGCAGTGACCACGTTCGAGCGGGACCCGGTCGCAACCCTCGACCGTGCAGCGAGGGTCAGTGTCCCCGGCGTCGCTTCGGGGTACTGGGCTCGTCATGGGACTCATCCTGTGGTTGATCGCTGTCGTCCTCGTCGTCGCCGGGATCATGCGCCTCGCCCACCGAGACATCCTCGGTGGCGTCGTGCTCATCGTCGGCGGCTTCCTCGTAGGCCCGGGGGGAATCAGCCTCTTCACCTGACGGCCCGACCGCTTCCGGGACGGGGTCGGCCTCGGGAGCCTCGCCGCCCTCGTCCGTGGCGTCAGCCAACGGGTTCCCATGAAGGACCGACCGGACTTGCGCCACGGCCACCTCGTCGCCGCCGCGGGCCTCCTGGATGAGTTCGACCCACTCGGGCAGCTTGTACGGGACGACCGTCATCGCCTGTGCCGCGGCCACCTCGTCGTCGGTCAACCCGACCGGGGCAGCCTCGCCGGGGGGTGGCGCTGTCGCGACCCGGACCGCTTCCGCGATCAGGTCCGGCAACGACTCTTCGGAGATGTCCGCGTTCCGAGGGTTGCGGGCAACCCACACGGTGTGAGCCGCGTCGCGTGCGATGTCCTTGTCGATGCCGTGCCCCTCGACCAACCGGCGAAGCATCAACGGCTTCGCCTCGCTCGACGACAGCATCCGAGTCGAGAGACGCCGCGGCTTCGCGAACTTGGGGCGACCCCCGAGCAGCAGGTCGAACACGAGGAAATCGAGCGTCCCCTCCGGCGGCAACGTCAACCCCGACGGCGGCACGACAAGCAGCGACGACCGCGCCGCCATCAGGAGACGATCATGGTTCGGCGTGACCCGCACCACCGCAGTGACGTTCGCCGTGAGGCTCTTCTCGGCGTCGACCCGGTAGACCGTCTTGCCCTCAACCGGTTGCCCGTTCTCGAACGCGGTCACCTCGTCGGCTCGGGCGATCACGACAGCGATCCCCTCGAACTGGTTCAGGATGTGGAGCATCAGCCCCCACCGCGACTTGGCGTCGTTCCAATAGTTCGTCGACACCTCGACCGCAGCGTCCGGGTCCGCAGCGAGCGCGGCCTGACCGCGTCGCGACCGCCGCGCCCTCGACTCCGCCCACCACTTGAGGTCATCCCACAACGCGGTCACCGAGTCGATCACGATGACGTTCGGGCGCCCGTTCTCCGTCGGCATGTCCGCCGCCGCTTGGAGCTTCGCGATGAAGTCATCCCAGCCGCCGTCGAGGACGACAAGCTCGTACCGGCCGAGCGCCGCGTACTCGTCACCCGACCCGCCAGCGTCGGCGAACTCGAACACGAACGTCCGACCAACCCGCGGCGACGTCGACAACGTCAACGCTGTCCACGTCCGCCCCGACTTCGATGGACCCTCGACGAGGATCACCGGCCACGACGGCAGCCCCGTCGGTTCACGAGTAGGGAGAACGGATGTCGTTGTCGATGCCATGGTTCCGATCCTACGAAGAGGGTGTGACAGTGGAGCAGGCGACCGCCGCCCGGTAGACCTCGCGGCCGTCGGTGTCGAGCACGACGTACGCAGCAACCGCGGTGGCGTGACCGGGTCGACGGGCCATCCGGTCGGCGGCACGCCGCGCCTTGGTTTCGTCGTCGCGGATGTCGGCGACACCACGGAACGATTCCGCTCCCCGGTCGATGACCGCTTCGGTTACGCGGTACACGGCAACTCTCCGATCTGCTCGACGACCGCAGCGACGACATCGTCGGGTGCCGTCCACAGGCCGAGCGCGCCTTTCGCCGGGACCGGCCGACCGAGTCGCCGCACGTCGGAGAGCAGGTAGCCGAAGTTCCCGCGGACCGCGTAGCCGCCGGAGTAGGCGACCTGGTCGGGGATCGGTTCGGACCAGTGCACCGATCCCTTGTCACTGACGCGTGTGTGGTGGATCGCGAGCGGCGAAGCGTCAGGCGATTCGCACAGCCCTTCGGCGATCGCCTCCACGTTCGTGTTGATGTAGTCGACGTCACGGGTCGGCGGGTTCGGGTCGAGGCGGTCCCAGTCGCCGTGGTGGAAGCTCCCGACAGGGAGGCAGTCGGTGAGGTTGGCGACGGCCACCACCGCGCCGAGTGGGAACGTCGCCCACTGGTAGCGCACGTCGCCCCAGTAGCCGTCTGCTCCCATGTTCGCCTCGCACGAGAACCCGGCCTCGTACCACGGCACTAGGTGACCGACGCGCATCTTCGCCTTCGCGGCGTGGATCAGGATGGGGCCGCGGTAGCTGGTTGGCCGGGTGCGCCACTCGATCGTCTTGACGCCCTCGGCGATGAGTTGCGCCCACGGCTGGCGGACGGTGATGGCCTTCACGAGCTCGCCGCCGTGGTGATGGCGTACCAGGCGACCTCGGCGACGCAGACCGAGCACCACTCGTTCGGGTCGGTCGGGTAGCGGCCAGTGCACAGGTCGAACTGATCGAGGCACTCGGCCGCGACGGTGAGGGCGGTGCCGTCGGTGTCGAGGACGATCCCGGCGATGTCGGCCAGGGCGTCGAGGGCGTCGTTGCGCTGGCGGCGGGTGCGCTCGAGGTCGGCGTTGAGGTCGACGAGCATGGATGCGGCGTCGCCGGCGATGGTGGCGAGGGCCTGGTCGAGGTCAGGCATTGGTGTCCTCCCAGGTGGTCTCGATGCCGTCGCCGTTGTCGTGGCGGTGTTGGCCGTCGTGGTCGGCGAAGTCCTGGCAGCGCACCGGCGGGCCCGTGTAGCCGCCGATCGGGTGGAGCACTGACGGGCACTGCTCCGGGTCGAGGTCGAGGTCCCGGTCGGCGAGAGCGAACAGCGCCAGGGCGGCGAGGCCGGCCAGGAACGTCACCGCGGTGATGACCACGCCGGCGATGAAGGCGAGGGCTCGGGTCATGCGGGTTCTCCGAGGTCGAGGGCGAGTTGGGGCAGGTCCGGCTCATGCGATTTCGGCATGGCCGGGTGGCGGCACTGGTTGGCGGCCTGGGCGCCGTTGTGGAGCTCGCCGCACGAGCACCGGTAGCGGGGCACGTCGTGACCGGTCCCGTACGGGGACGGGTGCCACTCGACCGACACGGTCATGGCCGGGCCTCCTCGAGCTGGGCGGCGACCTCGAGGGCGACCTGGCGTGCCTTCGGGGATGCGGTGGTGCGGACGACCTGCGCCAGGCGGTCGGCGACGGTCGGGTCGGGTGGCGTGTGCTCGGCGAGGGTCTGGCGGCACCGCTGGAGCCAGGGGAGGCCGATGGCACGCTCGCGTTCGGTCGGCGGGCCCGTCGGGCGTGGCTCGCGTGGCGGCTGGATCGGCTTGCGGGCGTGGCGGTAGCCGCGGTCGACGGTGCCCTTCACGAGCGGGGTCGTGGTCTCGCCGGCGGTCCAGCCGCACTCGGGGTCGGTGCACTGGCCCCAGCGGACCGACTTCGAGCAGGCCGGGCAGCGTTCGGTCGCCATCAGGCGTCGCTTCCGATCAGGCCAAGCTCGGCGGCGAGGGCGTGGTCGGCTTCGAGGTGGGCGGCGACCGGGGCGACGCTCTCGGCGGCGGTGATGGTGCGTCGTGCTCGTCGGACGAGGTCTCGTGCCCGCGTTCGCTCTACCGGCCGCTGATCGAGGTCCTGGTCCTTCGCCGGCGGGGTGGCCGCGCGGCTGGAAGTTGTCGAAGGACTTGTTCCACGCGGTTCGTAGTTCGGTTCAATGACGGTTTGGGTGGCGTCAGTGTCACCCCGTGGCGCCTTCAGTGTCACCCCGTCGTGCCGTGGATGACACCCCGTGGACGGCGGCGGGGTGACGCTGATGTCACCCCGTTCGGGGGTGCCGGGTGTCGTAGGTGTCACCCCGTCGGCGGGCCCCGTGTTCTCGGGGTCAACGGTGGTGTCCGGGGCCCGTTCGGGGGCCTCCTCAGCACGGGGTGTCGTAGATGTCACCCCGCGGCGGAGCGGGACGATCGTGTACCGGTTCGGGCGCCGGTCGGCCCGGATCCGGTCGTCGCCGCCGGCCTGGCGCTCGACCTCGAGCAGGCCCTCGTCGGCGAGCCAGGCGGTCCAGCGCTGCACCTGGCGTGCGTTCAGTCCGGTCTCGCGGCCGATCGTCGCGACGGACGGGTAGCTGTCCTCGCCGCGGGGGCCGGCGTGGTTCGCGATCGACATGAGCACGAGGCGGGCCTGGGGGCCGACGTGCTCGGGGCACCGTTCCAGCACCCAAGAGAGAGCCTGGACGCTCACGGCTCCCCCGGATCGCTGTCTGAGGCGCCGCCTGCGGCGACAGGAACGAGGACACGGGGCGACGCAGCGGCCGGGTCGTGGAGGTCTTCCACGGCGGCGACGGCGCGGGACCAGCCGGCGGCGTCGGTCAGGCGCTCACCACGTGCCTTGTCGGTGAAGTCCGGGACCACCAGGTCGCCGGAGCACCGGCACGGGGTCACGCCGGCGCGGGTCGCGGCGCGGCCGGACAGGTGATGGTCCGAGAACGTGCACGGAACGGTCCGCGCCGGCCGGGCGACCCGGTCGTTCTGACCGCCGGTGACCATCCAGTTGCGGTGCTGGTCCAGGCGGCGGGCCGTCTCGCGGACCGCCTTGAGCTCGTCGCGGGACAGGTCCTCGGTCAGCAACGCGAGGTCCAGCACCACGGCGAGGTCCTGGTGGGAGATCGACAGCTGGCTCATCCGGCCTTCTCCATGACCCGGTCGATCGCTCGGGCCAGCGCAAGGAAGTGCCTGCCGGCCTTCTCCATCCGGGTCCGAGCCATCTCGGCCAACTCGGGCGCCTCCTCGAGCTCGGCCACGACCTGGTCGACGTCCACGTCGAGGATCGACCAGCAGGCGTTCTGCAGCCGCTCGCGCTCGGGCTTGCGGTGGCCACGGCCGCCGGCGAACCCGGACCGCATCGCCGCCTTCTCGCGGACCAGCTCGAGGGCGTCGGCCCGGTCGAGCTTCTGCAGCTGCGACGCCAACTGTTGGGCGGCGCCGCCTCCGAGGTTGTGGGTCACGATCAGCTCGGCGGCGTCGCCGAACACGACGTCGTCGGTGATCGTGTTCATCACCGAGCGGAGCGACAGGGCCAGGTGGGTGGTGTCGAGGTCGGCGACCTCGGCGGCCCGTCGGTCGCACCGGTGCGCTGCCAGGGCGGTGCCGACCTGGGACTTCGAGGCGCCGACGGTGTGCGCGGCGTCGTCGACGGTCATCCCGTCGAGCTCGACCAGGCGGGCAGCCAGCTCGCCGAGCTCCGATGGCGACAGGGGCTTGCCGTGGGTGCGGTTCGCGTCGAACGAGATCAGCCGGCCCGTCGCGGGGGTGCACCGGACGATGTAGGCCGGGAACGCCGGCCAGTCGAGGGCACGGGCGGCGTGCCACCGGTGCATCCCCGACAGCAGGACGTAGCCGCCGGTCTTGTTGCGGCGCCGGACGATCAGCGGCGGGAACTCGTCGCCGGCGGCGAGGTCGGCCCGGTAGCGGACCACGGTGGCCGGGTCGTAGATCTCGACCCGGTACTGCTGGTCGTGGGAGGTCGGCTCGTGGATCTCGACGAGGGGCAGGTCCGGGACGTACTCGTGGACGTTGCGGCCGTCGAGGAGGCGTTCGGTGTCGGGGTGGGTCATGCGGGCATCGGCTCCCTCGGGATGCGTCGGGCCCGGCGGCGGGCCTCCACGTCGCGTTCGATCGGGTCGAGGCCGCCCCACACGCCGGCGGGTTCGCCGTAGGCGATGGCGTCGTCGAGGCAGGCGGCCTGGACGGGGCAGTCGGCGCAGATCGTCTTGGCGGCCGCCCAGCCGGCCCGGGTCGCTGCGCCGATGCTCCTGGTGTGGCCGGACCAGGGCGGGTAGAAGATCCGGGCCCGGGCGCGAGGCCCGCCGAGGGCCGGGTCGGTGCACGCCGCGTCGTCGTGCCACTCGGGGATCGGTCGCAGGTTCATCACACGGCCGCCCGGGCGCACGCGACCACGACCGTCCAGTCCGGGTTGAGCGCCATGAACCTCACCGCGTCGCCAGACGCGATCAGGTTCCGTTCGTGGTCGGACAGCTGAGCGACCGGGACCTTGATCCACCACACGGCGCCACGGCGCCGGTCGCCGAGCTCGTCGCACAGGGCGTCGGCCGTCGCGTTCTGCGCCGCAGCGACATCGGTCGGGTGGCACACCGCCAGGCGGGTCGCGACCACGTCGCCGGCCTCGTAGGCGTCGTGGGCCATGGCCTGCAGCCGGGCGGCGCGGCGCCGGTGGATCCTCGTGGTGCGCTGGTCGTCGTGGCGGTTCACGGTCGGGCCTCGCCGTCGAACAGGGACGGCTGGTCGTCGTCGGTGTCGGCCTGGTCCTGCGTCGTCTTCTTCGCGGCCTGGTAGCGGGCCTCGTCCTCGTCGGACCAGTCCTCGGCCCACATGCCGCCACGGCGGCCGTAGCGGAGATCCCGGGCGGCGTCACCCACGGCGGGCCTCCCGTGCACGGCGGCCGCGTTCGCGGGCCAGCTCGACCGGGGTCCGGCCGCCCCACATGCCGCGCACCTCCGGTTCGGTCAGGGCGTGCTCGAGGCACTCGTAGCGGACCGGGCACGCCGAGCACACCTCGCGGGCCTTCGTGTAGCAGTGCGCACCCTCGGTGCGGTCCGGGAACCACCAGTCGGTCGGGTAGCCGGCGCACTCGGCGTCGGCCCGCCAGTCGAGCCCGCCGGGGATCACGGTCAGGGTCGCGGTCATGCGGCGGACCCCGGGGTAAACCGGCCGAGGTCGTCGCGGGCGCGGCGGGCGGCGTGAGCGGCCTTGTCGGCCGAGGACAAGAGCTTGGCGACGCACCCGTGGTCGGAGAGGGTGTCGGCGGTCGCGAAGCCCTGGTTGCAGTCGTCGCAGCGGAACGGGAGACGGGCCCGGGCGTCGCGGCGGGCCTTGCGGGCCCGGCAGCGGTCCGTGCAGCAGACCGTCGTGGTGGTCGTCGCGAAGCCGGTGTCGCAGATCACGCAGGTCCGCCACTCGGTCGCGGCGACCACCGGGACCGCCTCGCCGATCAGGGCGCCGTTCGTGGTGGTACGGGACAGGGCTGTGTTGGTGACGACCGGAGGGCCGACCACGAGCTCGCCGCGGGCCATGGCGGCGCGCTGGGCGCCGGTGAAGCCGCCGGCCACCGCCTGGTCGTCGTCGGCGAACGCCTCGAAGCACTCGCCGGTCACCGGGCAGCCAGCGCAGTACGACAGGGCGGCGGCCGGGTCCTCGTCGGCGTCCGGGTAGAACAGGCCCGTCGGGGCGCCACGGCACGCCGCCAGCGACTCCCACGAGACCGCCGTCGCCGGCCTCACGGGATCAGCTCCCGACGGGTCGCGGCGGCCAGGCGGCGGGCCTCGACCTGGGCTTCCTGGAACGAGCCGCACGGCGCGCCGGCCAACTCGTGGACCTCGAAGAACCGGACCTCGACCTTCGGCACCCACCGCTCCGAAAGGCCCCGCCGCTCAACGGTCACCGCCGGGTACACGGTCGCCTCCGAAGCGATCGCCGTGGTCTCGACACCGCGGGACTCGTGGCCACGGCCGAAGTGGAACGCCGCCGCGACGAACAGGACGGCGGACGCCATGAACAGCCAGCCGACGATCACCCGGCCCGCTCCTCGAGCAGGTCCCACACGACGTCGAGGGTCTCCGGGGTCACGACCAGGACCTCGCGGGCGTCGGGGACGGTCAGGTAGTCGGCCCACTCCTGCTGCTTGTCGAGCAGGTGCTTCTTCGCTGCGCCGGACTTCACGAACACGTACACGGTCGGGCCCGACGGCGGGACCAGCTCGAGGTCCGGGCGGGACGGCTGCCCGGCGTTCGTCGAGTGCAGGTCCAGCACCGCCCAGCCCTTCCGGCGTGCCAGAGTCGCGATCGCCCCGCGGAGCTCGTTCGCCTTCACCGCCTCCTGGGCGGCGCCGTTCGACACCGGGGCGGTCATCGCGCCGTGATGCTGACCGCGGGCACCTCGACGATCGACGCCTCCGCCGGGGCGGGCCCGTACACGACGTCGAAGTCGGCCAGGCCGGCGAGGATCCGGTCGATGGCGTGCGCGAACGCGTCGTCGACGGCGCGCTCGGGGTGCACCAGCTGGTAGCCGATCTGCAGGGCGCCGCCGCGGAGCCGGTAGCGGAGGCGGGCCGTGAGGTCGACGAGGGCGCCGCCGCGGTAGACGGCGAGGCGGACCTTGAACTCGGTGGGGACGTCCACGGTGCCGGACACGCCGGCCTTCGCGTCGATGCTCTCGGCGAACACGAACTGCACGGCGCCGTCGTGGAGGCGGGCCGCCTGGCGGAACTCGGACTGGATCGCCGCCTGGAAGGTCTGCGCGACCTCGAGGAGGTCGGCGGGGGCCGGGTCGATGATCTCGTCGAGGCCGTCCTCGATCACCTCCGCGAAGCGCTGCTGCTCGCCGAGGCCCTGGTGCGACGTCCAGAACGTCCACTCGGGGGTGTGCTGCTGCTCGAGGCGGACCCGGTGGTCGCGCCAGCCGGGATCGTCGGCGCCGTGGTCGTCGTTGAGGACGGCGACGAGGCGCTGGGTGACGTCGTCGACGTAGACGACCGTGCCCTCGGTGGGACCGAGGCGGTCGACGGCGTCGACGAAGCTGTCGGGCCGGTGCACCACGACCAGGCCCCGGGCGCGGGTCGGCTGGTCCGCCAAGGGCTGCAGGTTCACCATCGTGCGGGTCGCGCCCGGCGGGGTCACGACCGTGGCGAGGTCGTCGGTGACGGGGTGCACGGCGATCGCCTGGTGGGTGTCGGCGAGCAGGTCGGCCAGGGCGGCGGTCTCGGTGGCGGCGCCGGCCACGAGCTCGATCGGGGTGGGCAGGTCGGTCACGGCTGGTTCTCCTTGAACAGGGACGGTCGGTCGGGGTCGGAGCGGTGGAGGCCGCCGGCGTCGTCGGGGTAGAACACCGAGCGCGGGGCGGCGGGGCGGGGAAGCTTCGTGGTGACCTCACCGGACGTGAGCACGGTCCGGTCGCCGGTCCCGGCCTGCTCGACCGTGATCTTCAGCACGACGGTGCCCTTGGCCTTCTCCATCGATGTGACGGCCAGGACGAGGTCGGCGAGCGCCGCGGTCATCTCGTCGTTGAGGGACCCGCGTGCGTGGTCGAGGATCCACTCGTTGAACGAGCGGACCGGGTCATTCGTGGGCATCGGCCACCTCCGTGGCGATCAGGAAGCCGCGCTCCACGGCCTCGGCGACGTGCTCGTGGACCCACAGGTGGCACGGGGTGCACACCCACAGCAGGTTCTCGGCGGTGTCGAGGCCGCCCTGCGAGCGGCGACGGCGGTGGTGCGCGTGGACGCCGCCGTTCATGCAGTCCTCGGACACCCGGGCCTCGCACAGGCCATGGGCCCGGGCGGCGACCTGGCGGCGCACCGCGGTCGGGACCCGGCGCTTCTCGAACCGCATCCGGACCCGGCGCTTCGGGTTCGCGCACGTCGGGCAAGCGTCGTGGCAGTTGAACGTGTGGCCGGTCGCCCGGTTCAGGCGGCCGAACGCCGGGCAGCCGCACGGGCAGTCGACCTGGTCGTCCTTGAAGCGGGGCTGCACCTGCGTCATCGCGCGCCTCCGGTGGCACGGGCCAGCGCGGCGGTGCGGGTGGCCCAACGGTCGATCGAGCGGCGGTCATCGCCACGAGGACGTGGCGGCGCCTGGATCAGGGGGGTGGCCGTACCCGGCCGGGCGGTGCTGGGGGTCACCGTTCCTCCCGGTCGGGTACGGCCGCTGCCGGCGCGGGTCGGGGACACGCCAGACCCGGGCGGGGGGCCTGCCCCGTCGCTTTCGTGCGGGGACCCCTCCTCGCCGACAGAACCATGGGCGGCCACGAGCCGCTCGAACTCGGCCACGGTCGCGTCCCTCACCGCTCCCGCTTCTCCGCGTCGGCGACGACCTGGGCCGACATCGCGTCGAGGAACCCGCGCCAGTCCTGGATCACCTCGTCACGCGAGGTGCCCGGCGCCGGTGGCGCCAGGATCAGCCCCACCGCGAACGTCGACAGCGCCGACAGGGCCGAGTACGCACGAGCCGGGTGATGCGCCACCTCGAGCAGGCGCTCCTGGTAGAGGCGGAACGTCGACGGGTCGTTCGCCGTCAACAAGAAGATCGTGTCGTCCGTCACCGCTCGGGTCGTCGCCGCGACCTGCTGGGCGGTGTACGCCGGGTGCAGCATCCGGGCCGCCACCTCGGCGGGGGACGTGCCGGCGGGGGTGGGGTCGACGGACAGCGGCGCACCGCTCCCGGCCTCACGGCCTGGGGAACCCTCCCCGCCGGCACGGACAGCCCCGGGGGGCTCGACGGCGGGCGGGACACCGCCGAGCCCGTTCCCCGGGGAAGGCTTCACGCCACGGCCACGGCGGAACCAGCCCATCAGCGGGCCCCCACCGTGCGCGACGGCCGGAACCCGGCCGCGACCAACACCTTCTGGTCACGGGCCGTGCCCCGCCGGCGGACCAGGCACACCGCCTGGTCCAGCTGGCGCATCGAGTACAGCCGGGTCGGGTACGCCACCCGGCCCGGGAACACCCGGCGCCGCTGCAACTTGATCCGGTTCGCTCGGCGCACGACCTCACGCGCCGCCTCGGTACGGGCACGCGCCATCAGCGATCCCCCTTCGACATGGACGACTTCTTCGAGCTCCGGGCGCGCAGCTCGGCGATCCGCCGGCGCAGCCACCCCGCCTGCGGGTCACGGCCCGCCTGCTGACCCATCTCGTACCGGCGCTCCAACCGAGCGAGCAGCTCGTCGTCGTCCGGGTCAACCGCACCAGGCAGCGACGCGAACCGGACCAGCCGGTCACCCGACGCCACCGCCAGAGCGGTCTCGACCGACCGGCGGGTCATCGGCCGAGGTCCCGATCGATGGCAGCGAGCACCTTCTCGCCGACCTTGGCCAGCAGCACGTCGCCGTCGACGGCCTGGGCCTCGCCGGCCGGGACGTCCTCGGCCACCAGGTGCGGCACACCCGGGGCGACCACCAACAGCGGGTACGGAACCGCCGCCTCGCCGGTCGGGAACCCCTCGCCGTCGAGCGGGAACGTCGCGCCCCGACCCAGGTGCGACAACGGCACGATCGGGTCGTCCGGGTCACCGGTCGGGTGGATCATCACCGGCGCGTCCGGCCGGTACCCCATCAACGCCTCGCGAAGCTGCCCGACGCTCATCGCCGCCGGCCGGGTCACGCCGCCGCCTTGCGGGGAACGCGACCGGTCGCCGGCGGCGGGGGAGTCGAGGCCCTGGCCACCACCTGCGCGACCCTCTCGACGATCGCCGGGTCGACCGTCTCGTCGAGGCCCTGCTCGATCCGCGACTGGCGCGCCACGTCGGCAGCGGTGATCACGCCGCACCCCCGACCAGCTCGGCCATCGGAGGCCACGGGAAGAGGTCCGTCGGGGTGGTGCCGAGCTTGGCCGAGATCGTGACCTTGAGACGGTCCAGGGGGATCATCGCCCCGCTCTCGATCTTCGAGATGGCGGACTGGGTGACGCCGCAGAGGTCGGCGAGCTGGTCCTGCGAGAGGCCGAGCGCCTGGCGGCGATCACGGACGTTCTGGCCCCAGGCGGTGCCTAGGCCGGTCTGCACGGTGGGCTGACGCCTGCTGGCGTGATCGGGCACGCCGTGAGTTGTACAACTCATAACCGTGGGTTGTCAACACCGTGAGTTGTGAAATCTCACCGCCGTAACTACACCAGTAGGGAGATTCATCGGGTGGGCACTAGGGTTTCGGGCGGTGGACGCTCACCATCAGGCCATGACCGAGTTCATGCGCGCCGTTCGCACATCTCGCGGCCTCTCACAGAAGGCCATGGCCGACAAGCTCGGCGTCACCCAGCAGTCGGTCTCGAAGTGGGAATCGGGCGTGGCCCCCAGCGTCGCAACGCTGGCCGAGGTCAACGAGCTCCTAGGCGTGACCTCGGAGGAGTGGCGGACGCTCTACGACGCCGAGGCTGCCATCGACCCACCTGACCACCGGCTGCTGACCGTGATCCGCCTCTTCATCGCCGGCGAGGACGCGCCGGAACCGCCGCCACGGCCGGGGGATGAGGAGATCGAGCTGGACTTCAACAGCGCGATGCGCCACGTTCCCGACGAGGTCCGCCAGGCCGTCATCAGGATCGTGAAGCCCTACCTCGACGGCGACAAGTAGCTGACCAGGTGACCCTGGCCGACGAGCTCGCCGCCGCGCTCGATCGGGCCGCAGCCGATCAGGGCATCGCCGGCGAGGCCGCCGTGTGGCTCGACGGGCTCCGGATCGGGGATCGGCTCGCTCAGCCACTCACCGACTGGCGGGATCACGATCTCGCCGAGGTCGTGGACACCCTCCGACAGGCCGGGCACGACGACCTGGCCGACGAGCTGCGGGTGTTCGCAGCCGGGGTGCTCCGAGGGATGGCAGACCAGCTGGACCCGGCCACCTGAGGTGTCGCCTGGCGTCACCGTGGGCCACTTCTCAGGCGGGTAACCTCGGCGCCTGGTCGTCGCTCCTGGGGGTGCGGCGCCGGGGGAGCCGATGGCGTGGACCTGACCTTCAGCTATCTCGACGTGATGCCGGACTACGTCCTGCGCCGCTACGAGATGCGGGAGACGCGCAACGCCGCCGTCGTGCTCGCCGCAACGAACCCCGACGAGCTGCGAGAGATCGTGGACGTCCTCGACTGGTTCGACCTGACCGACGAGGACCTCCTCTCACCCGGGGGCAACAAGTCGATCACCGCCAGGGCGCTCGACGACAAGTTCCGTGAGCTCGGATGGCGCGAGGGCCAGCACAACCTCGAGGTGACCAGCGTCAAGAGGGTCATGCCGTGGCGGACCGCCGGCGAGAAGACCGTCCTCGAGTACGTCAGCACGGTGCAGTCGGAGAGCTACAAGGTCGACAACCTCAAGGGGCGGGTCGCGCTAGACGTCGAGTGGAACGCCAAGGACGGCAACCTCGACAGGGACCTGTCCGCCTACCGGGCGCTCTACCAGGAGGGCGTCATCGACGGTGCCGTGATCATCACCCGGACCCAGTCGATCCGAGAACTCGCTGCGCAGCGCGGCGCAGACGAGAAGAAGTTCGACACCTCGACGACGACCAACCTCGAGAAGCTCGAGCCGAGGCTCACCCGGGGCGACCCCGGTGGATGCCCGGTGCTCGCTGTGGCGATCTCGCCGTTGACCTACCGGATCCGGGTCAGCTAGGTGCCGGCGACCGGTACGCCGCCGTAGGTCGGCCACTGGCGGCCGCGGGGCACGACCTCGGGGTCGGCCTCGTTGCCCCACGTTGACCAGCCCTCACGCGGGTAGCGGGCGAACAGTTCCAGGAACGGGCCCGGCGAGCAGGCCTCGATGATGTCGTACTGCTCGTCGGGCTTGCGGGAGTGCTCGCGCTTGCGGGTCTCGATCATGTTGACCTGGCGGCGGCCGGGCTCGAGTGTGCGGAGCTTGCCGCGCACCCCGAACAGGATCGGCTCAGTGACGTTGCGGAAGTAGAAGCCGACACCGCGACCGTCGGGGCCGCCGTCCTTGCGGCGCTTGGCCCACACGACCATCGACTTGTACGTGAACCCCCAGGCCTCCATCACCGCTAGGCCGTCAGCGAGGAGCGCGTTCGGGACCCACAGGTAGCAGTGCGACTGGTCGGCCATCAGGTCGGCTACGGGGAGGTCGCAGATCTCCGCGGTGGTCATGGTGTCGTAGCGGGACAGTCGGCGGTGCTCCGGTGCGACCTTGCCGGTGCGGTTCTGGAACCGCCACGGCGGGTCCGCGAGCACGGTCCCGAACGGGACGCCGCCGAGGTGGTCGAGGGTGAGGTCGATCATCGGCCGTCCCTCACGTCGGCAAGAGTGCGGTCGTCGAGTCGTGGCACCCGCCACGTCAGCCAGCCATCGACCGAGGTCCGGTTGAGCGCGGCCTTCGCCGCTTCGGTCGGTGTGCGGAATTCCTTGCGGCCGACCTTGATAAGCCCAGTCTCGCTCACCGACGCGGCGATAGCCGGCGCCGACCGCCGGCGCGCCTCGAGGCGCTCGCCGGGCTTCAGTGTCCCGGACTTCACGAGGTCTGCCACGCTCGCCGTGCCCGTCGTCCTTGCCATGCTTGCCCCCTCTGGAAGATCTAAAGATCTTGAGATCCAAAGATCTACCATGGGCGGGTGGGGGCCGCAAGACCGCACCGTAAGCCCGCCGGAGGCCGCGCGCGCGGATGGGGTAGTCGGCACGGCCAAGCCCAGACCGTCACACCCCCTTCGTAGGGTCGCGCGATGTCTCAACGCTGGTCGCCGTGGCGGGTCCTCAAGCAGCTCCCGGACGTCACCATGACGTTCGCCGAGCTCCCCAACGAGACCGGCGGCGCCGTGCTGGCCAGGCGGGGCCCGGCGACGGTGATCGTGCTCGACCGGCGGCTCACCCAGGCCGAGCGGAAGGTCGCGCTCGCGCACGAGCTGCTCCACCTCGAGCGCGGGACGATCTCGCACTGTCGCAACATCCGCGGTGCGCTCTCGGTCGAGGTCGTACGCGAGGAGAACCGCATCCACCGCGAGGTGGCGCTACGGCTCGTGCCGCTCGACGAGCTCGGCCCGATGGTCGACCGGGTCGCCGGCCTTGGCCATGGGGTCACCGCCGCCGACGTCGCCGACGAGTTCGAGGTCCCCCAGGTCGTTGCCTCGCAAGCGCTCCGGGAACTCGAGATCGTGCGGGCCCGTCGGATGTCCGCCTGAGCGCAGGCGCCCACACGTGACCTGAGTCACAAGTGCCTCGAATCACACCGATGTCGGTTGATGAAAGACCGCGAGGGGGTGGAAGATGGCCCGAACGTTCGTTGTGGGAAAAACAACGAACCCCCCGCCGGAGCGGGGGGCCGTCAGGTCCAGCGATGCTCTCGCTGGCGGTGTACGTATCACCATATCGGCGAGCCGCTCCGGACTTCAAGCCCTCCACGCGGGACGTGACCGATGTCGCTGCAGCGCCTACGAGCCCACATCGACGGGTTCAACCTGTACTTCGGCCTGGACGAGGCCGGCCTTCGTGGCGCGTTGTGGCTCGACCTGGTCGACCTCGTCGAGCGGCTTCTCCCGGCAGACCACTACCTCGAGTCGGTCAGGTACTACACGGCCCGGGTGAAGAGGCCCGCGGACAGCCGGGAACGCCAGAGCCTCTACCTCGATGCTCTCCGTGCGCACCGGCCGCCGCCTCAGCTCGAGATCATCGAGGGGTTCGTCCGGTACGAGCCGTGGGACTGCAAGCACTGCGACAGGACGACCGACCGGCGTGTCGAGAAGCGGACCGACGTCAACCTCGCGGTCGACATGGTCACCGGTGCCCACGCTGATGCCTACGACACCGTCATGCTTATCTCGGGCGACGCCGACCAGGTCGCCGCCGTCGAGGCGGTACGTGCTGCGGGGAAGCGGGTGATCGTTGCGTTCCCACCTGAGCGACCCTCGCAGCACTTGCGCACCGTGGACCCAGAGGCTTTCACCATCAGTCGATCGAAGATCCGGAAGTCGCTGCTACCCGACACCGTGATGACCGCCACGGGCTACCGCCTAGAGCGCCCCGCCGTGTGGCGGTGGGGAGCGGACCGGCCCGACGACGACGGTTGACATCGCGCGGTCGCCTGGGCTACCTCTCGATGTCACAGCCGTTCCTGTCGGTGGGGCTGGGGAGGATGAGCCCATGGCCAGAGCCGTGATCTACACGCGCATCTCGAAGGACCGCGCAGGCACCGCCGCCGGGGTCGCGCGCCAGCTCGAGGACTGCGAGGCGCTGTGCAGTCGCCGTGGCTGGGAGGTGGTCGCGCGGTGCGAGGACAACGACCGGTCGGCGTACAGCGGCGGGGATCGGCCCGGCTACGACGAGCTCCTCGACCTGGTGGCCGACGGGCGGGTCGACGTGGTCGTCGCGTGGCACTCCGATCGCCTGTGGCGGTCGGTGCTCGACCAGCAGCTGTTCCTCGCCGCCTGTCGGGACGCCGGCGTCGGGCTCGTCGCGACACCGTCGGGGGAGTTCGACCCGGACGACGGCGACGACGAGTTCATGTCCACGCTGATGGCGGCCGTCGCGCGGAAGGAGTCCGCCGACAAGTCGCGCCGGCTGCGGCGCAAGCACGCCGAGCTCGCCGAGCGGGGGGCGTTCGGGGGCGGGATGCGGGTCTTCGGGTACACCGCCAGCCGCGACGCGATCGTCGAGGCGGAGGCTGACGAGCTCCGGGCCGCGGTCGATCGGCTCCTGTCCGGTGAGCCGCTGTCGGCGATCCGGCGCGACTGGAACGACCGGGGCGTCACGACGCCGTACGGGCACCGGTGGACCGACACGACGGTGCGACGGACGCTCACGGCAGCGAGGTACGCCGGCCTGCGGGTCCGGGATGACCAGGTCGTAGCGATCGCCGAGTGGGAGCCGATCCTCGATCTCGACACCCACGACCAGGTGGTCGCCTTCTTCCGCCGGCGGGCGGTGGGGCCTCGCAGGCAGGCCGCGAGGGTGTACCCGCTGTCGGGGATACTGCGGTGCGGGAAGTGCTCGGCGCCGCTCAACGGCGGCTACCAGCACGGCAAGCCGATGTACAAGTGCCCACCGCCGGAACGCTTCGGGTGCTCCGGGGTCACCGGGATCGCCGAGCACGTCGAGGCGGCCGTGCTCGAGATGGTCCTCACGTTCGTCGACTCGGTCGAGTTCGCGTCGAAGGTCGCGCGGGCGGTCGACGCGGCGATCGACCACGACACCGAGCAGGCGCGGCTCGCGAAGCAGCTGGGCGCCGACCGGGCCCGTCTCGCCGAGCTGGTCGAGATGTGGGCGGACGGGGACCTCGACCGCGGCGAGTGGCTCGCCGCGAGGCAGCGGCTCACGGATCGGATCGAGGCGACCGAGGCGGGGCTGTCGTCGCTCACCACCGATGTCGCGTTGGCCGCGGTGCCTGGCGCGGGGGAGCTGGCCCGACGGTGGCCGGAGATGAGCGTCGACCACCGGCGGGCGGTGTTCGAGCTGATGTTCGACCACATCGACCTGCGGCCGTCCGGGTCGCGGGCGGGTCTTCCTCGGGCGTGGTTCGACCCGTCGAGGCTCGCGCCGGTGTGGAGGGGCTGAACGCCGGGGCGCGGTGCCGGGCGGGCCGGTAGCGTGCGGGCCGGTGGACATCGGCGGATGGACTGCGGTGATCGACGTCGCCGGCGAGGGCGCCGTCGACGAGGACCTCGTCGGCGAGCTCGTGGATGCGCTCGCGGACTACGGCGCGGTCGCTCGGGCCGGCCGCGGGTCGTTCGGGGTGATCATCAACGTCGGCCAGGCGGACGACGCCGTCACGGCGGCCATCGACGGCGAGCACGCGTTCCGTCAGGCGGTCGCGCTGGTGGGGTTGCCGGACTGGCCGGTGGTACGACCGCATCGACGACGGCCGGCTCTACGCCGTGCGCGGCGACACCGAGATGCTCGTCTACGTCGACGGCAACCCTCCCGACTGATGCAGCGCCGACCCGTCCCGGACGACGTCGCTGCCGAGCTCGCCGCCACCCGCGCCAACCTCGAGAAGGCACAACGCAAGGTCCAGGAGCTCGCCGAGCGACGCGACGACCTCATCCGCACTGCGCACGCCGCCGGCGCCAGCTGGCGAGAGATCGCCGACACCGCCGGCGTGTCCCACACGTGGGCCAAGAAGGTGGTCACCGGCAGCGAACAACCAGCGCCGTAACCGGCAGGCGCGCGACCATTTCACCCCATGAGCACCTACAACGGGCCCGCACAGATCGAGCACGGCGACCAGGTCGTCGCCGTCCACGCCTCCCTCGTCGTCCGGCACGACCCGAACGGCCTCGGCAGCTGGGAGGGCCGAGTGCGGGTCGACGACGGCGGGGACCTCTTCGACATGCTCGGCGCGGACGGGGTCACGATCGTCGTCGACGGCCGCCACGGCGACATCATCATCACCAACCTGCCGGTCGGTGCCGGCGAGGCGTGGGCCACGGTGCGCGGTTCGGGCCCGCCGCCGTTCTGATTCGTCACGTGACGTTTCGGCGGTGGGGTGACACCCGCGGCCGATCCGGTCGCCTGGACGCGACGAAGGCCCCCGGCTGATCGCCGGGGGCCTTCTCGAGGTGCCTAGGAAGCGCTCTACGTCTCGCCGGCGTCGTCGTCGAGGTGGTGCCCCGGGGAGAGGTGGGCGAAGATCTTCCGCTGCCCGGCCTCGAGCGACGCCACACGCCGGTTGACCGTGTCGATCTGGTCGCGCATCGACTCGCCGCCGTTGGGCTGCATCTGCGCTGCGAGGCCGCGGAGCTCGCCGCGCAGCTCGGCGGCGTGCGGCTCGATCGCGTCGGCGACCTCGCGGCGGACGAGGTCGCGGGTCACGGTGGGCGCCGCGGCGGCCATGGCGGCGGGCACCTCGGCGTGGATGACGTCGTGGAGGGCGCGGGCGCCTCGTCGGAAGGCGCGGCCGATGAGGCCGGCGACGATGATGACGAGGCCGATGGTCGCGGCGATGGCGCCGGAACCGGCGCCGAGGTCAGCGAGCCACGGCGGAATCGAGGCGGTCATCGCTCAGGTGCGGCCCTTCGTGAACGCCCCGTAGATGAGCCACTGCCAGGTGCGGCGGTTGATCCGGCCGGCGGGACCGCGGTGGGGGATGCCGAAGAAGCCCTGGAAGGCCTTGACCGCCTTGACGGTCGCGGGACCGTAGGTGCCGGTCTGCGGCAGGCCGAGGAGCTGCTGGGCGGCCTTGATCGCCTCGACCTTGGCCGGGTCATTCTCCGAGCCCGGACGGAGGAACGGTTTGCGGGCGGCGAGTGCGCCGGCCTTGAGCCAGATGAAGAGCTTCTCGGTCTTGGTGAGCGGGCCTTTGGCGCCGGCGACACCGGTGGCGAGGTCGGCGGGGGTGCAGACGATCTCGAAGTGCATGGCGTCCTTGATGGACCGGTAGGCGCCGCCCCACCCCCACACCGGGGCGCCGGAGTTCGTGCGCATCCCGGTGATGTCGGAGATCATCGCCGGCGGCATGTCTGTGACGAGGCGGCCGTCTGCCCGGTACGGGTTGGTGTCCCAGTTGATGTCGATCGCGGTGCCGTAGGCGTGGAGGGAGTAGCCGCTCCCGCCGGTGATCTGCCGGCACACGTAGGCGCCGGTGACGCCGGGCCGCGGACGGTAGCCGTGGCGCTTCAGGGCCTCGTCGAGCGCGGCGAACGCCGGCACGACCCGCGGGTCGATCGTGACCTGCACGCCGGTGAAGAACCGGGCGGTGGTCCTCGAGGTGGAGCACGCCGGGGCCCACGCCGCTCGGGCCTGGGCGGTGGTGAGGGGCGTCTTGCTCACGACAGGGGAGCGCGGCCGGCGTGGAAGGCCTCGGGGTCGGCGTGGTCGGCGTGGTCGCCGAGCTCCGGGCCGCGGAGCGCGGGGCGGTCGTAGGGGGTGACGAAGAACCGGAGGACGATCCCGGCGATCACCGGGACGGCCGTCGCCTTGGTGATCTCGCCGCGGGAGACGGCCTCGAGCACGGCCAGTGCGATGCCGGTGATGACGGCTCGCTCGCGGGTGATGGCGCGCCAGAGGCGCGCGACAAGGTTGCGCATCGGGGTACGGGTCCTTTCGTCGTCGGGATCGGTGTCTGAGGCGCCGTGTGCGGCGCCGCGGACGGTCAGGGCGGGGTCAACCGCCCGAGCGGCTCAGGTGGCGAGCCAGTGGGCCCAGAACTCGGGCGCGTACGCGGAGCTCGCCAGCATGTTGAGGTTCGCTCCGGACGACTGGAAGCCGAGCAGCTCGAGGTAGTCGCCGGCGGCGAGCTGGTAGACGGTGGAGATCGTGAGGGGATGGTCGTTGGCGGAGATCGCCTGGGCTTCTTGGCGGGCGATCACGGTGGTCCCGTTGAGGCGGACCTGGATGCCGCGCCGGCCGGTCCCGTTCGAGGCGAACTCGATGCACCCGCCGACCTGGTAGAACCCTCCGCCGCCGGCGGGGACGGTGAGCCGGCCCGTGTTGGTCGAGGTGTCGTGCATGGCGCCGACGTCGACGCGTTCCGAGTCGAACGTCAGGGCCTGGTAGTTGCCGGTGGAGGTGTGCGAGATGTTGGCGGAGTTCCGGACCCGGCAGTGCGGCTTGTCGGTGCCGAGCCACTTCGCGTTGTCGCGGACGTAGGCGTTGAGGTCGGCGGCGGTGAGGACGTCGCCGACCGACCAGGTCTTCGGGGGGGTCCAGGCCAATGGGTTCCTCCTAGAAGGCGAGGCGGCCGGTGTCGAGCAGGCCCTTGGCGGTGTCGTCGACGACGAGCCAGCCGCGGTCGACGGCGGTCGGCGAGAGCCCGAACTCGGTCTCCCACGTGTTGCGGCCGTCTGCGATGCGGTGGGCGATCGACTCGATGACCGCGTCGAACTGGATGGCGGACCCGGTGTTCTGCGGGAGCCTGCGGACGGTGACGCGGTCGCCGATCTTGCGGGCGAGGCAGTGCCGCCAGAGGCGGGCGTCGGCGGCGGGGCGGAGCACGACCCGTTCGGGGCGGACGGCGGGCTGGGCGTAGCGGGCGAGAAGCCAGTCGCCGCGGTCGCGGGCTTCGGGCGCGGTCGTGAGGGCGGTGTCGATCCGGACTGCCTGGCGGGTGTACGCGTCGACCGACGCCTGGTCGCGTGACGTCTCGGCACCGCCGGTCCACGAGACCTCGGCCTCGTTGACGATCAGGCTGTCGTCGTAGCTGAGGTCGAGCGTGGTGTACGGCTGGGGGGCTGCGGCGGCCGGGTCGTCGGTGAAGGTGGCCTGGCTCGTGGTGGCGTTCCAGTCCTGGATGGGGGCGTGGCGATCCCTGAACGTGATCTTCCCGCCCGGCGACTGCCAGAGCGTGCCGCCTTCGGTCGCCTCAGCCTCCTGGGCGATCGCGAGGGTGTTGGAGTCGGCGCCCTGGTAGGCGCCCATGGTGGAGCGGCCGGTGTCGAGGTCGCGGTCGGCGGTGGGCCAGCCGGCGAGGTCGAGGACCCGGCCGATGCGGGCGCCGGTGGTGTCGCCGGACCACCGGTTGGCGCCGGCGTTGTAGTGGTTGGCGACCTGGGTGTCGGTCAGCGCGGTCGTGTAGAAGGCGATCTCGTCGAGGGCGCCGTCGAGCTTGTAGTAGCCGGTGGTGTTGATCCGGGGTGCTGCGAGCAGGGCCCGGTCGGGGGAGACGTACCCGGAGAAGGCCGGGGCGGGGCCGGTGGCTACGAGGGTGCCGTCGATGTAGAGGCGGGCCTTCTTGTCGGTGTCCACGGTGCCGACCAGGTGGTGGACGGCGCCGTTGTTGACGGCGCCGGCGGAGGTGGCGGTGGTGAGGTTCCATCCGCCTGGCGGGCCGATCAGCGCCTGGAACCTGACGGTGCCGTCGGCGCGGAGGTAGAAGGCGAACAGGTCCAGGAACCCGCCGGCGTTGCCGTACGGGATGTTGATCGACATGATCACTGCACCGGGGCTCGACCCGGCCGGGACCATGCTGGTCGCGATCCAGAGCTCGAACGAGACGGGTAGCGAGTTGTTCGACGCGGTGCCGAACGTCTCGGCGGGCAGCTCGAGCTTGTCGTTGGCGCCGTCGAAGTCGACGGCGCCGTCGGTGGTGGCCGCGACGAGCGAGTCGACGCGGGTCGGGCCGCCCTTGTACTGCCCGTCATGGCCGCCGCCGGAGCTGTCCGAGCACAGGTCGGTGGTGGGGGTGTTGTCGCCGAGCCGCCACCAGCCGGCGGGGCTGTCGGAGCGGACGACCTCCTCGTAGGCCCCGGCGATGTCGATCTTCGAGAGGATCTTGAACCCGTCCGTCGCGGTCAGCTCAGCGGTCGCCTGGTACCGGCCGAACTGCTGGGGCCACGTGTCGACGAACCCAGAGAACAGGTCGTAGGTGACCGCGACGAGGGTGGCCGGCGACGACACCGTCCACGTGCGGCCGGCGCTGTCGGTGCCGGCGGTCGCGCCGGGCGAGAACCGGTTGCCGTCGGTGAAGTCGGGGTTCGCGACGACCGTTCCCCCGACGCCGCTCAGGATCGCGGCGGCGTACACCTTCCCGGTGAGTCGGGCGGTGTCGTCGGCGAGCGCGCCGACCGTGACGAACGCGGTGCCGGACCAGATCGAGGTCACGCCGGCGGTCGTGACCGTCGCGCCGAGCTGCGTCCAGGTCACCGCGGTGTGGTCGTGGGTGTCGTCGGTCGACGCCCAGAACTTCACCACCCGGTTCCCGGCGCCGTCGTCGACGTCCAGCGTCGCCCGGACCCAACGGATGTCGCCGTCCGCAGCGGCGACCGCGGCCGTCGACGTCGCGGCGACGATCCCGCCGATGGTCCCGTTCGTCGACCAGGCGAGGATCAGGGCCCCACTCGTGGTCAGGCCGAGGCTGTAGGAGAACTGCGACGCTGCGAGTGAGCCTTTCGCTACGAGCGTCGCGTTCGCTGACGGCGTCCAGTCCGCTGGGGCTACCCGGGCGCGTAGGTCGATGTCGCCGACGATGTCGAGCGCCGCCGCGTCAGCGGTGTACGCAGCCGCGCCGGACGCGCCGGTGCAGTTGAGGTAGGTGCCCCAGTCCGCCTGGAGGCGGCACCGCTTCCTCGGCAGGAGCTTCCCGAAGTACGGGCCGGTGGCGTGGAGCGGGTCGAACCGGCGGTCGGAGTTGTCGAGGTCGACCGACATGGTCGCGGGCTGGAACGCGTCGAGTTCGAAGCTGCGGCCAGATCGGGTCTGCACCTGGGTGGCCCGGCGGGTGGTGGTGCCCTCGTGGATCGTGGTCCACGTCGGGGTGGCGGCCAGTGGGGCGGTGTCGAACGCGACCTGGGCGCGCAGCGTGGGCAGCGTCATCCGGTCACCTGCCGGATGAGCCGCTCGAGCTCGTGGGCGCGGACCCCCTTGCGGAGCGCCGAGTCGAGGGCCTCGACCAGGTCACGCTCGGCGAGCACGGAGCCGGCCACGGCGACGTCGGCGTGGAAGTGCAGCTCGATGGTTCCGCCGCTGAGGTGGTGGCCGACGGGCTCGGGGCGGCCGGTGCCGTTGTAGGCGAGCGTGAGGCCGGGCTGCAGGAAGCCGCCACGGTCGAACATCCCCCAGTGGATGTGGTCCCAGTGGTCGCCTCGGGTCGGTTCTCCGTAGAAGTGCGGCTGCCCGCGGTACAGCTGACGGCCGTTCGCCGGCGAGAAGATCAGCTCTCCCGAGTTCGGGTAGGTCGAGGCGAGCCAGTTGAAGATCGCCATGTCGGGGCTGACGTCGATCGCTCGGCCGCGGGCGTGCAGCGACTGGTTCCCGGTGGCGGTGATCGCGCCGGGCCGGAACCCCGAGGTGAGCTGCGCCGAGGGGAACTGGTGGTGCACGACGTTCCACAGCTGCTGCCAGATCATCCCGGGCCCGAACGACGCCGGGACATCTCGGCTGTCGGCCTCGTTGGAGGCGCCGGCGACCCACATCAGCAGGGCGTCGAGGGGCCGGTTGACCATCCCGGCGAACACTCGGCCGGGGATGCCGAACCGGTCGCCGGCGGTGCCGATCGCCGTGCGGATCGGGTCGAGTAGCCGGGCGAGGCCGCCGGCGGCGAGGTCCCGGAGCCGCTGAGCGACCGAGTGGACCGCGTCTGACGCGATCCCGGCGATGGCCGAGACGGGGTTGGGGAAACCGCCGACGGGGAGGCCGAGGGCGCGCAGCTCCGAGTCGGAGCGGATCCCGTAGCGCTCGGCGAGTACGTCCGCGGCGGGCCGGCCGGCGACGAGGCCGTGGCGGTCGACGACGGTCTCGCCGAGCTGGAGCACCGCCGGGACTTCCCCGGGTCGCAGCGGCCCACGGTGGGCGGAGCCGCCGGAGCGGCCCACGACGCCACCCTCGTGGTACTGCAGGCCAAGCCGCCGCGACGACCCTCCACCGGAGGAGCCGCCGCCGCCGACGTGGCCGACGTTGTCGGGGATGATCCCGCCGAGGTTCACGACACCCGCGACGGTGCGCATCACACCGAGGAACCGATTGATGACGTTGTCGATCACCCAGTTGATCGGGCCCGACATCGCCGACTTGATCCCCGACCAGATCCGGCCGATGGCGTCGACGCCGCCGCGGATGGCGCCCTTCACGGCGTCGATCGCGCCGCGGAGCCCGCTCTTGATGCCGTCCCACACGCGGGAGAACACGCCGCGGATCCCTCGCCACGCGTACCCCCACGCCATCGAGATGGCGGCCATGCCGGCGCCGATGATCCCCGACACGGCGTTGATCGCGAGTCGTGCGGCACCTCGGATCAGGTGCCACACCCCCGCGAAGATGTCCTTGATCCCGTTCCAGGCGCCGGACCAGTCGCCCCGGAAGACCGCGGCGAAGGTCTCCCAGATCCCTCGGAAGATCCCGAGGGCACCCTGGAAGGTCTCGATGATCGCTGAGAACGCGGTCTGGACGTGGCCCAGCCACTGGCCGCCGAACCGGTCCCACAGGTTCGTCACGACCCCGAGGACCCGTTCGACCACGAGGCGGATCGCGTCGAACGCCGCCTGCCAGGTGTCGCCCAGGTCGTGGAGGGTCGACATGATCCCCGGCCCGTTCTGAGCCCACCAGTTCGAGATCGCCGACACAGCGCCGAGGAACAGCTCCCGGGCGCGCGGCCAGACCCGCTCGAAGATCGCTTGAACGCGGGCCATGGCGGGCGGGATGTTCTCGGTGAACCATCTGGACAACTGGTCGACCTTGGGGCCGAGGTCGTCCATGGCGTCGCCGACCGCGTCGAACACCCGCATGGCGACGGGCTCGAGCGCCAGGAACACCCGGTTCTTGATGCGCTGCCACTTCTCGCCGAAGTCCTCGGTGTCGTGGGCGGCCTGGTTGATGGTGTCGGTGCCGTTCGAGATCGACGCAGAGAGCTGGTCGAAGTCGAACCGGCCCTCGGAGATCGCTGCGAACATGTCGGCGCCGGCGCGGCCCCCGAAGGTCTCCATGGCGTCGGTCATGTCGAGGGTGCCGTCGCGGACCCCGTCGACGAACCGGCGGAACGCGTCGGCGGGGGCCTCGCCGTCCTCGGCGAAGTTGCGGAGGCCCTGCCGGAGGCCGGACATCACGGTGCTGGTGTTGACTCCCTGGGCCTCGAACTGGGAGAGCATCGCCACGCTGTCGGAGAACGAGAACCCGAGGTTCCGCAGGGGCGCGCCGAACTGGACGACCTGGGAGGACAGCTGGTCGAGGCCGACGCCGGACTGCTGGGTGGCGCGGAACATCTGATCCATCACCGAGGGCATCTGGTCGGCCTGGACGCCCCAGTCGCCGAACACCCGGGTGAGGTTCTGCAGGTTCGACCCGAGGTCGGTGTCGGTGATCCGGCTCAGGTTGAGCATCTGGCCTGACACGGTCTCGAGCTGAGGGCCCGTGAGGCCGAGTCGCCGGTTCACGTCGGTGATCGCCGTGGAGACGTCACCGAAGCTGGCGGGGATGTCGGCCGCGACGTTGCGGAACGACTGCTGCAGCCCTTCGAGCCGGCGGCCGGTCGCGCCGGTCCCGACCCGGATCTTGTCGTACGCCTCGTCGAAGCTCGACCCGATCCCGTACAGGGCGATCCCGGCGCCGATCGCGGCTGCGCCGATCGCGACGCCGGCCGCGGCCGCGGCGGTGCCGAGCCCGGCCATGCTGGACCCGAGCCCGCCGGCCTTGCGCTCGACGGCGGTCATCGATGTGAGCGCGCCCTTGGCGTCGCCGGCGAAGACGACCTCGAGGCGGCGGGATCGGGCCATCAGGTCACCTCCCCGGGTTCATCGGCGGTTGCGCTTCGCGGCGCGGGCGCGTTCTCGGTCGGCCTTGCGGACCTGCTCGAGGTGGTCGCGGTAGACGCTCAGCTCGGCTCGGGAGAGCCGCTCGGGTCCGCCGACGTGCCAGGGGTGGAGGCCGTAGAGGCGGGAGAGGTCAGGCCAGTCGGGTCCGAGCTCCCGCCGGACGCTTCCGGGGAGGTGGCCTCGTCGGGGTAGAGCTCCTCGAGCTGGAACACGGTCTGGTCGTCGCCGTCGACGGCCTTGGCGCCGGCGACCTCGAGCGGCTTGGGGAACTGGGTGACGCAGGTCTCGACCTTGAGGCGGGTCTCGCCGGCGTGGCGGCGGGCGAGCCACCACATGACGGCGAGGCGTGCCTGGTTGAGCTCGCCGGACAGGAAGTCCTGCAGGGCGCGGCCGGTCTCCATCTCGAACGCGTACTCGTCCTCGGCGTCGACCGAGGTGCCGATGACCTCGTGCCGCTGGCCGCGGACGGTCATGGCGAACCCGATCGGGTCGACGCCTGGGGGTGCTTCGGTGGTGTCCATGGGTTGCTCCGTGGGTGGCAGGTGGGTTGGGGTGGCAGGTGTTCCCCACCGCCCCGCACGGCCGTGTCGTGCGGGACGGTGGGCGCCCACCTGCCGGGGGGCGGATTGCTGCCTCGGACGCCGCAGGCGCCGCCGGTGCGGCCCGGGTCGGGTGACCGGGGACGCGACGGCCTGCGGGTCGTCTCAGAGGCCGATGACGCCTCGGCCGATGTCGGCGATGTCGTCGGGGAACGCGGCGGCGACGGCGTCCTCGAAGGCGTTGAGGTAGAAGTCCTCGATCTCGGGGATCGAGACGAAGATGCCGGGGTTGATCGCGTAGGCGCCGCGGCCGGGGCCCTCGGCGTTGGCGCCGACCGGCCAGTCGTCCTCCCAGCTGTTGCCGACCCACGGCGCGAACTGCGGGTACTGCTTGGCGCCGAAGAAGGCGCCGTCGGCGAACTGGTAGCTGGTCCCCTTGTTGATGGCGATCTTCGCGACGCGCTGCTCGCCGCGGCCGACGATCGCCGGCGCGGCCTTGGCGGTGATCCCGCCGCGTGCCTGGGCCTTGGCGCGGACGTTGGCCGCGACCTTCTCGGCGATCTGCCGGTTGGCCTTGGCCAGGGCGCGGGCCAGCTTCGGGTGAGCGCTGCGCAGCTCCGCCTGGAAGGTGCGCAGCCCCCGGACCTGGACGACGCCCCGGCCGCGGCTCATCAGCTGGGGGTGGCGTCGCTGTTGGTCATCACCGCGGTGATGGCCGAGGCGTCAGTGGAGGAGGCGACGCACTTGAACGGGACCTTCAGCTCGACGATCCCGCGGCCGTCGACGGTCGGGGTGGACCCGTCGAACCGGCAGTTCATGGTGATGACGAGCGACGCCGACGCGGAGGCGGAGAGGGTGATGACGACGGCGGCCTCGGTGGCGTTGCGGTACCGGTTCATCTGCGTGAGCGACTCGAACTCGAGGGTGAGCTCGCCGCTGTACTCGCGCAGGTCGGCCTCGAGGGGCTCGTCGATGTAGGCGGTGCCGATGAAGCGGCGGTCGGTGTCGAGGCCGTTGTTGCCCTTGAGGCTGAACTCCTTGACCTTGGCGGCGGAGCCGGCGACCGTCGCGGTGGCGTGCACGAACCGGAACGGGGTGGCCGCGCCGGAGCCGAAGCTGGCCGAGGCGAGGGCGTCGCTGGTGGCCAGCTGCTTGGAGACCACGCCGAGGGTGAGCATGACGATCTCGCCGGCCTTGCCGGAGAGCTCCCACTCGGTGACCTTGGTGCCGTAGAAGCTGAACGGCTGCACGGTGCCGGACACGTCGGGGATGCCGACCTGGCACGACACGTGGTCGTCGGTGAGGTCGCCGGGCGTGAACGTGTGGACGTACGGGCCGGCCCCGGTGGTGGACACGGCGCCGAACATGATCCGGAACAGCAGGCCGCAGCCCTGCTGGTACAGCTCGTGCTCGATGCTGCCGGAGACCTCGACGTTGCCCTGGCCCCACTGCTCGGAGGTCAGGACCCGGCGGCCGGCGAGGATCCCCTCGGACTCGAGCGGGTCGATCTGCTCGGTGATCGACTCGCTCTTGAGCGGGATGAACCGGGTGGGCGCGACGAACGTCCCCCAGGTGGTCTCGAGCTTGTAGCCGATCTGTGCGGCCAAGCCGGACTTGAGTGCCATCGGTCAGTCCTCCTCGGCCTGGTGGCCATCGGGGTCGCTGCCGTCCGGGGTGGACGGCTCGGGAGCGATCTGGTCGCCGCTGCGGGGCTTGCGGCCCTTGGTCGCGCGGCCGCCGCCGGTCTCCCAGGTGTCCTGGTCGAGGAGCCGGGCGGCGAGGTCGTCGGGCACGTCGACGACGCCGGCGTCGTCGGTGAGCAACTGCCCGTCGGGCGTGTGGACGGTGACCGGCCGGGCGGCCGGGCCGACGTAGCGGACCTTCATGTGGTCCCTCCTGGGTCAGGTCGGGGAGAGGCGGGCGGTGATGCGCACGGTGCAGTCGAACCGGGAGCCGGCGCCCTGGTCGGGCAGGTATCCGACGACGTGGCGGACACCGGCGAACAGGACGGTGAAGTCGGCCGGGTCGGTGACGCCGATGGTCGGGTCGTTCGCGAGGAGCCCTTCGATCTCGGCGACGATCGCGGCGGCGCGGGTGTCGGCGAGCTCCTGAGCGTCGACCTTGGCGAGCGTGAGGACCTGGACGTGGAGGCCGAGGTCGATGTGCTCGTCGCGATAGAGGTGCCCGCCGGTGAGGATTGGGACCTCGTCGGTCGCGGAGGCGTCGCCGAGCCAGACCGCCTCGAACGCGCTGGCCGACTTGAGGTCCCTGGCCTTGACGGGCTGGTGGTAGTTGACGGTGACCCCGTCGAGCGCGGCGACGGCGGCGATCCGCGCGACGAGCGCCTTCTTCGCGACGACGAGCGAGGTGCCCTTCATGCGACGTTCGGGCCGGCGGCCCACTCCGCTTCGGGCAGCAGGTCGCGGACGTAGTTCGGGACTCCGAACCGGGGGAAGTTCTGTGCGGGGACGTCGAACTCGCCGAGGGACTGCACTCCGGCCTCGTGCGGGCGCCAGGAGTTCTTGAGCATCACCCCGGCGACGTCCTTGAAGATCGGGTCGACCGACGCCGTGTCGGCGAACCGGCCTGCGACGTAGACGACCCTGACCGCCTCGGGCCCGACGGGGAACGTCGACGATGCGCCGCCAGCCCGGCGGCGGATCTTGCCGTTGTAGGTGCTCGTGGTGCCGGCGAACCGGTCGGGGAGGTACGCGGCGGCAGGCTGCGACGCGTAGGTCTCGGCGGTGAGGACCTGGGGGACGGTCGCGTCGTACTCGGTGACCGACGTGAACGACTTCACGGGCGGCTGGTCGACCCACACGTGGGGTCGACCGCCGGCGTGGACCTCGGAGACGGTCCGCTGCACCACCGGACCGCAGAGCCCGTCGAGGGCCTGCGACACGGCGGTGATCTTGCGGGCGAGCAGCTCGTCGTCCTCGGTGTCGTCCGGGTCGAGGCCGAGCGCTGCCTTCGCCTCGGCGAGAGTGAGGACGTCGAGGGTGGCCATCGCTCAGTTCTCGGCCGGCGTCATCACCGCTCCTCGCGGGGCGGTGTCACGGCGCGCTCGGCCGACCGCTGGGTGTCGGCACGTTCGCGGTCACGCTCGGGCGGCGGGGGCGGAGGCTCGGGGTTGACCGAACCCTTGGTGAGCACCATCAGGCGTCGGAGCCGGCGGTCTTCTTGGCCGCGGCGGCGGTGACCTTCTCGGCGACGCCGGCGCGGACGAGGTCGTCGGCCTCGTCGGCGGGGACGTCGATGGTGTCGCCGGCGGCGGGCCAGTCGAGGCCGTCGCGGGTGCCGGTGATCTGGAACTTCATCTTGACCTTGGCCATGGCCAGGCCTCCTTCCGGGTGGGGTTGCAGGTGGACGTGGCTTGCGGGACGGACGCGCGCTGCGGGTCCCGGGCCCGCCCAGCGACGCCGTCGCGTCGGGGCGGGCCCGGGGGCCGCTCAGGCTCAGGCCTGGATGAGGTGCTTGACCGCGCCGGTGGTGTCGACCAGGTCGCCGTCGGTGCGCAGCAGCACGCGCCAGGTGACGAGGTCGTTGCCGAAGGCGTAGTCGTCGGACCGCTCGACCCGGACGCCGTTGACGTCGCGGATGACGTAGGTCGAGAAGTCGCCGAACAGCACCGACTTGAGGCCGGTGGTCATGGCCGGCATGTTCGGGTCGGTCACGTAGGGCCGGTTGAGGATGGTCGACGGCTCGCCGCCGGACAGGGCCGGCTGCCAGAGGTACTGGCCGTCGTTGTCCTTGAGCTTGCGGATCGCGGCGAGGGTGGCGTCGCGGAACATCCACTCGCCGTTGATGCGGTACTGCGCGATGACCGAGTACATCAGGTCGATCAGCTCGTCGAAGGTGATCGCGGTCGCGGAGGCCGCGGTCTTGCCGAGGGTCGACACCGTGGTGATGCCCTGGGGCTTCGAGGAGCCGTCGCCGGTGATGAAGTGGACGCCGGCGGCGTTGGAGATCGCCTGGCCGCCCTGGCGGGCCAGGTAGCCGACGAGGTCGACGCCGGTGTCGGTGACGAGCTCGCTGCTCACCTGGATGAGCACGCCGTACTTGTAGGCGTCGAGGCGGGCCTGGCCGAACGTCGGGTCGGACTCGCCGATCGAGCCACCCTCGGACACGAGGGCGCCGGTGCCGTGCGCGGTGGTCTTCGGGACCAGGAGCGGCTCGCCGGAGTCGGTGTTGAGGACCGTCGCGCGGGTCTGGCGGATCGCCGAGTTGGCGATCAGGTGCTCGTACAGCTTGTTGAGGAAGCTGGTCGGCACGGTGTAGCCGCCGGCCGAGTTGGTGCCCTCGGTGAGGTCGCGGCGCTCACCGGTGGCGAAGCTGCGGTCCTCGCCGGGGGCGAAGCGGAACTCGGCGGCGCGGGCCTCGCCGTTGGCGATGGCGCGCAGCTTGGCGTCGTCGTCGGCCTTGTCGCCTCCGGCGCGGTCGCCACCCTCCTGGCCCTGCCCGAGCCGGTCGGACAGCTCGCGGGCCTCGTTGGCGGCCTGCTCGCTCTCGATGAGGGCCCGGGTGTCGGCGATGGCGGCGTCGATCTGGTCGAGCTCCGTCATGTACCGCTTCCAGGTCTCCTCGTGCTCGCCGGTCATGGCGCGGCCCTCGGACTCGACGGTGTCGAGGTGCTCCTTGGCCTTCTCCCACACCGACGCGCGGGCGTCGATCTTGTTCTTGAGCAGCTCGCGCAGCTCCATGGTGGGTCCCTCCTGTGGGACTCGGGGCGCGCGCCGTTGTGGCGGCGCCTAGTGGTTGGGGTTGGTGTGGGGTGCGGGTCGCGCGGCCCCGGTGTGATGAGCGGTCAGACCGCCGCTCGTCGGTGCGCCAGCTCGAGGCGGGCGCGGTGGACCACGAGCGAGTGCGTGTCGCGCGGCTCGTCGGGGTCGTTGGCTCGGATGATCTCGGCCAGCTGGTCGGCGGCGGCCGCCTCGAGGATCTCGTCGATCGAGCGGCGCTCGGTGACGAGGCCGGCGAAGGCGGCCGCGCGGGCCATGTCGGACCGGATGCCGGACTCGGCGTCGAGGTACGCGGGGAACGTGACGGGCCCGACGTCGTAGAGCTTGATCTCGGTGAGGGTGCGGAGCGGGAAGTCGTCCTCGGTGAAGCCCCAGGTCTGGCCGCCGCCGACGACCTGGAAGCTGAACGAGGACCCGTTGATGTCGCCGCGCTCGGCGGACACGACCAGGTCGCGGCCCGGGGTGGTCTCGGGGACGTCGATCTCGAAGTCGAGGCCGACGTTGTCCTCGGCGAGGCGCATGGTGCCGGCCTTGTTGCGGCCGAGGAGGAGGTTGGGGTCGTGGTTGAGGAGGCCGCGGATGTCGGCCTCCTGGATGGTCTTGGCCGTCGCGCCGGGGGCGACCTGCTCGACGAAGCCGCCGAGGTTCTGGCTGTAGCGGTTCCAGACCGGGGAGTGGCCGCCGATGACGACGCCGGCGTCGGTCTTCGCTCGCACCGCGAGGTCGGTGCTGATGGTGCGACGTTCTCTCACGGTGCGCCTCCGGCGGGTCGGTCGAGGGGGTTCATGTTGAGCGGGGACAGGTAGGTGTCGCCGCCGGTGACGGGGTCGAGGTCCTCGAGGTCACGGATGTCGTTGACCGACAGCCAGCCCCACTGGCGGGCGACGGCGTAGGCGTCGTACCGGGACTTCGTGTTGCCGCGGAGGAGGCCCTCGACGTTGAAGCGGACGTAGCCGTTGCCGGGGATGAGCTCCGACAGTGCTCGCTCGAGGCGGACGATCCAGGGGCGGAGCGTGTAGACGACGAAGCCGATCGCCTGTTCCTCGATGCCGGTGCCCCACGAGGTGGACCGGTCGACGTCGGCGATGAGGTGCGGCGGGACCCGGTACAGGCGGGCGATCTCGTTGAGCTGGAAGCGGCGGGTCTCGAGGAACTGGGCCTCGTTGGGAGCGATCGACAGCTGGTGCCACTTGGCGCCGTCGGACAGCACGCCGGGCCGGTGGAACTTCCCGGGCTTGGAGTGGTGGGCCTCCCAGTTGTCCTTGAGGCGCTCGACGACGTCGGGGCTGGCCTTGCCGGGGAGTTCGATGATGCCGCCGGGGTGCGAGCCCTGGCCGAAGAACCGGGCGCCGTACTCCTCGGTGACGAGGCCGAGGCCGATGGCCTGGGCTGCCCGGGCGATCGGCGAGGCTCCCTTGAGCTTGCCGGCGGCCCGGTAGGCGGGGATGTGCAGAACCCCGCCGGCACCACCGCGGCGGTAGGCCGGGGCGCCGACGACGACGCGGCCGTTGCTCATCTGGATGTCGAAGACCTTGCCGTTGTCGACGCGGCGGATGTCGCGGACGGCGCGGGGGTTGAGGGGCCACAGCTCGACGAGCCGGCCGACCCGGTCGAGGACGACCTCGACGTAGGCGTTGCCGTCGAGGAGCATCGAGGTGACGAGCGCCTCGACGAAGCCGAGGCCGTCCATCTCGGGGTTGGGGTCGTTGATCCAGCGGGGCTGGGGGTCCTGGAGGTGGCGGCCGCGGTTCGGCGGGTCGAAGGCGTCGAGGGGCAGGGTGCCGATGGCGTCTGAGATGAGGGTGACGCAGGCGTGGACGGCGATGAGGCTGACCGCGGTCTCCTGGGTGACCTGGCGGCCGGCGAAGGTGTTGCCGCCGGGGTTGTCGCCCTTGGCCCACTGGCCCCACAGGTCTTCGTCGCGGATCGCGCGGCCTTCGATGAGGGAACGGACGAGGCTCACGGGTCAGCGCCGCCGGGCGGGAGGGTCGAGCGCGACGCCGACGGCGAACACGCCGAGGCCGGCGACGACCAGGCCGAGCCAGGGTGCGAGGACAGCGGCGCCGCCGGCGACGAGCAGCGCCCCGACGAGTTCGAGCGCGGTGGACAGTCGGGACATCGCGGGCCTCCTCACAGGCTGACGAACTCGGGCTCCGCGGGTTGCTCCTCGTCCTCGGCGGGCTGGCAGGCCAGCCACACGGCGATCGCGGCGGCGATCGCGGCGTCCATCTTCTTGCCGCGGCTCTTCCCCTTGGAGAGCCGCCAGCCGCCGTTGCCGCCGCGGGCCTGGACGGCGACCGCGTTGCGCATGTGACGGGCGAAGTCAGGGTCGCCGTCGTGTTCGATCTTGCCTTCGACGATGAGCTGGTAGAGGAGTTGCGACGCGGGGACCATGCGGGCGTCGGACTGGGGGAACTCGACCATGGGGAGCCCGAGGTCCTCGAGCGCGTCGGCGGAGCGGTGGAACAGGGCGGGGTCGTACCCGCAGGCCTTGAGGTTCTCCCCAGCGGAGCGATGCCAGTCGCTCAGGTAGTTCTCGATGTCGGGTGTGGGGAGCTTCCAGCCCTCGAGCGGTCGACGGGTGCGGGGGTCGAAGGGCCGTTCCCACATGCGGCAGCGGAGCCGGAGCCGACCGGTGTCCGGGTTCCACTGGGCGGTGATGTGGGCGGTGGAGTCGTGCTTGGTCGCGGCGTCCGTTCCGGTCCAGGTGGGCAGGTCGGGGTCGATGGTGAACTTGTCGCCGACCGAGAGGCGTTCCCACTGGCCGTGCTCGAGCCACGACTCCTCGGCCTCGGTGATCTGGTTCAGGAAGTAGCGGCGGAACACCGCCTCGGTCTTCTTGGTCAGCTGGTCGAGGTAGAAGTCGATCCCGACGGTGATCCCGAACGACGGGTTCGAGGCGGCGATCACCTCGGGGTCCGTGTGGTCGGCACCGGCCGGCGCCTCGACCCACCAGAAGAAGTAGCGGGGATCGATGACCTTGCCCTCGGCGACGGCCTTGCCGTAGGCGTACTGCTCGCCGCAGATCGTGTCATCGTCGAAGTGGGCGGTGGTGATCTGCAGCACCATCGGCTGGCGGCGGGTCACGGTGCCGTTGGTGATCGTGTCCCACACGACCCGTGCGCCGTTGCCCTCCCAGCAGTGCAGCTCGTCGATGATCGCGACGTAGACGTTCTTGCCGTCGAGGGTGGACGAGGTCTTCTTGGCGGCGGCGGCGACTCGCTTGATCTTCGAGCCGGGCAGCGACGGGCACTGGATCTCGTCCTCGAAGCGGCCGCCTTCGGTGACGGCCCGCAACGTCGGGGAGAGCTCGCACATCGTGCGGGCGGCGCCGAAGAGGAGGTCGGCCTGCTCGTCGGAGCCGGCGGCGACCACGACGAGCGCAGCGGGCTCGGGCTGGCCGTCGGGACCGGACGGGCCGAAGGCGAAGTAGAGGGCGAGCGCGGCGAGCAGCTCGGTCTTGCCGTTCTTCTTGGCGATCCCGATGAGCGCCCAGCGGATGAGTCGGAGGTCGTCGGGGCCGATCGTGAACAGGCAGAGGATGACGAACTTCTGCCAGGGGAGCAGCTGGAACGGCTTGCCGGTCCATCGGTCGTTGGTGTGGACGCAGTGACGCTCGATCCAGCGGATGCACCGGTACCCGTCGGTGGGGCCCTCGGGGCGTCGGGTGGTGAGGTAGTCCTGCCAGGTCGGGCACTTCTTCCGGGCCGCGGCCCGGTTGGCGGTGCGCTTGCTAGCGGGCTTCCTCGAACCCGGCGAGGAGGTCCGCTTCTTCGCGGCTGGTGACTTCGATGGCGCCTTCTTGGCCGGCACGCTCATCCACCTCCTCGGCCATGTCGTTGAGCGCCTGGGCGGTGAGGGCTTCCTGGCCCTGGACGATGCCGAGGTTGGAGGCTGACTTGAGCCCGATGCCGAGTTCGGCCTCGAGGCTGCGGATCTCCTTCTGCAGCGCCATCGTGTAGCCGATGAGCGGGTTGGCGACGGGCTGGCCCTGCGAGCCCTGGACCATGCGGGCCTTGGCCACGACCTTGGTGGTGCGGCGCAGCTCGTCGTAGCACCAGACGAGCCGCTCGAGCACCGGCATGTGCACCGGGGTCATCGACGCGGCGTGAGGGGACTTCCAGAACTCGTCCCACCACAACTTCGTGGCGGCGAGGGTGCCGGCGGGCGGCGACGGGGTGGTGCTGACGGGTGCGGCGTCGGCGGCGACCTCGAGGTGGCGCTGGCGCTGGGGACGGTTGTCGACCCGGGTGCCGGGCCGCTTGCGGGGGGCGGGCATCAGGCGACCGAAGGCCAAGTCTTGCGACGCACGATACGGCTGACCTGCGAAGCGCTGATCCCCGTGGTGGCGACGATCTCGAACTGCCGGAACCCAGCGGCGTGGAGTGCCCGGACGGCACGCACATGGGTCTCGGTCAGGATGGCCGTCCCGACTTCCTCACCAACGGCCGCGACATGAAGACCTTCGGCGAAGGCGTGCGCCTGGTTCTCCGACGGGGTGACCAGCTCGAGGTTCGCGATCCGGTTGTCAGCCTTGGAGCCGTTCCTGTGGTTGATCTCCATCACCGGGTCCTCGATAGGCCCGTGGACGTACTCCCAGATGATGCGATGGGCCATGGGCCGGCGGGCGCGGGACCCGTCGTAGACGGCGACCTGGACGTAGCCGTCGGCGTTGAGCGATCCGATCGCACGGCCGCGCGACCCGATGATGACGCCGAGGTCGGTGTTGACCGTCCATGCCGAGCGGCTGATCATCGCAGCCGCCAGGTCGTAGGGTCGCCGGTCGAAGGCGGCGGAGGCCGAGCGGCTCATGGTCGAGTCCCCTTCCGGCTATTGCAAGCTCGGCACAAAATTGAGTCGACCCGCCCCGACCCCACGGGGTGCGGGCCGTGCTCGGCGGTGAGGTCTGTGGAGGGATGGGCGGGCCGGCCCCAGCCCGGGCACCAGTCCCCATGCGTCGCACGCCAGGCGGCCACGGCCTCGGCGGCGACCCGGCGGTCGGCGTTGCGGGCCCGCTTGCGGCGGCGGGCGCACGGGGCACACACCGAGCCGGCGGTCGTGTAGCGCAGGCACCCGGGGGCGCCGGCGTCGAGACAGGGGCGGCGGGGCAAAAAACTCAGGCCCCGGGAAAACGGGCAACGGAAGTGCCGAGGACCCGCGTGAGG